AAACAAAAAAGTGTTTATTGTATATTCCGAATATTCTAGTAGATTATAAACGCAACTACAATAATTTATGGAGCAAATAACGCGGAATATTAACATGCTAAATAACCAACTCATTTTCAAGTTATCACAAATAGGATTTGCACTTCATAGCGATATATGTTACACGAATCGAATTAATGTTGGTATTTACGATCAGGTTGAATATGTCGCACAAGTTAAAAATGGTGATAAAATATTTATATCATCATCAGAAACACATGTATCATTACACGAAATTGTAAAAATTCTTGAATCTAGAGAAATTAAGGTAATATTTTATATAATGCAAGAACCATTAGCCTCATTAGATATGATACAAATGTTACAACCTGTTGCAATTCGTATATTTGTTCAAAATAATGTATATGATTTGCCAAATGTGCATATTATGCCGATTGGAATACGAGACTGTGGATCAATAACACACGTGCATCATGGGTTTAGTCATGCGACATTATTAGAAGAAGGAACTAATGCATTAACTTATAAAAGATCAGTTAAATGCCTTTTATGTTTTAGTGTTGGAACATACATAGACTATCGACGAGAATGTTATGATTTTTTTAAAAATAAACCATTTATTTACAATTTAAATGATGATAATGATGCAAATGCTAGTAGCAATTTTGAAAATCCATTCTTTTGTGGAGCAATTAAACTGAATGTAGTTTATAGAAAAACACGTGAAAGTCGGTATGCATTATGTCCGAGAGGGTGTGGTGTTGATACACATCGTTTTTATGAATGTATTTACCTGGGTTGTGTTCCGATTGTTACCCGTACGAATACGGTTTTTGACCGACTTTACGCGGAGTTTCCGTGTCTTCTTGTGAACGAGTGGTCCGATGTAACTGAAGAACTTCTCGACCGTTCATATCCAGAATGCTGGAGAATAATGTGCGAGTTTCATGCGAAATATCCGCGGTTTTTGACTGATTTGGATAGTATTGATGGGTTGTTAAGGAAGTTGTAAATAATATTTTATGCATTTATTATATATTTAGCATGTCATCACATCGTTGGTCGTTGAAATACAAGCGCAGTATCAATTGTCGACGCCCGCGCGGATTTTCTCAGAAGCAGTATTGCAAATATGGGCGTCGGAAAAGCAGCGGAACACGTCGGATAAAATTGAATCGGTTTTCGTAAATATTCGTATTTGAATTATAGAAATGTTGCTGTCTTTCATTAAAGGAATTTTGCCTCGTGCGTCGGGATCGTCAGCGTCATCGGTGTCGTCGGTCGTATTGGGTCGTTGGGGAATTCAATACGACCCAAAGATCATTCGGATCAAAATAGACCAAGCAAACGAAGACAATTGTGGTTGCTGTAGCGAAGAGCCGGCGACTGTCTCAAAACCACCAGCAAATCCGGCCAAGGCTACGAAGACTCGGTATGAAAAAATAGAGGAGTATTTACTGCCGTATGTAATGTAAACAAATAGGCCAAATCATGCGGCGGTGACGGAAATCCATTTTTTATTCTCCTGATACTACATAACCAGCAAAAATGAATCTCAACTTTAACATAACAAAATACGCCGGTGTTATGGCTTTTTATGCCGTAATAACCTACCTCTTATTTCCCGTGATTGCCTATTTCATGTTTGGAAAGACTTTGGAGGCTGCCGGCAACGGTTTCATCGTCGGAAGTGTAATTTCAGTTGTTCTCTGGAAGGTTTACGGATATGGAATGGTGAAGGGAGTGTAGGGGGATTATTCAATCCACCACCACGCCATATTTTTCTTCTACTTTTTGCTGCAACTTCACGATTTCGTCCTCTAGTATATTAGATGAACGACTATTTTATTTATAACATACAGTTTTATATTTATCATATGATAAACATAAAATTAGAATTCAAAATATAGTGTAACGCATACAAACAATTTAATTGCTGTAAGCACTCTTATTCCCCTAAGTTTCCCTAGGGGGAGGACTGTATCTTAAGCTATCTCCGGTTGCTTAAACCATCATCAATAACCCATTTCCGTTCAGTCTCTGACGCCCTACCATAGACTAGCATATCGTCTTTAGGTAGTGAGCATGCGGATTGCCCAATCCTTTTCATTATTACCATACCCAAGTTCATTACTCTTGGCCACTCATTCCTTTCGGATATGAGCTTGGTAGAAAAGGCTCTAAGGGGTTTCCCGAACAACAAGAAATGTCGCATTCCCGACGACAACAAGTCGGAAACACTAGCAGCTAGTCAAATCATCAAAAGTGACGATTGTGAGGACGCAAATGGTTTTCCGCAGTAAGAACTCACATTACTACGGCATGCTGCTTTTAGGCCCTGGTTCACAGCTGATAGTATGATCATCATCATTACTATAACTGTAGCGTTAAGGCCACCCATACCGGACATCACACGCAGAACGTTGTAATTCACGGCATAGACACGCACCTTAGCAGTGTTGGTGCCCTCAACGGTAGCGTTGGAGAGAACAAGCTGCAGGGTAGCGTTATCAATACGAGAGAAGTTGCAAGAGCCGGAAGGCTGGTGCTCCTCGGGCCTCAGAGCGAAGGAATACAGGTTGATTCCGGTGTCGGGGGCACGAGTGTGGTGCTGCCAAGGCTGAACGAGGTCGAAGTAGGTGCCCTCGCGCTCAGAGAAGCGGTCCTGGCCGTTAAGCTGAAGCTTAGCAGTCACGACTGGGTTCTCACCCCAGCAGTGCATGTCGAGGGAAGTCTCGGTGAGCACGAAGGTGCCGGCATCAGAAACACCGGAGGCGACACCGGACATGTTGGAGAAGTGGGGAAGGTTGGACGAAACAGCGTCAGCGGCGTTGCCCCACCAAGTAGTTCCGGTGGTGTAAACGTCGTTGGCGCCGGCATCGTTGAAGAGACCAGAAGCATCGATGTAAGAGCCGGTGGTTCCCGCAACAGCGTCCTGGCCGCCAAAGGCGTGGATCGCGTTGGGGAGAGCATCAACGGCATCGGTGTAGTTGAAGGGCTGAGCGCCGAGAAGACGGTTGAGGATAGTGCCCTGCTCAAGAGAAGAGCAGTAGTCAACGTTCTTGTCGGGCTGGACAACCCAGATAAGCTCCTTAACGGGGTGGTTAAAGTTGAGCTTGATCTTGTTGGAAGAAGAACCAACGGACTCATCACCGGTGAACTGAAGCTGCTCGATGAGGTACTCGTGGGGGTTCTGGGCCATACGTCTGCGCTCATCGGTGTCGAGGAACACGTAGTCGACGTAGAGAGAAGCAGCAACGAGGGACTGGTTGTAAGCAGCGACGGTCTTAAAAGCGGCATCACCGGTGACGGCAGCAGAGTTAAGAGTAGAAATAGCAAACAAGCACTCCTCGATGGGGCGGATATCAAGGTTGATCTTAACCTCGTGATACTGAAGAGCGATCAGAGGAAGAGCCAGACCGGGGTTGCGGCAGAACCAGAACTGCAGGGGGACATAAAGGGTAGTCTCGGGGAGAGCGTTACGGGGAGCGCAAACCTGACGAGGGGCGTTAGCATCGCAAGGGCCATCGATGGCGTTGAACAGAGGGTCGGTGATGAAGGTCAACTGAGTGGTGTTGCCGATCATCTTAAAGTAGCCGCGCTGCTGCTCGGTAGACATAGTAAGCTGGTTCCAGATATGCATCCAATCACCGTACTGGCGATCGATACGCTGGCCACCGATCTCAACCTCAACCTGAGAAATCAGCTGCTCACCGGGGAAGTCGAGCCAACGGGCATAAACACCCTTGTCAGCGGACTTCTTAAGGTTCTGACCGATCTCGGGCAGGGTAACCTGAAGGTAAGTGCGGTAAGCCAAATCACCATTACGAGAAATGGTGCAAGTCACGCGACGACCGAAGTCGGCCTGGCCGTTAAAAGTCTGCTCGATAGACTCCATAGCGAAGTTCGTGTGACGCTTGTAAGAAACCTTCCAGAAGGTAATCTGAGGGTTACCCGTAAGGTAAACGTCCTGTGCGCCATAGGCGACAAGTTGCATAAGTCCACCACCCATTGTAAATTGCTTGTTATAATATTGCACAAGAAAAAAAATTTAGAAATTAACACATTATACGAAAAATAACCGTTTTCCTAAATATTATCGATTAACCATAAAAGAAGTTTCGAATACGAATTAAATAATTATTACTAAATCTCTTTATAACTCATTTCATAAGTATAAATCATTCGCATTTTATATACGATTTTATACAATACAAAAATCATACATACACACAACAACCACTATTGGAACAATAGACATCAGTATTTCATTCGCGTAATATTGTCTAAAGTTTGTTTTTTGTTGTTTTGATAATCGTTGTTTATTTTTTTATTTATTGTCGTTTTTTCTTATTCGTAATTTATTATTCGTTATTAATAATGTCGTCCTTTAAATACAAACCTAACAAAAAGATCATTCTAGATGAAAAAAGTATAACTACACTTGATAGTAAACATAAAGAAATTCAATCAGGGTATCAACATATTCAAGATATTGTAATTCCTGAACTCCAAAAGGAAAAAATGAAACTAAAAAATCGGCTTTCACAAATAAAAAATGTTTTCTGTAATCCAGAGAATAATAATAATAATGCAACTAATAAAAAATCATCTGAAGTCGAAGAATGTGGAACTGAAACACCATCAACACTTACACAAACTGTAACAATCGACGAATTGATGGAAATTCGAGATAGAATTAAAGAGATAAATAATACAATAAAGGCTCATGAACAAACATATAAAAGTTACTATTTGAACAATAGTGAATACATTTTCGAATATTTTGAGAATAAAAAAACAATCACAACCGGCGGGTCTACCAAAACCAAGTCATTAAATGCATTTTTTAAATTACCTGATGCTAAAAAGGCGGAAGAATTACATATGATTGCCCATAATAATGTACAAAAATACCTTTCGAATATCGATCATAATTATATTGATATTTCTAAATACGTATACCCAACTGATATTTGCCAGTTTTGTTCACAAGGCGAAATGATCCCTGTTGAGAGTGAAGGAATTATGGTTTGTAACCATTGCGCAAAACATGTAATCTTTTTAATCGATAACGAAAAACCGTCATATAAAGAACCACCAAAAGAAGCATGTTTTTATGCATACAAACGCATTAATCATTTTCGCGAAATTTTGGCGCAATTTCAAGCAAAAGAAACCACATCTATCCCTGAAAATGTTATTGAAAGTATTAAACAGCAGATAAAAAAAGAGAGAATCGAAATCTCTCAATTCACCGATAAGAAAGCCAAAGAGATTATGAAAAAACTCGGATTTAATAAATATTATGAACACATTCCATTTATTAAAGATAAATTGGGGATTAAACCCCCGGTTATGACTCCCGATCTTGAAGACCGATTATGCAATTTATTTATGGAAATACAAGGACCATATGCAAAATTTTGTCCAGATGACCGAGTTAATTTCCTTAATTATTATTATACTGTTTATAAATTATGCGAATTGTTGGAAGAACGCGAATTTCTCCCCTATTTTCCGATGTTGAAAGATCGCGAAAAACGAATCGAACAAGACCAAATTTGGAAGAAAATATGTATTGAACTGGATTGGGAGTTTATACCTACTCCGTAGTCGTATATTGGCGCATTATGTTTTTCTAGCTTTCTTTCTACAGTTTCGCACCGTTCCGATACCTCCACTCGGGTAACTATGTGATTTATAATACACTTGTGCATTATTTGTATATAACCCATAGAAAGAATATCGTCTTTCATTCACAACAAGCGTACATGTTGTAATATGGTAACTACCGTTGTTTCGAAGTGTAATAGTATATGTTCCTGCTGCCGTATTTTCAGTCGTTGCGATTGAGCCAGTAGATCTATTCATCGTAATCGTTGGATAAGAAGACGGAATGCCCCCCGTCATTTGCAATATTGTGTACGATTTATCACTAATAATCGCACGTGGTGTCGAAGAACCAGCAGTAAGATTCGCGGTGAATGAACGAACCATCGCTGGTGGTGATCCTGTTACTGTCGTCCTGGTATATGGCGTATATCCCATCGCGTATAGTTCATATGGCGTATTTGCACCAGCATACACCCATTTCACGCCAATCGGGGCACTAGATGACGCTGGAACACCTTGAAGCACCGTATTTGCCCGGGTATTATTCCACCCTGAACTTGCGTTTGCTGCTTCAGAGTAGTTATTTGATAAATATACGGTTCCCGAACCTACGGTAAAATTCGTAGTTACATTTGTATATCCCGGAACAATATATCCATGCGTATGAGCAGTTACTCCAGTCGTATAACAATATGATATGTATTTATGAGATGCGTTTTCTACAGGAACGGTCCCGATAATACCACCGCCCGATACGGCAACAGTACCTCTTGAATAACAATTCGATACGGTTACAACGCCGACATCACTTCCAAGAATACCTCCAGCACGATCACTAATCGGACCTGTGCTGTAACATTCGCTTACGTTATAGTCATTCCCGCCGCCAGTTCCACCCGCATATCGCCCAGATATTCCACCGGCATTCTCGGTGATTGCACCAGTAGAAAAACAATTTACGATTGTAGCGCCACCAGTAGATTGACCAGTTATACCACCACCAAAATGACCAATAACACCAGAAGACCAGCACGATTCGCACCGGAGTAACCCTGCGGTCGACGGTGAATCTCCGCCAACGATACCACCACCAAATTGACTTATCGCACCAGAGGAAGAACAACTGACAAGTTTCACAGGCCCAGCATATTGTCCTACAATTCCACCACTATGGTTTGATATATCTCCTGTAGAAATACAATTCAAGATCACATTATTAGACGTCGCTGTACCATTTCCAAAATGTGTTTGTCCAAGCCAACCACCTCCATTTACAAGGTGAGAACCGCCAGTCGCGCGAACTTCCAGATTCATGATATAAATGTTACTGTATCCACTAGATCCCCCTCCGCTTCCATTCTGAATAAGACCCGCGTAATTGTTTATTGCATCTAGTGTAATAATAGGTCTTGTTCCGTTTGATTTTATTAGTATTCTCGAGCCAATTTGAATATTATTTGAAGTGCATACGATGTACGCATTATCTCCACCATTAGCTGAATCAAATGTAACATCTGTAGTAAATTCTATATTAACCAAACCTAATGCTGTGTTATTATTTCCAATCTGCAACGGCCAAATTACGTTATTCCATGAAGTCGAATCGGTGCTATAACTAATTGGTTCACCTACAGCCATTTGACGTAAATATAATGTCGTTCCACCTGGAAGCTGTAAAGACGAATAAGGTACGCCAACAGCAAAACCAGATTCGCTCATCGGTCCAAGTAGAAGACGAGGTTCGGTATCGGTGCTTGTATTGATGGTTTCATGAGATAGACTTTCAGAGAAAATATACCCGCTTCCTCTTTGGATCGGATATTGAACCCCATCGACGACAAGATTACCATAACTGTCGGATAAGTAGATTAAATATGTATGCGTAAAATTGCTTTCACCGTTATCGTTATGGGCGGGTGTATCTCCCTTTATCCAACGCATCGGTACAGAAGAAATATTGGATAAATCTAAACCCATCAGGTTAAATATATGTGTTTTTATGCTGGGCGATAACATAATTGAAAAATCATATGTTCCATGATTTTTTGAGTCGATGCGTTCTTTTGCATGTATAACTTCTGGAAGGGACAGGATCCATTCGATGGTTTCATTTGAAAGAATATCCGAAAATTGTAGCGCCATTTTCTTGTAATATCTTGTAATATCTTATAATATAATATTGTATAATAAAAATAGGATACAATACTATTATCACTCTATGTTATTTCATTAGAGTATAATATAAACAAACGGGTATACGTTTCGTATTATCCGTCCTAAATATACTTCAATATATCAAGATACATAATAATCTGTTAATTTGAGTATATTATGATACAACGTGAATAAGCAACAGTCGACGTGACGTTCAGGATAAAGATTCTTGTTGTTTCTAGTTTTTGGCATCTATCTTAATCCACGACGCAGGATACATATCACACGTATTATGTGAAACGGCTGGTCCAAACCAAACATTCGGAAAACATATAACTTTTTTCGGAGTTGAATTAAAATACGCACCCCACCAACTAAATGTACTGTTCGCGATAATATTATGATCACAAATACTCATCATTAACATTTGCTTCCAATCTTCTATCTCAGTATTCACAAAATGAAATTTTATATCATGTTCACAATATTCGTGTTTCAATTCTGCGACATTTTTATACACAGCAGTTTTATCGCATAGTTCATAAAATATTAGAACTGATATTGGCGTATTCGGTTGTAATGTTGAAATGATATAGTTCAACGAATTTTTATAATATTTTAAATTTAGTATTGGGTGTATGTGTGGATTATATACACAATCTCCTATTCTAAAATGCATACTTATTAATTGTCTCGATTTTGAGTGACTACCGTGTATCTCCGATGCCCACTCTTCTGCAACAGATTCATATTTTATTTTCATTTGTTCTGTATTCAATTGTATAATATTGCAAATATCTTGATATTTATCTACGAAGTATTTCTCACTCTGAAAATAACCGTACAAACGAAGTGGCTTAACCAAATGTCTCGTGTTTGTAGGTAATTGGTTATATTCAAATGACTGCTCTTTCCACATAGGAAGAGCTTGAAATGCCGAATTTGTTTTTTCGTTTACCTCGGTCATGTATGGCTGTAGTGATTTTAATAATGTGCTCCAGTGTGTTTTTCTTTGATGACCGGGAATACCAGGTAAATCAATATATCGCATGAAAAAAAATGTATCATTATTTCGTAACGCAGTTGCAATAGTGGCAAAAATCTGAAATAATTGATTCCCCAATCCACCCATTATATTAACACTAATCATGATCTTTCGTTGTTTTCGGTTTGATTCTTGTGATTATTCTATTGGAATGTAACGTGTTATTTTTATATTATGTATTAATAATATTATGTAATAATTACATTTTTATATTTAATTTAAACATATAAAATGTAATAATACATAATAATACATAATAATTATTAATGCAGCACGAGAACACAGTTTCAGAGCCACCACCTATATGCAAAATAGGAGATGTTATAAAACACACTATATTTATTAATCTAGATTCGCGTGTTGATCGACGTAACTTGTTTGAGAAACAGATTACGGAATTACGCACATTATACCCAAACGACTATACATTTCAAACGGTACAGAGGTTTGCCGCAATAAAAGATGACCAAAACGGTGCGCTTGGTTGTTCTAAAAGTCATGCAGAGTGCATACGTATTGCAAAAGCCAAAAACTGGGAATATGTATTTATTTGCGAGGACGATGCAGAATTTATACACCCGGAAGTCATGATCCATCAATTGAATTTATTCTTATCGAAATACAAAAACGAATGGGACGTAATATTATTATCCGGAAATAATTATGCACCGTATAAGATTGAAGGTCCAGAGTGTTTTCGGATTGCAAATTGCAACTGTTGCACAAGCTATATTGTTCGTCGCGAATACTATGATAAACTTCTTAATAATTTTGAAGACGGTATCGCGTTGTTTACATACAATCCACAAGATAAACCAAAATATGCATGTGATATTTACTGGAAAAAACTTCAAAATATAGATCGATGGTATTTAATTACACCTATTTGCATTTCACAACGTCCCGATTATAGTGATATCGAAAAGCGTTTTGTAAATTACAATAATATGATTTTAAATCTAGTAAAAAAAACAATAAATAAAAAGGGATTGCATACAAAACAATAACAATAATATTTTATGCATCAACTAAATAGTTATCGACAATCCACCACGCAAAATCGCGATCACTTGGATAATGCAAACCCGCCATTATACGAACATTCGCACACTTCGCCGCCATGTCCATAATTGCCTTGGTTTTGGCGGGAAATTTTCGTGATAATATTCTTGCCAAATAATAGGATTGAAGTGCATGACCTGACGGATATGAAGGTGTATCAGCTGTTTCAGAAATCATTAACCGGCCATTTTCTTTATTAATAATATCCGGCGCAATTTGACTTGGTCTTGCACGGTTATATAACAATTTAAATAAACGCGTTATTGCTACTACCCGAGCACCAGTCATAATTCTCTCCATTTCGTCAACGGACATTTCATCTGGAGAGATAATTGCTTCAAATGCATAAGCCGGACTAACATCAGTTAATCTAAAAAAAGATGCATCACTTGGCATACGCTTTAAAATATATTCGCGCATAATAATTTCGATTTCTTGTTGACTATCTGGATATGAATGTCCTAAACTAACATTAAGATTAAAGGACGGATACCACCAATAAAATCGTTTTTTCTGAACGATTAAAATGATAATGTAAATAATAATAAATACGATAATAAACCGTTCTCGATCGGGGTCTCGTTCGACAATATTGTGATAATATGAATTTATTTTATTACGTATTTCTGTAACAGCACCACTTTCTTTTTTAGATGGATTCCCGAACCCGAATCGATCCTTTATTTCATTTATGAATGTCTGTAGTGGTAAAATAATCATAATCTTTAAAATCTATATATTATAGACATAAACGTTAATATATAGAAACATATTCATCGCCACATTATTCATGTGAAATACCGTCCTAGAGGTATTTACAATTATACGCGAAGAGGGGTGGGGAAACCTACGAGGTTGGCACCAATACCGAAACCGGCACCGGTTCTAGCAGAAACGGCTAAACTGGGAACATAAGTATCGAGAATGCTAAATGTTGCCGCAGCGGTTAAGGCAATTAACGCGACCTCATCAAAAGAAAGTCCGCGTTTAGGAATGGCGTATGCAGCAATAGCAACCATAACTCCTTCGACCAAATATTTAATGGTTCTCTTGACGAGTTCGCCTAAATCAAAAACACCAGCAGTCATTTGAAATTATTATTATAAATAATAGAAAGAAAATTATTATATTTATTTATTTTCATGATTATTGATTATTGATTATTGATTATTGATTGCGTTTAAAACACTTAAAACTACTATTAGTATATATTACATATCTAATGTCGATGTTTCGTTCTGATTCTGAATCTGGAAGCGCTCCTGCAGGAGTTGAGCTTCAAACCGATAAGCATGGAAAGATCAACCCTAAATACGTTGATCTTCTGGAGGAGGATAAGCCTATTGCTGGTCAAAAGTTCGCATGTCTTTCATTTGTTTCACCGGAGTCTATTTTGAAGCAGAAGGATCATTTCTTCTTCGAGAAGTTTTTGCATTATTGGGATTATCAAAAGTCGATGGAGAAGTTTATCCAGTTTTTGAATTTTGTTTCCTTTAAGCATCATCTTGAGTTTGAAAAGTTGACTGTAGATTTTCAGGAGTTTGCAAAGGAGGAGAAGGATATTCTTCAGAAGACGAATATTTATGATGAGTATAAGACATTTTTGGATAAGCACGAAGATGAGCTTGAGAATGAGTTTGGTGAAAAGCATAGTTTCCAGACATCGATCCGTGGTCTTAAAGTACGTGGTGTTTTTGGATCTCAAAAGGAGGCTGAGTTGCGTTGCCAGATGTTGCGCGAGGTTGACCCAAATCATGATGTGTTTGTTGGACCTGTCGGATTGTGGGTTCCGTTTCACCCGGAGGCATACAAAACTGGTCGCGTGGAGTATATGGAGGAGACTTTGAATCAGTTGATGGCGGAGAAGAAGAAGAACGAGGAGCAGGCGAAGACCGAGTTTGAGAAGCGTGTCAAGGAGACGAAGGCGAAGGCGATTGAGGAGAACAAGAAATTGGCAAAGGAGAGTGGAAACAAATTGACGCAAATGTTGGCAAAGGACGGTTCTACTTTAGTTGATGTAGTCGAGAAGCCGGATGTAAGTGGTAGTCCGTCATATTCTTCTGATACATTTGGAGGTTCAGATGAGACACCGTCTGTTTCGATGACAGTCGAGGATATTCGCAAAGAACTGTTTGAGAGTGATGATGTAGTGATGGATAAGTATGGTGATCACGGGCTTTCCAAATTGACTGAAATGAAGAAGACATCAGAAACTGATGAGTAAATAACGATCATTCATTATTATATGATTATATGATTATATGAATATATATCATTATATTAGAAATATCCAATTTTAATATAATGTTAGGTGGTGGGATATATTTTTGTTCAAATAAACGGACATTAAACAAATGCATTATTGAAGCGATGCTTCGTCCAGATACAGTTATAAATCCTCTTACATTTAGTTCGATGGCCGGTTTTATTTTTACATTACATCGTCCTGGTGGATTAGTCGATGCAAATGGCGATATATTCATTCGAAGTGATAATGTTGGCGTATCCGGTAAAAAAAAAATAAGGGCTGGAAGTGGCGGAGTCATCGTTTCTACGTTGGTTATTAAAATAGTACTGAAACAGAACGATCCAAATGATGCAGATTTAGACAATCTTGAACTTGTCTTACCAACAGATCCTGGATACGATTCAGATGATCCAGATAATGAAATCGGAAAATCTAGTTTAGAAGCAGCTGAAATTACAATCGAGCAAAAAAATCATAATGAACTGTACCAAACATTTCATCTCGGAGAAAAAATGGTTCCATCACTTGTAGGGGATTTGCTCGAGTTTGATGACCTGGATATCCAAGAGATGATTACCGCAATACGGCAAAAAGCAAATACAGCAAAGCGCGCAAAAGTTATTCGCGTCTTTGAATATTTTGCATCTCAAATTATCGCACATAAAACATCGGTAGTCATGATGTTTATGGAAATGGTAGGTGATGATACCCGTTCAAAATCAACGGGAGATAATACCTATAAAGTGACATCAAGTCTCACGAACGATACACTAACGGTCGCCGCTGCAAGAGGCGCGGGCGCAATACAGTTATTGTGTATGCGAAAGATGAAAAAACAGTTGGTTGATGCGCATCAGGGGAATTGGTTTATTGATGAGGAAAATAAGGATAATGTTCGAGCGATCGATTTTGGACGCGTTGTCGATATAACCGATAAGGATATGATACTTGAAGAAATATGGAAATATAAGAGATCGAGACAATCCGCATTTCGTATAAAAACAGGACAAGGAACATTTCTCTCGAAAATAACTAGTAAAACATATTTAGAACCTCTCTATGATAGATTCATCGGACTATTAACTCAAACGGATCAATTGCCATTTTTGATTGAAAATGAACCAACTTCTAGAAGTTCGCGTATTGTCGACCGTTTCGTAGATAGTCATGGATTAACTACCGAATCTAAGTCCAAATTAATGGTTCGCCGAAATATTCATTTTTGTCTTGTATTTGCGTCCCTTATAGATAATGCAATAACGTCCAATAGTTATCCTGATTGGGATCAAGCACAGATGATATGGGCGTATGAAGAAATATGGGGTGTCAATATTATTCCAGATAAATATAAAAAACAACCTATCCATCATATTCATACACTCGACTTTGATTATGATACATTCAAGGCAAATATGAAAGCGGCAAATATTTCATGTCGTCGTGCAAACAAATCATACGACGAAATTGCTCGTTTAATATCGCTTTACAGCGCTGTTCCGGTTGGTTCTGCTGCAAAAATAAATATCACACTTGGTGATGCTATGACGCGTAAGAAAAAAACGGCAATTGCGCGCGGTATTACTGCAACAAATATTGGCGAGTTTGTTTCATTTCATGATGTGTATCACGCTCATAGTCCTGTCGCGGGTAATAAACCACCAAGAATAAGATGTGCAATTCTTGGTGGATCTAGATCTAGTAAATATGGCAACAACAACAACAGTATGAACTCAAAAACCAGGCGGAATCGCCGAAATTAACTCACCACTTACTCTTTTTCACATTAATCTTCGGTCCTTTACTCTTCGCAGAAGCGGGATCATATGATTTATCATCTTCATCGTCAGAACCGAGATTTTTGGATATTTCCCAGAACTCCTTACTTCCCAACTTAAACGGACCGTGCTGCTGCGCCTTGTACCAAAATATTTGATCTTGCAATTTGTTTGATTTCGCATTATTATTGATGACAAGACATTCATAATTCTCTGTGCACTGGTCCATTACCTGAGTAAAGCTCTCAAATGTGGGAAACATACCCGCATAATTGTCATAAATTCTCTTTCGGTTTGCAATATATGGTTCGCGGAGAATAAAAACATAGTCGATATTCGTGCGGAGATTTGGCGGGATACCAAGAGGATATTGCATCGTGATGACTAACATAATCTTCCAATGACGTCCATTCATGAAGAGTAAACGCATCATAACGTCCTTCGTCCATTTGTTATCATATAAACAATCGTCTAAAACCACAAATGTCCGTGGATCTATCGATGATTTTTTATAAGCTTCTTGTTCTTTTTTCACTTGTTTAAGAACCGCTTTCTGACGTTTTAAAATATTTTCAATAATTGCAGTATTATAAGCATCGTGAATGAATAGTTTTGGGACGTGCGCCGCAAAAAACCCGTTTCCTGCTTCTGTCCCTGAAATAACCGTCCCAATAGGAATGTCTTGGTGATGAAACATAAGATCCTGAACAAGAAAACTTTTACCTGTATCACGACGTCCAATTAATACGATAACTGGTCCTTTATTTTCGTCAGGTCGAAAACTGATCGCCTTCATATCGAATTTTGCTAGTTCTAAATTCATCGTTAAATATGTACTAACTTTTCGTACGATTTATCTAATCTAATATTCTGGCTAAACCTTAACGTATAAAATTAGAATATAATAATTTATATGTTATTTAACGAATATAAATAAACGAATGATTTTGAAAATCACCTGAGGTGTCCGTTTAATTTAGATATTAATATTCTATTTATCATTCATATCTAAGATAATTATTAACCTTATATCATTTAGGAAATGTCATCGTCTTCTCCAACAAACACGAAAATAATGCAACCAAGCGGAATACAATTTCACTATCGAAAGCACAAGCATACACCAGAAAAGGTCGAAGCCGCATTATTATTTGATATTCAAAATTATAACCCGATATATACCCGTTTTTTTGATTTGAATGAATCAAATTTTAATCAATTACAATTGAATCAAACATATTATATACAAAATATTGGTGATAAATTCGATAATTCAAATGAAACTTCTGATAGAGATTCAACCGGTGATGTACCGGTATTATCACCGAATTATTTAGAAACAACAATCGTGGACGATAATGGAAATTCGAAAAATATACCTATTTTTGTAAAATATTCCCCACTTCTAGATCCTATTCGATATTTATCAGGAAAATATGACGTTAACGATACACGAACAAATACATTACCTAATTTATTATCTAATGAAACTAATTGTAATGAAAAGATGTTGGATAAAAATAATGCATCATATGTCGATGGATTTTTCTCATATTTGACAAGTAAAACATTACATGATCATAATAATGTACATGGTGTTGACTATTATGGAAGTTATTTATGCAAGCAGCGTGAATTTTCTACAAATATTTACGACGATGTTGATTATTTACTTGGTTGTGATTTTTTTAATACACAAGAAGAGAAATTATTTACATTAGATTTTCCATATGATGATAATAGTGACGCAACCGAAACTAAACCTGAAGTTGATAACGAACCCTCTGCCGAAGAGATGAGTATTCAACGCGCATTAAATATTCGCACAAAATTAAAAAAAATGATAGGACTCTCCAGTAATTTCATAGATGACGATAATTATGACGAATCTCTTCATAAAAGTCTAGTAAGTTCTATAGAAACTGTTGATGTAACCACGTCTTTAAATAATTCCGATTCGTTTGATATGCCGCTTGATGCAAAACTAATGGACATACCTTTAAACAAATCTCTAGATGATGACATGTCTTCACTTGAAATATTGATTGATATTCCATTCGATCAAGATACCGAAATGAATACGCCAACTGATAGCGTGACAACGGAAATAACTCCGATCCATTTGAAATCGAAAACGCATAATAGCAGTAATAAAATCTACGCTGAAGAGTCTGAATGTAATGATAATGACGATTCTCGTGATGATTGTAGCGATGATGATTCTGATTCTTCATTATCTCAATCGTCAAATACAACTGCTTCCACCAGCGATAATGAAGAAGACAGTAAGAACGATAATAATACATCATATGCGTCTTCAAACAATCATATCGATGAGAACGGTCTAGATAACGACAACAAAAGTGAGGGTCAACATGGAAATTATAAGTGTGATAATAATGACGATGACGAAAGCGGCGAAGACGAAAGTGGTGAGGACAACGACGAAAGCGGTGATGGCGACGACGAAAGCGGCGATGACGATGAAAGTTATAATAGCGATGATGAAAAGGTTATTGCAAAAATCAAGAATTTTCCGGTTCAAGCGATTTTACTTGAAAAGTGCGTTTCTACGCTAGATAATATTATGATGAATGATGAGCTTACAAGTGAAGAGTGGGTTTCTATTTTGTTTCAGGTTATTATGACTCTTATAATTTACCAACACATGTTTCATTTTACGCATAACGATCTACACACAAATAATGTTATGTTTATTGAAACCACCGAAGAGTTTATTTATTATTTATATAACGAGCAATATTACAAGGTTCCAACATATGGTCGAATTTTTAAAATAATTGATTTTGGTCGTTCCATATATAAATTTCGCGGTGAATTAATGTGCAGCGACAGTTTTAATTTTAAAGGTGATGCTGCAACACAGTATAATTTTGGTCCATATTTTAACCCTAACAAGCCAGTTGTTGAACCTAATTATAGTTTTGATTTATGTAGATTTGCATGCGCTTTATTCGATTATTTTATTCATGATATTCGCAAAGTAGAAAAAATATGCAAGGAAGATCCAGTAGTCAATCTAATCGTTAAATGGACAATTGACGACAAGGGTCGAAATGTATTGTACAAATCAAGCGGGGAAGAGCGTTATCCTGATTTTAAATTATATAAAATGATTGCGCGTTCGGTTCATAATCACGTTCCCTCTACACAAATTACAGATCCTTTATTTGATCAATACAAAATAACATATAAAAAATATAAAAAACATGCAACTACGGCGGCGAAGTTCTTAAAAGATGGAAAAAACACTCACATTTTTATTAATGTCGATACGTTACCTTGTTATTGCGAGTTATTATAGGTTTCTTTACGAAACATAACATAATTATCTAATCTATCTATTAATATATATATTTATCGTAAAGTAAATATGTCAGCTGCGTGTAGAGGAAGAGGCAATTATGATGAGGATCTTCCTGTACCAATTTCGACAAGGTGGGTTTATCCGCATTCAGATACACCCACACACCCTAATCGATTCGAAATAAATGTTGAACCGAGACATTTAGAAAGAATATATCCAGATGGTTTAAATATCAATCCAGATATCGGTGTTCAATCAGAATACAGTAATGACGAATGGGTATATAGTGCTCCTATGAATCACGGTGAATATGACGGAATGATTGCAGTTCGAAATAGACGTAGTCTTCCTCATAGTCCAGTATCTCCAAATCAAATTATAACCGGCCGTAAAAGAATGTTAAAAATATCTGAATTACCCCGTTACTGGGTTGAATTTTTATTTCAAACATTATATGGTAAAAATAAAAAATTTGTAAAACACTTTTTAGACCGAAATGTTGTAAGCGGTCCATATACAGATACGTTTACTCCACAACTCGATAAAGATATGAGAGAAGAAATTTTAAATAGATTTAAATCCATACGAAACGCTCGTTCACTCGATGAGATCGATAATGAGTTTTATGATGGGTGGTATGATAATATTGCCGATGATAGATTTTTTGGAGATGACGAAAGTGATAATTTTATTAATGAGTATGAAAATTTGTTTTTAGATACCGATTCTATAAACATAGACCTTAAACGAAAAGTTAAATATAATAAAAAAGGTATCATGATAAAACCGTCCAATAAAGCGGAAACACTTCGGCATTTAATAAAATATAATCGACTCCCTCAAGATTTAAGTCCAAGTAAATATTGTTATTCTAAAACAAACCAACGAAGAAGAACTCAACGATTACACGCAAAAAAACTAATGAAAAAACAAGAATTATTTGATGCCGAAGATGCTGAAAATGGACCAATGTATGATGGAGGGTCTAAAAAAACAAGACAAAACAAGAGACGGCAAACTAACAAAACAAAACATGCCAAAAAATAATAACTATCATAATAAATAATACGGCATTTGCACAATTATTTATTATTAGATAATTCTCAACGATATGTTATCGGTATATTACCGATATATTAGTATAGATCCCTATGCTTTTTCATTCCATTTTTTGCAATAAATTCCAATTGCCGCATCGTATGTCCATATGAAGTTCCAGAATGACCAACCGTCATATACCTTCCAATTTGGTCTATAACATTATCACTACTAAACATAAATCCTTGTCCTGCAGGAGGACTATATTTCGAAAGATATTCCCAAACATCAACACCACTATTTTTTAAAATACTACTTTCAGTTGCATCAATAATCGCCATCATACCATCTCGAATCATATCCGCTTCCCATTCAGATTTCATATAAGACAAATCACACTCTAATACTTGAGAACGTGTTTTTGGCCACATTTCAGCGTGATTCATAACTGCGACATGTACATCTGACGTTTCTACAGACCCACCTCCTCTAAGACGCAATACCAAATGCAACGTACTCTCCTTCTGAATATTATAATCTGCTAGTGTTCTTCCATCTTCCAATTGCTTTCCCGCATAAATAAGTCTTTGCTGGTCTGGCGGAATTCCTTCCTTATCTTGGATTTTCGCCTTTATCGACTCAATCGTATCTGACGTCTCCACTTCAAGAGTGATCGTCTTTCCCGTAAGTGTTTTAACAAAAATTTGCATATGATGACTTAATCGAACGCCTTATAATAATGTATATACTAGATATATACGTATATTTTTTTCGTTTTAATACGTTTTTACACGATAAGTTTAAATAATGCTAATCCAACAATAATTCCAAGAGTTAAACTTTCAGAGAAGAATGCCTGATTACTATATTGTTGTACGATATTTTGTAATTCTATTTATTTGTGTTTGTTGAATTTAATAATAATAATATATAATATATAATATAAACACAATCACAGTATATTATTATTGGTCGTATAATTCGTAAAATGTCGTTTTTTAGGTCAAAACCCAAGGATTTAACAAAAAATAATAATAATAACAACCTGAGTGAGCATTCTTCTAAATCAGAAGATATTACGGAAGATGATAACGACCGTGAAAAATTGATAGAGGACGGGGTAGATAAAGAAGGTCCGTTGGCGGCGGGGGTAGGGGTCGCTGTAGATGAAGAGGAAGAGGGACACGAAGAGAAAGAAAATGAAGTAACGGTAGAATCCGTCGACTCATCAGACGATGATGATCTTGAAGTTACAACAGAGAATACTATTCAAGAATGTGTTGTCCAGAAAGAAAAAAGGGCGATTACAATCGAAGGAACTACGTATGATATAACTGATTTTGATCACCCAGGGGGTAATATAATAAATTATGCGTCCGGTAATAACGATGCAACAGATACATTTCGTGAATTTCATTATCGGTCGAAGACCGCTAGGCGCGTTTTACAATCTTTACCGCATGTTGAAAATGCAGTAAACGATGATAACAACGTATCTACAGATGATTCGGAAATAAAGGCGGATTTTCGCGAAATGAGAACAATACTTGTCAACAACGGTTGTTTTGAACCAGATTATATCCATGTGTATTTTAGGTTGATGGAGATTGCGTTTTATTTCGGATTAGGTACATTTTTGGCATCATATAATACATATGCATCTTTGTTTTCGTTTATTTTATTCAAAACACGTTGTGGTTGGGTTCAACATGAAGCAGGACACACCAGTTTGACCGGTATTAAATCGGTCGATCAGGTTATACAAACGATTACGATGGGATTTGGAGGTGGTGTGAGTTCGTCTGTGTGGAATTCGATGCATAATAAGCATCACGCAACACCGCAAAAAATTAAGCATGATATTGATTTAGATACGACACCGGCAGTCGCTTTTTTTAAAACAGCTTTTGAGAAAAATACAAATGGTCCAAAATCGGCAAAATACATGAATCGACTATGGACAAGACTTCAAGCATGGTCATTTCTTCCTCTTGTAAATGGCGTTTTTGTTCATTTGTTTTGGACATATTATCTTCACCCAAGAAAGGTATTGGGAATTGGTATTTCATCTGCAACACCAAGATCGCAAGGTAGATCGAGCAATTATACTAAACTAATGAATGTGAAATGGCTTGAAGTCATTTGTATGACATTATCACATACTGTAATTCCGTCGATTTTTATGTCATATAGCGGATATTCAATTTTTACTGCATATTTTCTACTAATGGTTTGCAATTTCTGGAATTTTATTTATTTGTTCGGACATTTCTCTTTGTCACATACATTCACAGATGTAATCCCAGAAGACAAGCATTTGCTTTGGTTTGAGTATGCTATTCGTCATAGTGTGAATATTTCAACCAAGTCATCTCTTGTAACCTGGGTGATGGGATATCTTAATTTTCAGATCGAGCACCATTTATTTCCGTCGATGCCTCAGTATAAAAATGCGGTAGCTGCGCCATATATTCGAAGTTTTTGCGAGAAATGGAATAATGATAAGTATCATTTGAAATACACCGAAATGAGCTATTTAAGGGCGTGGAAGATGATGTTTACCAATCTGAATGAAGTTGGAAAACATTATTATGATAATGGCGTTACTATGGTTGATGATAAAAAGAATAACTAACTGTCACACTATTTCTAAAATCCAGGTGTGTCTACAAATACTGCTGGTGCAGATCCAACAGTTACATCATTTTTGGTTAATATCTTAAATTGACTAATGATGTAAACACCAATTATAGAAGATACACACACAACAATAGTATCACGTATTAACACTTTCATCGGTTTTTGTGATTCGGATTCAATAAATCGCATCTCTAAAAATTTAATAATAAAATAAATTACTCCAGTAATTACACCTACTATAAAGAGGTTGTTCGGAGAAACTAGATCGTTCATTTATGCTAAATTCCTATACTCTATACATACTCATTCATTAAACAATTCTTATTTTATACGAATAAGAATTGTTTGTTATTTATTTATTAGACATTATCCGGCTTTATTGCTTCCAATACCTTCGGATACGTCTTATACACAATAAATGCAGAAATTCCTAAAAATCCAAAGAACCCTATTATAATAAATATATCGAGAATTCCTATTTTACTAAACCAAGATTCGTCGTCGTCGAATAATAACAAATATGAAATTATAAGTGGTATTGAAACCACTATAATTGCATTTTTTTCCATTACGGTAAATATATGTTGTTATTGATTATCTAATTATGTAATTATATGAAGTTATTATTTCATTATATATTACTACAATACTTCAATACCGTCTAATAGCGGCGGCGCATTAATATTCTGGCCCATATTCAGCGAATGTATATCCAACGTATCTAATTGAATATCTCCGCCGATTTGTAGCCTGTCACTCGAATCCTCGTCATCAGCGTCATCATGTGCAGCATATTCATTTATACGCTCACTTGAATCTGTCTCGAATGTTCGAATATCATTATTTCCAAATGAGACTCCGCCTGTATTGTTATTATCACTACTGAAACCCTCATTCGATGTATTGTTACTAAAATGTCCCGAATCAATTTCCGGGCGAGGTGCAGCAGCACTTCCATTTAAGTCACCTACGAAATCTAAATGATCAATCGAACCTGAATTCGCGCTCTGCGAACTATCTGCATTATTTGACGTTTCGCCGTCCTCATCGCTACTTTCACGATTTCTACGGCGCCTCGTAGAATGATGCGTTCGCCGCCTAGCCGATACATTCGCCGACTCCTCTGAGACAATCGGCTCCTGCTTAATTACCTCTTCATTCTCAGTAATCTCGACTACGTCCTCAATCGCTTCTTCTAAATACATCTTAATCATCTCTTCAACAGGAATATTATCGCGAATTGTATTAAATATACACTCCTTTACTATCATCTCAAATTCGCGATTATTCCTTTGTACATTCAAAGGGTGGACCCCTTTCTCAAAAATATACACATTCGAATATAACTTCCGTGCACTATTAACATATACCTTATGAATAAAACTCGAGAGATCTGGAATTTTAATGTCGATCTTTTTCTGCTTATTTCCTACACGCATCGCAGTCATACATTTCAAATGAATGATATGTACGCACGTAATCAAATCTTCTAAATATCCACATGTGGATTTATCCTTAATTCGAGATGTTTCTTGCTGAATAATCGTCGGATTCCATTTCGGAACTCTCGAGAGAAAGTTCTGAAACGTCATCAAATATTTATCACTCTCCTTATTTGCAACACATAATTTCATCGATTCATCAAATATAGACTTAAATCCTTCTTGAATCAACGGGGCTAATATATTTACCAACCGAGATGCCCACTCGTTTTTTGATTCATATAATGATGTAACTGAATAATCGTCCATTCACAATAATCAGGTATTTACGATTTACATAAATGATATATTTTCTAAACTCCGTTCACAACGAAATACAATAAAATGAAGCAGAAATAATATTAGTAATTTTTCATTTCTAAATTCCTTTCTAACTTTATCAAACATGATCAATAACTCATATTTCTTCATGTCTATCATATTACTGTTGTGTACAAATTGTATAATATCTAACCCACTATACCCCTGTTCATACAAATCTCTCGACAACCGTGCAATATTACATACAGGGTCAGGATAAACGTCGTCCGAAAAAACCGCTACACCACTCGAATCGACCGGGTTTTTCAGGTAAAATGGATGGATTATAATCGATTGTTCGAGAGATTTTATTCTACATTTCGCGATTTTAACTGTATTACAACCATTTTCTATATGATAATAATGAAGGTTTCTAGATATTCCATCTATAATTGGTTCTGGAACATATATGTCGCAAAATCTCGAGAGAATCGGCTTAAGTAAACTATCCTTATTTTCGACTATAATAAAAAACCTAGTTGAATAACTAAATAATTCAATACATCTACGTAACGCAGATTGTGCATCAATCGTCAATTTATCGGCATTTGTAAGTATTACCGATTTAAATATACTTCCGTCCTGTAAATCTATATTCGTTTTTGCGAAGAATTTCAACTCCTCTCTAATAAATCTGATACCTTTACCATGCGCACAATTCGCCTTCATTACATAATTTTTTATTGCATTTTTATTACCACTATATATCGAGTGAATAAATCGGTTTAAAATATACGTTTTTCCAGAACCATGCAAACCATAAAAAATAATATTCGGTATCTTCTTGTTTTCAATAAAATAATCTAGTTTGTTATGGATATCTTCATGGATTGAAAGATGATGTTCGAGAGATTGCATTATTATTAATATAACGTAGTTATGTTGTTTATCTTGATTGTTGGTATTATTATTGCTATGTTAATATCAATGATAATATAATGTTTAATTGGTATTTTAATAATTATATTACAACAACCGACCACTTTACAGATTAATCGCCGGTTCGTATGGCATGACCGATGATAATGCACCAGGCATGTTGCTTTTACCATCATTTACCTGTTCTGCACTATCCGTGTAATAATAATTCGTCGTGTAATAATAATTTGTGGGTTTCGCCGCAAGTGTATATTCTGATTCAGTATCGTATGCCTGGCCGTTATATTGTCCTAAGTACGCCGTAGCAGCAGGTGTTCCATCTTCATAATAATATGCGTTGTGTTTATTTGTACGTTTATTTGAATTAGGATCATCGGGGTCAATCCAATTTCCGACACTTCGAATGACGTTTCCTGCAGCATCACGAATCGATCCAAATAATCCTCGACGATGATCATTTCTGTCATAAGCAGAATTCGGTTGGTCTCCTTGTTGTTGTTGTGCCTGCTGCTGTCCATTTCGTTTATATCTCGAAAAATTACGAGTAACTCCTCTACGATAAATATCATTCTCATCTAATGTGCTACTACTTGACGCATCTGCAAGTTCATCATATTTAGAGCGAGTGGTCGCAAGTAAATTCTTCTCGATTTGCGTTCCGTCCGGCAAATAAGTCGCCCATCGAATTACCTTTAAGCAATCCGCATCAATTCTGCATGCATCTGATCCAGACTGTCCAGGATTATTACACTTCCATGGACATTTCTTCATAAGCAAAATATTGTTTCCATCTGCAGTTTTAACTAAATTTCCACTTGCATCTGTTTTATACACATTTTGGCAATTTCCTTCATTCGACGAAAGCGTCGACGGCTCAGAACATTTTTTAATGTAACCATCATCTCCATACCGCCACGCCGATCCATCAAACCACGAGTCTGGGTGGCTTGATATTAAACGACCACGCAGCTTGACTGCAATATCATATTCATCTTGTGCTGCCTGTTTTCCACTCGCCGTCGCATTTCTAAGTTTTGTCCATGCATTTTCATACGCCTTTTGTGCATCTATCGCCCACTGACTTTGACGTTTCACATCTGTAATAAGAACGGACGATGCTGCGGAAGTTACATACGTTGTTCCGTCACTAGAAGTACCTGACGATGACGAAGACGACGTAGCAGCTGCAGCACTTCCGCCAGTTATCGCAGGAAATGTAAATATTCCTCTTTCGATCATCACATCGGTCGAACTTAGTGTCACAATTTGAGCATCGTTTACTTGCGGTTTTTGACTCGCGGGAGTTGTCAAACCACCAAAAGTTAAAGTGATCTGAGTTCCAGCCGGGATTGATGGTGTTGCTGATGGTAACGATGGCGTAAATGTAATATTGTTTTTCGAAAAATACGATGGAAGAGATGAGCTTAAATTTGCAGCCGAATACTGTAATGACCCGACTGGAAATGAAATGCTCGCAGGAGTTGTATCTGCACGAGCAGCATCAATACCAATTCCGCCAGCACTCTGTAATAATTCTGGAATTTGCACTACGAATTTATCGCCATTCGTGAACGCATTTGTTAGAGTAAACACTAATTTCATAAATACTCCTGAGCTAACCTTTGGCAAGTCACTCTCATTCGGTGGCGTATATACCTTTACACTTGGGTTTGTTTTCATTTTTCTACACGATTCGGGATATCGGGCATCACGCTTATTCGCAGCAATAGCAGGGTGTAATATATCAAGAACAGTTGTAGATCCAGACCGTGATGTTGTTAATGTGATTGTTCCGGTTTGTCCGGTTCCGGCATCAGTAGGAGCACCCAATTTAACGTTATAAACCTTTAATATATAATTACCAGCATTAACTGCGACTCCACCACCAACGATATATTTTAGTCTTGTTGGTGAAGATGGTGGATCAAATGTGATTGCTCCGCCATTTGTTCCTGTATCAACACGAACTCCCGTATTATCAAATAACTTTGCGGTTAATGTCCCGGTATCTGTTGGTAGTAACGGAACAAAATAACCCGCCGGAAAATTAATGTAGAATTCACCCGGAGGAATCGCAACTACCGCAGGAGGTCCAGCTGAAGCTGCTACTTGAGCGGGTATTGCCTGTGCCGTAGTTAATGAGAATGGAAACCCTATTTCCGAAATGATTGTTCCGGTTATCATATTACAATTCGTGTTTTGATTCGAATTGTCGGGAAGAATTAAACTACCAGTAAACCCTTCGATTACACCACTTCCATATCCTTCGGACGGAGCGATCCAACCACCAAAACCACCATTTCTATATGTTCTCGAAATCCATACGCTTACCAATAATACTAATAATAATGCAAACAATAAAGTATGTTTATCTTCAAAAAATTTCGATATATTCATCATAAAAATATTGTAAAATACTACTATATGTATTGAAATAAAATATTCTATGAATTTGTTATATAATATATCTATTGAAAATATATAACTTATAGAATATTTTACATTTGGTAACTTCGAAATTAATACGTCTGTAAGCTATGAGTATACGGATTTTGTCTAAATGCATTCAATATATCTGGATTAATTCTCTCGTTTAATTTTCCTTCGTCGTAACTTTGTGGCATCGTCATCTTACCGTGAATATCGATACTCGGTATCATCGCCGGCGCATTTGTCGGCGCCATCGTTCGGTGATTCATTCTATCCGCGTCTAATCGATCAATTTGTACATTTGTATTCGAATTGAATAGCGACATCGCACCATGGTTGGTAATATTCTTGTACGTTTTATTTACATTATTACGCTGGTTGTATGCAGCATTATACACTTGGTTTCCCATATGCGTAACTGCGCCTCCTGGTCCTCCTAAATAGTCCACAGATGTTGTTGCTCGTTCTGTTTCGATTGGCGTGTTTTGCGAAACTAAATACCCGGCTGCCGCTTGTCTTTCGACATTCAAATGATCAAATCCGACAAGACCAACCGTTGTTTCCTTAATTGTTGTCGGTGCCCGATCTGCCGGGTTAAACATCGCACCCGCGCTTACCGGCATCTTGGCATTCTCATAGGGACGCAAGTTTCCAACTACGTTCTCCTTGCGTGATGGTTTTAATATATCAAGCAAAGGTGCAACGACCGCACGCATCGCACCATGAATACCGCCCATCTCGTTTGGGCGAACTGTTGTTCTGTTATTATGGGTTAACTTATAACTCATACGGCCATAATCTGCCTCCGTTGCCGTATTTCTCTCGGCAGAGTACGGATTAATCATCGGTTTACCGTCATAAACTTCTCTCTTTGGGTCTTCATAATTCTCCGGAGCATACATCGCAGCGGCACCAGTTGTTGCAGTAACACCATAATACTCTGATGTAGTTGTCTGACGATTACTATCTCTATCCATCTCAATCGGACGCAACGTCTCACCTTTCTCTAAACCAGTTGTCGTAAACCAACGATCCGGCGTATTAATGAAATATGTATCCGGAAGATGTTTCTCCATTCGTCCTAAAGTTTCAGCAGTAGGCGCAGTCTGTATGTAATGGGCAGCAGGACCCTGATGTCCTTCCAACGAATATGACAACTTTGGATTTGTTTTTACACGCAACTCATCAACGCTACGATCTATCCACTTCTCTCGCGATTCCATTCCGGAATTAAAACCTAGCGCGCCTTGCGTTCCATATCCTTGATCTAAACCCGGTCCAACACGCATCTCTTCCCATGGCTTCACGTTCGATATTTTCATACTAGGAAGAACACGTGACTGATAAAAATCGTTTTGATTCGGCATACCGTTTGGTAAATGAAGGTTGTTGTGTGGTGTGAATAATGGCGCTTGTTCCGACTTTGATACATATTGCGAACCAGTCCCAACTTTATTGTCAAGAACGTTTTCATTCATATTCGCACCAGATGAAGCACCGCGAATTTTTGCGCCATAATATGGTGCCATGTTATTATGCTTAAATGTGCTTAAATCAATCTTCTCGCCCATTAATGATTGAAATCCGTCCTTTGCATATTTGTCTCCAAATTGTGTACTATTACCATTACCGCCAAACTCGAGTGATTCACCATCATATGTTTTTGATGGCGGTGCGAGTCCATTATTATTGGAGTTTGTATTTCCCACATTTCTTAATATGCCTACACCTCCTACTCCTCCGGCAACACCCGCCGACATTTTATCAAAATCCACATTTCTCGCATAATATCTATCAGTTGGTGTATTTGGATTTGCATAATCATTAACGTTTGATCCTGTTTCTGGACGATTTACCGGATAATTTGTCGTTGGAATTGTAGTATTTGGCAAATAATTTGCCTTTGTTCTTCCCATGTTCGTCAATCCTTCCTGTGTCATCAAGTTTCCATTTTTTTGATTAGATGCGATATATGCAGCACCTAATATTAATGCTCCAACAGCTAATTCAGCCATTTCTATCAGGTTATATTTATTTAACTAAACGATAAGAATTTATTTCTATTATATTAAAAATATATTATATCTCGACCTTCTTTGATAAATATAATATATATACGGAATAAAAACAGTATTACGAAAATAACGCTTGACCATTAAATTGACGGAAATCACCAACATCTTCGAGTTTACAGCCACCAGTAGAACAATCACCCCCTGTTCCAAAACCATTTACACCTAAACCACGTTCTGTAGTTCGTCTGTCACCCACCATTCCTTCTAATTCGGGATTTCGGTTCGATGGATGCACAGCGAAATAGGTATCATCACGCAATTCACCGCCACCAATCCCACCACTCACACCTTTTAACGATGGCGTATAATGATCCTTCTCTAAAATTCTCGTACTAAGATTGTTATTGAATGGCATAAAGACGTTCTCTTGCGGATCAAAATGTAACATTTTCCAATTATCTTGTTCCATATCACGCAGTAACCATGCAGGGTGTGTTACTCTCGACTGCTCTACTGCAGAGCCTCCACGTGTCGGACACGTTATAATCTCGTTGGTTCTTGATGCAACTGACGCATCACTCGATAAATAATAATTTTCGGCAGTATCCTTATTCAAACGCCTCGTCATTCCGCGCAACTCGGTTTCGATATCTACCGTATTCGTCATTATATTACCAGCCCATAACTGAGCACGAACATATGGATCCTCCATGTATAATGGTTTATCTCCTGGACCCGGAACGTTCAACATATATCGCCCAACATCTGTTGCTTGCTGTAATTGTTTTTTGATCCTGGCCGGATCGTCACGGAATCTTGTAAAAGACATTTATCTTATATTAATTTTAGTTTAAATTCGTGTGTTCGAGAGATTGGGTAGACAATTAATATATACTATTATTATTATTATTTAATAATATTTTTAATATTTTATTATTTATTATTGTTGTCAATATGAAAATAGCATAAATACAAATCATTCTGGTTTATTAATATACGGTTATCTTTGCTATTTTTATTTCATAATGAAAATTACAGAAGTAACCGACGAGCCGACCCCGACAATAATTAATACAACGATATCATCTATTAAATCAAAGACCGAAATGTCTAAATCTTATACAATTTGCTTAAATATGATTGTTAAAAACGAATCGCATATTATTGAAAAAACACTCAATAATTTATGCAGATATTTTGTGTTTGATGCGTATTATATTTCAGATACGGGTTCTACCGATAATACGATGGATATTATTCGTTCATTTTTTGAAAAACGTGGCATTCCAGGTGAGATAGAACAGGTTAAATGGCGTGATTTCGGATTCAATAGAACTCTTGCATTACAGATGGCGTATAACCGAACTGACTATCTTCTTATTTTCGATGCAGATGATGCCATACACGGTAATTTTATTATGCCGTCCAAGCTTACACATGATGCATATCAATTAAAGTTGGGCGAATCATTTGTTTATTTGAGAACCCTTATTGTAAACAACCGAAAACGGTGGAAATTTGTCGGTGTTCTACATGAATATATTACGTGTGTCGATAAAGAAGAAAGTTCTGCATCGATCGACGGTTCTTATTATGTTGAATCGGGTCGCAGCGGGAACAGAAGTAAAGACCCTAATAAATACATAAATGACGCCGCCGTTCTAGAAAAGGGGTATCTCGATGAGATGGCTGGTTCAAAAAGAGGTGACGGTAGTGGTGATAAAATGCTTGCCGAGAGATATGCGTTTTATTGTGCACAAAGTTATATGGACGCTGGCGTGGCATATATCGGTAAAGCGATCGAATGGTATACTCGAGTACTTGAGCAAAATAATTGGAGTCAAGAAAAGTACTATAGTGCGTTATCTCTCGGCGGTTTGTATGCTCGCAAGAATGACAAATATAATTCATTAAAATATTACTGTAAAACGATGGAATATGATGAAGGGCGTATAGAAGGAGTCGCATCTACTATGGAGATATTAAGAGCAGACGGAAATCATGTTATGGTAAATGCGCTTTATCATAAATATAAGAATTATAACAAGAATCCAAAAGACAAACTATTCTTGTCGAGAGATAAATACGAGGATATTATCGAATACAATAACTCGATTTCGTCTTTTTATATTTTTGATAAACGAAGTGGTTATGACTGTTGCAAAACGATATTACAGAATAATATTATGGCACACCATTTTATGACGTCAACATTCTCTAATTTCGTATTTTATCGCGATTTTATTGAGCAAGATACTACGCCCGATTTATTGAGACTATTTTTTGCCGTCGATAACTTATTAGGGGTGGTTGCGTCCAAAACAGATAGTTATTCAGAGAATGATTTTGATATTTGGAATAGATTATTTAATAAGGTTCGACAGTGTTTAACTTCCGCTCCAAAAATACACGAGATCGAAGAAGAATATACACCAGGCACAAAATCCAACGATGACTCTATTAAAACGCCAGTTATTACAAAGTTCAAATTACAACTATCACCTGAATTATATTATTTAAACCAACATACGCATGTATCACCGGACTCTCCATATTTTGTAACGGTTAAACGAAACAGAACGAAAAACATATCTACTATAATTACATTTACTTCATGTAAACGTTTTGATTTATTTCAGCAAACCGTAAATTCTATTATAAATATGTGGCGTGACGTCACCGCAATCGATTATTGGTTTTGCGTTGATGATAACTCTAGTGAGGAAGATAGAGAGCACATGAAGTCTTTGTATCCGTGGATTGATTTTTATATGAAAACGCCTGGTGAAAAAGGTCATCGCCCAAGTATGAATATTATCTGGAATAAATTAAATGAGTTAAAGCCGCAATATTGGGTTCACATGGAAGACGATTTTCTGTTTCATACTCCAGACCATTATATCAAAAAACCGATTAAAATGATCTCGGACGCACGGGATCGGGGGCATAACGTTCGTCAAATTCTATATAATCGTAATTTCGGGGAAACAATAAAAGACTATAATATTCAAGGTCATAAAATTCTACGCGATATTCAATACGATGTTGCTCTGCATGTTTGTAAAGCCGGCCAATTTGCATACGGGAATAGTCATTACTGGCCACATTATAGTTTTCGCCCCTCGCTCATCGATGTAAATGCAATTCTTATTCTCGGTAATTATGATAGTGAAAACCAATTTTTTGAAATGGATTATGCAAATCGTTGGTATTCAAACGGGTTTTTATCTGGATTTTACAATCAAATTACAAATCGTCACATCGGACGATTGACGTCTGAGCGTCATGATAAAACACTCGCAAATGCATATGAATTAAATGATGAAGGACAATTTGCGTCTAAAACAACTGTGGATTCTATCAAAGATTGTGTTATTGAACCGCCTTTACTCGAAAATACGACCACTACCAGTAAGTTGTATTATTCTAATCAATTATTCGAAGACGGTTTTGGAGCACAATATCAGAGATTTATGTGGACGTGTATATATGCCGAGGATTGTGAAAATGCGACGTTTGTGTATCGCGCACCTAAAAAGATGGCACATAACTACTCAAACGATCCCAATTTCTTGAAAAACATGGAAAATATTATGAACATGAATGATAATTATTTGAATTACGACGATATTATTCATAAAAATCAGTCGTTAGATGAAAAAGACAAGGTAAAGATAATAATTCCAAATTTTTACGACATTTTTAATTATGTCGAGAGAAATATCGATAAATGCATTAAAAGTGAAAGCATGTCTCGAATTAAAAAGCACTTTTGGGCAAACAAAAATAGAGACAATATTTACAAAAAGCATGAGATATTTAACAAACATAATTACCCAAACGTACTTCATTTAGCTGTTCACATACGTCGCCCTAATATAGATGATACAAAACCAAACAGCGGTGAAGAATACAATATTGCTTACTATATTAAGTCATTATTGACTATCCGGAGTAAATATTTGATTAGTAAACCAGACCACGTAATTATGTATCACATATATTCACAGGGGGATATTGCAAACTTTGCCGAATTTGCATGCCACGCGACATTAGGTGAAAATGTTATACTTCATTTGAACGAATCGAACGAAGATACGTATCTTGGAATGGCCGCCGCAGACATATTGGTTACATCGGCAAGTTCATTTAGTTATAGTGCCGCATTCGTTTCAGATGCAGATATATTTTATACAGAATTTTGGCATAAACCGTGCAGTTGGTGGAATATGCTCGATAAATAATGATACATTATAATAATAGCAGTATATAATATTATAACATTTTATATAATGCCCAGAATATCTCATCGAGTAAATGACCTCGACCGCGAAAGCGATAACGACCGCGACATCGACGATATTTCTATTCTATCTGCGCGAGATAAACAAATCAGCGGATATCGCGATGTTGAAAACGTATCCAAATTTAATATTATTCTCGGAATGATAAAAACGAGACAGAATGTTAAAAATAATAAGGATTTAATGCCTATTTACTTGAGATCAAAGCAGCTATTTGATGAAATCGTTGAAGAACAAAACAAACAAGTAACTTATTTACAGAATATTATTCGACATTTAGATTCTATTTTGCACGATCATCTTTCGCCGCCAGAAGGACAAATAACAACATCTAAAAAACATAAAAAAACGACGAATGCTAGAACAGGTAAAGAGGATAAATCACAAGATCATATGATTCAAGATATAATTAAAGAAAAACAAAAGGTTGGCAAATTATTAATGAAGATGCGAATGGTTCTTAATAAATTAAACGAAATAGATACACTTACGCATATTACGCCTGAACGAATGGCTGCATTTTCACCTGGTGATTTTAATGCCCACATCGGTGAGGACGATAATGTTGATGACGATGATATTATATTGATGTTAAATGATCCGAATGATCAATTCTACAGTAGCTCAGACGAGGGTCGCGACGATGACGACGGGAGCGAGGACAACGGTAGCGACGATGAGGATAATTAGGCATTATTAGCATATAAATTTATAATGAATATAAAATTGAAATAAAGAAAAATGCTAGTTTGTTAAATTATATTTGTGCGAATAACAAATCTGTTCAGTTTCGTTCAATATAATGTTTCAAACTGCTGGAAGTAGAAATGAAGAGGGGTGGGTAAATGGATTAGATAGAAGAGGATTCACACCTACAAAGTCTGGGTCGGAAGAACTCGCTAACGCTAGGGACGCGTTCGCAGATAATGTAACATTTAATATTTTACAAAACAAAAATGAAATCACTCTTGTTGATGATGCGTGCGGTATGACTGTACCATTATTGGTAAATATGTTTGATATAGGAAGAGAGAACCATCAAAATGATAAAAGTATGGGTGTCTCTGGTTGTGGCGGCATTCATGCGAATTATCAATTGTCTAAAAATGATCTTGGACAACCAAGACCGACACAAGTACTTACTAAACACAAAGATGGTGTATACTTAAAAGCCACCATTCCGTGGGACTTGATTTATAGAGATAAAAAATTTGATAAACAAATTAAAATTGAAGAAATGACCATAGAAGAAATTCAACAATTTATTGCTGAAAGAGGCAACCGCCCCGATGCAACAGGGACTACTTTCAAATTCCCGTATTCAGAAAATTTTAGTAATTTATTGAAATCTCAGTTCAAAGATGTACAAACGGATTGTAGTAATTTAGATGATTCATGGGGTATGATATTTGGCACAATCAAAATGAACATATTCTTAAATAAACATAATGGTCTTCCGCCAACTGAACTGAAAAAATATGATTATTTTGTGTTTCCAGATGACGCATATTATGAAGGGAAATTCGAGTGCCAGATATATACGTTTGTCGATGGTAATGAGGAAAGATTCGTTTGTAAAGATCCTGAAAACGAATCACAATACATCGAAATTTGTAAAGATAAAAGGGGGTTGTCCACAAAACCAAGGCCAGTTGCAGTTGACCAACGAAAACTTGACTCGGCTGATATTATGACATTTACAAGCGGAATGTTAATCAACAAAAAAGTATTTGACCCATCAAATCCAAAGGAATTAACCGCTGAATATATGGTAGACCCTTATGATGCGACTTTTATGAAAAGCGAGTTACAAAAAGATGTTATCAAAGAATTCGTATCGAGGACTTCTGTATATAGAAATCATCAAAGAATTACTGGTGTTTCTTTGGAAAATTTTAAAGTTAGTAGTGCAAGAGGTGATGGAAGGTTATTATTTAAAATAGTACATCATCGTTCCAAAATAAGCTATGAAACACTATCAACGCAAGTGAATCGACTTGATAGAATACATGGAATTCAAGAAAACAAAAACCAAAATCAACATATCTTACCCCCAGAATATACACAATATAGTCGTCTTATTGAATACTTAAAAGGTTGGCATGCCAAAAAGATTCTTACATATATGGAAAGAGTAATTAAAACACATGATCAACAAAAGAAAGAGCAAGAAGCACAAAGAAAGATTGAAGAACAGTCACGACGGGCAGAAGAACGACGAATTGCTGAAGAGCTACGACGACAGAATAAAGGAAAACAACAACCTATAGACGAAATACAGCTTGTTGTTACAGGAGACCCAGCCCGCGACCATGATGAACCTGACTCAGAAATTGGCGTTCCAACCGACGAATTCGAAGAATCCCAAGAATCCCAAGAATCTGGTGAAGAAGATCTCGGTCAAGTCAGCGAAGACTGTGAATCCGAACAAGTGATGGCGAGTGATCCGAATAATCGTGAAGAGGATTCTCCAAATATTGAAGAACAAAAACTGATGCTATCATCAGAATCTAACGACGATGAGACATTAGAGGCATTTTCACTAGAAGAGTCGAGACAGTATGATTTAAAAATAATCCAATTACTGTCTCAACATATAGCATCAACCAATTATACTCATAAGAATGGAAAAATGTTGTATGAATTTGTCATGAGTGAACGCAATAATTAAATACACGACATCATAAATATGATAAAACACTCGATTTTAGATTCATTCGCGTTCCGCTATATTCTCGCTGCATCAACATGCGAGATATTTGATTATTTTTAACTACAGCTTCAACTGCACGTTTTAATGCGATCCATTTTTTCACCCTTCTTTGAAAGATTCGTAACCAAAATGTCTTATATATTGCTACAATTTCTCCTCCAGGAGAAAGAATTTCCGTTTCAACAATTTCAACCGTTATCCGATTTACTCGTTTCGTGTGTGATGGGCATCGAGTATATTGATTATGAGATTTATCTGCAACAATTAATGCGAATTCCAAATCGTCCGGCGTAAAATAATCAAATAAATATACACATAAATAATGATCGGTTATTTCGGGTGAACTATCTTCAGTATATCCGTGAATGTTTTGCGAAAACTTTTGACACAACCCAATATTATAATGAACACGATTGACCATCAAACTAAATATTTGCTTTACAGTTACTACAGATACTACAGATACAACTGCGGGGACAGAGACACTATAATAAATAAAGAAATATATTTATTATATTTATTTTTGTATTGTTATTATTAATACATTTTTATTCAATTTAATATATTTTGGTATTTTATATATACATTACTAATTATCATATTTATCAATATTTTAGGTAATATTAGATGCCGCCTATTACGAAACTATTATATTCGCCATTTTTACAAAATAAATTTGTATTATACGGAAGTCTAGTGGTTCTGTTACTTGCCATTATTCGTTTTTTAGCGAATCATAATTTTAATGCGATAATTTTGATGGCTCTTATTGGATTATTGACTAGCTACTTTAGTAAGAATATGATTATCGTTTTACTTACTCCACTTCTTGCAATTTTTGTAATCGAACTTACGCGCGGTCATATGATGCTGGAAGGTCTTGAGAATAAAGAAAAAACGACAGAAGGCGAGGAAACCCAAACAACCGCGAATGGCGATGAACCAGCAGAGGAACCTGATTCGGAAACCAAACCCGCAACCACCGAGGGTCAAACCGGTCAAAAACCGGCTGATGAAGCGGCCAAAAAGGCGACACCCACACCACCCGTCGAGAAAATTTCTACTCAGAAACCCGCAAAAAAACAAGGAATGGCAAAATTAAAGCCCGCTAGTTATGACGGTAAAGAAGATCACGATGAAAAAAACAGCAATAATGGCAATCGGATTGATTATGCGTCTACGTTAGAACAAGCATACGATAACATCGAGAATATTATCGGCGAGGACGGTGTTCGCGGTTTAACCGACCAAACGAAATCTCTCATGAATCAACAGAAACAGTTGATGAATAACATGAAGGACATCGAACCATTATTGAAGTCAGCGCAGGGATTTATGTCACAGATGACTGGTGAAGGCGGTTTGTCCGGTATTTCAACCATGTTACAAGGATTCGCTGGAACAGCTAAAAAATCGGAAGCCTCTGCATAATCGTAATAATCATATTACTGTAGTATACATGTCTTATAAATTCTAAATATATAGATACAATATATATTTAGGAGCATCTTATATATAAATAAACCAAATGGCCAGAAAATGTCCTCCAGGTGTTCTTTGTTTTGAGAATTTGACGTTAATATTAATCGTATTAATAATTATCGGGTTTGTATTTTTTGTTGCGTCTCGTCTCGGCCACGGCCACGGTGGTCACGGTCACGGACATGGAGTACCTACTGCAATATTTACACCCATGTCGATGACTACATCTCCCGCGGATTTCCTTGATTTTGGCGCGGGTGGTCCATCGCCGAACCAAGATGTATTGATGAATCCTTATGTACCACCACTTAGAGATAATACGACTGGATCGATGACATCGATTTATGATATGCGTGGCGGTGTCGGCGGTGGTGTATCTGGTATGGGTGGCGGCGGTGGAGTGGGTACGATGCATTATGGTGGTCTCGGAATGCGCGTTAATGTTCCCACGCAGTCAGTAGACACTACATATCGCCAGGTTGGCATATTAACCCGAAATGGTGGAACACAAGAGACAATATTACCATTAATCGGTCGTCCTCTTTTCGCAAATCGCGATAAATGGCAATTTTATACTCTAAGTGATAAAAATAATGCAATTAAATTACCTGTTACGGTAAATGGGCGAAGCGGAACTGGCGAATATGGTTGCAATAATGTGAGCTCGGGCGACGTCGTGTTCGTAGAAGGATATAACGATGCATTTAAAGTAACCGCTTACGATAGCGCATCATTACGTTATCTACCCTTTTAGAATACCATTTTTATTTACATCATCATTTATCATGTATGTTGATGTAAATTTTATATTATTTATGCTTACGGGTATTCTTGGACTTTGCACTATTAGTTGTTCCAATCTTGGACTTGTAACTGCTTGATTTATGGGGTATTCTGTATATCACTTTATTTTGTTTACGTGTTTGTTTATTTTTCGTTTTGGGATTGTTTCGTCGTGTTTTGCCTCCGACGCTGGTATTTTTAGCGGCAGCAGCAGCAGCAGCAGCATCAGGAGCAGTAGTAGAAGCAGCAGGAGAAATGGTTGGGATAGAGATATTGGTTGGTCCATTAACATTTACATTTACATCATCTACATGTACAACTTCATCATCTACATGTACAACTTCAAGGTCCATATGATCGTCATCAACAGCAACAGGAACCGCAGTATTAGGAGCAGCAGCAGTAGAACCAGCAGCAGGATCAGGAACAGCGGTATTAGGAGAAGGAGCATGAGCAACAGTAGCAGGAGCAGCACTAACACCAGAAGTAAGATTAGTAGCAGGAGCAGAAGTAGCAGGAGCAGCACTAACACCAGAAGTAGGATTAGGAGGAGCAGCAGCAGCAGCATTCGCAATAATAGTTAATTCTTTCATCTTCTGAAGATCCAACTCGTGCTTAGCCTGCTGCTCCAGCTCTTGCGCTTTCAACTCCTGCCGCCTCTGCTCAATTGTTGCACTACGAAATGCATCAGATGTCTTCTTCATAGTCACACCATTAAATGCCTTTACCGTGAACGACGGTAGTATATCTTGGAAATTTTTGAGTGCATTAGCATAGATAGCCAACCGAGAGTTTGTATTCTCTGTATTTTCGGTTGTAACATCTGATTGTAATTTTGCAGTTACGTCTTCAATCTTAGTTCGAGATAATTTGTCTTTAATGATATCGAAGTTTACTTCATTAAATGTACTTGTAGCTCCATATAAATCGAAAGTAAATGCTGCAGATTTTATTACGTTATTAATTTTACTCTCTAAATCTGAAATCTCGCGGTTTACACTTCCTATAATACCACCTCGAAGACCATTAAGCAAGCCTTTAATTTCTTTAGATTTATCTAAAAATGTTTGCAATTTCGGTCCAGAACAATTCAACAATGTAGAACATTCCGCACATTCTTTTTCAAACGATTCTCTTAATAACTTAAATAAATTACGTATACTATCTTTCAATTCACCATCGGGCAAGGTACTACCTATATCTTTCGAATATAATGTTATAGCACCAGCGTCGCATAACAAACGTTTAAATTCATTAATTATAGTCTGATTATCTTGTGTGGATAGTTTTTTAAAACCAGCAAAGAATTCTTTTTTATTGTTTAAAATTCCGAAAAATTCACTTATACGAGTATTTGCCAAATTTAATAATTCTATAATTTTTTCATATTCTTCTTTACTTTTACCAAGTCCAATTGTAGCAATATCTTTTCTTTTAAATAATGCCGGTAAAAACAATAGATCAAATGCAATAGATAATATTTTTTTATTAAAATCCTGATTTTGCGTATTATCTTCTTCAAGAAATATGTCGATTTGACTTAATATTGCTATAGTTGTTGCTTTATACGTAGCTAACGATTTTTCTGTTTTTATAAAATTGTCTATTTGCGTTCTTATATCTGAATTTGTGTTTATGATTGCTTCAACAAATCTTTTGATGTCTCCATAAGGCTTTATCAAATGTCGCCATATTTCATTCATGTAAAAATCATTTACATTAAGACCCAAACCCTTTTTCACTCTATCAGTAAAAATTTTCTCGCTAGTTGCATCGTTAAACTCGCTAGTTTTAAGTAATTCAATTATTTCTAATAGTAATGCTCGTTGGGTTTTTGTACCTTCAGCATCGCCTATTCTTATTTTTTCATCTATTATTTTTGTAACATATTCATTTACCTTAGCAATAATTTTTTTAGCTACATCATACAACTTTCGTCTTGTCTCGTAAATACGAGTAAGTGCCGGTAGTTTTAATTGCAAATTATATGATGATATTGGATATTCAGGATCTGTCGTATTTGCCTTCCAGTTAAAATTGTTATTAAAAACTAATGCAAATGCTGTTAATGGATATGATGGATCATTTTTAGATGTTGAATCGAGTGCAACCAGTTCATCGTCATATTTTATATATTTTTTAACTGTAGTTTCTACTACTGCATCAAATATTGTCTTATACTCAGTCAACTGTTTATTTGCCTCTGGGCGAATTGGGGTGGTAATTGAAGTGGCGTTGGATACAGCGGTTTTAGTCATTTCTAATTTTTGTTCTTCTGCCGTTTTTGCTTGGGTTACGTTTCTTTCTCTTTGAGAGGCTAACAGAGCAGCTGTATCCTTAGGTTTACCCTTTACAGGGACAGGTTCTGCAGGAGGAATGTTTCCTGTTGACTGAGCAACCCCTTCGGGTAATGTGGCGAGCTGATGTTCGGAACCTGCATCTTCATCAAGATTATCATTACCACCATCATCGTCAGCACCTGATATACCACCATCACCACTAACAGCTTTTTCGTTTGCGTCTGGTTCCACAACTTGTTCACCTTCACCCGCAACATTCAGAGATTTTGCGGAATTTGCGGTATCACCAGCGACATTCTTCCCTTTCTCGCCTTCTTTGGCTTCCTCATCTTTTTTAGCCAAACTATCAAAAAGCCCAGGTAGAGTACCTGGTCCTGAAGACGATTTAATTGATACAGTTCCATCGGGATTAGTTGTTACTGTTAATGTAACTGGGTCGGGTGATGTGGCTCCGATAGTGCAATTTTCGGAATCTTCGGTTTGTTCTTTCAACCCGTCAATTACTTCTGGAGGAAGAGGTATCTCACGTTTTTTAAATAATTCCTTAAAACCCACTATTCCTCCTGTAAATTTGTCAGATAGTAATTTTTTAAATTTCTCAAACTTCGACGGTTGACTAATAATTTTAGGGAGCAGAGCCGCGACCTTCTTCATCTTATCTTTTGTCGATTCTTTATCATCGTCCTTATTTTTTTCAAGAAATGCAGCACAACTTTCTTGTGTTTGTTTTATTTTAACACTTGTATTCGCGCTAAAATTATATAAATACTGAGTAAGATCTGGGGATTCTTCTGTTATATCCGGCGGAAAATTGACTTCAACGCGAATATCATCAAAAGTTACATCTTTTGGTATATCTTCAGTTCTTTCGATTTGCTTGCCTTTTTTGTATACTCGTTTTGACGTAATAGTTCCTAATTTACCTTTGTCGATACCAGCTATGTCTATATTATCGGCTGTTCCTCCATTAAATGTACCATCTATTGGCGTATTAATAAATACGCCATCACCTTTTATTATTGGATCGCCCGCAGCGACACTTACAGATTCACCTTTAGTGAATTCTAGTATTGATTTTTCCGAAGCTGGCTCCGCCGCTCCAGATGCTGCGGGTGTCGCAGCGGCTTCTTCCTTCTTCGGAACTCTACCATATCGTATCGCGCCAATAATAAAATTAGTCTTATTTTTGATTTGTTCTTCACTACCACCCTTACTTACTGTCACATAACTGAATTCACGATCATTTAACAAAGCTGTTAATAATTCTTTACATGATGATTCATCTTTCAATTCGATAACTTCAGATTCAATAACATCATCATCTAATTCCTCATTTGCAGAGCTAGGGGGTTGAGAATTTGATTCTTGTTGTGAATCTTTTGTTTTTACTTGTGTTTCTGGTACTCTTGCTCCTTCTGCACTTTGTATGTCAGTTGCAGCCTGCGGACTAGCGTTTACTTCGTTTTGTTTTGCTGCGGCGGTGGCAGCAGTAGGATCTGCCTCTTGTACTGCTTCCGCTGGTGCATTTGGCGGTGTTGTTTTAACATCAGTTTGTGTCAATATAGGTGATGCTGGTACTTCAGGTTGGTTCGCTCCTGTTTCATTAGCCTTACCTGATTGAGATGATTGAGATAATCCGGCTTGTACCTGTGCAATTGATTGTGGTTGTGCTGGGTTGACTTTTGAATTTACTTTCGCTACACCGGCTGGATTAATAAGACTTAATAATTTGATCTTTTCTTCAGCTTTATCTTGTTCCACATATATAGTAGTTACTAATTGTTCATATGCACCCTTGTCTCCTCCTGCAGCCAAACCAGAAGGAACCAAATCTGTAATTTCTTTTAATTTGGCATCTTTTGTTTGTGAATCGCTCGCAGATTTATATTCGTTAATAAGTTTTTCAAGATTGGCAGGTAGTTCACCTCCTCGCATAACATATTTATTCCCTCTACGTTTATTCTTGTATTTTTTAATTAAACGAGATAACTCGTATTTGGGTATATACGTTTTTAGTGTTTTTTTAAACAAATGCGACAACCGATTTATCGTGAGGTTATCACTATCATGACTGTTGTTTGCAGATATTAATGTAGATGCATCTGTTTGTTTTCGTCTAAATGTAGTGTATTTTTTATATTGTTTAGGTTTGTTATAATGTTTTACTCTCTTCAAACTCTGGTTCCTTTGTTTATATAATTTTCGTATTTTATTCCGAGATAATTTCATTCGATTTCATATACATAAATTATATATAATATTATATATAGTAATCGCAAAATATTATCTTATAAATAGATACTAATATACACCTATAATGGCACTTGGTGATGATGCGCCAGTAGATATAGTAGCAAATATCGCAAGCGATCCGGCTCGAAATTGTACTTCAAGTTGCACGTTTTCATTTGTATACAGTCCAAGTGCATGTAATGTAATAAAACGCACAAATAATATACAATTGCCATATGATCAGTCAACTACATATCCTGTTATATATAATCAAACTGGATATAAAGCGGTTAGAATCGAAATATATCAGCCTTCTTTGCATAAATATGACGGAGATACAGCAAAGGCAGAATTGCTCGCATACCATGTAAGTCAAAATGGTGATAATTTGATAGTAAGCATTCCACTCGATGTAGGAAGTAGCGGTAAGCAGAGTTCAAACATTATGAATGAAATTTTACAAAACTTACCAACATCATTAGAAACGCCTAAGAGTATAGGCTCTATTACTAATTTCAATTTAGGCGATCTTATACCTAAAGTTGGGTTTTTTACGTATACTGGTAAGCATTTAATATCCAAGACTGGAACATATACTTATGTTGTATATCACAAAAAAGACGCAATAACGGTTTCGCGCGATTCTATTAAAAGTTTAACTGATACAACAAACCGTGCATCTACTGCAATTCAGCCATTACAAGTAGCTATGTCGACGACTAAAACGTTTTATTCGTATAATAAAAGTGGCGCAAATAATTCTGGAAGCGACGATTATTATCTACAATGTGATAATGCTGGGTATGATGGAACAATATTGTATCAAGGCGCCACACCTGGTGATGGAGAAAAATTCGATAAAACGAAAGGTATCGATTGGAAAGGGATAATGGCCAGTAATTCGTTTAAAACGTTTATAGGTGTTCTATTTGGAGTTTTTGTAGCAATCATTATATTCGCAGTTGGATTTGGATTTTTAAATTGGTGGGGTAAAAGAAAAGAAGCTGCGGCGGCGGCGGCTGCTGCAGACGGCGGTGGTGCCGGTGGTGGAGGCTGAACGTACTATCAACAACGATTAGATAATAGTAAAAAAATAAACAATATTTTATTAAATACGAAAAATTAATAAAATAACATAACAAATCAGTCGCCTAATTACATAACACCGTCATAATCGGGTTCAGTTGCACCATAAAGAGGGCCGAGAACTGGCTGGAAAGATCCACCATCAGAAGAACCGATGTCATTATTAGGGGTGATCGGTACCAATTGTTTAACCAACTCTTCCTCAAGAGTTTGTGATGGTTCAGGGTTCATAGCAACCATTACATCTGCCTTTTTCTTTTCGGTAGGTGAGAAAGTTTCAACGCCGAATGTACCGGTAACACGACTCGATCTGCGAATAAATTCATACGCTGCAAAAAATGCTAAAATGCCGACAACCGGATTTGTGCTCAAAAATATCGTAATTGCGATAATAACTACAAAAATTTGTCCGTACAAACTCTCAGCATATTCTGCTATACCTAAAGGAACTGCGGGAGTGAATACGATATATAAAACAAGTAGCACAAATATAACCATTTCATGCTGCTTTTCTTGACGCATCAAAGTACGGAAAGTATCCATTATTATTATTGTTTGTTCTTATTAATATATGATAATTTTATATTTTATTTTGTATATTCTAAAACTAACATTACATATAATTGAAATCTCTCGAACATAAACATATTAATCTATATTAATCTATACATAACTCATATTTTACAATCGAGATCGATTATATTCCATAGTGATATTTATCGATAATTCGATAATGGCAGAAACAGTTTCTACCTATTATGGTCCGAGAGGATATACGCTATTGAAAGAATGTATGGACGCATCAGATATAAAATTATTAAAGGACGACCTGACGGTCGGTGCATATATTCCTAAAGCGCCTGTTCAGCCGCCTAAATTTCCAATTTATAGAGAATGTACCAAAAAAATATACATTCCTCGGTTTTATGGGACTAAAATATACGGAATGCCGGAGGAAACAAGGATTCCTCACGGAATATCAGTCCATGAATCTCTCGAATTCGCTGGTGATATGAGAGAATATCAGCGGATTATCATAGATAAATACATACATCAGGTAACGAAGCCGGAAAACCGGGGTATGGGTGGTGGCGGATTACTCGATGTCGACCCGGGTAAAGGAAAAACCGTAATGGCGCTGAATATAATATCTCGTCTTCGTCTGAAAACTCTTGTTATTGTGCATAAAAGTTTCCTTTTAAACCAGTGGATCGAGAGAATCCAACAGTTCCTTCCGACCGCGCGTGTTGGAATGATACAGGGGCAGACAATTGATATCGACGAGAAGGATATCGTTATTGGAATGCTGCAGTCGTTATCTATGAAAGAATATCCTAAAGATATGTTCGACACATTTGGGCTATCCATCTACGATGAATGTCATCATATGTCAGCCGAAGTATTTTGTCGATGTATGATGAAAATAGTTACTAAATATACACTTGGATTGTCTGGAACTATGGTAAGAAAAGATGGATTGACTAAAGTTTTCAAGCATTTTCTCGGCGACGTTGTTCATAAGGAGAAAAATGATACAACGACACATAGTGTATTAGTGAAGGGAATCCAGTATAAAGTCGAAGACTCGGAATTTAATGCGACAGAGTATGATTATCGTGGCAATCCGAAATTTAGTACGATGATATCTAAAGTATGTAATTATAACCGTCGTAGTGAGTTCATATTAGATGTGATTAAAAAAGAACTTGCTACAAATCCAGATCAACAAATCATGATACTTGCGCATAATCGTTCTCTTCTTGATTATTTCCATGATGCTATTGAACATCGTAAGATCGCAACAGTCGGATTTTATGTTGGTGGTATGAAGGAAGCTGCGTTAAAGGCGAGTGAAAGTAAAAAGGTTATTGTTGCTACATACGCGATGGCGTCGGAGGGTTTGGATATAAAAACATTAACAACGTTGATCATGGCTTCGCCGAAAACGGACGTGTGTCAGTCAGTTGGTCGAATTTTGCGTGTGAAACATGCATCACCGTTAGTAATTGACATAATTGATCCGCAGGACGTATTTCGGGCACAGTGGCTAAAACGACAGACGTATTATATCAAGCAAAGGTATAAGATTATTATGACGGATAGTGAAGGGTATTATTCTGATAAGTGGAACGTAAAGTATCAACCGCCGGTGATTACGAGTTCAAATGCGTTAGGAAAAACAGTATCGAATGATCATCTGGACGTTGTTATACAGGACGCCGATATCATAGAAATTAATGAAGATGATGGTAGTCTAACGATATCGACCGAAACAAAGGCAAAGGCAAAAATAAAATCAACCATTCCAAAAACAAATGGACGATGCTTGATTCAACTCGAAGAATGAAAATGATAACGAGAATTATAATAAGAATGTTGAATATTTATAATACAGGGTGTGCGCTGTTATAGGCAGTCACCTGAGCAGGGTTTGCAAGAGCCGTTGTCGCGGGTGTAACCGTCCCACCAACTGAATAGGCAGCATTTGGTTCAGTTTGTACACTACTGCCGTTTGGTGCACCCCAACCTACAATCATGTCGCCGTTTGACTGAAACTGAGGAGCACCGCCTCGTTGCATTTTATGAGATTTATAATATTTCGATAACATGCGTTTGCGAATAGTATTTGCGCGACGTTTACCTTTTTTTATGTATTTTCTAGAAGAATATCGAAGACGACGATTTTTGGTCTTACGTTTTGACGAACTCTTTCGTTTTTTTCCACCGCCACTTTTCAAAGACATATTCGATGATGACGCATTTGCATTATTACCTATAATGATAGGTGCATATGATCCTCTTGTATGTTCTGTGCCGTTTTCACCAACGTTGAATCCATAGTATGAACCACCACCACCTCCCTGAACAAACGCGCGTCCTCCCTGCCCCTGGTAAAAGCTCCCGGTGCCCACGGTTGGAATTTCGTTGCTAGATAATGCAATATTTCCGTTATGTTCGGCTAATGGATTAACCTTTAAAAAATTATCAGCTACCATTTGTATTTTATTTTGGAATAATATAATTAATATAATTAATAAAATATATTAATTATTAATATATTTTGTTCTAGATAACCGTTGTTTATCGGTAGTTCTTATTGGTCCTTCTACGACAGAACGAACGCTTTTGACCCTTCGCCATCTTGCACTTTTGTCTTAATTTACGACTCTTGCATTTTCTCTCGGTTACACTACGACAAGGAGACGAACGCAGCCGATCTAAATACATTTTTTGATCAGGACGAAACCGAAATGGTTTAATTTTACGAATCTTTTGCCCGCTGATCGGGGCAGATGGCTGGAGATTCATGTGTTCACCAGATAAACGAATTTTACGTGATCCACGCTTCGGTGATCCGCCTAAAAATGCTTGCATTATAATGAAATATCAATTATTATACTATACTAAAATAAAAAATAATAACACCAACCAGAATTTGAAATGGGTTCAATTATACATCTTCTCTTCTCTTAATAATTGCAGATCAAACAATTTATCTACCGACAACTGTAACGCAACGCCCCTTTTTGATAATTGTCTATAAATTTGGTACTCTTTAAAGATAGAATGTAAATCGATCATACTTTGCACACTCGTAATTTCATTACAGCCGTTTATGTGTATGTTATGTAACCGTAAACCGATTTCGTCAAGATGAGGAAACAAATTGCTAAATATATATTTCATGGCTACTTTATGTGAATATGCCGTAGCCGGGATATGTCCATTTGAAAATTCATTTACATCGTAATATAATCCACTATACAAACACTTATGTTCCCATATATAATTGAACATCTTCTTAGATTCGTTTATTCCATCTTGTGACGTATTTGTTTTTATCCAAAATGATGCATTCGGCGTAAACGCGTATAATGTTCTCAATTCCGTAACGTTCGAAACCACATATTGTTGAATATTTGATTGTTTTGAATATAGAATATCTATGGTAGAACGTTTTGTATTATTGCATATAATCGGGTTACTCGACGACGACGACGATGACAACGAATAAGGTAATGTATTGTGTATAAGTGTTGACGATCCAGACAATAATCCAACCCGATTTATTGTTAAATACTTCATTAGATTTGGTGATGACGACAAAGAAACGCTATAATATGGTTTTATATTCGGAACCTTTTTATTCAACAATTGTATGATTGGAACTATGTTTTTAAATTTGCAAGACGACATCATAATACAGGCCCACGGTTATATTAATCATATGAATGTATTTATTATCGTTTAGTATACTTTTTGGGTAAGTATCTTAATTCGTGCTGTTTTATATTAATATCAGTAATTACGTCTTGGGTTGCCGAAGTACCTTGTGAAACAACTGAAATCGGTACCCATTTACAAAACTTCTTATTCAACCGACATACCATTTTATATTCTGTTGTTAATGATACAAATTTATCCTGTTCAATATTTTCGAATTCATCATCGTCATCACTTTCTTCCATCGTATCTAGACGATCATTTTCCTTTATTTTGCGAAATAACGCGTTCATCATCGCGCTAGTTTTGTAATTTGGTATATGTGCAAAATTATGAAAGATGCATGATTGTGACGATGATTGCGAGATCGATAATCGATTTGTCGGTTTAACAAATAATTCGTAAATATCGTTTTGAATATTGGGTCTAACAATAAATACTGCTTGGATATTAGTTAACATGTCATCGTTCGGTTTTACGAACGGTATTTTTGGTGATATTACCGGAATCTTTGAAATAATAGTAGAAGTAGGCGTTCGTTGTTCTTGTTGTTGTCCTCTTTCTGAAATAATATGTTTCGTAGTAGATGCCTGATGTATTATTTCAGGTTGCTTATCATTCATAAGTAATACCTTTTGATGAACTCGCGCAGAATGCATATTATTCGTACGAAAATGAATAGAGTATACATTATACGGTAATGATGTAACAACTTCTTCTACACTTTGTTCATTTGCACACATTACCGGTAATCCAAATATAATTCCATTTGTAGTATATGATACTTGGCGGATATTATCCTCACCAAATAGTTGTTCGCATAGACGAACGTAATCGTTATACCGTATCGTCGATACTTGTTCCCCCTTATACCAATATATATTTTGAATACAAAAACACGGAATCTGTCTTTGATTTTTTGTAGCTTTAAATAGAGTACCGGAAAATACAGATCCATATGATAAAGACCCATGAAAGCACACATCATAGATTGTTACTTGTCCAGGTGTCCAACCGTTTGCTTGATTGAAATAATAGAGTGAATCTTGTCCGGTCGATTGTGTGTGTTGTTGTGGATATTTTTGATTATTATTATTATTATATCGTTGTGAATTCGCGCCACGATTAACTGTAGGTGCAATTTCGATGATCGCTATTATTTTTTGTCTATTCCATTCGGTTGCCCATGCAACACATTTTCTACCCTTTGGTATAATAAAACATTCATCATTATATGTTTCATCTTTCTTATGAATATTTACTTCATAAGAAAGTCGCGTTTGGGGAAAATATTTAAGTAAACCTGCCGCTTCGGCTGACTGTAACACACGCATAATGTATGATGTATATATTAATATTATTAACAAATTTGCTTTAACTTAGTTAATTCGTGTATAATCTCATTTTACTCATTTCGACGTTTCAATTTGAAATAGATGGAATTTTAAAATGATTTTGTGATTGTTTTTTTAATCCAAGAGTTTTTAAATACGCTTTTAGTTCGGATTTCATATTATCGTTTGTAATCGGTTGATTATCTGAAAATTGGTGGTTAGGATTATTGATATTGCTCGTATTATCGCCACTAGTATTATTGTATTGAGTTGTATAAGGTAAATTATTAGAATGCATAGTAAGATGAGCGGGTATTCCTAAACTGCTTCCTTGTGGAACTATTGATGGAAAATCTGCACTTTCACGATTTCCCCTCTCAATCGTATCAAATAACGTTTCATATTTTTGTTTCGGACAATGTATAAGATCTTTTACTCTTGGAGATGTTAATGTAGCTTTGAAATAGATATACAAATAATGCAGTATTACGATTAAACTTATAGAAAATACGACATTTTGAAGTAACCATATCATTTTATTCTTTGTTTATTATTAATATAATTATGTCTTTGTATTTTTAATGTGTATATTATGAACATAATTTGAACTGTAATAAAAACGAAATCATATCGTCCTTAAATGAATTGTTCAATTTATCATTATTCGAGAGAATTCCGTTTTCGGTAGTCATATAGAAATCAATAATACGCTTTTCGGTTTCATCAAATATAAAAACAAATGCATTTGGTGCATTATTATGAAATCGGATAATATGTTTTACTCGAGTAATGTATACATGATCTGTTGGAATATGATGAGTATAAATTGGTTGATCTGTCTGTTCGGGTATTTTAAAATAACTTTCATCAATTAATACTGGAACAGTATATTCCGTTTGTTTTGTTGAATCATGAATTATAGTTGATTTTACTTCGATTGTAGTTGTTTCACCGTCAATTAGTGTTTTTGGTTGAAGATATTGTTTATACGCTGTTGCATTTGCATCGTGATGCTGTTTGTCTAATGGATTGGAGGCTGCCGGTTGTTTTATCTTTTCGGTTTTTATTTCATATATACATTTGTCAGTAATTATTAGATGTTCATGTTTTTTGTTTACAAAAAATAGTTCTGTACCTTTGGGTCGGAGGCGGCCATTTTCGATAATTTGATGGATCTTTGCGTATTTTTCATTTATCTCAGTTAAACTTATATCTAAAAAAAATATTCGTCGTTCACTTTGTATATTTTTTTTAACTGCATTACTATTAGAATCATTACGATAGATAGTCTGTAACCCAGAAATCATCATGGCCTGGCGAGCAGTTTGATTCTTCTTTTGACGCCGAACCATATTATTCGATACATTAGACATGCTTATTAATAATGCAATATGCAATATATGCAATAACAATTTATATTTAATACATATACGGTTGGGTTGGATGGGGTTATTTAAAAGTAAATATCACAGGTTGAATATATATATTAATTGATTATTTCGAATAAATTGATATAGAAACTATTTATACATATATATAATCGTATTATTGTTCTGTGACCGTTCGAATCAAGCCATGCCAGAATCCAGTAAAAATATTATTGATAAAACCGGCATAATCGTTATCTCGAAAACCGGTAAAGCAAAGGAAGTAAATGTAGAAACGAATACGATTGTTGGCATTCGAGAATTGACTGAACTTCTTTCAAAAAAATGTGGTAATACAAAATCGAGTGGGTTTAGTTGTTATCATACGTATAGGTTTCGAAACAAACGTTCCAATATTTTGGGGCAAAGTAATAAAGAAGATGTGCCAAAAAATATATATGTTGATGTGTGGGGGAAAACTGATGGAAGGGCGGGAGATGAAAATAAATATGAATTACCTCCGCCGATTGACGATATCTTATTTTTTGGAAATATTGCGCTGGTTTCGCGTATTGATAAAGAGGTAACATGTAATTTAACTTTAGATCGATGGGACATTATTTATGAAAAATTGTTTGGTGGATTTGAAGACCTTTCTGCAACTGCAAAAGAAGATGAAAATGAAATAGATGAATTGGACATGGTTCCTGCATCAAAAAAGACAAAAAATGGTTATTTGAAGGACGATTTTGTTGTTGAAGATGATTTATCAACATCAAGCGGTGGCGGTTCAAAGCGCAAAAATCGTGTAACTAGTGAAAGTGAATTTGAAACAGAAACAGAAACAGAAACAGAAACAGAAAGTACGTTGAATAGTAATGAACTTGAATCAGAACTAGAGCCGGACATCGAAGATGAGCGTGTGAATGAAGTGGTTTTAAATGAAAAAAAGAATATCAAAGTGAAAGATAACACTGAAGTTGGGGCAACTTCAGCAAAACCGAAAGGGAAGTCAAAAGGAAAGGCAAAGAATGTTAAACTCGAAGATATAGCCAAAGAAAGCGAAGATGAATTGGTTGAGGACGAATATGATTAATAATAATTTGGGAATAAATAATAATATAAATAATAATATAAATATAAATATCGGTATTTGATATATAAGTATTCTATTTTTAATGTCGTGGACCCAAAATGAAACAGAACAATATTTATTAGATCTTAGCAATAATGTTGGAATGTTTTCAAGTAATTCGCATAATTATCATATTACGGCGTTTTCAAAGGATACATCATTTAAAACATTTTTAGAAATTGGAACCTGGAATGGACTTGGATCAACTAAGACATTCTCGGACGCATTTGATAATCGTTTATATGATGATTATACATTATATAGCCTCGAATGTAATAAAGAAAAATGCGAAAATGCAGCAAAGTTGTATATCGATAATCCAAATATCCATATTTTAAACGAAGTGTTATGGAATAAGCTACCTTCTAATTTCTACGAATTATTTCCCGAATGTTTAAATAATCAAGATATCAAGGCGCAATTTGATGTTGATTTGGATAATATGAAAAAATGTAATTTATTTTTAGAAAGGGCCGAATTACCTGAAATTTTTGATTTTGTTTTATTGGACGGCGGAGACTGTACGACATATTTTGATTTTCAAATTATAAAAAATAGATGTAAATATTTATATGTTAACGATATTAACAGTTATAAAGGAAAAATTGTATTTAACGACATGATAAATGATAAAAAGACTTGGAATATAATGGCGTTTAATAAAAAAAAAAATAGTTTTGTTCTTGCTGAAAATATATACATTAAATATAATTTGCAAAATGTTGAAAATACGCCCGTAGTAGAAGTTCCTCGTGTAATATATGAAACTCCTCCAGAAATTCCTCTACACCTACAGCGTTTTTACGAAGAACAGAAAAAAATGCAAGAAATGCAACAGCAACAGCAACAGCAATAGCAGGTGGTAGAAATAGAGGTAAATCTAGCGCAAATTCAGGAAGAAGACCCAGGACAGCAATCTTTTTAAGGAGAATTCGCAATAGCAAATAATTTATTAATTTATTTTATCATGTGCTATTTTATAAAAACGATAATTTTTATAAAATTGATTAAAGAGAATTCGATGTATTATTATATATAAGATAACGGTTCGTTCTAGGGATTGAAGACGCATGTCAACTATTACAAGTATCGCAAACCCAGATGAATTTAGAAATCAAGTTCGAAAGAGATTCACTCCACTACTGAATAATGACGATACATTTGCATCAAATATAGAGAAAGGGGTGTATAATTGGACAATTCAGACAGCAACAAAACAGAATATCGTAAAAAAATGGTCAAATCCGTATTTCGTGACATTATATATCGATCGACTTCGATCCGTTTATATTAATTTAAAAAAACCAGATGTTGCGAATTTGGTAATTACCGAACAAATTAAATCACAAGAGTTTGCCTTTATGACTCATCAGGAAATTTGCCCTGAAAAATGGAAACAACTAATTGATGACAAAAAAATACGTGACAAGAAGAAATACGAGCCAAACATCGAAGCTTCCACCGACAATTTCACTTGCAACAAGTGTAAATCTAAAAAGTGTACGTATTATCAACTTCAAACCAGGTCAGCTGACGAACCTATGACTACATTTGTAACATGTTTAGAATGTGGCAAGCGATGGAAGTGTTAGTTATAATATTGTACATATTATATAAATGAATATAACAAACATGGGAATCCCGCGATGCGACAGTTGTGAATCATCGGCATCGTGTGACACAGAGACATCTGTATCTACAAATGAATCTACATTTTCTACGTCTGCTGCATCAAATCAAAATAATAAACGAGAAACATGTGCTATTTTTTTTGATTTTGCAATCAATTATTTACGAAATTGTATGTTAGAAACCCCACGTAAACATAGTAAATCAAACGAATCATTAACAAAGAGTGTTACAAGTAATGATAGTGATTGTATCCACTCTATAAGTTCCGATGAAAATATTCGAAATTTATGTATCGACGATTATGAAACAAAAATAACAAAATCAACTATTCAGCCAGATTCATTAGATATATTTTCTATAACATCAACATATGATATATCATATCACCCCATTACACCGACGTCTTCTTGATGTGTATAACGTAATCAACAAGACGTAATATAGATACAGTAATTATTTTATAAGATCTCAAGATCCTGTACGCGCCAATATTCAGAACCACCGTTTGGAAGTGGACGACGAATGATAAATGGTGTTTTTTTCTGTTCCAACTCCTTTACAGCAATTAAATAACCATCGATCACAGTTGAGTCGATTTTAATAAGTGGTGGTGCACCTTCATTTATTTGTTTTGCACGTTGACCCAAAATGCGAGTTTTTTCATATTTAGTCATAAACGGAACCGTGCGATGCAAATCATCTATAATTACTCCAAAACTATTTCGAATCACCTTGGATAACGTTTGGATTTCATCATAATTATGCGAAAATGATTCTGGGTGATATGTCTCGGCAAAGTTTTGACGAACGTCCGATTTCAACTTTTGGAAATACTCCTCGTCGTCGTGCTCTTCTTCGCTTTCGTCATCGTCTTCATCATCGTCAAAATTCAATCCATGTGGAACTCCAAGAAGAGTTAAATCATCTTCCATATTTTTTTTAGATGATGTTGCGCGCTTTTTAGCAGCTCTTAACTGCTTAGCAGTTTTTGGAATGACATCTTCTTCATCTTCATCGTCATTTTTCTCTTTTGGACCGTCCTCATCATCGTCGCCTGCATCTTCATCGTCGGTATTAGCATCTTCTGTCTCATCATCGTCATCATCGTCGTTGTCATTTTGTGATTTGGATCCATTTGTTGAAGACGCGTCAGATTCACTACCAGCAATATCATCGTCCTGATCAGAATCTAAACCACCAGCTTCTGGGTCATCGATTGATTTTTCTACAATATTAGTAACGTCATCGATTTCTTCATCTAGTTTGGATTTGATCGGCATGTTAACCAAAAGTGTAGGTCTATATATACATACTAAATTACTTTATTATGTTTCAATTTTACATATATTTATGAAAAAAAGTAATAAAATGTCAAAGACATCGCGATCAGCGTAGTTGATGTCAAGACGCTGCTGCTATATTTTATTTAGTGTTGTTCAGTATTCCATACCTTATCGCATTTGGTGCATAAGTAGATATATTTAAGATTAGTATCATCATATCGAAGGTAAATTACTTCGGTTTCCTCTTTCTTAACAGATGGATCTGACGACTGTGCGGATAATTTATTACTAATGCATTCGTCATTCGGGCAACGAATCGTCTTAATACGCGGTAGTGTCGGGTCCAGTTTTGTATATTTATTAACAACATGAGCAAACGATTGCGTGGTTGTAGTTTTCTTCATATTCACCTTAGAAACACAAATATTATCAGACGCAATTGTATTATCGACATTACCGCAATTTCGACAATAATACTGAAGCTCATTTTCAGGCGTGATGCTGATGTAATACATATTACTACAAGTTGAACAGAAGTGCATTTGAAATTCGCGGGTGTTGACTATAGTCGTTATTATATTATATTTATATTATTATTACTTTCAATTTAACTATAATAATATGATTAAAATCCTTTTATAGTATTCGCAAAACATTATCATTCGTGTTTCTTCATTTTTCCAATAATTTTTGGATAAAAAATCTTGTCATAATAATCTAATAAATCTGCATAGTTAACATTACATATTATACCGCCGTATAATGATATTCTATATGCTCCGGGTGTTACAGTTTTGGAGTTGTTTTCGATATTCCTACGTATATTATCTTTATTTTTATCAAATTGACGCAACATGAAATCTTCAAACTCGGAAGAATATTCAATAGAAATATTTGCTTTTAGATCCGTCAATAATTGCATACATGCAAACTCATAATTTTTGTATTCAACTATCGTGTGATACGATTTAAAATCGTGATGTTGTTGCTTTATTCCGGGTTCATGTAAGAGAGGTTCTTTGTCTAAAATACTCTGAAAAATAGTTAATATAGATCTAATGCTTTGGCAACCCGTCCATTGTTCACCGCGCCAAGAGTTTATAATAGATAAGCATACCTTTTTGTTTGCATAATAATTCGGGTGAAATCGAATATTACCATTAATTGTTAAGTATGAAATAATTGGAGGAGAATGCGGATAATTTGTCGGAAATTTAAACAGGAAAAAATAATAACCACCAGCATAAATACTGTCACTCGGCCCGACAATACACGCATAACCAGTCAAGATATCTGTTTCGCTATGTTTATACATAATTCCATCCGACTCCAACGTTTGATCAGTCATCACAGCGCGGATATCTTTTAATAACCGAAGTACTGTTTCTTTCGGAATAGTAACTGTCTTGATTTCATCTGCCGTAGGTTTTGGGTCCATTCTGATATATTTGAATAATAATAGTAATAATAACATTTTGTTTTTATGTTTATTATTACATCTTCGGATTCTCATATCCACTTGAATTGAATATTTTTGGCAGGAAATCATTTTTAGATTAATATTATAATACTCAACCGATATATCGTCTGAATAATTATGATGTACATCATATAGTATGTGTGTCAGTCACAAAAATCGATTTGTGACGATATATGCTGCAAATCATATATTTTTAGCTTCAAAAAAAAAATTTACCGTCTGGACGCACTTTTTTACAAAAGTATTTTTTTCAGAAAATCCAAAATACTTTTTAAACCAACCTATTTTTTTTGCAAAGTTGAATGTTTGAAAACTAAATTGGCCATTTTTGGGGGATGGTATTTAGAAAAATTGAGATATAAAAACTTGACTATATATATTATAAACAAGTGTGTTATATCTTTCTGATTGACATAGCTTTTATAACCAGAACATTTAAACAAACCATCGTATTTCAGTAACAAATTGCGATATGAGTGAAACGCGTGCTCTTGTAGCAGATCAAAGATCTGACGGGGGTACCAACAACAATAGTGAGAGTATTGCAGCATATCTATCATTATGTGCAAGCATGTCATACGAACAATTTATGAAGCATCATATATCGAAACCGGGTGATGCATTTACGCATACAAGGATTGGAGACAAGGCGCTTAATATTGGAGGTGGCGCATACATGATTCCGCCGTGCGTCTTGCCAATTTTCTGGGGCAAGTACTATAATCATGTATTTGAGCATGGTAAGCAAGAATATTTAACAGAAAAACAAAACCCTAAACGTGGGCCAATCATGGTGGATTTTGATTTTAGGTATGATACAAGTATAACCAAGCGTCAGCACTCAAAGGAGCATGTTATTGACATGGTGGGTGTGTATTTTGATACGTTGGCGACACTTGTCGAACTGCCTGATAACGTTGATATCCCTGTATATATATTTGAAAAATCAGATGTTAACCAATTAGACGATGTTACAAAGGACGGAATTCATATGATGATTGGAATGACTGTGGATCGACCGATACAGCGAATGTTGCGCTCGCGAATGTTGAAAGAGTTGCCCGAAATATGGACAGATTTACCGATCACAAATAGTTGGAATGATGTATTGGACGAAGGTATTTCTCGCGGTCATACGAACTGGCAATTATATGGTTCAAGAAAACCCGGGCATAAGGCATATATGATGAAATATCATTTCGTTATGTCACGTAACAAGATTACTAGTGATGGTTCCGACGAAAATAGTGACGACGATGGTCATTCTGCATGGTCGTATCGAGAAGAAAAACAGGGCAAAATGAATGTGAAAGATAATTTTGCAAAATTGTCTGTTCAATCTGCCGCGTCCTCGCCGCCACTCACAGGGGCAACCACAACGCCGGGTCAAGAAACGCTTGATTTTATATATCCATTATATCCGTTGATTAATGGAAATACTGCACTTAAAGCGGAGTTTGACGGTCTTGCGAATCAGCAAAAACAGCGGAGTAGTGGTGGTGGTGGTGACGGTCGAAAAGTCCGACTGGTTGTAAATGGTGGAGGAAACGGTTGTGTGCAAAATGGCATCGTTATGATGGATAAAATACAGAATATTTCTGACTTGAATGTTGCTGTAGAAACGATGCTTTCATCACTTGAGCCAAAGGAATATGAAATCAAAGAAACACATTATTATGCGATGGCTCTCCCGCAAATATATTATGAACCGTACGATAAATGGCTTCGGGTCGGTCTAGCTCTTCATAATACGAGCGATAAACTATTTCTGACTTGGATGCTTTTCAGCACAAAATCCGCCAAGTTCTCATTTGATGACATAATGAAGCATTACGATACATGGAATGGGTTTGTTTATAATCCTGATGGCTTGACTCGTAGATCTATTATGTACTGGGCAAAAAATGATTGTATTGATGAGTACAATCGTATTCGCCAAGAGACAATCGATAACTATATTCATCAGACAATATGTAACGAGACGACAAATGATGCGTCGACTGATGTAGACTTAGCGACAGTATTGTATACGATATTCAAGGATCGTTTTGTATGTGTGAGTGTGAAGGATAATCTCTGGTATGAATATGATAAACACCGTTGGGTTGAATGTGACCAGGGAAATACTTTGCGTGCGCTAATTTCAAAGGATATGCATGATATTTATACGCGAAAACATAGAGAAATCATGGATTTCACGTCAGGATTAGATCCTACATCTGATCAATATACGTCATCGAGAAAACGGTCTCGGCGTATTGTTGAGATTTGCACAAAACTGAAAACAACCAGTTTTAAAAATAATATTATGCGCGAGGTTCGAGAGCAATTTTATGACAAGGATTTCGTAGAGTCTATCGATACAAAACCACATTTGCTTTGTTTTAAAAATGGTGTTATCGATTTCAATCAAAAGATATTTCGGAGAGGTCAGCCTGATGATAGTTTGTCGAAGACGACGAAGATTGATTATGTTACGTTGGACGAAATAAAGCACAAGAAGTCAATCGACGAAATTAATGAATTTATGGCGCAATTATTTCCAGAAGAGGAACTACGAAATTATATGTGGGAACATCTTGCATCGACGTTGATTGGTGTAAATCGAGACCAGACATTTAATATTTATATCGGTGGTGGAAGTAACGGCAAATCTAAATTGATCGAATTGATGTCTGCTGCGTTGGGCGAATACAAAGCAGTATTGCCGATTACTGCAGTCACGCAAAAGCGTGCGATGATTGGTGGAGCTTCTCCGGAGCTTGCAGTTCTGAAAGGTGTGCGTTATGCAGTCATGCAAGAGCCAACGAAAGGAGACCGTATTAACGAAGGTATTTTGAAAGAAATAACTGGTGGCGATGAGATGAATGCTCGAGCGCTCTTTAAAAATACAATATCGTTTGTTCCGCAATTTAAGCTGGTTGTATGTACGAATGTCTTGTTTGATATCAATAGTAATGATGATGGTACTTGGCGTCGAATTCGTTTGTGCAATTATAAGTCTAAGTTTTGCGAAGAACCAAAAGACGATGATCCTGACGAGCCATATCAGTTCATGATCGATAAAAACCTCGACGTAAAATTGAAAATTTGGGCGAATATCTTCATGTCTATGTTAGTCAAGAAGGCATTTGAAACGGGGGGAACGGTTAAATCCTGTTCTGTAGTTATGTCTAGCAGCAACAAGTATAGAAATAATCAAGATTACTTGTCTGAGTTCTTTCGCGATAAGATTCGAGCAGATGAAGGTTCGGTTATCAAGAAGACTGAATTGTACGAAGAATTCAAGAAGTGGTATGTCATTCAAAGGGGTAAAAATATACCAAAAAGCAACGAATTGTATGATTATATGGCGAAGAAGTTTGGCAAAATTACGAGTAAGGGTTGGAAAAATTGCAAGATTATATATGAAGATGAAGAAGAAGAAGACGAGCCTTAAACCGACCAATATTCGACGTCGACAGAAATAATAATAATAATAAATAGTGTGATTATTATGATTATTACCACCAGAATTGTATATTTTTTATACCAAGCAAATGAATAAATTTATTTAATGCAGCAAGACACCAAAGTACAAGTGGAAGTATAAAATTTGGGTAAAAAACAATTACAAGCAATAAAATAACATTACGTATGTCAAAAGTCATTCTAGATAAAAACCAATCTCTAAGAAACAACGTTACATATATAATGACTAGTGCATAATAAATAAATAACAGAGTGCTTTCGATCCCAGCTAATGAATTATATTCTTCATAACTATATTGCGCTTTCTGTTTATAAATATCAATTTCTGATGCTTGTTTATCAACTACTTGTTTCAATACTTTAATGCGTTCGGCGTTGTCTGAACTATTAACACCTCCAGAATTAGATCCTGATGAACCACCCGATGTATTTAATTGATATAGTACATTTATTAATGTGTCTGCTTCAAAAAATAAGTTATTAATTGCTTTAATATATGTATTTTTATTATTCATCGCAGACTCGCATGATGCAACTATTGCTGGATCACCTTGTATTTTGCAATTCGTGTAAAAATTATCCCATTTCAAGATTCCAGTACCTGGCCCTGTGTTTGTATTTTGTTCTGTATAGAGAGGTAAACGTGGATTTTCAATAGTAACTCCGCTTGAACGAGGTTTACCGCGATACCAATCAAACCCTTCTTTGTTAATTTCTTCTACTGTAGTATCACCGACTATTCCGGTTATTCCTGAGAAAATGTCGTTACCATCATCTAATTTTTCATATACACTAAAACCTGATTTTTTATTAATTGGTCCCAATTCAGACCTAAATTGAAAACCTTCTATTGGCATTTTATTCTGTTCTGCTTTTTGGTTTTCCTTTACACGACGATCTACTTCTAAATATATAGTTGCCTTTTCCAATAGTATATTTGGTGCGTTTTCGCAATCCTTTTTTATTTGCTCCTTTGTTTTATACATAGTTTGAATTTCATTTTCGGAGGCTTTACCGTCGACTAATGCAACATATCGAATGCTTGATTCTTTTAATTTGTTTGGGCAGGTTTTCATATTATTTCTAGCGTTTATCCACTCATTATATGCAATAGAAATGTCGTAATTATCCCTTTTTGATCCAGATACACCGCCTTTCTCTATAAATTTATTTGCAATATTAACATTTTTTTTTATGTCAGCAAGGTCGTTGGTTACATTAATAGATCCAGCTGCGCCTCCTGAACCTCCTGCACCTCCGCTTCCGTCATCGGCGACTGCATCGTTTCCACTTGATGCAGATTCAGCCATCATATTTCGACCTTCTCGTGCTGCTTGTTTATCCTTATCAGACGCGTCTTCACTTTCTTCTATTGCCTCATCTAATTTTCCCATTTTATGGTCGTTATAATCTACTATTATAAATATTAGATTATAAAATTTACATAAAAATAAAACTGTTATTGATAATTGCCGGTGGAAATAGATTTACGTTCCACCAGCAGGAGCAGCGGCAGCAGGAGCAGCGGCGGGAGCAGCAGCAGCGGTGGCGGCGGCGGTATCAGCTGCAACAGCTGCTGCAGCAGCGGCGGTAGTCATACATTTCTTTCCCTTTTCATACCAAGTTGTTCCAGCAGAATCGCAGCAACCGGGTCCATAACATGGCGGAGGGGTATTCATACTTGCAAGCATACTTAAATCAGCAGGATTTGCGTTTGTTTGTACTAATTTCGAATTATCAATTTTGTCCTGGTCGAATGTCCAGTCGTACTTGTCAAAATCCATATCATTTCTGCGTAAGATATCAAATAGTTTTTTACCGATAACGATTGAACCTAATGTTAAAATAAATATTGTCCCTAAAGTTGCAATAGATGAAGGGATATAATCCTTTGTCTTTAAAAGTGTTAAAACAATTAATGTGAAACACATGTAAATAATATACTTCATAATTTCAGTATTTGCCTGGTAGTTTTGTGTATAATACATGTTTATTTGCGACATACGTTTTTTATTACTGTTATCTGTTTCGAGTATTTGAACATTTTTATCTGTTCGTGCTTTTTCTTTAGAAATAAAGTCGAGTGCAGTTTTTTGTGCATCATATAAGCTACCACTACTGAATATTGCACCTGCGCCGGCAACCGTTCCGTATGTATCTGTCAATATTTGAATTAATGCACTTTTCGCGTTAATTAATGATTGATTCGTTGGATCTGCCGCAATAGCTGTTTCTAATCCGGTTAATGCAGATTCAATATCACTTGTACTGGACGAAGATCCTGCGATACCGAGAACTTTTGGAGGCTCGATAGTAACATTTACAGTAGTAGAATCGGTAGCTACTCCAGCTATCGTAAATATGACAGTTTTGCTAGTAGTATCGCTAGAGGTTGTAGCTTTACGTATTGTTACACCACTCACAACAATTTGAATAGTTGTTCCTACAGATATTTGTTGAAGTGCGGTTGCTACGGCGTTTGTACCAAAAGATGGTGTAAATGTCACGGTCGTTGATGTAGCTCCAGCCACCGGTGATGCAGTAAATGAACTAATCGGCTTATCGGCTACATTTGTCGTACTTGTTACAGTTGCAACATAACTTGCCGGTGTAGTTGGTAATACAACGCCTGCAGAAGTTAATTGCGTATTTAAACAAGATAAAGATATGTTTCCTGTATTCGGAATTAATGTGGCAGTTGTAAATCGAAAAGTTACACGTACCCCAGCTTGATCTGATGTTGCGCTTATAGGGGGTCGATAAAGAATTTCTGGATTAGTGACAACGGGTTGAGCAGTCATTCCTTCAATAAGATGATTATGATAAAAATAATCTTTTAATAATTTGCTCGAACATATTAGGATAATTGCGAATAATCCTAATAATACTTTATATTGTTCAATCATTCTATTGTTGTTATTATTAATATATATAAATAATTAATAATAATATAATAATTTGCTATTTATTTTCTACGAAGCCTTCCACCCCTTGATGGCATAGCAGACCCGGAGGAAGTTCCCATGTTTGAAGAAGATCCAGAACCAGAACCCGAAGGCAACATATTACTAACATTATCGGTTATTTGAGACATTCTGTTTCCGGCATTCGATAAACCGCTGCTAATATTGGTTATTCCATTTTCTATACCAGATACTGCGTTATTTGCTCCCTCTGTAATTCCACTTGCAGCATCTCTTGCGCCTTCTTGTATTTGATCGACCGATTCCGATAATGATTTTTTTACTGACTCGGTTTTATCACCAATATCGTCCATACTTACACCTGCACCTAATGAAGATATTGCACCCATAATCGAATCTTCTTCAGATCCATCTGAAAATTTTTCCTTTAATTTTAATATCGCCATAACAGCAAGTATCGCTAAAATAGTCCAAAGTATAAATTTATAAGACTCAGCGATCAACCTAATGTTACTTTCATTTTTGAAAGCATTAATTGTTTCCTGTTGGCGTGTAGCATTTCCAATTTTCATAATATTTGAAGATACCCCACTCATTTTTGTATCATATGATGAACCACTAAAATCTGCAGTACCGGTAAGATCAGCATTATTAATAATTCCTTCACGAATTGAAAACCCTTGTATAACAGAACCAGTATTTCCAGATGAAGATGGTGGCGGCGCAGTCAAAGCACCCGCAATTTGTTGTTTTGTATCGACGGTTTGTTTATTATATTGTCTAGCCAATTGATTCGCATCTACAGGCTTTACTTTATTTACTTGTGGAACATATTTGGTTACATCACATTTCGTATCATTCTTCATAAAACCCCCGTCTAAATAATATGCGTATTGTAAACTATCAACGCCGACATATGTATTTTTAGTAGTACCGTCTCTTTGAATTTGCCCAGCCATACGACAATCGTTAGTAACACTTTCTTGGATAGCCGGCATTTTTAAAACTAGCGTTTTTGTTGGATCTGATTGTCTTAATCCAATTGGGAACATTTTGTCCTTGTGTTTTAGTTGACATTTACCGACACCGCCATTTTTCGAACCGGTAAATACAAAACCACCACTATTTTTATTTTCCACGCAACGTTTTTTACATTCTTCAAATGTAATTCCGTCGATTCCATTATCACCAGAACCGTTAACGCCATAATTATCTGTTTTAGATCTAGTATCATAATTACCGACTTCCATAAATGCTACATCGTTTAAGTTCATCGACATTCCAGTATCGGTTTTTAATAACTCGCGAGGATATTCGCGTTTCTCGCCATTATGTGTTATAAACGCAATTTTTCCGACTAATCCGGGTTTTTCGGGTTCTAACGTATCAACTCCTGTTGGCCCGGTTGTTTTTAACGAATAAAGCGCGATGCTTTGCGAATTTTGTTTTTCTACTTTAGGTTCTGCCATTTGGCACGTATAAGGATTATAACGAGAATCGGTAGGAATCCATTTACCACCGTTAGATACGCAATTTTTCTTTGCACATGCTTCATTACAATCCTTACTCCAACTGGCATAACAATAGTTTTTATTATTAACATCGGCGATAGGTTTATTGTACCCTGGTGGGCATTTTGCCGGTGTTTTTGTGGTGGTGGTTTGTTTGGTTCCATACATTCTGGGCAATATAGTAGATTCATACGCTTTCATATATCCATCTTCTTCTGCTTCTTTCGAATTAACATTATAGCATGATGCACCTTTTTCATCTAATGACACTATTGTTTCAATATTCGGAACACCGGTTGAATTATATACATAACAATCAGCCTTGTTTTTTATTGCATCACTATTTTCAGCCATAAAAAAGAATGATCTGCCTAAATCCTCTGTGCGACGCTTGCACTTCGATATACTTGTTTTTCCTAAGTCATCTTGAAACTTAAAACCACTTTTTGCCAAATCACCAGTTATTGTTTTTCCGGACTTTACAACAAAACAACCCTGTTTATACGGATTATTATTATTTTGTTCGAAATCAAAATCAGCTGAAGGCCTTTCTTTAACTGCGACATTTTTTGTTTCACTTCCGCAAGAAAACAATCCGCTTTTCTTATAACTACGATTTACATCACGAACACCTGTTTCTGTTAGAAAAAACACAGGAACCTTATCATCATATTTTGAATATACCCCTTCATATGGTTTAATATTATCCCAGGAATTACTTATTTGTATACTGTTTATATTCGCGGGAAATTTGGGGCAACCTAATACGCCATCGTTTCGTTTAATGGGTTCATTTGTAAACCAATTTACTGGGTTATTTGCAGGATTACCTGGAATATACCATACTTGAAAAATATTATTATTTGTAATATAGCCATATTTCGATATACCATCTTTATCGATGACCTGTACCCAATTATTACGTGTTCGTTTATCATCTGTCGCAATAATATCGCTTATTGTTTTGATTCTCCGATTATTCTCTCTTTGTTGAATCATATACTCGTTATTTTGAATACGAATCGCCTCTGGATTTGTACTAATTTGCTCGTTCTGTCTAGTAGATGCAGAATTTTGGTCTTGAGCATTATAATTCCTGTTTTGGTTATCGATATTCGCTTTTTGGGATTCTTGATATATGTCGTCTTGTGATTTTATAATGGTTGATGTTGAAGGTGTGGACGGCATAGATGTTGCATCAGGTGTTTTATCATTAACCGCAGTTACTGTAAATGTATATGATACTCCGGATTTTAACCCGTTTGCTATAATAGGTGAATATGGACCGATGAATTCTCCACCATTCGGAACGGCAATTACTTTATACGAAGAAGCTCCTTCAGATTCTTTGAATGTAACAGTCGCGCCGTTTGGAACATCTGATATCGCGGAAACACCTTGTGGAGGGTTTAATTTTATAACTCTTTGTAATTCAGTTTGAGGGGTCGTAGAATCAGAACTTGTGGTCGCTGGGGCTGGCTCGGTTGATGTTCCAGGTGCTGTTCCTGATGAAGGAGCAAGGCCTGCGCCACCAGCAGTAGCACCAACCGCACCAGGGCTTGATGCAGTATATTCTGAAGCACCACCGGTGTTATCTGTGCTGGCACTAACACCGTCCATAGGTTCATTTCCTTCTATAATATTTGATCGCCCTACAAATTTAAATATATCTTTTACTACATCATTAAATTTATTAGAGATTGATTCTATTGACAAGTAATCGTTATTAGTCGAGGTATAATTTGATGAAGGTAGAATATTTGCCTTATCTCCAAATTCTGTTCCGAATTGTCCGTGTAGGTTTTTAATTAAATTATTGCTTGTTTGGTAAGAGTTCTGTGAATGCTGTGATTCCATACTTGCACGTTTGACTAAATCATTTGAATTTTGATAAAACATTATATATAAATAAGTATAAATAAGTATAATACTATTATATTTATACTAGAAAACATTATTGTAAATATTAATTTACATTATGTCACCGTCCAATCCTTCTAATGACGGCGAAATTGAAATAAAGAACGATTTAAATGCTGAATAAAAATATATAACAATAAGCAATAAAAATGTGATACCAATCCACCACAATTCACCAGTCCAAAATTGTGGATCAGTTACATACCTGACAATCATCATTATATTACCGCGCATATCCCAACCAAAAGACGATAAAATCAAAAGAATAACCACAAATGTTAGAACGGACCAATTGGCCCACCATGTCCCGTCTACAAACTTAAGTAGATATTGTATTTGTTCCATCAACGATAACTTAGAAAGATAGGATAACAATCCAACAACTAATACAAGTGCAACAACAAAATAAATAAAAAACCGATATTTATATGCCTTAAGTTGAATTTGGCTGTTTATATCGTCATAAATATTAATAGTGTTTTGTGTTTTTTCAATCTTTAATTGATTTGCACTAATATCAGTTGCTCCAGTATTCATATAATTGTTAATCCGCGTATTTATTACACTTGCATTAGCTGCTCCATTTTTTAATTCATTTAATGATGCATCAATTGCGGTCGGTGCAAGTATAAGAATATCGCGTATTAATTCATTAATTTTCTTTTCTAAATCATATAATTGCGAAGCTTTATCGATATTAGTAACATCGCTAGAACTAGATATACCGGTTTTAGTATATCCACCACTACTTGCACTTGGAGTACTTGTAATGTAACCATCTGCCCGATTAGTTGTATTTGATGCGTCGTTTGGTGCGTTATAAATTAGGCCGTAACATTTTTTATTCCAGTCAGTTGATAGATTTGCATTACCTGTATATACAACTGTTTTAAATAATCGCTTATCATTTACTGCAGCGGTGATACAAGTATCAATTGATTTGACGCTTTTATTATCTATTATAGCCTTCCAATATTCTCCGAAGTCTTCTCCAGGAGAAATGCCTGGTGGCGGATTTACGTTTGATATTGCATTAATATCGGCAATATCTGTAAAATTACTACGTAAATTCGGAGTATATGTTTTTCTTAATGTTTCATATTCGGCTTGAGCTTTTTTTAATTCTGCTTGTTTTGTTAATAATTGGGAAGAACTTGCATATCCACCGCTCATTCTATTTCGTATTTATTTTGTACTTAATATACTAATATAAATAAATCTTAGTATATTAAGATCACGGTAACTTAAGTGGTATCATACTATAATTATCGTGATTACACAATAGTGTAAATTGGGTCTTTGCGTACAACACTTACATTAAGATTATATGTGTACATAAAATAATAATATACAGAAGCAATCACAATAAGTGCTAAAATTATGACACCAAAAATAGAAATACCACCGGAACTGGATTCACCGTCGACGCTTCCACTAGGCGTTATAAACATAAACGCAAATTTGAATATCATAAGTAGTGCAAATAATATGACAACACACCAAAATACGTAAACTGCTGGATAATAATAATTACCCAACCAGCTCTTTATTTGTGCTAAAATATTATTATCTATTTCGGATAATTTTTCTGCAACAGTTTTTTCTCTTTTAATTATTGTGGTATTTGCAACTGAATTTGTAATATTTTGATTTTCTTTTTTAATGTCGGCGATAACAACGTCTATTTTTTTTTTAATATCGGCGAGTTGTGTATTTATAGACGGAGAAACACTTGACTTGAAACATTCGGTATCTTCTTTCATAGGAAGGTCGGTTACCGTTGGAATCGCATTATACCGATTCAGAGTTAAATCGACGGGTTCGCCGACATTCAGACTAGAACATGATGAATTACGTTTATCCGGCCAAACACCAGTTGCATATATATGTTTTTTCCCTTCTACATCGACCCATGCATATTCTGCATTACCATTTGTAAGTATTGTTTTCACATTTCTAGCTACGATACATGGAGTTGCAGCCATATCATAACTTGCATAATCAGAAAACCGGCTAAATCCTGTACTATCTGTTCCGGATATATCAATAAAAATAGAAGAATCAGATAAATTAGATAGTTGAAACGGATTTGAGGTTGATAATTCTACTAAGGTTGTTGATCTTTCTAATTTGGGACAAGAAGAATCATTTAATACAACAGAAGATACGTCCCTGTAGCGATGTGTGTAACCGAAGTTATTAACGTAATAATATGCAGCACTTGCATCAGTTCCAATATACGAAGTGTCTCTAACAATTTTGTTAAGATATTTGCTATTCGTTTGTAAAAATGTAGATTTTCTAAGTAAATCATCAGTATATAATCTGTATACTGTAGTATATTTATTTGTTAGGTCAGTCAAATCTTTTTCAAGATCCATTAATTTCTGGCTTTTTCCCGCGCTTGTAGTACCAGTTGTAGTTACAGAAACAGTATTTGAACTTGAATCGTTTGTTAGCCCTTCTTTGTATGAGACCGGCTCGAATCCATCTTGATTTGTCATACCATTCGTGTGATTTTGCACCGGCGGTCTTGTTGAAAATGGGCGAATCGGATTTTTAAATGTATCGGTACTTCCAAATGAAAAAATGCTTCCTTGTAATAAATTTAAGTTCATATCTGTTCCTGTTAAATCTCCATCTGTCATTATTTTACCAGTTGTATCATTTTTATTGTCAAATGAAAGGTTAGACATTAAATTATCAAACATATTTGTTGCACTATTTGATGCAGATACGGTATCGGTATTGTTATTTGTATTTTTTTCACTAGAAAATGGTGTAGTTTTTGGAAAAATTGGCATTTTGGGATTTACATTTTCGTCTGAAAACAAGTCTGATTGTGATAATTTACTCATTATAATATTATATAATCAAGATATAATATTATTGTTACTAGTTATTACCGTGTTTTTAATGAATAAGCGCTACTAGAAAATAAATTACCGATTGAAGGTCCACTAAAAGTACGCCCGAATCCACCGAATCCACTAAATAATCCATCGGACCCACTAAAACTTACGTTGCTAAAATAACGTTCACGTAATTGTGAACCCGCGATAAATAAACCAATAAAAAGTAAAATAATATATAAGAATTTCTCTCGATATAACTGGTTTTCTCTATATGATATTTCTTCCATCGTATCCTTTGATTGTTTTTTTTCATAAAACGTGTTGATATAATCAAGGCGCTGATTTGTCTCATCGGTGAGGCTAATTCCTTCTCCACCGGTGGATTGTGATTTTTGTACAATAGTCGTATTTATTTTACTTTTCAATAAATTGACTGCATTTATTAATCCATATATACCTTTAAAATTTGTCGCAGTATCAAAACCGTCACTCGGAAGAGGTAATGGAGTTAAATTTGCTTGACTATTGTTATTTTCTTGTAATAATATATTTTTCATTTGGGTTTTAATAGGAATATTTGTTGTGCTCGCGTCCAATTTGTCAATCGCAAAAAAAAGATCGCGTATATTACTGGTTGTTGGTAATATTCTTAAACAAGATCCCGGTTTTGTAATTCCGGCAGTTGCAATAGATGTTCCTGATAATGGCGCGCTGATATTGACTGTTTGATCTGCAGTAAAATCTTCATATAATTTCTGTAATATATTTGCTGCTTTACATACGTATACCTTATCTGTTTCTGATGCTGTAAACGTTTGAGGTGCTCCTCCTCTTAATTTAAATACATTATTTGGCGCGGTTCCAGTACAAGTAGATAATGGCATTATGTAAATCTGTATATTATTGTATAGGTTATGGTTAACAACGAATTATATTACTATAATAAAAAAATATTTTACATTAATTGAAAGATGTATATGTAAAGACCAAATACGTTTTGTTATATTGAACCGAGTGTAACGGTTATTATGATGAAATACAATAGCGATAATATGTACTATTTACAGATGTTTTGCTCGGCCGTATTATTTTACACACTTGACCTGGGCGCAATCCAATTGCGAGTGATACCGGATCATACCGAGAAATGCTTGGCATTTGTTTAAAATTTGTAATATTATATTTCTTTTCGACTGCTTCTTTTTCGACCTCGCTGAGAACCGTGTGTTCCGGCACGTATTGATGTTGTAAAATATTAAACTGTAGTCGATCCAGGGTATGGATTACGATAAATATTTGCTCTTTTTCCCAAATTTCGTTTAGTATATGAATAAGCGTGTCGTTCACTTCTTGCTTCATAACAATAATAAGTGTATCCGTTTTTTGAAGAACTTGCTCGAGATGAAATAGATCATCTATGATATTGTTTATATTCTCTCTACGTAAAGTTTTTGCTAAATGATATTTAACATACGTCTTTTTTGCAGGACGTATGTCTTTCGTAGAACTTAACAGCATATCAAGTTGATTGTTGGTATACATCGTTTGAATTTCACTAACGCCATAGTCGGTATAATCTGAAATATCAAACCCCTGTTTTTCTAACAGGTCAAGTAATGTATTTCTCGATTTAAATAACGCGGAGATAGTTCCACTTGATACGTGAGAAACATTCGACAAAGAAGCCATGATATTATTTAAAATACGTTATGAAGAGAATAAATATGTACTATATTATAATATATATTTATCTTTATTATTCAATTTATTTTAAAGATAAGTATTTTTTCAAATACTGTAACTATATTTTTATAGATAAAGTTCGCACTCCATCAGTAGCCGTAGTAGATGTGTTATTATTTTGTTGTAATGGGTTACTATTGATACCGTTTTGACCATTATTATTTACCGTTCCGTTCATACCATTCCCGCCATTACCACCATTCATACCATTCCCGCCATTACCTACTGCACCCATCACACCACCATTTCCACCAGACATAATCGGCATATTCATGGTCATCGGCATAGTAGCAACAAGAGGAACATTCATAGTTGGTACAGCTGAATTATTCATGTTCATATTCATGTTCATGTTACCTCCGCCGATGTTTTGCATTTGTTGACCACCGATATTAGAATTCATACCAGGTCTATTATTTCGTTTAGAATTTAAATAACTATCTAACACACTTAATGGAATTTGTGGTATAAACCGGTTGGTCTTACTTCCTCCGTCTTGCCAAATACTACTATAACCTGGAGATGTTGGTGTCCGTGGTTCTGAACTGTTGTCGGAAACAGAAATATCATCTGGCGAATTTCCGGCATTTTCGATCATTTTTGCATTAAATGAAAGAACTGCGTTCCTAAGTTCTTCTTCACCTTGTCTCGGAGAACTACTGGTATACATCGGCGATGAAGGAGCATATGCTTCCATAGCTTGGTTTCTTTCTTCAATAGCTTGTTTTCTATGTTCAATATCTAATTCTATTTGTCTACGGGTTTCATTAAGCGACGTTCTTTCATCAGTCAATCGCGTAAGTTGAACTTTAAGTTGTTCTTCTTCTGCTACATTTCCCTCACGCTTTGATCTCTCTATTTCCGACGTTACACGTTTTATTTCTGATGCATTTTCTTGTATATGTTTATCATTTTCATTTATGAGGGCCATGTCTGGATCCATGCCCATTTGGGAAGGTTTATTCTTTCGAAGATACTTATGTATAAGTGAAATAATTGCAGTAACCCAATTGAGCGGTTTACGTATCTTTCGCAGTTCTTCAACCATGTCGCTTGGACTAATTGGTTCATCGTTGTAATATACAAGCATTTCAGACAACCAGCCATCAGGAAATCTAGATGCATACTCTCCGTCCCAGTCCGCACCACTAATCTTCCATAATTCGGTTGGTTCACCATTTTTATCCAATATAATCGATTCAAGGACAAGATCTTCGCTACTAAGATCATCAAGTGATGTGATTTCAAATTCACCACCACTTTGTGATTGATTTGCTGCGGATTGCTTTTTCATATTTTCTTTCAACTGTTTAATGATTTGCGGTTTTACTGCGAATCTCCAACCAAAGTTATGAATACGCTCTTTTGTATCAATATCAATATCAAACGTCAATTTCTCTATCGCAGATAAATAAGCAGGATCAACGTCTGAAAACACGTCTGGTCTTAATAATTTGCTTGCGTCCCACTCGTCCATTTGTTCTTCGCTGCGACTCGGTAAATATACACGACTTCCGATACCAGCTTCATCTTCGCCCTCTTCGGGGCCAGCCGGACCACGTCGAACACTTGGCTTTAATCCTGCTGCAAGACGATTCTTCTCAATAATGTCATCAACGCCCATTTCACCGCGACTGTCTTTAAGAACCTTGTAAATATTATTTGAATACGACATACTCGGGAGTTGATCGATATTGTCATCGGTTATAATGCGCATTTGCACATTCATTACGATCAATTCTTGCATAAGCAATTTAAGACAGTATGGTATGCGTACAATACTAAATGACCGACCAAACTTCGACATTTGAACAACTGATCCACCACCACTTTCTTCTATATTCCCTGAGTACTGAATTGGTCCATCTACCATAGGGCTCATAAAAAGATTTTGGTTTGGATTGTATATGGCAATCATGCCCGATTTATTGCACACAGCCATATTGTATTCATCACCACGAACCATAAGTGATTCATTTAGAAAATGAGCAGCACCGTGACCTAAAATACCATCACGTTCCATTTCACCCACACGCAAACCACCATCATTTGCGCGGCCTTGTACCGTTTGACGTGTGAGTTGTGTTCTAGGACCCTTTGATCGATAATTTATTTTGTCTTTCACCATTTGCTTTAATCGCATATAATAAGTAGGTCCGATATAAATATCACTTTTCACTTGTTCACCCGTCATACCATTATATAATACTTCTGTACCTGATGAATGAAATCCGTAATTTGTTAGTACCGATCCGAATGACTCGTGTTTGGTACCATTATTCGTATAAGCAGTACAATTTCCGAATGATCCGTGCATTACACACGCTTTCCCCATGAGCGACTCGATAAGTTGACCGATCGTCATACGTGTCGGAATGGCATGTGGATTAATGATAATATCTGGCCGAATACCATCTTTTGTGAACGGCATATCTTGTTCAGGAATAATAAGACCACACGTTCCCTTTTGACCGCAACGAGAGCAAAACTTGTCACCGATCGACGGGAAACGCTCTTCGCGGATACGAACTTTCGCAAGACGGAAGCCGGTTTCGCCCTCCGTCATAAATGCTTTATCAACGAACCCAAGTTGGCCTTTTTTCGGCATAACCGACGCATCTCGCATTTGTCCGCCGTCATTTTGAATACTTATAGAACCGAGACCAATAACAACTTTTTTGTCGTCCATTTCAGTATTTTCTCGAATAAGCCCGTTGTTGTCCAAATGACTGTAATCATAACCGGGTTTAATACCGATCGCGCCCTCTTTTTGAATATCTGCAAATCTTGTATCGCGTTGATTTCCGCGAACACTACTGCTTTCCTCTCGTGCTTCATACATATTGTAATATGTGATTCGAAACATGCCACGTTTAATAGATGCTTCGTTGAATAAAATAGAATCTTCGACGTTATATCCATTAAAAGACATAATTGCAACAACGGCATTAAATCCGCAAGGGTGTTCTTCGTGATTAATGAGATCTAAATAGCGACTTTTTACAATAGGGACTTCACCATTATTTATGACGACGCCCATCTTATCAATACGTACTTGATAATTGCTGTGGTATAGCGATGCTGCCTGTCTTGCTTGACCACAGCCGAATACATTTCTCGCAACAGGATTATTTTCTGGAAAACAAATTTGATTTCCCATAACACCCATAAGAAGGGACGGGTGGATTTCAACATGTGTATATTGCTTTCCGTTGCGGATTTGCATTTTATTACTCGAACTATCTTTTTTACTGCGACCTTGTTTGCGTTTCTTACGAGAACTTTCCGCGGCGCCTGCGCCGGCTACTGCTCCTTCACCTTCACTTTCCGAACCAGAACTATCGTCATCACCGCCGGCTCCAGTAACAGCAGTAGATGATTCCGCGACATTTTCTAATTTATGACTCATCGAAATAAGTGTGGATTCGGTTTCAGATGTATCGATATATTCGATAATAGCCATAGTATACTTAAGGCGTTTAAAATCTTCGATGGTATTTGCCCGAGCAATCTCTTCTGTTACCTTTTGTTTTGCAGATAATGCAGATGTGTCATTCGCTCGCCCATATAATTCATCTATTGTATAATAATTGCAATGTGAAGAATTAAACGTCGGATCCGATTTTGCAGTAAACCCGGTAGTCATATTTTCCCATGATGCCTTGCCAGCGCGAATCATTTCAAGAATTTCTTCTTTATCATAGCTTGGTCGACCAGTTTCTTCGTCGATATAAAAAATAGGACGACATAATCGGCCAGAATCAGTATAAATGTGAATTTCATTATTTTTAATATCCCACCTACAACTAATATAAATCGGTATCAACGCTGTTCTACGATGAAGGCGAATAAGTCGCATGGTTTCCTCTGGACGAGTTATTGAACCAACCCATGTTCCGTTTACAAATACTTTCGTAGTATAATACAAAAACATTCGCGTGCATTCTTCCAAAAGATGCATTTTAACGACTTCACGCAGCCATCGCATCATCGGGTATGCGGAACAGTGGTTCGTTACCCTTGTTCCGAACGCAAGATGTTTATGAAAACCAATATTCGCACCATCTGGTGAATCTACAGGATCGATCATACCCCACTGTGATCCATGAAGCATACGCGGCTTCACTATTTTTGCACTACTATCCATCGGTAAATTTATTTTACGCAAATGAGACAAAAATGAATTGTATGAAAGTCTATTTAAATCTTGAATAACACCAATTCGCTTCGTGTGTTCTGTTGAACCCCAATTGCCTTTAAACGCCTTTTTAAATCCATCTTCAACGATACGTTCGCGAAAAAACTCCTGATAATTCATCTGAACGAGACCGATGAAGTTCTTTTCGTATTTTTTAGGATCTTTAAAATATTCTCGATCCATAGAAAGGCGAATATGCTGTTGTTGTAATGAGTAGTATTCTTTGAATAAATCATAAATAAGTGTACCACTTAATTCGATACGTTTAAACTTGAAGCTGTCTCTATCAGTTGGTTGATCGATTTTGAGAGAAACACGCAATAATTTATATACCATATTCCCCAAATAATAAGCTTTCTGAATGTAATTGGTTTCGCCGACCTGTGGAAGGAAATAATTCATTAAAATATCGTGTACTTGTGGTATCGTTTTGGACTTGGTTAGAGTTGCGATGAATTTAAGTGCACCTTCTTGTGTGAATACCTTGTTTGCATCATGAACCGATGGAATAAAATGATCTAATAATTCGGAATTTTCATCTAAATCAAGAAGACAAAACTCGATAATATCGCGATCGGATAAAACACCTAATGCGCGCATTAGAATAAAGAGAGGAACCGGTGATCGAACATTCGGAATATTAACGACGATTTGTTTATTCGTCAATAATGTAGTTGGTGCAACGATACGAACAGATAACGTTCTCTCGGGCTTCGATGCATCTTCGCTAACTGTACGAACGTCTGCTGCATGTGTGTAGATGTTATCTTCATTATTCTCTCGAATATACAACATATTATCTGCAAATTTCTCCTGAGAAATAATCGTTTTCTCCTTTCCGTCAATAATAAAATAACCACCGTGATCATTTTTACATTCACCCATAGAAAACCGCGCTTTAGATTCGAGTCCATGTAAAATACATAAGTTAGATTGTACCATAATTGGAAAACGACCTAATAGAATTCTCTCGAGCGTAGCAGTAGTGACCTTTATTTCTGTGCCGACACCTGACTCGGCGGGTTCTGCAATCTTGAATATAACATCAACGTCATAATGTATTGTTGTTCCGTACGTCATATTTCGTAACCTCGCCTCATTTGGAAACATATAATGCTCACGATCGTCATCGTAAATAACCGGTTTTCCAAAATATACTTTATCGCCGTTTTTTCCACCTAAATATAATTCGCAACGGAGATTGAATTCTTGCGTGTCGGGGTTTTGCTCTTTCTGAAGAATAATTGGATTTCTCTCGTTGAATATTTTAAAAATGCCTTTTCCAAAGAAATCATTATACGAATCGATCTGATGCCGAACCATCATTTGCGGGTCGTCATCGAATAGTCTCTTAATAACCTTCCATGGAAGTTCTGGGTCTGTATCCATTTAATATAATGTAGGAAATGAGTCCTCTAATATGTATATCTATAATGTAATATTGTTTATGTGTTATTATATACTCGCAACTATATTTTTGTATGAATAATAACACATAATTATGTCTAATAATAACTCGAAAAATTATCAACAACAACAGCGATACTGTCTTTATTTAACCTATTTACATTTCGAATCTCATTAGCAATAAAGAGAATAACCAACATAAGTACAATATATGGAAATAGTAAAATAAACCATGCGACCTTCTCGAAACCGCGACCGCATAAAACGTCTAATAACCATGTCCATACAATTATTACTACTATTTTTACTATAAATATCATCGATGTATTCGCAACATTACACGATACGTTACCTAAGCAATATGTATTTGTATTTTCAATATTTTCAAAAATCATAACAAACATAGACAAAATCGAAATAACAAAAAAAATAAATGCGGGGGTGCATAAAGAACGCACCTTATTTAAAACGTCCATAATAATAGTCTTGTATAGTGTATTATTATAATGATAAGAATATAATTATTAGATAACAATAATAGTTATAATAGCTATTATAGCGAAACGATCATCAATAAAATGTGCTAAATAACATAGAAGATTATTTATTTTAATTGGCTTGTATTACTTATAGGTTGAAATGTTGGATCAGAATAATTATATGCAGAAGGTGCCCCTTGAAGATCGTGTACAAAACTTCCAACCGTATCACCCATACTTCTAACTGCATTTGATATAGTCATCGGGAGATATTCGGTTGCGCCACCATGTTGGCATGCCAATTTCATACCTTTTTTATATTTTTTACTTGATTGTTTTTTCATACGTCGTAACGATTTATTTTTACGCAGTTTACCCATACGACCACTCTTGCGACGCCGACCTCCAGTCATTTTATCAGCCATTTCTACTAAAATATTACTAGCAAGAGGGTGTTGCGATAAATTAGTATTTAACGCATAATGATTTCCATTATTATGTATGCTGGTTAATCCATCGCCAGTACCACCACCACCCATTTGGTTTAGGTGCGTAGCAGTAGGAGCAGCAGCAGCGCCGGTTCCTTCACCTGTTTCTGGCATAATGTCACTTGGGGACCAGGCATTACCCGCTAAAATTCCGCTTCCTCCTTTTTGACTAGAATTTTTATTCTGACAACCACGCTGATACCATTTATTATGCTTCTTTTCGGTTTTTTTGTTTTTACGTCTACCATTATTACGCGTTCGCGATGTTCTCTTCATAATGTGGATATTGAGTATTATATTATACAAATATATTATACTGAATAAAAAATAGGGTGAACCAAATTTGTATGCTATAATAATATTTATGTAATATCGACATGTGTCATCATATGACGTCTGCAACACATTTTAGTAAGCCCAAGCGAATCCATTACTTCTCCCTCGGGCGTTTTATCAATATATTCCGCAGTCATATAAATGACTTTGTCGACGTCCAAATTGCGTGAAAGTTTGCTTTTCCGAACTTCGGCTAAATAATATCTGTATTTGTCGGCAAGAACCTTTCCGCATGTAAAGCACTTAACAGGAATGATCATTTAATCGTGGTGTGTTAGTATACGACTATCAATAACGAACAGTATATATATTAGATAATGATTGTTTTTATATATCAATTTTACTAAAAAATAAAATACTTTATTTAGTCAATCTATTCAAAATACTAAATAGAGTAATAAAAAATAATATTAGTATATTATATAAATTTTATTCGTCTATTCGGTATTTTTAATTTAAAAATGGGTTATACGCGTAAACAAAGAGGTGTTAAAAAAACATCAAAGTATGGTGGACGGCGTAATTATAGAAAAGGTAGTTTAAAAACTGGCGGAAAAAGGACGATGAAAAATGTTGGTGGCGGAATATTCAGTAAGTGTCGTGGCTGTTTACCTCCAGGTCTTTCTAATAAAAATAAATTTTTGAGTTCTGATACTCGTGAACAAATAGAGGTAAAATTAAACAGAATGATCAATAGTGAAACACCATCTAATATACATCGCTATATGGTTCGCAATTGGCTTGCTTATTTAGATACTGATACACCACATCTTACGCTAGATCAAAAAACTGCCTTAAACGAAAAGGTTCTGCATGAGAATGATAAAAAAATGAAAGCCGAAATGAGTAAAACAAAAGCCGAAGTGAAACAAATGGCTAGAGCGGCAAAAGATCAAACGGATATGATATTACAAATTTCTAATATCGGTGGACCCGCAAAATCACCATCGCGGTCGAGTCCGAGATCGAGTCCGAGATCGAGTCCGAGTACGAGTCCGAGTCCGAGTCCGAGATCGAGTTCACCTAAACGTAGAAGTCTAACAGCTTCGGAATTAGAGGCAGAACTTGCTAAATATGAAAGCGAACTAGCGCAGGATCAAGGTGATCGTGTGTAACAATAAAAATAAAAATAATAAAATAACCAGTATAAATTTATTTTATTATATATTTGACGAATTCTTTATGTTAACTGCTGTAACAATCGTTTCACATCTTCTACAGAAGCGCCACTACCACCAGCCAATATCGATGCGAAACTATGAAAATTATTACGATTAGAATTACTATTACTCTTAGAAGTGTTAGATTTACTTTTTTTAGCACTCTTGCTTTTATGCTTACCAGGTCCGTGTGCTGGTGCTGGTGCGGGTGCAGGTGCAGGTGCAGGTGCAGCAACGACTGGTGCTTTATTCGCAACAGGTTGTTTTACATTATTCTTAGGAGGAACCTTCCACCCTCCAATTTGTTGTTCTTGACTTTTGGTAAACATGACTTATTATATATTATATATTTTATATATAATTATAATTATATAAAATATTCCTTAATTAAATAGACGTACATGCAGTTCCATTTACACATTTATTCATGTAATAATAATATTCTAAATCGCGCGGCTTATTATTAATATCATAATTATTTAAAGGCGTTTTTGAATTACCGGCTACACACTTTCCGTCTTTTTGACCATTATTTGATATAGTAGCACTTGCTTTATTTGTTATAGAGATTGCATCATTTTCGGCGTGATGCCCCATATATTTTGTCCAACCACAGCAACATTTCGTTGCGCAAACATTTTGATCTGTAATTGAATTACACGCATTCTCTAAATCTTTTGGAGATTTATTATGTAATACACAAAAATCATCGCTACATTTGGTATGAATCGACTCAAGCTCCTTTTCACTATATTGTGAACCGAATCCTTCTGTTAGTTCCCGTTGCATAGTAAGTATAGGTTCAGTCCAACCTTCATCATTCGGTATGTAACGTCCGCTTAATGGCGTGTTCGGTTCTAGTGTTACAGTTTTCTTAATCATTTTTGTACCTTCTGCATCATAATTTGTTTTAACAAAATCAATATACATTATTCCACCAATCAGTATAATTACTGTAATAAATATCGCGGGAATATTTTTAAAAAATGTATCGCCTAAAGATGTTCCTTTAAATTTATCGACACCCGAATCAAATGTTGAACTTGTTGCGCTTCCAACACTAGACCCGGTATTTTTTACAAGGTCTGTAACATATTCTACTGCATTTACAGTTTTATCTTTTATTATATTAAAAATATTTTGGGCGGTTTCCATTTGGTTTTATTGTGAATTGTAATAATATATTATTATTTTTTGTAATAATGTACTATATCACTAGATTATATTATGCGCCGATTTCTGTAATTTTCATAAATGCATCATATGATGCGCTGTAGAATTGAATATAATCATCTCCAGATACTCTTTTCGCAACAATATTAATAACACGCGGAGTCAGAGCAGTATTTGCAACAGCTCCACTAATCGGAAAAAGTGTACTACCTCTTGTTCCTGATCCGCCAGTAATATCATTAAAATATTGTACTCTTTTCGCTGCAACAGCACTATCAATCGTAATTTGTGATTCATATGAATCTCCTGAATTACCGTTAATATAATACAACGCACCATATTCGACAATAATTTTAGAACTGGTTGATTTTGGCGTATATGTATACTTCGCTATTATTTCAAATGATGTAGAATTCATTTGAGTATTATTTTGCGAAATATCAGCGGATTGAAGGAATACTGTATTAATCGTTTGTCCAATTTCCCAACGGGTTGGGACCACCGAACCAGAAACATCAAAGCGTAGATTATTATATAACATACCTGGTTGAGCGATAATGCCATTTCTTGTTCCATTAGAAGTAACGACTGCGTTTGCTCTGGCGTTGTGAACTTCAGTAACTGGATACTGCTGATGCGATAAAGGCTCCATCCACATAGAAAAATTGTTGGTGTTTTGCGTATTAGCGTTCAACGCACGATTACGCACCTTATTAATGGATAGAGAAGACATTTATAATTAATATGTATATATACATATTATAATATATATTCGAAACCAAACAACACAACACTATTTATCGACGATCTTTACACCCTTTCCGGTTTTTACTTTAATATGCTGTGTACCCATTTTATGAATTTTTTGATGGCACTCTTCACATAATGTTGCTAAATTTGCCGCATTATTTTTATGGATATTTCCTATATAATTATTTGAATCAGCGTTCTGTTGATGTTGAAGATGATGCACTTCAGTCCCACGTTTTTCACCGCACATTTCGCATACTCTTCGCAATTTTGTACTATTATATCTGGAAGGAACTGCATCGTCTAATATACTTGCAGTAGGCGTTTTACTAGTTACACCCCGATACTTTACACGTATTGTGTTTGCACACTCCAGAAATTCGTCAGGCAAATGTAGAGACTTACATACTTCTAATCCATACATGCTTTCTCCTGCTCCATCTTGTAATTTACGATCATATACAAGAGTATCCTGTGCTCGGTCATAGAATACACGCATATGCGCCAATCGTAATCGCGGCATCATCTCTCGGATTTCTTTATAATCCACGATCTCATGAAGATGTGTCGCAAAAATATAGGACGATCGGGTCTTATGAAGATGCATCAATCCGGCAACAAATATACTAATCGCTGAATCAATTTCTGTTCCTGAACATAATTCATCGCCCAAAACAACTGTATTTTCATTTGCCATTCGCAAAATAACACGTAATTCCGTCATCTCAACTACAAAAGTAGATAATCCTTTAAACAAATTATCATTACCCAATATACGCGTCATCAACGATTGATACGGTTTATATACAAATGACGATGCAGGAACATAAAATCCTGATTGTGCTAATATGATAGATATTCCAATTGCACGAATAAGACTCGTTTTTCCTACCGCATTTGTACCATATAAAAGCATTCCGTCACAACCACTACCACTACCACTACCACCACAACCGCTATCGACACCATGACAACCAAGCAATACATCATTTGTAATGTATGTTTCGTCACTATTAATTTGTTCGATCAAACTATGCCGTAATTCCGTCGCTTTTACAAACGATCTACTGGAACTTTCACCGTCCGACGATTGATTACCGTTTGTATCTATCTCTGGTTTACAATAATTGTACTTTCGTGCAATATAGCATTTATTCTGTAATGTATCCATCTTAGAAATGAAACCTATCATATTTTCAAAATCATGATAATAAGCATGCAACGATGTAATAAACGTGTAATATAATTGTGAAATCATATCAGACATTTCTTTTCTCGATGAAATGATCGACGTACACAATTCGTAAATTTGTTGACTATGTATCGTATTATTATTACTAGACGCAACCGGATAAGTTAAAGAGCTTATATCAAAAATATATTCACTAGACGATGAATCATTTCCAAACGACTCCGCATCTTTTAATTTAATAGTTAGTTGTTTATTTGGACTGCGTTTTATGCGATCTTCCAGTAATTTCGTTCTACGTTTTGTCGCCTGAAGCGATAATCCCATTTTATCAGTTTCATGTATTTTGACATAATCGAGTTCTACTCCCTCAGCCCCACTCGACGCTTGACCTGGCTTTTCTCCCAAAAATATGAGTTCGTTAAGTGTACGTTGGATTCCGTCGAGAGATTTAACACTACGGTTATAACTATCGACAATACTATCCAGTTTGGCGGATACGCCTCTACAGATAATATTAGTTTCAAATGTAGTGTCTGTAATGTCGCGACACAGTTCTATATTTAATGTGGTCTCGAAAATGGAAAGTAGCCTCGTACACACATCAACTATATTGTTTTTAATACCAGAATCTCTCGTTAAATATTCTGATAATGTAAAATCTCTCGAACACTCTGTATAAATTTCGCGAATATGTTTCAAAGTATAAAACACTCCGTATATATGATACGGAGTTATCTTCCTTAAAATAATATGACGATGCAACTTTTCAATATCTTTTATATGTGTTAATTTCTCTCGAACATTCATTATATCTATCTTATTTTTGCCAGTATTTTTCAATAAATACTCGGTAATATTATATTCGATTTGTAAGTTTGATTCATTAAATGTCGGGTGCAATAGCGCATATTTGTATGCACGCGAACCCATCGGAGTTATCGTATGATCTAGTAACCTCATAACAGATGATGTACGCGACGATCGACTGCCGATACTATTTTCGTCGTCTATAATGTTTAATTGACGTAATGAATGATTTGCCAGCAATAATCTCTCGGACTTATTCTCAAATATGGGTTCTTGTATCTTAGAAACAAGATTTGGGTTGTGTTCATATATGAAATTCAATAAAAAAACAAGAGATTGTGTTGCAATTGAGTAGTTTAAAAATGAATGTTCGAGAGATTTTGCATGACCGTCCGGAAAAAATACATTTAGAACTTCAATTTGATATGTTTGTTTTGTGCATCGAAGTGCTTTTTCTTCCTTTGATAGTCCGTTACCGCCGCAGCCTGTAGCAGCTTTGGTTGTATTATCACTTAATTTGTCTATTGTAAAAATAAGATGAACGATTTTAGATTGAATATTTGCGTATTGAATAATATCTTCTGTGTCCTTGTTCGAGAGATTTGATATAATGATAACTTCAGATGGTTTATATGATGATATAAATCTCTCGATCTCGTCGTATGTAGATGGATTATGATTGTCGCTACTCTCTGTTTCAAAAATAGTAGATCTACCTGTATAAATATCAACATTCGTCATTCCCATTATTATTTTCGTTGATGCATTTGTAACCAACGAAGCTTGTCGAGAGATTTTCTCGATCCATAAACATGCAATATTGTTCGAGAGATTTCCATTATCTCCTAATCTATTATTTGAATCGCCGATTGTTCCATTACCGCTTCCCCCTGTAGAATATATATCAGTAGAAAAATAGGTTCCTGGTGAATATATCCCTTGTAAACTTCTGGTTGGCGGAGTATTTCCATCTTGTGTATAGACAACTGCAGTATATCCGGAATCTTGTAGTTTTTTTAAATATTTGTCAAGACCGTAGTCTCGAAATCCGGCCATTAGAATACCCGGTATTTTATTGGCCTTTGCCAATTCACAAATAATGCAGAAATCATCAATACGGCTTCCGGTGCAATTCGTTTTATCCCCTGGCCCTGGCCCCGGTCCCGGATTCATGGTAATACCATCATTAGAGTTATTCGGCGTGATTATTTGGCCATAAACTTCGAAAAATGCACCAACTTGTAACAATACCACCGTATTTGGACCATACTCGGCTGTATATTTGCTGGTTAATGTAAAATATTCTTTAATGAGTGCCATCGAGAATGAACGAGACTTATTAAGAAACGAATAATGCTTTCGAATCAAAGGTTATATATCTCTCGTGTTATGCCTTTATTATATATTATCATAAGAAGCATATTATACGTAATTATGTATAATTATACATTCATAATCCGTGTGATATCCGCGCGACATACAGGGCATTTGTTTGTAGAAAGTTTTGAATAACAAACCGAACAGCAAATTTTATGCTCACATGGTGATATTTTCATGTTTACTTGGAATTTACAACATAAAATACATTGTTGTTCCTCATTATTCGTTTCGACTGGTTCTGGAAGATGATTCGTTGATAGAAGTCCTGTAGTAATACCAGAAGCGCCGCCAGAATACATCGCTGGTGGCGGCGTTATAATAATACCCGGATCCATCGTTATACGTGTATAAAATCCCAGATAACCCGCGCGCGCATATTCGTTATCACACAACCGAACACGCGAATTACTGTCGTCATTTCTTTCATAATATACACTATTATTTTCGTTTCTTGATATATTAAAAATGATATTCGGTTGTATGTTCGAGAGATCGATTGTTGTAACATTATTTTGATTAATATTTGAAGAAAATGCCAAATAGGAAGAGCCATTCGACATATATGATTTTTTGTATTGTCCTCTTCCTCCTCCTCCACGAACACCGACGCGACCATCGGATTCACCTGATTGCCGGTTGTATACATCTTCGGAATACATAAAATCGCGATAAGCCCATGCTTGATATTCTCTCGCACGCAACCAATTCGCACGTCCCATACCAGGATTATCTACAATAAATACGTAAACATCAAACATATCGATGATTGGGGTAGATAATGATGATGCAATCATCGTTGCGTGAATATCTCTCGCGATTGTGATATTATTGGCCAAATTATTTCTCTGACCTACTGCAAGACCGGCACCAATTCCATTTTCCAATAAAGGAATATCTGCAGTTTTTGCAACATATGTGGGTAAGTATGGATCATTATCAACACGATAAACAATATACTCTCCAGTTATATATGGAGTTTCACGATAATAATGAGGTCTCTCTTTATATGCGACATATGCATCTCGCATCGCAGGGGGGATCCGCCCCGACAACCATTTATACTTTTGACCCCTTTCACCGCCATTCAATACACCTATACAAATATCCATAATCGTATACTACAATATAACATACGATTATATTTATCTTCTTTTATCATTTTCTCTGTTATTATTCACCAGTTTGGATTTTAGATGCGCATGATGGACCCATTTATTCCGCGCCGCTCGATTCTACGTCTTCCGATACTGCTGCGTCTTCCGTTACTACGTCGATTTCATAATTTTGCATGATAAAATTAATTACTAGATCACTACCCTTTGTACCTTCAATATTAAATTGGTTTTCAATAAACCAGGTACGCAGTTCATCGCAACCCTTCCAATATTTTATATATCCGCCGACAACTAAAAACAACAGTACTTCTTTTACATATGTATCATTTATATCTTCTCTACTAGTTAGAATCGTAGTAATATCTAGATCCGCATCAAATTTGTTTTGCATTCTAGCTACAGTACGAAATGTACTATAGCCAGCGTTATGACCTCCAAAGCCGAAATAATCCTCAAATTCACAATGATGATCTTGTTTCAAAGGTCTTTCAAGTATAATTGGAAAACGTTGCCCAAGTGCAGTAACATATATGGTACATGATAAGATCTTAACATGTTCAGAAGCATAATGATTGTAGACTTGTTCCCATTTTAACTCAGGGTGGTTTGTTATAAATTCTTTTGAAATGTCATCGGGTAGCGTTGTAATAATATATCCCGCTTGATGTGTATATTTTTTGTGAATTTCTTGAAATCGTCGAACAACATCTGCGTGGGTAATTCCTACGACTGTCGCAGTTCTTTCAGTAGGTGCCTCTATTCTGGAGCTTACTTCGTCGGTCATCTTTGAATTTGTGGTTGAAATAATAAAATGTATAGTATACGGTTATAATATATATGCGAATATCTTTATATACATTACAGATGACACGATAAAAATACTTATATATTATTTATATATTATATATGTAATAATATCAATACTAACTTAAATCCAAAAGTATATGGCGATATATACTAGTCAATAAATATAATAATAGAATGAACCAACAACACCATAGTAAAAATGATAGACGTCATAAAGATGATGATAACAATATTGTAATGTTAGATCTTCGTGTGTCATGTGATACATTTTGGAAATATTCGTTTCATGTACCGGTTTATGTAAATGATTATTATGATAATAATACTAGGAATCATAATAGAATGCGCGATAATCAAATAAATAATCCAAATGCGCAATCTGCAACATGTGAAATTGGTCGTATCGGTGAAAATGATCCGATGTTTGTTAGGCTTGAAGCATATTTGGTAGATTATGTGATAGATCATATATATCAAAATATATCACAAGAAACAAACCATCATGTATTGTTGCCGATTTTGTTAAAAAAGGCGAGAAAATTTCATATTCATGGGAGGACTGTAGAAGACATATTATTTCCTAATTCGAATCAAAATTCACATTCTACAGAAGGATATATCGTATATATATGCACACATTGCTAGTGAATATTATTACATTATTTATTCATTTGAAAAGAAATTATGTAGAAGAACGCTGCCTCCGGTATTTTTTACATCGCCAGTAAGTATAGAATCTTCATATAATCTACGAATAACATCAGGTGGTGCATTTGATCCAATTTTCAGTAAATTTTTATCATATAAGTGTTTTTTAATTTCACCTATTGTTTTATTTTTCAAAGTCAAGTGTTGTTTTTGTATATGTCGCTGTGATTCTTTATTTTTGAGTAAAACACCTACAACATCATCATGTTTTCCTACTCGATATTTTTTCTTTAATGTTTTTCTGATTTTTAAACGCATACCGGTGATATTTTCATTATTATTATCTTTACCTCCACCTGTTAAATTATTTGGTTGTGAAGTTTGAAGATCATTAGTATTTAATGTATTAGAATCAAGGTTATTATCTTTAACACCTGTATTGGTATTATCGGTATTACCACTACTACCCCCACCGAACATGTCGGTTATTGTATCTACTGGTTTTTTTAATATTTTATTTGCCCATTCGCGAAATGTCGGTTTTTTTCCTTGTTTTAAACATCCGTGCGGAGGCTCTTCTTTAATAAATATTGAGGGTAAATAAGATACTGGGTCTTCTGGCACATGGATTGCGTGATCGGCTGGATTGTTCGAACTACTAGCAGAAGCAGAACCAACACCAACAGCAGTATCAGCAGATCGTTGACTATTATCATTACCACTATTTAAGCTATCTGATGATACTGCAGCGATCGTATTATTATACATAGTTGCAAGGTCTGTAATATTTGGGGTGATGTTTGTATTTATTTGTAATGGAAGACCAGATTGAAAGTTATTTTGTGTATTAAACATATCTTGCGGATTCATGTTTGAAATTGATGGTTGAATATTCATACCATATACCATCGGTTCATTAAATGTATTGTTAATAGTGCCATTATTGTATCCATTATTGTTATTACTATTGTTCATAGTTGAAATAGATTCTCGATACGCATTAACTGGAAGCCCGATAATCCCGGTATTTGTTATAATTTCTCCACTTGTTAATGTTTCGGCGACTTTGTTCAACATATTTGCCTCAGGTGTTTTTGTGTTAAACGCGTTCGTAATAGCAGATGATGTAAGTGGTTTATTATTCGAGGTGTTATTCCTACGTGTTTTATTTATTTGTTGCCGTTTTAATGATAATTTTTGAAGAAAATCCATAGATTTTGAAAAATCTGTAGTGAATGTTTCCCCGCCAATATTTGTTTCATTATTGTTATTGTTATTGTTATTGTTAGTATTATTGTTATATTCTTTATCGAGAATATCTGTTTTATTATCCTTTTCTCTTGTGTGTTCGCGGGTTCGTTGGTGTTGTTTAATTCGCTCCAATAATGTTTTTTTTAATACGCTTGGCTGAACAATCGAACTTGGACGTATTCTGCGCGCAGTTTTATTTTTGGTTCGTTTATTTTTTAATGTTCCATTTCCAGATAAGGACGCAGAATCAATCGTAATACTTTTTTTAACGTTACTACCCCCTCCGTCCATTATTTAATATTTTTGATATAATATCTTATATATAGTTATATATAGTATATAAGATAGTACAAAAGAAAACTGCCTGAGAACCGCGTTTCTGTTTTTATACGTATAATGATTTCATATAATTTCCGACACCATTTCGATCCTTTCTATCTTTTACTTCCGGATTTTCCAGAAATAATTCAAAACCGTTTTCTAAATCTTTTACAGTAATCTGAGTTTTGACGGTTTTTGGCAGACAGAAAACACGGCGACTATGTGCAATTTTCGTTTTTGTAAATAGTGTTTCCATATCACGACCATATGTCGTAAAATAATCCATTCGTGATGCAAACCACGCTTCTTGAATTTTTTCACCTTCGGCAATCGTCCAGTTATACTCTTTTACCTTTTTCTCTAATATTTGCTTCATTTCGCCAGCCTTGTATGCTTCTAATTTGAATCTCCAGGTAAATCGCGAGTTTAATCCATCATTAAAATTAAAAAAACAATCGTTCAACTCCTTTTCATATCCGGCAATAATGACCATCCAATCATTTTTGTGTTCGCTTAATGCTTCGCATAACGTGTCGATACATTCCTTTGCAAAACTGTCGCGCTTTTCTGAATTACCGAGCGAATATGCTTCATCAATAAATAGTACTCCTCCTAGCGATGCCTTAATTATTTCTTTTGTTTTAATAGCGGTTTGCCCTAAATAGCCTGCAACTAAATCGTGTCTACTTACCTTTTTGAACGTTTTTTTCGATAAAATACCTAAACCACTAAAAATTCGACCAATTATTTTTGCTACTTCTGTTTTGCCCGAACCAGGAGGTCCATAAATTACAGTATGCATAAAATCGCCAGTTGTTGGTTGCGAAAAATCACTTCCAAGAATAGACGCATTTTTCTTTTTCATAGACTCTGCGAATTTATTATTTAATGAATTAAAATCAAAAACGGTCTGTAAATTCGCAAACGGATTTGATTTATCTCGTTCAGAATCACATCCCGATCCCGATGGGGTGAATGTTGACGCGAACGGATTAGGAAATAATAATGGTGGTGGTTGAATTTTAGTATCTTGTGATTTCATAAGAGGTTCATCATCTGAATCTTTTGCTTTATCTGAATTAGTGTCGCCTTTATTATTTGACGGTTTAATATGCAATTCTTGAATATAATACAAAATTTGATCCACAATACTACGCTTTAAAGTCTCCATACCTATCATGTTAGATAGATCTATGAGTGGTTCCTTTATTGCATGAATCGCCTTCATATTTACATTATAATTCTTAGTTTCTGATAATGGATATTTTTCACATAATGCAATTAAGTCATTAATATGGTTAATTTCTTCTTGAATCACGATTTCCTCAATTTCTGGCTCCTTTACCGTTTCCGGAATTACTGTTGTTGGTTTTACTGAGATATCGGGAATAACTGGTTTATCGCTTGATGTAACAATTGGACCTATTGGTATGTTTGTAAAATATGTAGTACATGGGAATATCGAAAATAACGGAGACGCCTGCGTCGGATTTGCAGTCGGAAGTGTCGATTTCATAATTGGCTGTGAAGGAATAGAATTATTATTGAGATTGGAATTGTTATTGATATTCGTCTTGTTATTATTACGAACGGTATAGTTATAAATACCGTTGTCGTTTATAAAAGTATATGGCGTATTTGATTTTTGAAAATATTCGTGAAGTTGCTGTTCCATTCGAGCAACTTGTGCATCATTATCTAATTTCTCTTGTTTACGATCTTGTACTGAATTATGTCGCTTATTCTGATTATGTTGATGTTGTTGGTTCGGTTGTTGTTGTTGGTTCGGTTGTTGTTGGTTCGGTTGTTGTTGGTTCGGTTGTTGTTGATTATAATAATCATCATTTTTTTTTTGAAAAGTGCGAAACCATCGCCTTTTTTTTGGTAATGTTGGTGTTTTGTTAGGGTTATTATTGCTATTGTCGTTGGGATACGTTGAACTCATAAAAATAAACCCTTTTTTACAGACAACACGAGTAATATATATCATCTTTTGCGTTTATATCGATTATATAGTTATTCACACGGTTTTACGAATACTCATAAATATAAGTATTACGTATAATGATATAAAAATAAATTGAAATGTAATATAGCTTTACTCGAAAAGATACAAGTGTCGATTTCGGAGTATTCTTTATTTGAACAATTATATCAGAAATGCCCCCTAAGAGTATTAAATTTGTGAAGGAATCAAAAGAAGCACTACCAGGACCGGCTGCATCAGCAGAAGCAGCAGCACCAGCAGCGGTTGTTGATGTAATTAAACCGAAGACGAAAAAACCGTCATTAAAAAAAATAAAAAAGGAAGAGAACCCAAACGAAATGGTATCGCCGATTGTTCATGCTACTGAGGACGACGCCGATGACCAAGAACAAGTCTTGTTTACAGATGTAAATGTTACAAAGACATATGAAAATATGAACCCTCATTATTCGAAAGAAACTCCGACATTTGCACAATCTCAAACGAGCGATGGTGATGTTGTAGTCGGCGGCGATAAACCAAAATCTTGGCTATCTGAAAAAATCAAGGAAAGGATCGGAACTTACATAGAAGAGCCATGGGCTATTATTAGTTCATATTTTCAGGGGAAACATTTGGAGCAATTAGTTCGCCATCAAATCGAGTCATATAACGATATGGTAAATAATCAGTTGAGAAGAACAATCGATATGTTTAACCCTGTTCGGATCATATCAGATCAGGATTACGACAAGACAAGCCAAAAATACAGGTTGGAAGTTGAAGTAAATTTCAACAATTTCTATCTTTACCGACCTCAAATCCACGAAAACACCGGCGCTACAAAGATAATGTTCCCACAGGAGGCTCGGTTACGAAATTTCACGTATGCGTCGATGATGACAACCGACTTGTCTATCAAATATATTGTTAGAACCGGTCCAAATCTTTCAAACATTCAAACGTTTCACAAGCAAATTCCGAAGGTGCATATCGGGAAGCTGCCAATTATGTTGAAATCGTGTATTTGCGTATTAAGTCAGCATGAGCATCTCGACCATAATGTAACCGGAGAATGCCCGCATGATGCAGGTGGTTACTTTATTATCAACGGAAGTGAAAAGACGGTTCTCGGGCAAGAAAGAGCAGCAGAAAACAAAGTTGTTTGTTATAATGTCGCAAAAAACAACAACAAGTATCTATGGGTTGCAGAGATAAAGTCAATTCCAGATCATAAATGTATTTCACCGAAGCAAATTAATATGATGGTTGTTGCAAAGCAAAACGGATTTGGTCACCCGTTGATCATTCAGATTCCGAGAATGAAGCAACCCGTACCCCTATTTATTGTATTTCGTGCATTAGGCGTATTGTCTGATAAGGAGATCTGCGAGTATATCGTGTATAATATTAATGATGCCGGTTCATTTCCTCAAACCAAAATGCTTCTTGAATCGCTACAAGCGTCGATCATCGAGGCGAATCATATCATGACACAAGAAGATGCGATCAAATATATGATTTCACAGGTGATTTTCACTCCAATCAATATGGACAAAGAAACCGGTGCAACTAAAAAGCGCGAATTTGCGATGGAAGTATTACATAATGATTTGTTTCCTCATTGCAATACGGAGAAACAGCGAATTTACTTTCTCGGATACATGGCGAATAAGTTGCTATCTGCGTTCTTTGAAATCAACAAACAGGACGACCGTGATTCGTACCTCAACAAGCGTATTGATTTGACCGGCACACTCCTTAACAATCTGTTTCGAAATTATTTCAACAAGTTGGTAAAGGATATGTCGAAACAAGTAATTCGAGAGATTAATACGGGGTCATGGCGTTCAACCGAAGATTATCTTAGTATTATTAATGACACAAATATGTATAAGATTATAAAATCTGCTACAATCGAAAACGGATTGAAACGAGCGCTATCTACCGGCGATTTTGGAATCAAGAGTTTGACCAGCAATAAGGTTGGTGTAGCACAAGTTTTGAATCGCTTGACATATTCATCAAGTTTGAGTCATTTGCGTAGAATCAATACGCCAATTGATAAAAGCGGGAAATTAATTCCTCCGAGAAAATTACATAATACATCATGGGGGTTTTTGTGTCCGGCTGAAACTCCTGAAGGTGGTAGTATTGGTGTAGTTAAGAATATCAGTTATATGACGCATATTACGATACATAGCAATCCGAAGTCGCTGCATACTCACATCGATGAACATATTCAAAGGATCGATACGCTGAATCCATGCGATACCTTTAGTGAGGTAAAGGTATTTGTTAACGGAATATGGGTTGGCATTACGAAAGATCCGGTGAAATTGTATAAGGATTTTAAGATGAAGAAGCACTGTGGAATTATAAATGTATATACATCGGTTGTATTTGATTATATGCAATCAGAAATTAGGATATGTAATGATGCTGGCCGCTTAATTCGACCGCTACACATCGTAGATCCAGAAACGAACGACTTGTATATTACGCGTGATATACTTGATCGACTTTCAAAACGCGAATTAACTTGGGACAGTTTATTGACACATATGTGTTGCCAGGAGGGAGGCGAGTTCGATGAGACAGGATCTTCGAAATCGACGCCTGCTCATGCAGTCATCGAATATATTGATCCAGATGAGCAAGCATTCAGCATGATTGCCATGAGACCAAAGCATTTGTATCGAAGTGAAAATGAACCAACAAATCCATATATTTATCGATATTCACATTGTGAAATACACCCGAGTACAATCTTTGGTATTCTAGCATCATGCATTCCTTTCCCCGAACATAATCAGGCGCCCAGAAATACTTATCAATGTGCGATGGGTAAACAGGCGATCGGGATTTATGTAACAAATTATGCTCGTCGCATGGATAAAACCGCGTATGTTTTGACGTACCCACATCGCCCATTAGTTGACACCCGATTGATGCAAATGATTCAGTTGGCGGAGATTCCATCGGGCGCACCATTAATCGTTGCAATTATGTCATATACCGGTTATAACCAAGAGGATTCGGTCCTAGTTAATCAAGGCGCAATTGACAGAGGAATGTTTTCTGCGACAATTTATCATACTGAGAAAGACGAGGACAAGAAAATTAATGGAGATGAAGAGGTGCGATGCAGGCCTGATCCATCAAAAACAAAAGGAATGAAGTTTGGAAATTATGACAAAATTAATCAGCGCGGCATTATGCCGGCAAATACATTTATCGAAAATCGTGATATTATTATGGGGAAGGTTATTCCGATAAAGGATAATCGAAATGATCCGACCAAGATTATTAAATACGAAGATGTTAGCCGAGCGTATCATACATGTGAAGAATGTTATGTGGATAAGAGTTATATCGACAGCAACGGAGAAGGGTACTGTTTCTGCAAGGTACGTATTCGAGCATTTAGAAAGCCTGTGATTGGAGATAAAGTATCCAGTAGAATGGGACAAAAGGGCACAATCGGAAATATTATCCCTGAAAGAGACATGCCGTTCACCAAAGAAGGTATTCGTCCGGATATTATTATTAACCCTCACGCAATTCCGTCTCGTATGACGATTGGACAATTAAAGGAAACCCTTCTAGGAAAAGTATTAGTGAATTTAGGTTTGTTTGGCGACGGAACATCATTTGGAGATTTTGAAATTAAAGACATTAGCAAGGAATTACTGAAGGTTGGGTTTGAAATGAATGGAAATGAACTTCTTTATAATGGATTAACCGGAGAACAAATTAAGTCGGATATATTTATTGGACCGGTGTTTTATCAGAGGCTGAAACACATGGTGAATGACAAGCAGCATAGTAGATCAATTGGTCCGATGGTTAATTTCACGCATCAACCAGCTGAAGGAAGAAGCAGAGATGGAGGTTTGAGGTTCGGTGAAATGGAGCGTGATGCGATGGTTGGTCATGGCGCATCTCGCTTCACAAGAGGGCGAATGTATGATTCATCTGATAAATATGAGGTTCATGTCTGCAGGAAGTGTGGTATAGTAGCAGCATATAATGACGAACGAAGTATTCATCTTTGTAAGACATGTGATAATAGGGCAGACTTTGCGTTGGTTCAGATTCCGTATGCATGTAAGTTGTTATTTCAGGAACTTGCCACGATGAATATCGCGCCTAGAATTATGACATAGGTAGAATTGTGATACGACGTTGGTGTATAATAACAAATAGTAGAAGATAATAATATTATCTATTTTTTATTTTATAATAGATAATCTATATATAATATAAACAATATGTCTGGATCAAGAAGTTTAGGAGGTGGTTTTCGTGGTATCGCACCGCCACCAATTTCGAATGGAACTATGAAAGGAAGCTCTGAATATGAAACAACGAGGTTTGTTCTTCGTAAGGCGTGGAATGGTTTAGCTGCTAGTAAAAATGTGAATGGACGTGCTCCAGCTGCTACGCCATTTCGCGTCGTTAATAATGCTGGAGATTATTTATCTCGCGAGAATTATACGTCCGGAGGTTCCAATCAGGTGACAACTGCAAAGAGGAGTATTACTGCATCTTGGCGTAGTTTAGCCGGTGGAGTTCACCCTACAAATGATGGAACCGGAATTCCATCGGCGACATGCAATACCAAATTTGTTTATGATGGTTCGGACTACACAAAATTTCGTCGTCAAATGGCTGTAAATCGTAATTATAACGATGCAGGATTTGGAGGTGGGAATAACGCCTCTCAATCAGTAATTCGCGCGATACGTAGATAAATCGACGTTACTACGTATCTATTATTCGAATAAAAGTAATGATGATATCATAATCATAATATAATCATTATTAGTATCAAATTTACCGATCTATCAGATTAATTAATTCATAAGTAATAATATTCGCTGGTATATATATTATATATTATTCATACTGTCATCATTATGCAACCTCAAAGAACAATAAATATGCCTGAACAATTTTCACCAGCTTCAGGTGATACATTATTTTCATTAAGTCGTGCGTCATATTTAAGAACTGCTGGCGCAGTTGGTGTGAATAATGAGAAATATAATGCACTTTTAAATAAGAAAACTAAAATATTCACATCTACGGATTCATCTTCGTATATTCAATCCCGCCGTATTCATTCAATCGGTTACAGTTCAACAAGGGCGCCTTTAGGAGATATTTTAACATTTAAAAATCCGGATTTACAGGTCCAAAAGGACGCAGTTCGCCGTTGCAGATCCGGCGGTTGTGTTGCACCCGCAAAAAAAGGCGCGAATACTTCATTTCAATCCGGTCGTTAATAAAAATATATATATTTAGGGATAAGCTATTCTATATATTTTTAAATAAGCATTTGTATTATAAAAATACAAACAAGCATTCGTAACATAAAATATACTTATAGACGATTCTATTAAATTATATTTTTTTATTAAATTATTATATAACGCTCATAATTAAAATGCTCAACAAGTATCTCGTCGAATTCCTCGGAAGCATTTTCTTCCTTTACGTCATTATCGCTACTGGTAATGCTGTCGCTATCGGTGCTGCTTTAGCAATCGCTATTATGCTTGGTGGACACATCTCCGGTGGACACTTTAACTCTGCTGTGACGGTTATGATGGCCGCCGCTGGTAAGATCCCCATGTCTGATGTTGTTCCATACATTCTTGCTCAGATTGCCGGTGGTCTTGTTGCTCTTGAGATCCACAAGAGGGTTCGTTTTTAAATTATTTAATAAACAGCGACGAGCCAATACTAACTAACATATTTTAGGCAAAGTATCATTTATTTTTGTGATAATATAAAATCACTATATTATAATAGTATTATTAATAATATTGTGAATTCGATTAAATGTCTACTGCAAGTTCAGGATTAATGCCTTCGCAAACATCAAGTCAGCCAGAATCTCCACCCGAGAATGAAAAGTCTGGTGGCATTTTGTCTGGTTTGTTTGGTTCGAACGACGATAAAGATAAAGATAAAGGAAATGGTGCTGGAGGTGAGACAGTAAACGGGAATACTCCCGATGTTAAACCCGAAGAAGGTGGAATATTAAGCGGTATTTTTGGATCTAAGGAGTCTGAAAAACCCGAAACTCCAGCTGCAGCTCCTGTTTCTACTGAAAAAAAGGAAGAAGGCGGATTTTTTAGTAAATTATTAAGTCCTGGTGATGATAAAAATGAATCTTCTGGTGCTTCGACCACCACTACAACTTCAGAAAAACAAGAGAATACCGAGGATTCTCTTTCATCTTCGTCGTCGTCTTCGTCGTCGTCTCTCACACCTCCCGCTGAGAAATCTGATGAACCTGGTATGTTAGCTAAAATGAAGAATATGATTTTACCCGAAAATAAAGAGTCAAAAGACGGATCACTTAATGATGAAAGCACCGATGAAGATGAAAATGCGAGCAAGCAGTCAGATGAAGAAACTACCGACGAGGAAACTGAGACCGAATCTGAAGAAAGTTCAGAAGATGATGACGAGGTAGAAATATTTTTAACAAAAATAAAAACATTACGGTCAAAATGCAAAAAAATGAAACAGAAATATAGTGTTCTTAAAGAGAAATATGACGAAGTTAAATCAAATGGATCCTCTGGTGATAAAGATAATAGCGAATTTACGAAGATAGTTGCATCTTTAATGGCGGCAGAAGGAGCGATTAAACAACACAAAATATACTTAAAAGAATACGCAAGGAAAAATAAGATTCCCATGGACGGTCTTAACGAAGGTGAGGGTGATTCATTTGAAGAAGAAGGAGAAAATAAAGATTCCTCTGCGCTTAGAGGGGAATCTGTCCCTGAAAATAAGGAAGAATCCGAACAAGACCTTTCATCTATATCCGGAGAAAGTAATTCTGGTATGAGCAGTTTAGATAGTGAAAATGAGAATGAAACTCCTGAAGCAGAAACTGCTGCACTCGCACCGGTTACGGTAAGATCCGATACGAACATGGGGGAAATGTCGGGTGATAACAACAATAACAATACCGCAGCGCCAACCGAATTAGGCGCAGGAATGAATACAACCACACCATCACCACCAAATATGGAATTACAAGGTGCGCAATCAGAATCTCTTCCTTCGGCGATATCATCACCCGCGACAGCGGCTTCGAATGAAACTACGACTGTAAGTGATGATTCCGCTGTAACTGGAAGTTTACAACAACCATTAACGGGATCAAAAATATCTGGCGGAAGAAGTCATTTTATAAGAAAAAATAATATTAAAACACATAGACATCATAAACGACGAAATCGTCATCAGACTCTTAAGAATATCTTGTAAAAAGAGGTTGTCATATTGTATTGTAATGTATTGTATGTTTTCAAATAAGTAAGAAAAACATATAATGTAATGAAATGGAATGTAATGGAATGGAATGTATATTACCTGATAGTATAATTCATTTTATATATAAAATATAGCAAAAGAAATGAAATACTTGCATAGTAAACTTGAACAGGAAGGCCACCTTCAATTTTAGATAAATCGATTCCATCGGAATTTGAATCGCCTGATGACGATGATGGTGTAAGTGAATTTATTAAATTAGATAATGTTGAGAGCATGGACTCATTCGACACATCATCGCTAGGTTGTTTTGTTTGTATTTCTGCACCATCACCTATTTTATTTTTAAAAAACGATGACGATACTGTATTATGTTTGTCTATAATACTTTCAGACGAGAGTTTTTTATTTTCATTTTGCAAATCGAACTTGGAATAATCTAATCCAGACATAGTAGTTGCTTTATTATTAGCAATATTATAACTTAATGGGCTACGATGCGTAGTTTGATATGCAACCCCAGAAGATCCCGCTAAACTTCCCATTTCGTATAATCCGATTGTATCACCGTTTTCAGAAACAAGTACTGGTTCATTATCATCAGAAGTTTCTGTTTTGGGTTTTTTTGCATTAGTGAATCCTTGACATGTGTTGCCCGACGCAGGATTTGCGCCACCGGAAAAGTAACACGGATTCATATCGGCAACGTCCATTAATGCTAAATGACGCTTTTCGGTTCTTTTTGTATTTGACTGATCTACAGTTTCTAAAGTTATCTCTGCGCAATCGGGAGTAGAACCGGTAACAAATGCCTTAAATAATGGTGCAGGATTCAACGCCGATAAATTCCCCATGGCACCCGGAATTAAACCTCTAAGATCCGAAAATGACGAACCGTCCGAACCACTTGATATAAATGGTATTCTTCCGTCTGGAATATTATTTACATATATCCAGCGATCCACAATTTTATTATCCTTTTTCGCTCTATCTTCTTCACGTTTCTTTTTTAATGCACTCAACTCATTTTGTTTCTTTGTAGCTTCATCTTCGGATATGATTTTATTCTTCAAATCCGCTTCTACCTTTTTATAATCAATATCCCATTGCTTGTCCTCGTCCTGTTCCTTTTTCCACTTTTCGATTGTTAATTCGCGACACTTCCCGTTCGTTTTTAAGAAAAATTTATTTCCGAGAGGCTTTCCGGTTTTACTCGCATTTCCGCTTCCAGTTACTAATACTTCTACATACGATAACAGACCGGTCACGTCGGCAGATAGAGCGTCTAATGTAAATGCAGGAGACATTCCCATCTGGCCAGGTTGTTTAATATTTTTCCAATATTCATAAGAAGGTCCTAAAAATGAACTATCTCCTTCTCCCTGAGCCATATTATACTATTTATTTCGTATCGTTATAAATAGTATATATTAAATTTATCATTATTGTAGTTTTGCTTTAAATTTACCGCTCGGTGCGAGAGATTTCGACAAGTTTTTAATTTGAACACCTACTGCCTGTATACCATCACCAACTTGTTTTATTTTATCTTTTTGCGCCTTTACTTCATCTACCATTTTAGCAAGAGTATTTATTTTTCCTTGAAGTGACACATATTGCCCACAATCCGTACTACATGGAGTAGTTTTTTTACTTTCTTTCTCTTGTTTTGCACCTTCTACGTCTGCACTTGATTTGGCATCTCCCTCTTTCGGGGGTGGTGGGGGTAATGTTTTAGTATCAAATCCTTCGATTGCTTTTCTAAAAATAGCCGCACTAGATAATCTAGAATTGCTATACGTATAATCATATAAATCATCTCTTTCTCTATCGTTTTCGAAATCGTAATTATCCATAGTTGGTGTTACAAATAAATGTTTCCAATAACTATGACCCGTAATGGGCTTGTTCGATATGAATGAGTGTATTATAAATAACACAATAAGACCCACAAAAATCAAAATAAATAAAATAATGAACATTTTGTATTTTAATATAGGGTGTGTCGTTGTGTCATTTAAAAAGTTAGTAATACTCTTTTTAAATATTTCATCGTCGTTGTCGTCTGTCATTTCTAGGTTTGTTTAGTATATATAAGATTATTAGAAGTTGTAAAGGTAATTTTAATTCTTATGATATTCGTTTATAATATTTTTCAGTTTTATTCGTAGGTATCCGCCATCATACATGTAATAATGTTTTCGATCATAATTTGTTAATAGTTTATGGACTAATTTATTTATTCGAAGCTGCTACTAAATCATTTACATTTTTCTGTAATTCTACAATAATCTTTTCCTGTTTTTCAATAATTATGTTGTTATTTTTTACATCTTCTTTCAGTTTTGTTGCATCTGCAATTAATTTAGTCAAACGTTCTTGTAATTTTACAACAGCTTCACAATCTTTCGGACATTCACCACCTTCTTCTCCTTCTTCGCCTTCTTCACCACCATCACCATCACCTGTCTTTTTTGCACCACCTTTTTTCCCGCCTTTTTTATCCTTCTTATCGATCGGTTCTTCTTTTGTTTTTTCTTCAAGTTTGTCTATACTTGACATATCAAGACCTTCTTTTAGACCGCCATGACGTATTTGAATGTTTTTTCGAACATTTAGATACACCTTTTTTACAATTTTACGAAATGATACGTCCATCATAGCAATTATAAACCCTATTGACACGAATAACAACAAATGAAGTGCATTTTTGCTATAAAATTGAATAAGTTCTATCATAATTTGTGTTACATATAAATCCTAAATTAAATTTAAAAAATAAATGCATTATTTGCATGAATCCATGATAATAATAACACTAAATACAAAACCGTCCTAAATTATAATTGGTGTAAATTTTTCTATTGTAATATAATAAATAGAATCCAATATCTCATTTACAAAAATATCAGGTATTTAATGGCAACACAACCTAAAAACTTTGTTTCTTGGCCTCTTAATTTTAGAAATATTAATGTAGCAATTCGATCTACTAAACAAAGCACTACCCGAAGTGTATACCCAGGATATAATCGCCCTGCAACTAACGGGGCGATTAGTGATGCAAACCCTGATGTAAATGGACATGGTAGTGTCGGCTGCTCATTTCCCGCCAATAAAAATATAATTAAAACGTCAAGATTTATAGCAAGACCCATTAAACACTGGCGTAAAAGTTTAACTCCCGCGTATACTAATAAAACTCGACCAACTATCGGGTTTATTGATAGACCTGGTGGTATTGTATTTAGGGGGACAAACTGTGGTTGCGATAATCGCCCTGCTTCTAAACAAAATTATATAGTCGAAGATATCGCGCGGCCATTTTTAAGAGAATGCATGCCTGATGTAGTTGTATATAATCCAGGGTATAAACAGGTTGGTACTCCTGGAGCGCCTGGTTCTTACCAAATCAATACCGGAATATACGAAACTAAAAGTCTTAGTATAAACCCAAGAAAACGTATCGTACGTTCCGCAAGCACAAACGTAAGTCGCGCTTATCACACAAATAGTTCAACCTATCTTCAAGCAAGATGTAGAACCTACCAACAAAAACAAACATTCTCAAAAATGAACGCTGTTCCAAATCAATATGTTAATGCAAATGGCATTCCTGTTAATCCAAGCGATTCGGCTACCGGATCGCAAGTATATTATTCCACAAACTGCGGTAATGCCGAAAGAATATACCCAACCGCTCAAGACAGTCGTAATTGCCGTGAAACCGTTATTCATAAACCTAATAATGTAAAATACGGCGTTCAAGGAGCAGTTTCAGCGGGAACTCGCTTGGAAAGGCTTAAGTTGGAGACGATCACGAAAAATGGTGCATCATTTATGTCAGCATATGGTCACGCCGCAGCAAACGCCGGTAGTTATCATGGCGGAAATATGGGCGCACCTTATTTTATTAAAAGCAAGATTTTTAAACCGGATTGCAATTTATATAATCGCGCAGTAAAGCGACCACATCTAAAGTGCTAATCGAATAAAAAACAAAAATTTACAATATATTACGAATACTATAATATTTATAATATATAATGACGATGTCGCATAAAACGAATAAAGTACGACAAAAACAAAGACATAAGAATACAACTAGAAAGATTCACAAGTATACGATATCAACCCGACATTTAGAACAACAAAGCCAACGCGATGATTTCTATATCTGGGCAAATTACAAATGGATTAAAGAGGTTCCAAAGACTCTTCCGAGAGAAATGAAATATATTCGACCACTCGATAATTTTGCATTAATTCAAGATGACACATATAAAAATCTGGTATCTATGATTCACGAATACGTAAAAGAACACGGTGGGGTTTCCAACTGTAATGGCGCTGCTCTTGAATTTCATAACATGTATACTTCATTACTTCATTTAAACAAAGAACCAATTTTATGTCATATCGAGAATTATTGTCGAAATTACGACAATATGGTGCAAGAAAATAATATATGGAAATTTTTAGGTTATATTAACCAGAACGAAATGATCAAATGGGCGGCACCTATTGTTTGGGGCGTTTCATGTGACGATTATACTCCTGATAAATTATCAGCACATATCTCATCTCCATCATTAACATTATACGACTATCGGTTCTATATGGACGATAAAATTATTCAAAAACAGATGAATAAAGTTAAATTAAACGTAAGTGCACGAGAACATTTTTCTGGAGATGTTATCAAAGATACTGGTGGAAATGACGACGAAGCATACACAAAAACAATAGAATATATTAAATATAAAAAGGAGATTACGACTGCATTTTTAAAATTTATCGACACAGTTTTTACCAAATGTTTAGGTGAGGATTATGAAAAGAAACACAATATAACCGCGCAAAATGTTTTTGATATAGAGTGCGAATTAATGAAAGACATGAATAATATTGATATTCGTTATGACCGAAATTATGCGAATATTTTTTCGACTTCTACTCACCCCGATATACAACCCGACAAGGTTAAAATCCCAAAATCACCATCTTTATTCAAGAATAATAGACGGAATCGTTCTTGTGCTAAATGGTCATCTACTTCAAAGAGGGAGGAAGAGGCGGAAGAATCACACAAAAGGCCGGCACACTACTCGTTTAATATTCGAGGTGCTTCCAGAATTTTTATCGACGACTCTATCGCACACACCGATATCAACTGGCGCGAGTTTGCAAAATATATTGGTTACAAAGAAGAACAGATCCCGTCCTACTTTATTGCGCAACAAGTAGGATATTTAAAAACTATAATGTATAAATTGAAAAAGGAATGGGCGTCCGATAAATGGAAGAGCTACTGGTTTTTCATTTATATGCGTCAAATTATTTGCTTCCATGACGAGTGGCGAGAGATTTATCTTGATTTTAACGATACACTTATTCGCGGAAGAGACACTCATTTCCCTCGTAAATACTTTCCAATAACCGGCCTTACGTATGTCTTTCCGAAATTAATGGACAGCGAATATACCAAACGATATAAAAACGAAGAAATGATAGCAAAGGTTCGAGATGTCTCGACTACGATAACCGAATGCTATAAAAAGCGTATCGAGAGAAATGAATGGATGTCGCCTTATACTAAAAAGGGTGCTTTGAAAAAACTAAACACGATCCGATTTTTTATTGCAGAGAATAACATGTCCGCGAATGATCCTACTCATCTAAAATACGATTCGAAAGATGCGTGGGGTAATCTATTAAAATTCAGCGAATACCATACAAAATATATCGCAGAACATTCAGTTTTACCTGGTAATTCGAGAGAAAGAATGCTCGATATAGATGATATTGATACGATTGATTGGTCGAAAGTAAAAACGAGCGGTATACAATCTTACATCGTAAATGCATATTATTTATCAAGTAATAACTCTATTTACATACCGACTGCATATATGCATAGTCTCAATATTCAATTTGGGCGCGGGTATGAATATGATCTAGCCGGTTTAGGTTATACAATTGGACACGAATTATCGCACGCTCTTCATGTACACGGCCGAGTATATGATTATAAGGGTGTTATAAAAAATTGGTGGTCTCCAAAAGATATCGCAATATACGAGAAAAAAATAAACCGGATAGTCAAACAATACGAGAGAATTTCAAAGAAATACGGGTTTGTTATCGACGGAAAATTATCATTATCCGAGAATCTTGCCGATATTACAGGTCTTGCTGTTTGCGAAGATGCGCTTATTGAATTTCACCAAAAAATGCACAACGAAACATTAATAGGCAATACTTTTTCAAACACCTCAACAAGCGTCGCGCAAGTAGGTTCACAACATTCTAACAAACTTTCATCGTCTACGTTAATGACTGATCATATGCGTCGGATTTCATTTCAGCATTTTTATACTTATTATGCCATTCACAGCCGGGCATTTGCGAGTCGTCGAGAGATTTTAGTGCAGGTAATAACAAATCCACATCTTGATTTAAAAATTAGAACAAACGTACCCTTAATGCGAAGTAAAATATTTCAAGACGTATTCGAAATTCACAAGAGCGATAGAATGTTCAGCGATGATCATGATGTTGTATTTTAGATAAATGTCGCTTTTAGTATATAAATATATTTTGATAGTTTAGTATAATATTCTTCGATATTTAGCGAATATTATTATGGGTTCGACTGTATCTACCGATATAAATGTGACTGCAGCGGCGGTCTCACTTCCTCCGGGAAGTTCTCAAGAAGAAATTGACGCCGCAATTGCAGCGATTCAGAAAAATAAGGCGATAGAAGATGAGATGGAACTTCGTAAGGAAGCGATACTTATTCCAGAAGATATTGAAGATATACATATTGAATCAAATATTGCGGCGGTGGACGAAAATAAAAATGCAGCCGAATTACTTATTTGTGAAGAAACAACGTCACATGTTTCTCAGACAAATGATGGTCCGGCGGCAAATACAAGATATGGAAAAGGAAAGCACTGGAAGAAAAATCAAAAAAAACAACAACAAAAGGAAGAATCGTATAAGATGGCTGGAATTGGTGGTGGTTCTAATCCGAATGAACGAACACAAGAACAAAGACGTGCGCAAGTTAGACCGATTATTGATAAATTAACGGAACTTCAGATGAATGTTTCTTATCCGGCGATTCGCGAGTTATACAAACAAGTAAGCCACTTTATCAAGACGGGCGAAGACACGAAGATTAAAATCCCGTTCCCTGAATTCTCTCGTAGAATAAAAGGCGAATTATCAAATGCGCCGTATATTCCTTGTTGGGTGAAGTTGGAGGTTGATTAAATCATAATAACAATAATCGTGAAGTTTCATGATATTATGATTTTTCAGAATATTTCTTACGATCTTTTTTGATTACGTCTGCTTTTATTATTCCCTCTTACTTTTTTATTACGCCCACTCTTTTTATTTTTTATATTTTTTTTAGATTTATTCGTACGACCTCTTTTTTTAGTACGTCCACCACCTGAAGATGATGAAGATGATTGTGAACAATCGCCTATTTCTAATGAATCACATACCTCAGCATCCAGCGAAAACTTAACCCGAAGAATACTGTCCCATTCATCTTTTGTTACAAATACTTCATCATTATCATCATCTTCAATAATTAACCTCTGTAACCATATATATTCAGGAATATAAGCTATAAAATAACGAAAGAAAATACTTCTTATCACGGATTTATTAGTCATCATATTACTACTAAGCTCAGCTCTCACAGGCTCTAGAAGATGTACTATCAATTGTTTTCTATGGGTTATATTATCTGGACCTTTTAATCTTGGATCGTTAATCTGGACAGCTATTGACCGTAATCCAACTATAAAGTTTACAACTTCTTCAATATGAGTATCACACAATATAATAAATACACTTTTGCATAAAAAACGAATTACATTTTTGACACGTTCATCTGGAACCTCCCCCGGTTTAAGCTTTTTTGCTAGTGCATAAAATATTTTAAAGAAATTGAAATAATGATGATGACTATGCATATATGTTGCAAAATTAGAAGGGCACATTCCGGTAGACCATTCGGTATCTGCAATAATACAAAAATCACGTATTATTCTTTGTATTTTAACAAACAAAAGTTCAATTAATGCATATCTAGATTTATTAAAAGGTATGGTTCTATAACGTGTTATAGCTTCCATAAATTCTTTATATAACTTTATTTGCAACTTTGGTATATTTATATGTGTACCGATAATTTGACCGGTTATCATTTGTTGTAATTTAGCAGGGGAAACTCGTAAATATTTTCCATTAGGAGTCTCTGTAAAACGTTTTATAAGAAGCTTCATCAATTCACTACACGCACCCATTTGAGTGCGATTCGAACTGTAAAATCTTAACTTAGTTTCGATATAGCTATCTATTACTTTCGGGTCTTCTTTTTGTATGATCCTGTGTTCGCCTTTTTGAACGTCTGAGCTCGCCTTCTCAATTTGTTCTTGAGATGCTTGACCTTGGTTGCCAGCATCAACAGCGGGATCATTAAGAGGCAAATCGAATGGTCCAGTTCCAGCTACGAACACATCTTCTCCGTTACTCGGCTGAAGAGGGGCAGAACCTATTTTTCGAATCTGTTCAATATCAGGGTATTCAAATGTGAATTCTGTATAGTTTTTAACAGATATGTGTTGGAGATATGACAATCCACTAATCATAGCTTGTATTCTCTTGATGGTGTCTTTTATATGTGTAGTATGTGGGATTTTAGAACCTAATTGCTTAAAAATATGATCATCTTCATTAAAGATCGAGTCTAAATTAGAAAAAGTAGTCTCAAGTTGACGGAGTTCTTCTGCTTGTGCTTTTGCTTTTATGGCTTTTTCGCGCTCAATAACATTCGCGTCAGACAAAAGTTTATGTTGAGCAATTGGAGTCTTATCACCCTTATTAATTATCAATATTTTAGTCCCTGTTTTGACTTCAGAATTTTGTTTAGAAATCCCCGAGTCAATCGGACCGCCCCTAACACCTTTCGGACTTTTCGGACTAGTCGGCGGCATAATAATACTACTACGGTTTTTATATTATTAAAATATAATATTATCATCAATCCATTTTTTGATGCGAATATTAACCGGCTCCAGTATTTTATTTAATCCATCAACATAATTCAAATAATATTGCGGATCATTTTCGATCTTCATAAGAGTATGATAAATAATATCAAAGTCATCTTGTGTGTATAAGTCGGTTATTTTAATAAAGATAAAATCGATATTCGAAGTCGATTGTTCCATTAAATTATCGTATGGGATTCCATGATCGTTATGCACAATCGGTTTTTTAAATTGTCTGGGTAGTTCTTGGTCTTCATTATCTTCTCGATGTGCAGTATCGTCTTCACCCATATTCGTCATTTTGATTAGTTTCGTTCCATTATTTCCGCTATTTCTACTACCACCACTATGTTGATCACCACTACCGTTACTTAGTCTACGAACCAATTCAGGGCTATCGAGCATACCCTTGTACATTTGTAGTGTATGAAGGATATGTATTTTATCGGTTTGATTATACGTCCGTATAAGATTATTAATCCCAGTTTTGGCTAATTCATGTAATATAGAAAACAATTTTGAATTAATATGAATTGTGTTTGCGTCTAATCCATTATTTGAAGAGCCTGAGGACGCCGACGACGCCGCACCCGCGGAAGCCGGGTCTAATACATTTTTGTAAAATTTGCTAAAACGCGAAAACACGTTATACAAATAAAAAAGGTCCTCCTTTTTATCATTATTATACCATCGTTTTACGTTTTGTGTGTATCCAGCGTTTTGAATAAACAAAATATTATTATGAATCGAAACCTTACTTCCAATCGGATAATAAGCCAAACAAGCAATCTGTAAAATTGCCTGTAGTGGCTCTAAAATGGTCTCAAATCTCTCCTTGGTTTTTTTACCGCTAAAGTTACCAATTAATAAATGTATCGCTTGCATGTGTTTTTTATATTTATATCTATACATAATATGTATCTTATGTTTAGATTACTTTGTTGTTATTATTAAAATGCACTATAATTAATATTTGGTTATGGTCTATGAAGAAAAATATTTCCACCAGAAACACTAGCGGTCTGTTTAAAATACGGAATATTATACTTTTCACACCAAGATATGCATTTTTGTATATTTAGTTTTTTGTATTGTTCTATTTTTTCGGCATTTTTATGGGTTGTAATGATCGAAAGAGTCGACGAAATGTTATCTATTTGTTGAAAACTCAAAATCGCATTCATTTCTTCTATTTTATTTAAATAGTATACATCGTGTTTTCGTGCTAATAAAGACATAATTTCCGAATTTCCATCAATAATGTACGGAAAAACACGAGAAATCTCTTCAATCACTAGCGTTGAATCGTCCAATTTAAAATTTTGACAAATTACATACTTTTCGGAATTCGCGATTCGACTTGTGTATGGTTTAATAATCGAGACATTCGAATAATAATATGATAATAAATACAGTATATCTACAGTAGGTTTATGAAAAATATCAAAAATTTTTAAAACAAAAGAACCGCCTTTTTTTTGCATGGCTAGCGCGAAAAATACTTCTGCAAGAATTAGACGTATTGCGATATTTTCCTGATTATTAAAATCAAGCGAAAAATCAAATCCACCATCGGCGGTGATTAATTCCATTTTATTCTTATATTTCGACGCACAGTAGTTAAAATTCGAAATTGATAGCAAATTGCCCGTTTTGTCTTCCCCAGTTTCAATAATTACATTAGGGTTTGCATCTAAAAATGTCTTGGTCTTTTTCCAACCAGGACATATCGGATCATCATTTATTAACGTCATTCCATAATATCTGTCATTTCCATATATTTCGTATTGATGATTATATTTATGCATAGATGCACTAATATGTCCGGTAGTTAGATCTTGTGTATTTCCAGATACTGTAGCACACGACGATGCGCGGTCAAATATACGTTTGGAAATTTTATTGTGTTCAAGTTCTTTCATATATTCATCGTGTAGATCGGTATTACGCTTAAGAATCTGCACGTTCGTCGATAAGAGTGGAACTTGGGTTGTGGATACACTACTCGACAACGATTGTTGTTTATTTTTTTTTATTTTATCATACTCCAATCCTCGGAGATACGATATCGCTTCAATAAAACCGCCTGGGCCTTCAGCTAGATGAAATGTATTAATTCCAGCATGATAATCCACTTCTGTTTTAATCGTATTTGAATACTCGTTCAATAAATTTGTGCCAATTACGATTTCTATCATTTTATAGAACGAACGAGATAACGGTCGAAGTTTACTTATATTTGTTTTATTACCCGCAATATTTGTGTGAATAAACTCAAACGGGTTGGTAAATTTCTTTATATTATCCCAATCTGACTGATATTGTTCGATTTGCTGTTTCATATTACACAAATGTGAATATATAGATGATGAAATGTATGGTTTTGATGCTGGTTCATCTTCTTGTCTTGAATGATACATTAACTCTAATGGTATACATTTTCCGTCTTTGTCGAAACGCATATCAACGCTTGGTAATGTAAAAAAATTATAATAACATAGCCCTAATGTATTTGAAGTTGCCGTATTTATTGTACTTTGAAGTGAATTATGATAATTACCATACCCACCGCCACCACCGCCGAGACAACTTCCTGAACCACATACCATAGAATATAAATTACCAGGTCCGATACATAAAGAGGATACACCGCCAGGTGTTTTAAATTGATTTGTATGTGTTTTTTTATACATTTATAACTGGATTAAAAATAACGATTTGTTATGAACTACTATATAATAATAACAAATCGTTATAAGTTATTTTCGCGTGTATAAACAATACCTACACTACGAATACTACTCTTCTCCCTTTTTTTTCCTAGTTTTTTTCGGTTTTGTTTCTTTATCTTTGGAATCATCATCACTATCTTTTCCGGCTACTGCACCAGATGACGGTTTTTTAGTGACTTTTCTCACGATCTTCAGAGTTTTCGGTGGTTGAAGAGGATTCGCCATTCCCTTTTTAGGTTCCTCTAATCCCAACAGTTCAGCAGATTCAAAATCCATTCCACTTATTACATCGTACCCTGCCTTTCTTGAACGCTTTTTCAAGCTTTTTTCGATATTTTCGATGGGCGCAAATGCCGGCCCCATAAGCTCTTTCATGGCCTCATTATATTCTTGTTGCTCTTTATTCGCTATAGCGATCTCTTCTGCTAGTTTAAGCTTACGCGTTTTCTTAGCGGTTTTGGGTGATACTGGGGCAACCGCGGCCGCCGCCGCCGCTGATGCAGATGATGTAATCTTCCCTTCTTCTAATTGCTTTTGGATTTTTTCTCTTTCCATCTTTTTTAGAATACTTGAAGCGATTGCAGGCTTAGTCGCAACATCTGTAGGAATCGACGCCCGGGTAATTTTTTCAAGTGCAATCCTTTCAGAATCTTCGTCAAGACCACCGGTTCCAGGCTCTGCTCCGCGAGCATGTTCTTCTTGTAATCCAGCGTAACTGAGAAAACTATTCTTTAGTTGCTTCGCATTTATATTACGATTTTTGCGAAAGATGAAATACCGATTATAAAATGAAATTCGTTTTTCTTCTGGGCGCATTAAACGAGCACTTCCATATTCGTCGTATTTACTGGCAGCGGCACCACCACCACCACCTCCGAACGAACCCGATGTCTCACGTGCACGTTTAATATCCAACTCCATTTGGTGGAACAGTCCGTCAAATGTACCTGTTCCATCAGGCATCGGTTGTGATAATGTTGTAGCTGCTTCTTCAGGCATAACAAGATCAAACCCATAATTCTCTAATAACTGTGTCAAATAATCGAAATTAACAAGGTATTCTTTCGTGCTCTTATTAATCGAGTCCTGGAACACTTCAATCTCATATCCAATACTACTGCTATCTGGTTCGAATTCCGTTTGATTATATTTTTTACGAAGAGACCAAATCTTCTTACGTTCTCCTCCGCTGGTTTCAGCATTAGCTTCACGTGTATTGATCGAGTCGAATACACTTACTTCATCTCCATTTTCAACATTAGAAAGCGCCTGAAATATGCGAACACCATCAAAACAAGTCCCAATAAAGTATCCGCCTAATTTGGTGCATTCTGAAACGTTTTGAAGAAACGTGTGAACCTTTTTAATATCTTCAAAAAAGTAATGGATTGCGAATTGAACAGAGCAAATATCAAATCCGTCGACACCTCTACCATAATGAGGATATACGCCTTTTCCTAAAATACTGGCGTCTTTCGGTCCTTCGCCGAATATTGCGCGTGATATGATGCGATAACGTTCACTTATTGCGGCTTGCCCGGATTTAAATTCTTTGCTACTGTCGCCATGAATAAATATTGCGGGTGGAACATTACGCTTTGTTTTTTTAGATTCCAAATATCGTGCACAAACACCATCGAATTTATGTTCCAAATTGTCTTTAGAATAATCAATACCAAATACAAACCCCAATTTCGCTGCGATCCATTTTGGTAAATCACCACCCTTTCCGACTGCAAAATCAATTAATGTATTTCCTGGTTTAGCTACACCCATAATTAGTTTCCTTTTTACATACAGATTATGAAAATCTCTCATTCCTTTCGTTAGTGTTTTTATTTTTGTACCTCCACCAACATCAACACCATCTCCAGTAGTTGATTGGTTATAGTATACGTCTTCGTTCGACAATTCATCGGGAATACCTTCGCCGGTTGTGATCATTTCTTCCGTAATTGCATTATGGATAGAATGCCAGTTGCTATTGGCGACATGATATGCGTTTCCGTAATTTTTTCCACCAGCTCGATATTCTGCGGTTTTATCATGACGAACACGTAAAGGTGACCATCTCCAATTTACAGGCTTTGTTTCATCATAACTAAATTCGACTATGGTTTCGTCCATTATAATATCGTTCTCAAGCGTCATCATTTGTGATACTCCTGCTTCATCTGGACGCAACATAATATTGCAGACGTGTGCATCATTATCATATGGGTATGTTGGATAAAATGGCGCTGGTTTATAACTATCTCCACTAGTATCATCACCAAAACCGTGTGTCCCCCCCGATCCACCGGAAACGCTTCCATCACCATCAACGCCACTATTCTTACCTTCAATCACTTCAAGACATGGATTAATATATCCATGCTTCTTTTCATCGTATCCAACACGTAATATCAGCGTTTTATATTGTTGAACTTGTACGCATTTAGACATGTCGATACCTTGATTGAATATATTACTAACGACGTCTTCTTGTGTTTTGTCTTTCTTCGTAGTGACAAGAAAGTCGATCGTATTATGTTTTGCCGGTTTCCATTTGAATGAATGGTTCCATGTTGTTTTATATAATGGACCGGCATTACCATCGTTACGAACATTACTTCCGACACCATATTCAAGTGGTGTAAATATAAGACCATCACACCAGTATTCATATTGTTGTTCATCTTCCATTTTTCGCATGATTGTTGCACAGCAATCGAAAATAGATCGCTGTGGCGTAGCGACCTCGAATATTTTATGCTCGATTCTAATGGGAGGCAACGAGTCTGCACCGCCCGAAACGCATTTCGTCTGGAGATTTTTTACGACACTAATTAATAGCGGCAGTCTGAAATTAGTTAATACTTCATCATCATTCGAAGGAAAGAACAATCGACTGCGTATATCGGCCTTGTGTACGTAATATATATCGAATGCCAGATATAAATTAATAAAACTACCGTTTTTGTTATGAAGAATATGTTCTCCGTCGATCAACGTATTATATAACTTTGTGTTTAATGAAACTGCTCCGGTGAATTGAACATTCATATTGGTGTCAATTAGATAAATTCTACCTGTTCTTGGTGCGATAAATAGAAGTTTTCGCATACCGTCGGCCTTTTCTGTAACAGAGTATCCTAGGCGTATATTCGGCGATTTTGAATCAGGATTTATAGGCATGATATTTTGCATTTGTAATGTAAATGAAGATGGGCCTACAAAATGTTTTGGGCGTAATTGGATTCTTCTGCCTGATGCGGCAGCAGCTGTTGTATCGGCATCGCCTCCATCACTTTCTGCACCACCTTCGCTACCGCTATCGCTGTCGCTGTCGCTGTCGCTCTCACCTAATCCTTTTATGCGCTTATGTGTACTACTAGTTCTTCCACTATGTTCTTCAGGGTGAAGTAATTCGTGATATTTACGTTGGACGCGCCGCATTTCAACTGACGATACAGGATAATTTGTTTCTTGGATACCAGATAATACAAGTGTTATCGTTTTTCGCAATTTCTCCAATAAATATTTGGGGTGATTGAAAGATGTGCCTGGACCAACCAGGTCATTAATTACTTCTATTTCGATCTCATATTTTGGTGGAGAGTCAAGTACTTTCGCCGCTTCAAATGTGGTTTCGGGTATATATCGTGCTTTGTCACGATGAGATTCCTTCACCACACTTAAATCAATCTGAAATGGCAATTCTGGGTGCGTCATCGTACTTCGATTTATGTAACGAAATGTCTTTTTATTATCATTCCATGTTTTTAAAATTGATCTAGCCAACGTGGATGTATTTGCGACACGTTTCTCGCGCTGATAACTTACCTTGAAATTAAAGTCTTCAAAGACGATAGGCATGATTGTTTGTTGTGCCGCTTCTTCATCGGGATTTTCTCCCTCGAATGGGCCACTTTCTCTAGATTTAGTCGTATTTCTTGCATACATCTTCTGTGTGAAAAGAACGTATTTGTCGTCAGGTTGGTTTGTTTTACAGTATTTTTGCACATCATTTATTCCATGAATTTCTGCGCGAATAAGCGATAATTTGGTTTGTCCTGTTTTTGGATCAATAAATTCGTTTTGAATTTTCAGAGCATATGCGTTTTTCTTTGAGAAGACAAATCCAGAAGCCAATAATTTTTGTATTACATTATCAAAATTCTGTTTTGTAGTTGGCTGATTTCCGCGTGTGCCAAATCGAATTTCTAATTCAGGAATACCATCAGTTCTATCTAATATACCGTCTAAATAAGATGATACAATATTTGAAAATCCCGAGTTTTTGTCCGACGAAGATGATGACGACGATTCATGTCTTTTTCGTATTCCGGCCATACTTGCAGTCGATCCACGATTTCTCGACATTTCACTATATATATGAATAGGAAATTATTTATACCATATCTTATAAATAATTTTCGTTTTCAATTTATTATTAATATTATCAATTATATAATTTTATTATATTGTATATGTATATTTCATAAACGCATACATATACACCATCATCATATTAAAATGACAACACATACTGTTCCAATAAAATATATACCGTCAGAATTAAATATTTCCGATAGAAAAAAACAAACAAAAATGCTCATCAGATCTAGAAAAATGTATAAAAACAAAAAATATTATACACGTAAACAATTAAAATCGTATAAAAATAAGACATCAAATCACGTGTTAAATGCTCGTAAAATGTATAAAATTAAAAATATCAGACCAGATAATGAATTATCGAATAAAACCGGTTGTAGTATTGCAGCATTACGCAAAATCGTAAAAAAAGGTGAAGGCGCGTATTACTCATCTGGTTCGAGACCGAATCAAACACCACAGTCTTGGGGATATGCACGACTTGCTAGTGCTATAACCGGCGGAAAAGCTGCCGCGATAGACTACGACATTTTGGATAAAGGTTGCGATCACTCTAAACGGGCATTTGTTCTTGCAAATAAATCACGACGTAATTATAAATTAACACACACAAAACATGTGAAATTAAACTACTAAATCACGCTTGTTACGATAAACAGAGACACGCGACTATAAGGTTAGAGTTCGGTTATTCAAATACTTTGGCTTATGGCTTCATATAGTTCGCCTTTTGTTTTTCTTTTTTCTATACCGATTGATCCGAATTCGCCTTTGTGTTGATGCGTTGTTGATATATTCAGGCGTTTACATATATCCACCAAATCCTGCAATTTATATGCAGATAATGGGCGAATCGGGGTGCTGATATTTTCCATGCTCCAGTAATTATCTCTTACATAATTTAGTGCGGTTGTTTTAAGGACCTGAATACTACGTTTAGATCCAATAGTTGAAGACTGATTTGAAAATAAATAAATACCATATTTTCCTCGCTTCTTCTCAATAACAAATGTTTTTGAATCGTCATTATTTCTACCGATTTCAAATATTTTTCGCCCTTGAATTAAACATATAGATAAATTATACGTAAGCGCTATAGCGTAAAATGATTCCAAATTGATAAACGGTTTATTTACTATACCGTCCTCGATTTTAGATAAGGACAATTTATGTGGCTTCAATAATGTCTTTTTAGACCGAATATCTCCTACTACCTGATATTTAAATACGTTGCCTTCCGTATAATAATTTTCGACTGTTTCAAACTTTTCAATACCATTTATCATAATATATGCACACCACAATAATGAATCTTCTGGCTTGGTGATAAAAAATGACGCAATATCGTCAAACTGGACGATTTCGGGTGTTTCGATTTCTTTCTCTAGTTTTTCTTCGGGTTCTGTTTCTGATTCTGATGATAAAATAGAAGACACTTCCGACTCACAATCCGATGATGATACAATTTCATCTGTTGATAATTTCACATTTATAATATCATATATTGTCGTTTTTGGTTTATCTTTTAAAACCGGCTCAAGTTCTGAGGGTACATTTAGTTTTGGAGCATATTTACTAACGATCATACTATTACCATTACTATTACCATTATGAATCGAATGTACAATCATTCTATTATTAATATTGTCACTTGTAAATGAAAATGAATTATATCGACATGAAACTATCGCCATAACAGATAAAACAGATGTCATACTATATAATATATCGTTCTATCTTTATTACATTATTACATAGAGGACGATTTACAATCAAAATACTCTTTTGTAATGAATTTTTTTTGTTCTTCAAACTCGCTGAGATGTTTTTCTTGTGCATTTACATAATTAATATATTCTTCTAGTTGTTCAAGCGAGCTGTCGTTTAACTTGGTAATATTAATGAATATTCCATTTTTGTTTTCGTTTAAATTCGTATTTTTCGAATGCAAAATCCGTAATATTTCAATTTGGTGAAATATCGGCAACGATTCCAATTTTTCTTTTAATTTCATTAAATAATTTGTTTTCCATTCAACCTTTTGAGAAATCGTGCTTAATTCATTCATTTTTGTAAGACTGGCTATTGTTGTTGTGTTTTGCATAGTTGTTGATGCTGTGTGTATACTTTTCGATTAAAAAATTTGATTGGTTCTGGTAAATATAATTTATTGTATTTATATGTTATTTATTTTTTTTGTAAGTTCGCTTAGTTGATGTATTGTTGTTTTGTGCATCTATTCCGGCTGTATTAACCGGTGGGGATAACTTACTCACACGTTGCTTTGATGGAATCAACATATTGTTGTCGTTATTGTTATTTACGGTTTCGAGGTCAGGTCTTACTTTATAATTTGGTTCTAATGTGCAGTCATACGCAAGATCAATTTTGTGGAGTAATGCAATTATTGTAACATGTGTATCATTTAATACGAATCTCCTACCAATAATTTCAACAATAAGTATATCGCCTTCTTTAACAAGTAGAAACTGTTCTGCTGAATTTGAATGCATATTCATATCTCTCGAAAGAAAGACCTCAATTGGCGAAGTTGATCCTGGTTGAAGTCCTTTTGCGACTGCACGGATACCTGCTTGGGTGATTGTTTTTGCAACACATGAAATCTTAGTCTGTTCATTTGGAAGACAAATTAAACAGTTCAAATCAACGTCAAAGATCACATTACCGCCGTTTAATCTACCGCATGAATGTTGTATAATCTGAGTAGTTCCAGGGCAAACATATCCTTCTATGGAACATTTTCCTTCTAACATATTCGACATTTCTTTGTTTAATACGTCCACGATTTTGGACGATCTTGCAATTCTGTGAAAAGGAACTGTAATACTTCGATGAATCTTTGTTTTTGTAAATAACTCAATATCACAATAATTAGAACCGTCAGTATCGTGACTATCGACGAATGGTATCGTGTTATGGCTATCTACATGTTTAATGTTGACAGGTAAAGGCTCGTCATTTATTTCGGAGACCGCAGTATTGCTAGAAGAAACAATTTTTAGTTTTAATTTTTTCTTTGCGTCCGCTGGTTTTTCTCTTAGAGACGTCTTTCCTGACTGTGTAGGTGTTGTGTATGTGGCTAACATTAATTAGAGTATAATTACTGTCAATAACGATAGCAATACAAACAATCGGCTATATCATATTATAATTTGGTTTTATATTGTTATCAATTTTATCATGTTAATTCCAAAATTTAGTTTTAGATATTATTATTATATTCATGTTATTCGAAAAATAAGATAATAATATCTAATTATAATGCTAGACTAGTTCAGCAATAACAGATATTGCGTCATCACCAATTTCAAATCTTTGACCAATAACGCGAACTTTTATAGTTTCTTCTTCCTGAATGCGTGAAAATTCGGGGCGATCATAATGATGATCGCGTGCAATAAATGCGACAATTGGCGTTTTTTGTTCGTTTAAAGTTGCGCGAATACCGGCTAAACTAATATTTTTAACAACACATGAAAATACCATTCCCTCCACTAGCGAACATGACTGACATTCATATACTACATCAAATATCGCGTCCTTTCCATACAAATATCCATTCGAATATGTTAATATTTTCACGCTTCCTGGGCGTATAAATCCTTCTACCATGCATCTTCCTTCAACCATTTTAGATAGAATATGTTCAAGTGTATCTTTAATGTTACGGCCGATAATTCGAAATGGAACACGTAATTTGCGTGTTAATAAATTTGTTGTATATATGCCAAATTTTCCTTTTGACTGAATACTTGATGCGGTTCCAGATATAGATGCTCTAGATATATTAGATCCAGCCGGACGAACTGCCATATCGGCTTTTTCTGGTTGTGTAGTTTGCATATCTATCTATAATATTATTACTTATAATAACATTATACTTTTTATATATTAACCCAAATGTAATTTTTCAATATCGCATAATATCGATTCTGCTGGAGTAAAAAACCATTTCTTTCCATTAACGCGATTTGCGTTAAAGACCCTTAATAAAAATTCTTGAAAAACACATAATTCTTTTTGAGTTCGGTCTTTTGTGTTTTCGGTCGTCATTTTATATTCATCGCCGTTTGTTTCCGAGTATAATGACAATATATTGTTAATCATCGAGATAGTGTCCGATTTACCAGCTTGATCACATCGTGCACCCTTATCTCGTTTTTTCGTCATCATTTTTACTTTAAATATCAGATATTCATTTTTGAAAAAAGTGACAAACCCAATAATTCCATTCATAGATTTTATTTGTTGAGTCTGTTTGGCAGTTATTAATGCGCTAAAATCACGTTCATCTTCGTGTTCTGCACGAATCCATTCAGGTGTTTCATAACGTAAAATAATAAGTTCATATTTCGGTGTTCCTTCATTAAAAAGCATCAATCCTAGATCTTCTGCTGTACTTTCCGGGTCTTTTGTGAGAGGATTACTTGCGGCTGCCGCAGCCGCGGCGGCTGCCCTTCGCCCACCTAATGGTCTTCGTAATAATTGCTGTGAATAATATGATAATAATTTTTGTTCGAATTGCGTCAAAGGTTGAATACTCGCGACAGATGCCCCCCCCATACCTCCACCACTTCGAACAAACATAGAATTATTATTTTTATGGTAGAGATAACTTATAAGTAACTTACTATCCTTAATAAATAAATGTTCCAGTAGATTTGCAATAACAAGATCGTGTAATCTTTCCTCTGTTATATTAAATTCTCTCGTTTGCGATAGTTGTTTCATTACCTTTCCACAATAGTAGTACCACTCATCATGTTCCTTTGTATGTTTTTCGTATACGGTTTTACATGTTTCTAATGTGTCATTCAAAGTAGTAAGTAATTCTTGAATGTCTTCTTCGCCTACATCAGGAACTTCAGGTTCAATTGACGCGGCAGAAACAGAAGCAGCGCCAGATTCACCCATTACCACACCACTCGATTGTAATGCCTGAACTTCTTCAGGCTCTCCAGTACCTTTACTATTTAATTTTGCAACCATTCTTTCTACATCTTTGACTACTTCGGTGTTACCACTACTCGTGCCAAGAATCTCAGACCGTAACGCTTCTTTCAATAAGGGTTTTGGTAATGTTTGTAATTTTAAATAATCTTCCGATAATTCTTTTGTTAAAGGATAGGTAACCGATTCATGTTTGTATGGTACTGGAATACTACGATCATATATACTACTTCGAGTATCGGTTAATTCTATCGGTTGAAATATATAATAATCGCCAACATTTACAACATGGCCCAAACGTCCATATTTATCATGTACGTATTCATTCGGATCTGTGACAATTTGAGTAAGTGCGAGATTAATTTGAGCTAATGGATATGGTCGAGTTGCATTAATATTTGAGATAATGCCATTTGCTCCTAGTTTTTTATAGAAAAATGATTGCTTAAATAAAATCCTGATTTTCTGTATTATTTTATCAATATTCATAGACATAAATTTCTCATTAAATGTATCCAATCTAACATCTCCGCGCGGTCTATTCGCTTTATCTGAGCCTTCTTCGTTATCGTCGTCACTATCGCCCCCTTGTACGCTGTCATCACTACTAAGACCATATAATTCCTCTTGTTCTTGTATTGGCTTCCCATTTGAAAATGTAGGCCTGCATACATAATCACAACGTTGCATATAATCGCATAAAGCAGAATACGGTCTTGCACCGATTTGATATTCGATTTCTTTACGAGACGATAATTTTTGAGGAACTTTACGATTAAGTTGTTCTGCAGTTTGAGTATTATGTTGAATGTTTAATAAACAATCAACCGCAGACTCTCGAAGAGCTCGTGAAACTATACCAATTTTTATTGCCTTAAATTCGGATAAGCGATACAAATATAGATCGATCGCTTCAATTTCTCTATTTGTTAAATATGTTCCGTATAAATATAGCTCAACGTTTCTTTGCGAATACGGTAGTCGTTTATGACTACAATTACGTATTGCTCGTCCGATAATCTGCTCCAATAAATTCATATTGTACCATGGCTCAAGAATATGAACCTGACGTATATTTTTAAAATCAAGACCTTCTGCTCCTGCAACCGAAATAATAACAACCTTTACTTTTTCACCGTTTATATTGTCCTCGTCTGTAAGCGCTTTTAATTCAAATAGGTTATCTGGTGAGATTGTTGGGTCACCTGTAATTACCGAATAACGTGCTGGGCGAAATGGCTGACTCGGAAACTGCGCAATATGTTGTTTTTGAGGTAAAAACGTTATTGCATCAATACTTGGAACTGGTTTTGTTTTGAAAAGTGAGCTATTTGCACCATTTGCACTATAACGGGTAAAACCCAGTTCTTCAAGTGCAAGTGCAATCGGAACGACGCCACCATCGATATACTGACTATATGCCAATATAATTCCGTCACTTGATAACACTTTATCGCATATATTCTTGATTTTTGCAGAATACCGACCAATATTATTTGGCGCGAAAATGCGATATGCGTTTGATCCCTTTACTGGTCCAACACTCGAATCAGGCGCTTTGAAATTACGTATAAATTCGGGTCTGTATTCGAAATTTTGACGCATCGGAGTATTTTCACTTTCATAAGACATTACTTGCATAAGACCTTCTTTTCCAATACACGAAGCGATATCGACTTCTTGTTCTGGATCGGCCATATGTTCAATTAAAGAAGTATGTGGATATATAATATTTAATGCTTCGAGTGGGCGTTGAATTACAGAATAACCGATTGTATCCATATTTTCGAATGATGGGAAATTGTCACTTTCAACAACAGTAGCATCTCCAATATCGCGCATAAGAGATTCACCTTGCTCTCCTGCCGCTGCTGCTGCGTCCCCTGCACCGAGACCAACTACTGCACCCTTTCCTTTTTTACTGGCTTTACTCTTTACCTCTGCATCGGTTGCCGCGGAAGCAGCAGCAGCACTCTTTCGTCGTAATACTGCCTTTTTCTTATATATATATGACGATTTCATATCGTTAATAACATATTTATAACCTGCCTCTTGAATATCACCAATTTGTGTCATATATACATCAATATGTTCAATAGGTTGATCAATTTGTTTTCCATTCATTTGTATTCTCGGATATTCAATTGGTGGATTACTTACTTGCGTTAGATACAACAAAGAATTGTCTGGTGAATGTTCTTTTGGAAATACTCTGTATGGAAATGTATATGGATTTTCACCTCTTACAAACGATAAATAACCGGTAGCCTTACGAATGAGAAGCTCTGATCCAATATCTCTACCTTGTTGGTCTACTTTAAAATTACCTTTATCATCAAAAACATCACTAATATCTATTGTTGCTCGTTTATCGTTTAAATTCATTAAATTAATAAGCCATACGATTTCTTTGTAACTATTATACATGGGGGTGCCTGATAACAGTAACAGGCGAACATTATTCACTTTCTGTACAATTTGATATAATATCTTAGACACGCGTTTATCGCGATTATCGTCGGTAATACGAATATTATGAACTTCATCAATAATAATAAGTGTATTTGAAAATAATTTACGCAGTTTTACAATAGATAAATTTTCCAAAGCAGCAGTTTCTAATTCGGCAATTTTTGCTATTGTTTCTGCAGATCTTCTACCTCTTTTTTTACCCGCACCTTCTCCTGCCGCCACCGCCGCCGCCGCAGCACCCGATTCCGCTAATTTCGCGTTTCCCCTTTTCTTTTTTTTTGTTTGTAAGTCAATATCATCAGATGAAATACCGACACTAGATGCATTATTCCTTACATAGTTAGCAAATTCATTATAGCCAAAAAACAAGTAATAGGATTGAATTAATCTCTTGATTTGTTTTATTACCTTTTCTCTCGTTAAACCTTTCATATTCATCGGATTAATTTCTTTAATAAATTTGTTTCCTGTACATGCACGTATATTCCAAACACCGGGTTCTATCTCTTTTAATTCACGTTCATCGAATAATTGTAAACGAAAATTTTCTTGCACGTTTGGAGAAGCAATAACAATAATTTGCTGGCTTATTCCCATATGTTTCATGTAATCACGCATTTCTTCTGCAACACTAATTGCCGAACATGTTTTACCTGTACCTAAACCGTGATATAGAAGTAAACTATTATACGGCGTTTCGACAGATAAAAAATTTCTAACGAATTGCTGGTTTGGCGCTAATTCAAATTCGGCATTACACATCATTTCCGCTTTTGTTTCGACATCTTCTGTATTATCTACGTCCATCTTTGTATCATAAAACTCTTTGCGGATCGCGATCTTGGTGTTAAAATTTGGGTCATTTAATGATGGATATAAATATTTTGTATAATCCATTTCCTCATCACCCGAATCTGAACCAGCTCTCGCACCATTTTTATCATCAGAAATATGAATATAAGACCGTTCTAATATTTCCTTTTTAAGCAATAATTTATTAAATTCTTTGCTAAATGGATTATTTAATTCATCAGATGTTAAACTTTTCGACCCCGCATCTATCTCTCGTTCAAGGCGTTTTACACGGGTTGTAATCGGTTCCGATGATTCATCCACTACAAGTTTTGGTTTGGTAGTTTTTTTTGCACTTATTTTACTAGCTGGATTTTGAGCTGGACCTGCTTCGGGTGATTTCATTTGTTTAGACGGTTCTATTTGAGGATCGTCTCTAATAGAAGACGCAAGTGTTAATTCGATCGGTTTATTTTCATCATCTCTATCACTTACATTAGACGCCGACGACATCTTTCGCGAATACCTTTATATATGTGAATAATAATACTTTAATATATTTGATATTTTTCTAGTATATTATTAATTTTTTGTATTATCGCGATTTTTTCTAAATTATAAGGTCGAATCATCTGAATACATTCATCGTACGGTAACCATTTCATTAATCCAACTTCCATTATATCGTGTGCCTTTTTAGGCTTCTTGTCTAAATCTACCATCGCAAGAAAATATTTCTGCTTGTAACATTTCATATCTGACCCCATAAATATCTCTTCAAATGGAACTATGTTTTGAATAATGTTATCAGTAGTAATATCATACCCTGTTTCTTCTAAGCACTCTCGAAGTGCACATGTTAAATCTTTCTCATTATAATTTCTACGCCCTTTTGGAAATCCCCACTCCGTTTCCGACCATCTCGTCGGAGAATCATTTATAAACTGTTGTAACGTTTTCCGTTTTCCGTCTTTTGTACGTATTCCTGCAACAATCTGACAATATTTTTCACATGAGATAGATTCTTCATTTTTATATTGGCTTCCACGTGTATATTCACCCCATAACAGTTTCCATAATTGTTCGAATGATAGACGAACAAGATTATCTTTTTCATAAATAGTCATTTCATCAATTATACGTTGGATATATACTTCATCATTTAATGAATATTTACCTCGAACAAAATCAACAAACCCAAAAGAGTCACGACGACGAATCATTAAAAATTCAGGTCCATGATCTCCACTTCGAAATGCGATTATTCCGATGCTCGTTATCGGCGCTCTGCAATTATTATATAAATGGTTTGTTCTATTACAGTTGTTACAAAAATGTTTAGGTATTATAGTTTGGGTTGAAGATCGACTGTTTGATCCGATTTCAGGTGGAGATACTCCACTATTATCAAAATTTGTTATATTTCGTAATTTAGCGGCTTCTATGTAGGACATTACCGCTTTAGGATTATGTACTTTACATGAATGATCATTATTATAAATTTCTATATTTGCTTGTTCTGCGCGTTCTAGTGGTGTTTCGGCTTCCTGCCATTGGTCCTGAAATGCCATTATTCGTCTGATCGTTTATCTTATTATGTAATTCTTTTTATATTATTTGATATATTATGGTTAAACTCGACCCAGTAGTATGGGGGCCTCATTACTGGTTTTTTTTAATGACAACGGCGGTCAATTATCCCGATCATGTGAATGATGTAACGCGTAAAAAATATTATGATTTTATACAGAATTTCCCCATGTTTATTCCAGACCCAGAAATGTCAGCCGAATTTAGTCGCATGTTGGATAAATATCCGGTTACTCCATATTTAGACAGTCGAACCTCATTTATAAAGTGGGTTCATTTTATTCATAACCGTTATAATGTACTATTGTTGAAAGATGAGATGCCATTACATGATGCACTTCAAAAATATTATTTGCATTATCGTCCAAAACCGATTCAAATATTAGAAGAATTAAAATACCGAGAAAAACTCGTTTACTTTCTTATTTTGGTCGGAATGGGGTATGCAGCATATTACTATCATAATAAATAATAATATAATTTCTTATATATATATCGTTAACACACTATGAGCGGTATTTCTCTACATATTTCGCCAACAAAAACTCACTCAAAAACTAGACACTCATATTCTAGTTCGCGTTCTCCACCAGAACTTAAAAATTATAGACGATTATTCAACGATCCTAAGCTTCAAAAGGCCTTAGAAATACAAGAAAAATATGGAGAAATTTTAGGACGAAATCTCCCTTACGGTGCTACAGAACAACAAGTGCAGAAAAGACAAGATATGATCGAGCTATATGAGAAAAAGTTAAAAAAATATGGCATATTACTTCGTCAATTTGAAACGGCAAAACAGCATTATAAAAACTACAATCCAAAAATGAAAGGTGGGTTATATACTCGTAAAAATATGAAATCAAATAAAAACCGATCTCGTAGATTTAATAGACGATAGATATAATATTGTGACTGTAATAACGAGCTATTATAATTAATTATAAATCTAATTATAATTATTTTAAATATATAGATAATGTATCTCTATGCCTAATACAATTTCTTCTTATAAAAACAAATCTACCTCTAGTCGGTCTAGTCGGTCTAGTAACAAAAATAATAAAGAAAATCCAAAAAAAAATGTAGACGAGTTTAGGGTATCTACTCCAAAAGTAATGAAAGAAAATAGTAAACGAAAATTAAGAATACGTCATAAACTTAAAGAGTTAGTAGCTCGACCGTTGCGTGATGGTGCAACCCAACGTGAGAAAGAAATACGTAAAATAAAAATTTCAAAATATGAACAATTATTACAACAATATAGTCCAGTAAAACAATCATTAAAAGGTGGAGTATCTAGTAAAAAACACAAAAAGGTAGTAAATAAAAATAAAACGCGTAGATTTAGAAGATAATAATGTTGGTATACCATACATTATTTTAGGTATATTATATAACTTTATCAGACAATTATATAATATGATGAAATTAGAGTATATTGTTTTTATTATTACCGCGGTTTTGATCGCAAATACGTATTATGATGGACGCCTTATAAGAATGTTTCAAACAAATCAAAAATTTATAAAAATGGCAACATTTGGATTTATTGGGTTGTCTATATTCTTATTTTTAAAGAAAAATCCGGAAAACTCTAGACAATTACTTTTTCATGCAAATGATATTATTAAGTATATGCCAATAAGCAAAGGAACAGCTGATATGATTAGTCCATTTTTCGATTTTACAAATAATAAATCATTTTTAAACAACGATGTTAATATGTTACCGCAGCATCAGTCGATGATGTCGTCGTATACGGCGACCGGTGGTGGTGGCGCGAATATGACAGGAGGAGGAGGAGGACCCGTTTCAAGCGGTGGAAATAGACCTCTTGCAAATGGAAGAGGTGCAACCGCGGCTGAGCGAAAATTATTAAATTCCGGTAAAGGATCAAGCAAACGAAGCGTAAGTGAAACAAAAAAGAAATATGTCGCTGCACAACAAGGGTGGAAATGTGGGGATTGCCAGCGTCAATTACCAGCCTGGTTTGAAGTAGATCATGTTATTGCTTTAGAACATGGTGGTTCTAATCACGTTGATAATTTAGTAGCATTATGTCGCGATTGTCATGGAAAAAAAACCGCGATGTCGTTTTTGTAAATTACACACATCGTCATTTATATGAATTATATTATATTCATATAAATTAAGCGCTTGTATATATAATGGATTTTGTTCCATTCGAACTAAAAAATATAATCGAATATGTACCACTCTGTATTATTATTGTTATCATTTTAATTGCAACATTAACATGGAATGTTCTAATTGAAAAAATTCATTACTTAATAACATTAATAGTCATGTTTATATGGGCAGTATACTTATTTATTGGCGATTCTAATTCAGTATGGAATTGGAATAATCAACAACCTCCACCTAATCCTGGTGGTCCTCCGCTACCTCCACTACCGTCATATATAATTACTCCTCCCCCCGCCAGAGCTAACCCAATTTCAACAATACTAACAGCATTAGCATCGCTCGCAGTAATTGGTGTTGGTTTATGGTTAGGTTTCACATCTCAAAATTATGATAAAAATTTTGATTTGAAAAATGGTACATTATTTACCACAATCGGATCGATTATAACCGCATTAAGTGTACTCGCAGGGATATACATAATTATAAATGTTCTTCGTAACAATACAAATAATACTGCAAATGCGATTGTTATACCTATGGGAATAATAGGATTATCTGTCGGTATATATCTTATAATTACAGGTCAAAATATTGATAAAAATATGAAAAATGGTTCGCCAACCGACAAGTCAAAGACGGTAAATATAGATATGCAAAAACTAGGATTAGTGGGGGGATTATTTTTTCAAATTACTGGTGTTCTCGTATTGCTGGCTTGTATGTTTTTTTTTAATATACTTGACTCTACTCAGGCGTGGGCTATGTTTGTAAGAACGATATTATGGATTGTATTATTTATTGCGGGTGTTCTTATATTAACAGCTCCGAACATATCAAAGACTATATCTAAACTTTTAAATTTGGAGAATAACAATATAGACAGCAGTATTGATTCCGCGAAGAGTATATACGTTTCTCATGGCGCCGTATATGTTATTCTCTCGTTTATCGCATTTATATTATGTATCGGTGGATTGAGAAAAATGCAAACATACGCCGCAACCGGAGTGTTTTTATTATTATCACTCATCGGGCTTTTTATATGGAATATAGTAGTTAGTGTAAATGAACATAAAAATCTAGAAAGCGAATATGATCTAAATGAAATGAAGAAACAAACGAATCCGCGTTTTACATTCTATCAGCAAATTCGTGAAGAGGCAATCAATAATGTAAAGCTTCAAGGGCGCGATACCAATGTCGCGGGAACAATCGACCTTACGAATGAAGTAAAAGACATTATGCAGACCAAAGTAAATAATCTGATTATGAAAGAAAAACCCAATTCGATCGTAAGTATCACAATCTCTTCGATTTCTCTCGTGTTCGTGATTTTAATGTCCATATTTAGATATCTTAAATATGAAATTACAGACGTTCTTCGGTTACCTAGAGAGTTTTTTAATGTGTTTGGTCATCATGCATCTCCGCAAGCAATAGCACCTCCTGCATTCCAAAAATCAGAATACTTAACACACGAACGTATCGACAATCTTACTGGTAATGACTGGAACGATATTACATCTTTACATAATGACACAGTCCCTAATATTGCTGAAAATTTTAGTAAACCTGTTGTAAATTTGGCAGCATTATCTCGATGGAATATGTTTTTATCAGCGGTCTTAATTATATTATGGGTGGTCGTTATTTACAATTATGTAACTACATCTGATAAAACGGAAATGTGGATTGCGACATCATTTGATGTTTCTATGTATTCAAATGTAAAAGATCTACTCAGCGCATTTTTTATTACGATTCTTGTTGGATTATCGGTTGCCGCCGTATTATTAATTCCAGTAGTAAAAGAGTTTAATAGTGAAGGGGTTGATAATCTATTAAAATTCGCAGAATCCATTCAGGTCTGGCAATGGCAAGAAGTTACCACTAGAAGTGGATATTTATTAGGGTTATTGTTTGCATCTATTATATGGTTTCTATTGCTTTGGATTCCTATACAATTCAATCCAGATGCAAATGCCGTTTGGCAAACAAGTGGTGTAAATGTTGGAGATTGGCCAAGCGGATTTAAACTCTATTTTATTATGGTTACCGTATTTTCGTGGTTTTTTAAATCTGTATTAAATACGGATAAACGTATAGACGATGACTTCAAGTCAGAAAGCGCAGTAATTACAATTATTCGCTCTATATTAACCACATTATATCTGATTCCGTTAACTGCATGGACATTTTTGAAATGTATGATTTGGCTTTTAATCGTTATTTTTACTTTTGGTCAAGTTGAGAATTGCAAAGAGTCATTTGCGGCAGAATTACGAAAATTTGGAACTATCATTACAGGAATTAATCTGAATAGTAATGTGGATCTGCGGTTTTTTAATAATTTATTTGGGAATCGGGCACCTACACCTCAATCCGTTACGACAGTCGTTCCAGTAAGACCCCCTATGCAAACGTCAAATGTTCCATCAAATCGGGCTGCTATTACTGTTGATCAAACTAAAGTAAGTGTAATAACTAAATTAATCAAATCCATCATTATTATCATATCGTGTGTTATGATCGTCCTCACGATTATATATGGATTCTATCAACTCAAGCAAAAAGCGTATACAAATACATCAACAGACGGAAATAGTAGCACATCATCAGTTCAAGGGTTAGATCCATCAACCACTACATTTATATATGTCGTTTTAGGCTTATTAACTGTCGCGGGTATTGTGGCGTTGATCAGAGATAAAACCCAAAAATCGGGCGCAGAAGATCCAGAAAGGTTAATCTTCGATAATTATCACCCAGAAGACGAAAGCAAGCCAGGTAGACAGCTCACGTTTACGATGACACATATAATATACGTAGTATTAATGATTATCGTATGGGTATATGACCGTGATGTGGATAATGATAATAAGATGTCTATACTCGGAATGGCTATATTGGGTGCTGTTATTTTGTTATTTCATTTTTGTTTAGAAATTATTGATACAAATGATCTTACTGATCGAGTTGGTGGTTCTAATATACAAAACCTTTTTGAGAATATCCGATTTCTCGTAAATGTTGTATTTTTAACAATACTATGTGTATTGGGTTATTATAAAATGCATACACTAATGATAGTCTTACTCATCGTGATGTTTTTGTTTCATCTATCGAAATCAAAGATCGGGTTATTGGTATTAAAACTCTTATGGTTGTGTATTATTTATATACCATGTATCATACTTGATGCAATTAACAGCTGGCGTAACATTCTTGGTACCACTACTCGCCCCATTTGGATATTACTGTTTGTTGAAATTATAATAATCGCGTTAATGTTCGGTGTACCGTATCTTATTAACAAGGCTGGCACTTCCGATTCACAAATTATTTTGGCACCAGTACCATTAATGTTACAAAATGATACAAAATTAACAACAGAAAGTAAAGAAATATTTATTTATCATAATACTGGGACAAACCGAACGGCGGCAGATAATGATGCAAATTGCTCACCAGAGGAAAAGAAGCGATATAACTACTCGATCTCTGGTTGGTTTTGGATAAATGGTAGTGTCACTAGTAAAGATCAAGACTTAACTATATTTGATTTTGCAGGTGTTCCAAAATTAACATATAATCCTTACCAGGCGAATTTTAAGGTTACGTGTAAGGCAGTTGGAACTGACGGCACAATATATGACGGGTCAAATGTAAAGGTAATCTATGAATCTCACGATAAGCTTGTTCAGAACGATGAATATAAAGAATTTGTTATGGCAAATGAATTGCAAATTACAAAACAAATACCTCTTCAAAAATGGAACTACTTTGTCATTAATTATGATGGTAAGACGATGGACGTATTTTTAAATGAAGAATTGGTAGGTAAAAGTAGTTTTATAATACCATATATAACAGTCGAACGTTTACTAAGTGGTGAAAGTAGTAATGGAACGGGATTAAATGGAAATATTTGTAATGTAATATTCAGCAAAACGCCGATGACTACCGAACAAATCCGTTGGAATTATAATACACTTAAAACAGTAGAACCTCCTCTTATTGGAACAAAAACGATCGCCGATGAAGTAAATAACGTTGGTAAAACTGACATTTATACCAAATAGTAAATTATTAATTTTCTTATTTTCTTGATTATTTAATTATATATTTATTATTATATATATAATCTGCGTTATACATAGATATAATGAACTCGAAACTTGTTTTAGCCGTCGTGATAATATTATTACTACTGTATGTTATATTTAAGGCATTAACTACCAGTTATGCTACTTTAGGAACCATGCAGCCATCTAAAAATGAGACAACACTTGCAGGTGAAACTCTTCCAAGGTCTATTAAAGTAAATAGTGCTATTTCAATATGGTTTTATGTAAAAGATTGGGTTGCCAATTCTAATATTGTACGGTTTAAAAAGGCGTCGACCGAATTAATGTCGGTTAAGCTTCACCCAACATTAAATAATGTAATTATTACGCCGCGCTCAGGCGTAGCAGCAAATAAAACGTGCGATATTTCGGAATTTCCCTTACAGAAATGGGTAAATCTGATTGTTAGTTTTAATGGTGCAGCTATGGACGTATATTTAGATGGTAAATTGATTAAATCGTGTGTAGTAGACCGCGGTTCAGAATTAAATGGGGCAGATTCGATCATTTTAGGCGAAACAGGTAAAGATTTTGGATTTATAACCAACGTTAAATTGAAGACTAGTCCAATCGCACCTCAAGAAGCCTGGGATATATATTCTCAAGGTTTTGGCGGAAGTCCGTGGAGCGATATATTGAATAAATACAAGTTGAAGATTAGTTTCTTGGTGGATAATCAAGAGCAGGCAGCCGTATCTACATAATTTATTTTTGTGTTAGTTATTTCGGTGGTGTAACAATATAATAATATATTTTTATTTATTATTATTATTATTTATATTTCGTCATCATTATATATAGTATTATATATAGTATTAGAAACAACATTTTATAATAAATTATGAGTAGTCGAAATGGTTCCGGTAGTTCGGGAATGTTAGATAATATAACATCTGATTTTTCTAGTTCAAGTGAAGCCGGACTTTCCAGTAGCGGAGGATTTGGTCTCAGAGAATTTATGGAGTCGAATAGTTACGTTGCGAAGTTTGCATTTATATTGATGGTCGTTATCGTATTTTCTGTAGTTATGAAAGTAGTAATTATCGGTTTATCGTATTTTATGTTACCGTCGCTGAGTCCGTATGTTTTAGATGGTACTGCAAGTACCGATGCTACACCAATATACGTACCACAAGATCCTGCATTAAGTGAATCTATATTCGTAGCAAGATCTATGAATGAAGACGGTGGTTTAGAATATTCATGGTCTTCATGGTTTTTAATAAACAAACCACCTAGTAATTTTAATGTTTATTCAAGAATATTTAGTAAAGGTGGTGAAGGAAGTAAGTCTACGACTACTGGAATTTATTACCCAAATAATGCACCAGGATTATACATTAAAGTTACAGATGATGTAAAGGTAAATAATGCAGACAGAAAGGACGTTGGTACAAATATTTCATTAGTTGCAGTTGTTGATGTTAATGGTAAGCAGGAAAGTTCTTCAACTGGTTCTATAGATAATATGAACGAACAATTAGTAGCAACTGATATTCCTATGAAAAAATGGGTAAATGTAATTATCCGTGTTACAAATAACGTTATCGATTTGTATGTTAATGGGCGTTTAGCACAAAGGAAGAAAACGATTGGAATACCTGTTCAGAATTATGGAAAAATAAATGTCGGTGAAAATAAAGCCGGCGACCGTTTTACTGGGTATATTTCTACGATACAATATTTCAACTATTCCGTTGGTGCGAATAAAATTACAAGTATAGTCGATTCCGGTCCAAAATTAAATATGGTTGGCGGTGAAAGTGCTGATCAGGCGGCTGCTGACAAAGCGGGATCTTATTTGTCCAATAATTGGTTTATCAGATAAATATACGAAATCATCTAGTTTTTATTACTATATTATTATTTTTGCATATAGTAATAGTAATACATATTTATATAAAGATTGATTCGGGTTGTGAAACATAATAATGACAACCCCAACTTTAACAAATTTTGTAATACCTTTTAAAAGGATAAATGATTCTTCCTTTCTCTTGGTTGATCCATCGTCCAATAGTCCTGGTAGTTTTGTATTTACAAGTGGATCTCAACAAGTTGCTACAATTAACAATCGCACCGTAACTATCGTTGGTATAGGTACGAGTATTATTACCGCCACTCAAGCAGCATCAGGTTCATATGCATCCGGTTCTATAACTGCATCTTTTGTTGTAAAGGGTCAATTACCTGTTATCACTAATTTTGTAATCCCAACGAGGTCATATAATGATCCGTCAACATTTACTTTAGTTGACCCGACTTCAAATAGCGCAGGAGCGTTTACATATATTAGTGATAATGAAAATATAGCCACAATTGTTGATAAAACTGTAACAACCAGATCAAGTGGAACAACAAGTATAACCGCTAGACAAGCAGCTTCTACAATATACGATACTATAGACGTATCGGCATTATTGGTTGTATTACCACCACCACCTACGTGGTATCCAAATTTAATACAAAATGCAAATGGAAATCTAGATATAACTGGTACAACATATCCTGGTGATAATACTTACAATTTGTCTTACAGTTCAACCTATACTTTAAATGATATAGACGTACAAAGATTACCTCCTTTTATTCGTGGACCCAATCTTCGACCAACTGGTATCGGTGTTCTTCCTATGATCGAAATAACATCTACAAATGATAATTCGAATTGTCCTATTTTATATGATTGTTCAGATAATAGATTTGCAGTAACGATTCTACATTTAGATACACAATATTTTACCGCACAACAGTTACCATTAAATGATCCGCGATATGACTCTGGAAATGTTAAACCATATAGAGATGTTATTATAATTAATGGTCTACTTGACTCAAGTAATTCAATATACTATAATAGCGATTTTATCACACTCACCATTTATATTAAACAGGCAGCAGGTATATCATCACGGAATGTAAGTTATGCAGAAAAAATAGTAAGATTTCCATTTACGATCACAGCAGTCCCTACTAATATTAGTTTAAAATCCATAACTACAACTCCGCTACCTAGTTCATTATTAGGTAGTGGAGGAAGTGGTTATATTATAGAAAGAGAATATTTACAGGGAAGTATTGATCTATCATTTGCCGAGTTTGCAACAACCGATAGGTTATTAATAAACGGGAATGGCTTCGATTATTCTAATATTTACTACTACCTAATACAAACAACTAGAAATATCTTCGTATTTCAAAATGAATACGTTTCCATCGAAAATAATCGAATTACTTTATTAAACGCAACTTACTCGTATAATATTAATTCACCGACTGATAATCCAACATATGATGAAATTCCGATATTATTTTATCAAGAAGCATCACCCGCATATAAACGGTCGCAATTTATCGGTGATACACTTTATTCTCCACCATTACAACGAGAAACAATAAAATTAAGAATCGTTAAATCTACGCCAACATTTCGCGGCCAAACCCCTTCTAAAAATACTGGCGATCCAAGAACAGTATATACGCTAGAAAATATAACAAAAATGACATACGACGAACCTTTTGAAATTATTTCACCTGGAACCGATAATACAGACGCTAGTAATAACTTTACTGTAGTATCAAGTCTTCCCGACATTATTAAAATAAAAGTAGAAAATGGTAAAAACATGGCTTACATATATAATGCCGGAGTAGTAACAATAACCATAACTCAAACCCCGACAAGAAATTTCAAATCAAAAACTGTATCATTTATAATTTATGTTAATTTAATATCGCCAAGTCTTATTAATTGTAATACAAATATTGTATATACAAATCCATATCAACGCCAATTTTGGACACGTTTTAAGGGTCCATGTCCGGATTATAAGTTGTCTATTACAAATGGGGGCGGTCAAACACGTATGTTAACCCCAACTGAAGTTGATGATATATATAGTGAACGCCGTAAAACTGAAATTCTAAAATATAGTAAAAACGTTGGCGGTCTTACAAAAAGCCAGAAATATGCAAAAGCATCTCGTGGTGAATTAATGCGTCAAATCGGTAATGAAAATAAATATTTAAGAGGAGCAAACGGAAATTTGATATGTCCGATACAGCCGAATCGCGTTTCATGTGGACTAACAAGTGCATGTGGAGTTCCAGGTAAAGAACGTGTATTATGTTATGATCCAAGTATAAATCTTTATAATTTAACACGAACATATGAATATAAAGGTGGTCAGCAAACTGTATCAAATATTCCAACTATTGCATTAACTCAACCACGAAATCTGACTGCGGATTTAAGTGGTAATAAAATTATTTTAAAATGGGATTCTCCTATTTCGAATGGTGGATTACCCATAACAGGTTATGTAATTTCATATTCAATAAATAATAAAACATGGGATCCGTATATAAGTATCTTTCCAAATAAAGATGGACTCGTAGATCAAATTTCAGGAGAAAGAAACGGTAATACCGTAATATTTCAGGATATTTCCGGTTCTATCTCAATCAAAAATGATACAATATATTATATATCCGCTTTTTCGGCAAACGAACGAGGTCTATCGAGCGTTCCTGCAACTGTTACAATTAAAACATCGTCGTCCCCGAGTATTATTTCAGATTTTGGATTATATGATGTTGACCGTAAATTTCTTATTATTGATTTAAAATGGACAGATCCGGAGAATTCAACTTCAAGTACTGGAGGTTATAACGGCCCTCCTATTACACAATATAAGATTGATTATAAAACAGATAGTGAAAAAACTTGGATATCAACTATTGTTGATAGTACTTCTGTAATTTCCGATCCTACAAAATTAATTTCCAAAAAATACACATTACGAAACCTTTTAAACGAACTCACTTATAACATTAAAATAGAAGCCATAAATTCAGTTGGAATCGGACCTGAATCAAAAATATTAAGAGCCAGAACATTAATGAAACCAGGTCCACCATTAAATATTGTCGTAACTTCTCATTACGGAATTCCACCAGATATTACTGGAATTGGTAATACTAGTATTAATTATATAATAGTAAAATGGGATCGTCCAGATAACGGTGGAAGTACGATTTCTAGTTATAATATTACAATAACCGGTGTAGAAACAAAGTTATATCCAGTAGGTCTGACTTCACAGCCAACATCATACAGTTACTTTATAACAACGTTAAACTCTAAATTTATAGATATTGGAACATACTCCATATCATTAACATCAAAAAATAGTATGTTTACTAGTATATCATCTTCATTATCATCTATAACGATTGCACCAATATCAGTAAAACTTACAATAATAGAGCCGGTTGTTATTAGATATAATCGCACAACACTATCAGGCATAGTAATTCAATTCTCTGTTAGTACATATAATTCAAAAGATAATCCTATTACAAATATAAGAGTTCATGGTTTGGGAAATGGAACGAATACCTATGAAACCATAAAGAATATTGATAATCAAAATATAATTGGAAGTGGTGAACATACAATCCTAGTTCCTTCATCTGCTGACGGAAATACTCTTTTACAGGTAGGTAATACATATAATATTTATATAAATGCGAAATTCGGATCATCAAATTATACAAATGATACACAAAGTTCTTCACTTCAAGTACGACCTCAAATCAAATTATCATAATAATAAACAATATTACCAGTAATAATACATGTAATATTATTCAATTACTCATCGCGCATTTACTCACTCTCTCAAAGTAGGATTCATACATATTTCTTGGCTAGGAAATACCTGACCAGACATGCATTTATCACCAGCTTCTACTTGAATGCAGCTTCTAAATCCTCTATCTTCGCCTATATAGCAATAACCAGCCTTTCCACTTTGATGTTTTTGTGTTCGACTTGTACTATCATCAGCTGATGGTGATGGTCCTGTATAATTTCGTACCGCTTTATCTAAAAATGTATAATCTTTATCTTCGTGATTAAAACCTGGTTTTTTTTCTGAACTGTTCGTAGTTGAGATTGGAACCGGAATATTTCGATTTACGCTATCCGATGTTCTTTGGTTTGGTGGCTTAAAATCTCGCTTCTGTTTTACACTATCATCGTCGTTTGATCCGGAGTGATCTTCTTCATCGTCAGCGTCTGCCTCTTCTTCGTTTGTCTTTTCAGATGATCCAGTAAGAGATTTATAGTCCGCGATGTTTCCCGTAATACGAGCATATAATACCTTACCATTTTCCTCCATAGATTTAAAAAATCCAATTATCTTTTCACCCAAAGAGTCTACTCCTAAATTGAAATCTCCCTTATTCGCTAAATTCACCCACATAAACCATCCAATCACCGCGATTAATATAAGACGGATTAAAAATGAAAATGAAAAAAAACCGCCTTCTTCATCATCGACATTACTCGAGTCATTCGTACTAAGAGATGGTAATTCTGGGAATTCTAAAGAAGATGCTGTTTGCTTTGCATTTGATATAATATCCGGAATAACTCCTGATGTTTTTAACTTTGCTTCTGGCGATAATCCGCTATTTGCAGAACTACTATTATTGGGTTTAAAACTAAATGTAGGTAACGACATTATACTGTATTATATATTTATTATTATTTTGATTATTTATTGTTTATTGTTTTGATTATCGTCGCCCACTTTTCGTACAATCGTATTCATAGAATTAAGTGTTTCTAATCGTTTTATGGTTCGTTCTAAATCTCCTTTCTTATCGTCACCACCACTATACCCAGCAGATGAAAATAAATAGTCTGTCGCTGGACTTATTTCATGCTGTTTTATTTCTTTGTATAATGAATTAATATTTAAAACAGCGGTTTCTATAATTAATTTATCCTGTACAATTTCGATACGATGATCATACTCAGTTGTAAGCAGCGAAATTGCAAAATATATAAGATAACGCCGTTTTTTACGGACACTCGGAGTAAATCTTACGCAATACATTTTAAGTAAGCTTTTTATTATTTTTTGTGTTAGTGGTGAATGTCCGTCATCTTTTATACTTTCTGCAATAATCAGATCCCATATCATCCAGATCGGATCAAATTGTAATTTATCATCAACTTGAATATGCGATCGGCGTTCACATCTACATGTCTCTTTTTTAGCCTTGCAAATCGTTTCAAATTCAACGATCCATTCAACCCAATAACAGGCAGATAATGTGTTTTTTGAATCTCTCGAAATATGATATGCAAACTCATTAACTGCAATAAAAATCTCCTTAGGATCTTTTGCGCGGAACTGTTCTTGTGCATAATCAATTCTAGGAGCTTTTAATCTCTGCGACATCGTGGTTATATCGTATTCTTCCTTCTTTTTTATCTTTACACTTTCAAATTTATGTTGACGTTTAGAATTACACAAAACACAAACAATTTCGGCAAATAGAGTTCGCATTTTCGGATTATTACGTAATTGTAATTCATTACCCGAATAACCATTCGATATAATCGACTTAAAATTATCATACCGCATTTCAATATATAATGGCAATTTCGGATTTGCTAAATGAATATACTTACTTATAAACGTAATAATAATATCCCATAGATCCATATAATGACCCGAACATACTAATTCTGCACTCCAATAACAAGATGGTTCTACTTTAGAATTTGATAAACTATCCATCAACTCTTTTCGCACGTCACTCTTTTTATATGCCGAAAATGTAGTCCCTTTAAAATCTTTTTCTTCTCGTATATCGTTCAATTCACTCATTAGTGTCTATTTCTTAGTTAGTAATAATATTCAGATTATAATTATAAAGGTTTCAGATAATTATAATACAAGTTTTAACGCTTTTAACAAATTTATTTTTATAATTACATATTAGTAGATAGATATATTGTAATATATTCCGCCCATGGCATCATTATATACAACTTTTAATTCATTTATGAAATCAATAACAAAATGGGAAATTTTAGTCTTTCTTTTTATTTTATTGCTTATCTTATGCTTCAGTAAAAATGATTTATCTTCAAATATTGAAGGTTTCGAGCAAAAAGATAAGTATAAAATTTATGAAAATGCAAATATTTACGATAGTTTTTATGCCGATATTTACGATGAATTATTCATACAACCCAATAAAATAGAGGCTGAAGTAGACGAGGTTCTTCATATTACAGAAGCAAATGAGAAAATCAAAAAGGGTGGTAAAAAAACATTTAAAATGATGGATCTAGGTTGTGGGCCTGGACATCATGTAGACCAACTACAATCAAAGGGTATGAATATCGTTGGCTGTGATAAATCTCCGGCTATGATTCAGCGTGCGAAAGATTTATATCCATCATGTAAATTTATTGACGGTGATTTTATGGACTCGATGTTATTTAGTGAAGATGAATACGACGTATTGACATGTTTCAATTTTACAATATATTACGCAAAAGACAAGCGCGCATTCTTTAAAAATTGCTATCAATGGTTACGTCCCGAAGGATATCTTATTATTCATTTGGTCGATCGTAATCATTTCGATCCAATCGTCCCCGGTGGAAAACCGCTTTTTCTTGTTTCGCCTCAAAAATACGCCAAAGATCGAATCACTAATTCGGTTGTTAAATTTCGAAGTTTCCAATATAATTCAGATTTTAAAACGCCTGGGGTTTCTAAAGAAAAAGATAAATTTAGCGGTGATAAAAATATTGGTAAATTCATCGAAAAATTTACAGATGATAAAACAGGTAAGGTTCGCGAGAATCACCATACTTATTATATGCCGACAAACCGCGAAATATTAGAAACTGCAAAAGAAGTCGGTTTTACCGTAACAGGACAGGTTGATTTGATTCACATTTTGAACGAATATCAGTATTTATACATACTAAGAAAATCATAATTCATAATATTTTTTTTGTACGATGTTTGAAAAACAAACACACAATAAGCAAGTTTAATGATCCATTTATTAAAGATGAAACAATTAATGTATTATCTTTAATGAAATAACCATGCATAAACCATAAAATATTGTTAACCATCAGTAATGCTAATGCTAATAGTGAAAGATCATTTACACTTTTTGTTTTTATAATTTTAAATAACTGCGGTATTTGATATAAACTATTCAGAATTACAGCTAAATATGCTACTACAATACGTATCATATGTGAAATTTATGTATCTATATTACTATATTATTTTATTCTATTCTATTTGAAATAAAATAATATCGTGATACATATGAGTAAACAATATCTAAAACGATTTATACCGTATTGTGTAATGAAATACATATCCACATATCAGACGTATGTCTATATGGAAGATTCTTTATCATGTGATTAGAGAAACCCACGTAATACCGGCGATCTTATCAACTATTATTGTTATATTCGGGTTGTCTTATATGATCTTTCAACACAGTCTACTCATGCAGGCCGATTTAAACGTATATTCAACCGTAGTATCATTAGGCTTGTATGCTACCCTTGATCGTTTTTTTAAGGCGTCTAATGAGCTTATCGTCATTTATTTTATCATGTTACCGTCAAAACTTACCGCCGAAAGGTTACTTGTGGAGTCTCTTGTGGCCCGTTCTCCATCGTCGTTACTTCTCATGAAAGAGAATGCTTATGCTTTAAAAAATGCTGCAGTCCGCGCCTTGTTGGCTCTTATTGAAAATAGTTTGAGTGTTATTACACCGATAGTTCTCCTATTATCAAGAGGAGCTGCTCTAGGTACCAGACTTAATTCGACACATCTTCTTATTGTGATATCATGTATCACAACCATGTTTTTTGTTGGTTCAGCAATTTTGATTTACGATCATCGTAAAAAAGCGATATTATCGAAAAAAGAAACAGAAGTTGACGAACAGGCTCGTTCGTTAATGACTTCTATAGCAACACTCGTAATTAATGGTGGTAGCAAAATATTACCGGATTGGTTGATCAATCTTAAAAAAGAAGAATCTATTCCAAGCACGAAGCATAATATTGTGATGTCTCTTATGTATGGGATATTAGAGATAGCTACCACGGGTATTCCTGTGGCTTTGGTATGGTATATTAAAGGAACTGATGATTTTTTATCACTTTACATTATTATACAACCGATGTTTTGGAACACTTGGTATCTCTTCTGGAGTGTAAAGTCTCTTGTAGTTAGTACTGCTCCCTGGAATCAATATGCAGAATTCATGAAGAGTTCTCAACCATCACTTACCGATTTGCCTGCGCCACTATCCGCCGACAAAATGATGGTAATATTTGAAAAATCTGAAATTGATGAAATTGTACTAATCGGTCCTTCCGGTTGCGGTAAAACTACTCTTATGAGAAATATCATAGCTGATATATGTAATAAGTTTATGCTCGGTTACATTCTCTATATTGATCAATTTGCTTGCTTACCATCAGGACTATTAATATATGAATATTACGAATCTGCTTTTACAAAAGAGCAGACCCCAGAAAATTTTGAAGAGAAGCTTTTACGCTACGCAGAAGAGTTGGGTATTTCCAACATAATAAACAAAAATACCTTAAAAACGCCGTTTTCAAATCCATCAGGTGGAGAAAAAAAGCGTATCATATTTCTAAAATATATCCTTCCGATCCTTATGGGAGCATCAAAAGTGATGATTGCATTTTTAGACGAAGTCTCTGCTGGCCTTGATATTGATTCATTCGCCAATGTTCGCGTTATCATCGAGGAAATAAAAAAAATGGGGGTTAAGGTCGTATCTATAGATCACCATGAACACACCGGCAAGAATATCTTAAAAGTGGCAGTCTTTAAAAAGGTATATGAAATACCACATACGCCTTTGCAAAAGACTCAAACACCGTTGCAAAATGCCGTATTATTTTGGCAGAAGATCATCGCGAAATTCTTCCCATATGTCTATCATAAACAGGAAAAAGAAAAGGATCTAGATCTAGAATGTGGTGAGAAATCGACAAGAATTAGCGTATGGGCTCCTGCACTTGGAATGAATGACGAACAATAAACAAGAACAACGGTTATTTACAATACTTTTCGATTCTGACGAATTGAGTTCTGCCGTCAAATATATATTCTTTTTATCATAGATATATTCATATAGTTTCATATAGTTTTATTCATATTGTAAATTTTTGTTTACTATTTATGAATATAGTTTGGTATGATGAATATACCTATTACATTATATTCGTGATTTGTATTATATACCTTATTATTATCGCGACGTTAAAAATAAAATACAGATTCTGGTATTCACAACCATTATCATTACGAGTTTCTCCTTATTGGTGGTGGTCTAATATTTATAATTCAGCGTCTTCATCGACTTCGTCATATTTGCTTTCCAAACAATATAATCTCTCGAACACATCAACTATATTGCCATTTATTCGTAATGTTAACCGTAAAAATATTAAGGTATATCATTCCTATGAAAACAATAGATTAACTGAAGACAAATTCTCTCGAACATACACAATCGAAACGATTCCATTTACAGATATTGTTGATCTAATTAACACAGCTCGATATAATGAAACAGGAAGTTTAATAAGTGAAGTGTCGAGAGATTTTGTAGTTTCTTGCGTGGATTACGAGAGATTTGCATTAACGGTCAATTCTCATACACACGGATTATCTCCATTTGTTGGTGTATATTACAGAAGGACATACAATAATAACAATAAAAATGGAATCGATATAATTGATATGGATACGGTAGAAGGACTTTCTATACTTCTTCCACGACAAAAAATAGAATATGATATAGTTGGAAAGAATAAGAATAATCGAACCACGAACCCTGTAATAACAACCATATATGTTTGTGATCATTATATCTGGAACGATATGTTATTGACAGAGGATCAATCTCTCGAACTACTAGAAACAACTGAATATTTTCAAAAGTCATTAGAGACTGCAGGAGAAATAACTCTCTATCGTTATTCCAAAATTCCATGGTTTATAATACCATTTACGACAGTGTATACATATGGAATATCTCTCGCATCACTATTGTACAACGAAAATATACGTAATAAAATGAATCAGTACAAATATGCACACACAGGTACGATACTTGTAAAGGTAACGAGTGTTAATTTTGACATTTTTTATAGATTCATAGATGAATATTCGAGAGATTTTAGATGCTCGATTTTAAATCCTATATCGCATATTCAACATCTTGTAGAAACCGGATTATATAATATCTATATTCTTGTTGTAAATAAGACATTAGTGATATCTGCATATATATTCGGACCTTCTTGGGTGAAATCTCTCGAAACGAAGAATATGAACCATAAATATCAGAGTAAAAAACGTAAAATACGTACATACAGCGATCGTATTCATGAGATACATACACGAATATCAGAGACATCTACTGCATTAGTGAAGTATCTTCCACCGAAGAAGGTTAATCAATACGATTTATCCGGAAAACGGATACGTACAATAGAAGAACGTGAATCTCTCGAACATACGACGACGACGCAACTAGATATACCGCGCCTCATGTCGTCGATTCGCTTAAAACGAGCGTGTGATTTGGCCACATTTGTAGCAGGATTTCTCGATGCGTCGAGAGATTTGACGAAATCATTAAATATAAATATTACGTCAAAGAAAAATACGAGTTTAATTGTTGATACGTTTGCTCATAATTATATGATATTGGACGAGATAAACAAACTAATAACGCCGTTATGGATCGATAAGTGGTATTATGTAATGTATAATGCAAATATTCATACGGAAGTATTATGCAAAGACACACTTATCATATGAGTGTCACGATATGATTATTATCTTATTATACATTTCGGCGATATCGCGCACCACCACCACCGTTCATGAATCCACCGCCACGTCCACCACCTACACCACCAGACCGCGCAAATGTATCAACGACAAAGATAATAAATATACCGATGAAACAATATAATATTAATTCTTCAATTACATGACCAGTTTTTTCGTCCTTTTTCTGCTCCAACATATGAATTATATAATTTAATTTTTCTACGAGTGCGATGTTTGTACCAGACGTGCCAGAAGATGACGATAATTGGTTTGCCAGATTTTCAGCATATGGAACAAATTGTTCGTAATATTGTTTTGCATAAGTCGATGAAGTATCATTATTATTGCTAAAGGACTTACGAACATCTTTAGGAATACCTAATGGATTTGACTTGCGCCCGTTTTCTCCATATGGCATAGTATATGGCGATGTTCCAGCTTTTGCAGCGATGGAATGAATAGATCCTGCATTTGTTCCGTCCAATAATGTTGCGGAATATGCAGATGACGGATTTAGGGAGTTTAATTGCGTGGTTTTGCGGACGATACTATTGCTAGATATTGTCGATGGAATGGGCCCTGAACCGGCGCCATTATCTTCGCCGTGAATGACAGAACTTGATGTTGTATTTGTGGCGTATATACCCATTCCTTGGGCCGGATAGGTGGGTAATACAGATGTATAACGTCCAGAGTCGTCATCTTCATCGGGATCGCTATCTTCGCCACCCTTACGATGAATATTCTCAATATAATCTTTAATCTGTTTTACTTTTTGACCGGCTTGTTGAATGGCACCATTATTATTACCGTTCTCGTTCATTATTCCTGAGCCGGCACCGGCTGCTCCTCCTGCGCCAGATCCAGATATTGAGTTTATAATTCCGCGTTCACCACCATTCATATTACTATTTTCATCTCTTGGAACCTTTAGGGTTCTATTTTTTGGAATGGTTCCATTATTTCGACGATTTGCATTTTTGGTATTTGTTGATGGCGTATTTCCATTTTCTATAAACTCAGAATAACCTAAAGATGACATATTCTCCTATAAAAAAATGAGATTTTATTTCGATGCTCTTTTACAAAGAATTTCAGTTACTATTGAAAAATATATTAGTTATATATATAAGACGAAATCATGAAATTCAGTAAAGAGTACTCTTTAGGCGCACTTTTAGTGCTTATTGTTATTATGGTTCTCAAGCCCAATTTGCTTGGGTTTCTCTATAATAATATCTTAGGTAAACTTATCTTTGTTGCCGCGGTGGTTTTTATCTCCTTGAAGAATACTGCTGCCGGATTGTTGGCAGTTGTTTTTGTCGCCGTGATCGCAACGATGAGTGGATACAACGGTTTCGAGGGAATGGAGAGCGGGGACAAGAAGGAGGATACCCCAGCTCCTCCATGCGCTGAAGGAAAGGGTCCTTGCAAGGACGGTAAATGCAAGGACGGCAAAACTGCTTGCTCTGAAGCATCATCACCATCACCAGCTGACTTGGTGAAAGCCGTTGCTGCTGCTAGTAGCAAGTAAGCATAAATGAAAATGTAATAAATAAATATTGTAATGTCGTAATGATCATTACAATATTATATAAATTATACAACAAAAGTATATCTATCAATATAGTAGTAAACATCATGGAAACAAACGATGTAATCAAAATGCATAATTATGCGCATTACATATTTCGTGGCATATATTACAATTATATTCATTCTGATACAGGTATTGCGATTAGTAAATTTATAATTTTTGTATTATTTGTTACATTTATTATTTATGCAAAATATGATTATCTTATTTGGCTTTTAGCATTTATATGTTTGCTTGAAGTTATCTCGTATTCTAAGTCCGATGCTTCGTCCTGGTTGAATATATGGTCAGAATTACGACCTATCGTAATAAAAAGTGATAACAGTAGCGTTAATTTATACGAAGACAACGACGGTAAATCCAAAAATATTGGGGTTGGAAGCATTATCGATAATATAAATAAAATAACCGAAGGATTAACATTAAACGAGAAAGAGGGTTTTTTATTTATTTCTAGAGGTGACGATTCTGGTAAGGATTATCATACACCAAATAATTTTATAAAAGAGGATAGTCAAGATTTTAGTGACAAATATTTTGAAAGTAAAAAATGTAATAATGGTATCGGAAGTATTGTTATGGCTGGAACGAACCAAATGTTAGGTGGTCGCAGAGATGTAAATTTTTCATCAACATATGACTATAAAGGCAAAGTAGAATTAATTCGAAATCAAATATCAAATAGTGAAACTAATGAACGAAACATTAAAGTCATAGGATCATCGGAAACATTTAAACAATATTGCTATAATTACTTTTTAGATTGCGTATATGATCCTATTACACGAAGCAAGAAATCATTTAATAATGCAGGTCCGGATTTTAGAGGGTTGAAAACTGAAATGTATAACGGTATTAATAATAACATAATGAATCTTGATAATCTTCTTTCTAGATTTAATCAGAATAATTTTAATAGAAATGATGTATCGTTAAATAATTATGTTGTTGGTAATTTGATGAATCATATAACAGAAATTAATGATAAAAGCGACTCTGATTTTGGTTCCTTTATCGAAGCTGAAAGCAATAAAAATGATGATATGTATCGGGCTAGGCGAATGGAAATATATAATACTGTTTATGGGTTTAAACAAAAGTTGAATGATTATTTTCGTGGCTGGAGAGAAAATGCCAGACGGTATAATAACGACATAATGTTGATCAGTATTAGCGATACTGTTTTGCAGGAATTAAAATATATTGTTAATTATTTACGGATTATTAAAATGACGATGGATATAATTATAAAGGAAAAGGAAATGAATATTTATGAAGACATGAAAAAGGCGTATGATACTCCTGGAGATAAAGGTTATATTCCTTATGGGTATAAGGTTACTCCGAGTGATAGTATTATTCGTAGAGACGTTACCAATTCTGTATTCACACAAATGTATTTTTCAAGCAAAAATATATATGGACTAGATATTAATGATACGATAAATTTACCAGACGAACAGAGATATTTATACGGTATAAGTTATTTTTATAATAATATTCTACACAGATAAAAATAATTATATACTTAGTATAATAGACTATAACTATAAAATGCAAGAAAGAACAATTTTTATTCTTGTTGCGATGATGGCGGTTGTACTTATAACTTCAGCATTTGGAGCATATCGTGATGGCGATGGTGACGATGATAGTGTTAGCAAGAAAAGTAGTAAAAGTCGTAAGATACATGATGATAAACCATCGTCATCAACAAACCATCAAGTAGTGATTGATGATGGTGCTGGTGTAATTGGCGCTTCTGGAGCAGGTACATCTCATAAAACAGCAAAGGCGTATTTAGACACATCAGGAAGAGCAAATGGACCGTATGTTGATGATGGAGAGAATGCTTATAAAGGTAAAGCTCGCGGTCATGATTTAAATAATGACAGCGACAGCGATAGCGGTAGTGACAGCGACAGCGATAGCGGTAGTGACAGCGACAGCGAAATGGAGAATACCAACAAGAACAGTAGCGACGGCGGCGGCAATAATCAAGACGATTTTAAACGAAAAATAAAATACATTAAAAAGTCAGTATCAAATCTATTTAAAGATATATTTAGCAAATGGGGTAATCAAGGTAGTGTAATGGCTCCATCTGGAATAGAAGAAATGAATCCAGATGCGATTCCTAGTAACGCAACGGTGGACGGTTTTCGTGTTCGAGAAAAAATGAAAAAACGAGCGATACAAGGAATGAGCAAGATAAAAAACGCGTTTAGAGGAAGAATAAGAAAGTAACAATAATATTCTCTAATCATATAATAACTAAATTATTATTTATTATATCATAGTAGTTATTCATTTTATTGGTTTTATTGATTATTATGGGTAAACGATCATCGCGACGTAACAGTAAAATCGATATAAAACCACAAACAACTCCATCAGCTCCACAAACGGGTGGGGCCCCAGGATCTATTGCATCATCTCCACTTATACCGCCATTAAAATTAAAAACAATAACTGATTTATTTTCTACAAAATCAAATGTATTCACACTACAATCTCCGGCTGATAATATTATGAACTCAAAAATTCTAACTACCACACATAATTTTTTTCATAATCTCAATACAAGCACATTTTTTGCTGGTTTTGTAATGCTTATATTAAATATTGGTTCCAGATATATAAACCTTGATTTAAACTCATCTACTGAGTCATGGATTAAATATTTAATGAGTAAAGAAGTTCTGGTGTTTGCAGTAAGTTGGATGGGTACGCGAAGTATATATTACGCACTTGTTATTACTGCATGCTTTACAATTATAGTGGATCATTTTATGAATGTCGATAGCAAATACTGTATAATTCCTACAAAATTTAGAACTATGCATAAGATGACTGAACAAAAAAGTGGACCTGAAAAACATGTTTCTGATTTAGAAATAAGTAATGCATTACATACTCTAGAAAAAGCGAAAAAAGAGAAGGAAGAGAAGGACCATCTAGCGTTGGTCAAATATCATCATTTGTTTAATGATGATACATTTGAAACCGTAAATGATAAACCAAAATAAAATAAAATGCTGAAATTTTTATCTATTTATTGTTATGTGTTAGATACGATAGAAAGAAAATATAAATAGTATATAATTAGAATAGGTCAAAATTATAATTATATAAATCATATTTAATTAATAAATATTACATAATATGGCACGACCACAACCAATTAATAATCATAATTTTATCATTCCGCCCCCTCCTCCTCCAAATAATAATGTTCCATTATCGATTAACGACATAGACAGGCCATTTATTAAACTAGTTAATATACCTGCAAATATAGATAGAGGAATCGATGACTATATTACTGCATTAACAAATTCGTCAAATAATACATTACGACAAGTTCAGGTTAGGCAACCGCCATTATCATCATTTAATAATGCTTCGCCGGGTGCAAATCAAGTAATAAAATTCATTAAAAAAGACACAAACACTCCTAAAAAACAGATCATTTTACATGAACATATGATATATCATAATAGTGCGTCTATTGTATCTAATACTCTTCAAGTATTTATTCCAAAATCATACATATACAAAGAAGAAAGAATTAGAACATATTTATCGACTGTTAATACTACTATAAATCAAAAAATAAAGGCATTATTAACACAATATAACAACGATATCGGTAGTTTATTTTACAAACACACATTAGCCTCAAATGGTGACATGAATAATCAAGAACAAGATAAAATGTATAATAGAATGGAATTATGGCATAATAGATACGCACAATATGTATTTTTTAATAATGCAAAATTATATTTTATCGAAAATAAAGAACAAGAAGTCCCCAAAGAAGAATTAATTACGTTATATAAAGAAATTGAACGTTTAGAAGCGCAGTTAAATCGAACGATTTGGAATACAGCGAATTCGAATCATGAATTAAATATTTATTATGAACAGATAATATCGCCAGCATTTCCAGCAGTTGTTAATACATTAAATATATATAACACAATACAGAATATTGCATTTGTTAGAGACTCTATATGTATAGAAATTGTTAATTATTTATCAACGATTAATTTATTAAATGGTGCTGTTGTAAATTTAACAGATAAATATGATTTTTCTATTATAAAAGTACAAATAAGAAAATACATTCAGAATATACAATATGAACTTAATAAAATAACAGATTATGCCGTACCACCAATAGTACCAGATCCATGGGAAGGTACACCAATACTGCAGATAGAAGACAAGATTAAAAATATAATTACTATGTTGAAACGAAATATAGATAGTATAATGAATACAGATTTTAAACATTATTACTATTATTATGATCATTATTTTAATGATCAAATGGATCAGTTTATCTTAGCTCATGTCAGAAATCAGGTTTATCCCTTACCTGTGAATAATCGACAAATGAATATTTTTTATAATATTTATGTTGATCTTTTTTATAATTCATTTTCAAGAAATATGATAGTTAATAATAATGCCTTTAACTATCCATTTGAAGAATCATCTCTATTATATTTTACAGTAGTCAAAATTATGAATAACCTTCATAAACTTATTGAAATGTCTTATGATGTATTTAAACAAATGATGAATTTTGATAGAATAAAAGTTTTAAAACGACTCATCAATTTAAATAATGCAAAATTAGATGACATATGTGAATTAATTATTCAACATGATAAAATAAAAACTGCCGATATTTCACGTATTAAACCGGCAAGAAATGATTATTTATATGGAAAGTATATTGTTGGACCTCCTCCGAATCAATTAGAACGTAAATATGGGTTGGTTGATCCAGATTTATATCTTGATCTTTGGAATCAACGTTTTGATAATATTATTTCTGGTATAGACAAAATGAAACAAAAAATTGGTAGAAAAATAAATATAAATGATACAGTATTTCGAAATTTAATGTATAATTTAATTATTATAAATACTATAAATGTTTTTGGTTCATTATTTCCGCCGGAGAAAAAAATATGGTATTCGAATGATATGTTTAATGTAATAAGTTCAAATTCAATATGGATTAAATTCAATTTGTCTTCTAAAGAAATTTTATACAAACAAGGTATTGAAATTTACAAAAGATTACTTTTTGATCAATTATTCAATCTGGCGATTCAACCCCAAATTCAAACATTTGTCGTCGATTTTGCAAACAATAATGTTGAGCCATTTTGTATGTTACAAATCGAAAATGTTGAAAGAGCTGGAAAAAATGAAGACTCGACAAAAATAAAAACTTCGGCAATTTCTAGTATTACGGTTAATAAAGAAAAACCTGATATAAACACGGTTAGTCAACGACTTCAAAGTACATTAAATTGTAAAGGCAAATATGATCAAATTAACCAAACGTCTAACGAATTAATGCAAATGTTTAATGCAGCATTTAATAATGTATTACCGGGTAATGCTCCACCAGGCCTACCAGGTATTCCTCCGGCACCTGCACCAGTAATGGGTATGGGTCCTCCTCCTGCACCAGGAGGTAGAGGTATTCCACTACCTAGGCCTCCTCCTCCTGGTGGATTCCATCCATTTGCTCCTGGTGGCCCACATCATATCCCTCCTCCTCCTCCAATATTTTTTCCTCGTCCTCCTCCTCCTCCTCCAGCTCCAGGCCCAGGTGGTCTTCCTCCTCCGGCTCCGGCGCCCGGTGGACTCGCGCCACCTCCCGGTCCTCCCGGCGGCGGACCACATATTCCTCCTCCTCCAATATTTTTCCCACCACCTCATCCCGGGGGTGTTCCTCCTCCTGGGGGTGGTGTTCCTCCTCCTGGGGCTGGAATGCCTCCGGCGCCTGGTGGATTCGCGCCACCTCCAGGTGCTCCCGGCGGTGGACCACATCATATTCCGCCGCCACCTCCTATATTTCCACCCGCTCCCCCACCCCCCGGAGGTGGTCTTCCTCCAGCCCCAGGTGCTCCTCCAGTTGGCCCTGCTGGGCCTGGAATGCCTCCTGCACCTGGAATGCCTCCTGCACCTGGAATGCCTCCTGCACCTGGAATGCCTCCTGCACCTGGAATGCCTCCTGCACCTGGAATGCCTCCTGCTATTCCACCTCCACCTCATATAATCCCTGCTGTGGCACCTGGAGGCGGTCCTCCTCCACCCCCCGGAGCAGGAGCAGCGGTTGCAGCGGCGGCAGCAGCAGCGGCGGTGCCACCCCCAGTAATACCTCCTCCCCCGGGACCTGGGGCTGGAGGCCCACCTCCACAACCACCACCTCCTGGACCACCACCACCTCCTGGCCCACAACCACCAGCACCACCACCGGGACAACCACCAGCACCACCACCGGGACAACCACCAGCGCCACCACCGGGACAACCACCAGCACCACCACCGGGACAACCACCAGCGCCACCACCAGGACAACCACCAGCACCACCACAGGGACAACCACTAGCACCACCACCTCTTGGCCCACCACCAGGACAATTTGCAGTACTACCACTACAACCACCACAACCAGATCCAAATGTAGCTGCACTAACATTACAGAATAGAATTAGACAATTACAAGCAAGACGTGCATTACAGGAAGCACAAGCAGCACGTGCACGAGAACAGGCCGCACTAGAAGCACAACGAGTACTAGGGCAACAAGCAGCAGCAGAAGCAGCACAAGCAGCATACAGACGACAAGCACGACTAGTTGGAGCACAAGCGGCGGCAGCGGCGGCAGCGGCGGCAGCAGTAAGAGCGCAACAAGAAGCTGACGCAGCAGCAGCAGCACTAAGAGCTCAACAAGAAGCTGACGCAGCAGCAGCAGCACTAAGAGCTCAACAAGAAGCTGACGCAGCAGCTATAATACAAAAAAGGTTTAGAGATCATGCAGAAAGAGTTAAACAAGCTGCAAGAGGTCGTGTATCTGGTGGTCAAGTTGTTCCATTTGTTCCTCACCAACCGGATTTTCCCCAACCGTACCCACACCGTCCACAACCTATATATAACCCAAGACGTCATATGGTATGCGTAGACTATAGAGGACCGGTAAATTTTCCATTATGTGTAGTACCACATAAGGCATCACTACCTAAGCATATGACTGTCGATAGACGTAGTAATATTCTTTTTGTAGCAGACGAAAAGGCTCATCAAGTGAGCCTTTATGGTATAAATATAAAAGGAGACGTTCCTTGTTATTCATTTGTATGGTCAATTGGTCATTTAGAAACACGAGGTGATACACCGGATAGGTTCAATTCACCAAGAGCAGTTGCTCTAGACAAAAACCAAAATATTATTGTAGCGGATACAGGTAATAATAGAATTCAGGTTTTTGATAAAAATGGGTTGTTTCTTCGAACGATCGGTGAGAAGGATCCCAAGAAATTATTAACAGAAAATGGAATACCAGAACCATGCAGCGTTGCAGTTGACTCTAATGGACATATCGCGGTTCTTAATGGTTCAGGGTTGTCCCCTAAAATAAAGGTTTTTAGTATCGATGGGAGTTATATTCGCGGTTTTTGCAGAAATGGACCTGGTGAAGGAGAACTTAGTGGTTACGGCAATATTATATTTGATTCCGACAACAATATCGTAGTTGCTGATATAGATAATGATCGAGTGCAAGTTCTTAGCTACATAGATGGTTCACATATACGAACCATCGGTGGATTAAATAAACCATCAGGTATTGCGTTTGATGGCGCAGGTAATCTTGTAATAGTTAATAGTGGAAATAACACTATTCGTATATATGACTATGCAACTGGTACCCTTATTAGAGAAATACCTAACGAGGCCGATAAGTTTAATTTAAGAGTACCATGTGGCGTCGTTGTAGATTATCGCGGTCGTATAATCGTAAGTGATCGTAGTGCTCAAGAATTACAAATTGTTGAATTTAACCAAATGCGTTGTCCTCCCCCGAATCTGGTAGAATCTGTTAGTTCTAGCCCCTTACAACCAAGTGAGAGTCAAATAGCATTAAACATCGCAGAATTAGTAAGTTTACGTCAAAGAAACATTGGTCCACTTCCTGCATTACCCCTCGCGTTTGATCTAGAACAATTATTATCATTACATAATCAATTTCTACAACAACAACGTCAACCACCTGTTCAGCTTCTTGTGAGCTCTCAGATAAAACCGAGTCAAGTTGCAAGAATAGCTCGTGTATCCGAAGGAGGCGGAGGCGGAGGAGTTCCTTCATTTGGTAGTAAATTTTTAAAGCAGGCAAGTCGTAATATAGTTATTGGGCTTTTCTTACCGCCACAATCAGAGCAATCACCACAATCAAGACAACGACATTTATGTTTTCTATTAGACGTGCCTGAAAAGGATGTGTCCGAATTACCGGAATTACCACGAGCAACACATCAATCTAGAAAAATTACAGTTACGAATTGTATAGAAAGTGCGATTATTATTGCACGTACAACTGATGAACTATTAAAAAATCACGTTCTAGAAGACCATGCTACAGAGATTGATAGACAAATTCGAATATTACGTAGAAGTGTCCTTTTGATGGTACCCACTCATCACAGAGATCCCAATGATCTTCGAGATAAGACAGGATTCATGTTAGTAAGAACACGATTGGAACAGTTACAAAAATTAGACGAATTAAAGTTTCAAATGCAATCAGAATCACGTAAGCATATGAATACTTTATTAGAGCTACAATCATTTGTAAATTCTACGGTAGGTCCTAATTTTACTGTGGAAAAATTGGAAGCTTTATTTAATGCGATGCCGGATAATGAACTATTATCCACATATTTAAAAATTACAGAAACATTTCAGATTGTGGTTGACATATTGAATTGGTTATCATTAGATAATTTTTATTTAAGAACCGAATTTAAAGATGTATTCAGACATATTCAGTCGATTTTTGGTATTATTTATCAGGAGGTAAGGGATCAATTTAGTGAAATAGACAAAAACCTATCCAACGAACTTTCTACCAAACCGGAATATATTTCACGTATAAAGGTTATAATAGATCGATTTTGTGATGTTTCTACATCTAATCCGAAATTAACAAACCAATCTCAAGTTGCAAAAATCGATAGTCTTGCTCAATTATTCGATAGAATGATATCATGTATGAGTGAACAAATGAGTCGTTGTGTTAATTTTAAAAGTCAAGAAGATAAAACATCAAAATGTTGTATGTTTGTAGATAACGTAGATCAAATATGTGTTAAAATAGTGAATTTACGTGAAAGTTTAAGAAAAATACTAGAAGAACAAAAAGAACAAGAAAGAATAAAAATGGAACGACGCAATCGGGCAGCCGGTAGAGTTGTTAAGTTCCAAGATGATCGTCAAGTTCCATTACAAATATTGGGATTCTTAGAAAGTGATGTATTTCCGAACCTAGCTAAAGTTAAAGATACGCTTGACGTAAGAGTAGCCAATTCATTTTGGGGAGGTGGAATCGCAAGAGAATGTATGAAATTAGTAAAAAGTATGGGAGACTCTCAAGCACCAGTTTTACGTAGTATGTTAGAATCCGCAAGAATAGCCGCGCGCCGACGACGACAACAAAGAGCAATAGCCGCATCAGAAAACGCAGCAGTTGTTCCTTTTGGTTTGGCTGCTCCGGTCTCTGCCCCTGTAGGTCAAGAAGCTGTAGGTGAAGGAGGTCTTCATGATTTTAATCCATTTTCCTCAGAAGCAATAGATAATTTAGATGATTTTGATCAGCAAGTAGCCGAAGTTGGTGGTGCAATACGTCGTTCATCATTACCTGAACGACCAGAAGACCAACCATTAAGTTTAGATACTCTAGATATATCATTAATTCCAGAAATGCCAGGATTAACAGGACAAGGACAAGGACAAGGACAAGAAGGTCATGTTCAAGACCCTGCTAACGGTTTGTTCGGTTTCTTACGTAAAGCAGCGCTCTTGGTTGCTAACACCGTGATGAAACCGGTTGATCGTATTATGGATTATGTTAAAAAGGGAGGATCAATAAAAAAACGGAATAATCGACTAGATAACCATAAAATAACCAGAAGTAATAAAAAAAATAACGACAATACGTCATCAAGTGTACATAAAACCAAAAAAATAGTAAAACTTCAAAAGAAGAGAAAGTTTACTATCAAAATAAAACCAAAAGACGCTTTGTCTGAACCAAAGGCATAGATGTATTATTATTATCGTTGTCGGCGTCGGTGTTTTTGTGATGAGCCAGATTTTGCAAATAATAATCTTCAAATAAACGTGTATAATTTATAGTAGAACCCAAATCGCTTGGTTTTGTTACATATAAACACGAATTTTCATGTTGTTTCCACAATTCGATAACCCGTGTAATTGATGATAATTCATTTATTACACGCGATTTTCCATTACTATTATACCCTGCATAATAAATCTCATCTACTTTCGGAATGAAAATTGGTTTTGTTATGTCATGAAACTTTATAAGAAAATTATTATTGTTATGGTTCATTCGATTTCGTAAACTCTTATTTATTATCTTATCTTTAAATTCGCGATCTGATGTTATTATAATTAAATAATGGTTATTCTGCAACTTATCAATACAGAGCGAAGTTAAATATTGGTTTGTAGAATTAGAATTATAACTATTAGAGGTGAAACTACCATCGTCAAACACAACAACGACTTTAGATCCTTTTGGTAATGGAACCGTTGTTCTCCATGCGTCATTTTGCCATTCCCGCGAAGGTCGATCAACCGTATCATTTCTTGCTAAAATCGCAGGAAATACAACACTATTTACTCCGTGCATTCCCATTTGACAGTAAATACTGTGAGTATCTTTCGGAAAGCACGTACCACCGAACCCACGAAATCCATCAGGGCCAGGAACTTTGAAATGCGAGCTTCCCATTCTTGTATCGCTTTTGGCCATTTCAATTACTTTATCATAATCTGAATCTGTTGCGCAACAAAAATCATAGATTTCATTCATGATTGATACCTTTGCCGATAAAAAACAGTTTTTCGTAAGTTTCAGCATTTCGGCATCATTCGTGGTACAAAAAACAACCTCACTATTATCAATCGATCTATTTTTACGACTAATTGAAATTAGTTCGTGAATTCTATTTTTAAATTTAATGTGTTGTTGCGCCTCTTTATCACTATATACCTTTGAATGTTCGGAAGGGACCCCAACAATCCATTTTTCAGTCGTTTTAAAGTCGTTTTCCCAATTTGCCTCAGTTAAAAATTCAGGCATAAAATAACAATCATGTTGTTTAGAAAATCCAACCGGAACGGTGCTGCGAATCACCTTATACGGGTTTTTACATTTTGAAATACTTTCTTCGAGAATTTTCGTATAACATGTACCGTCGTAATAGAGTGGTGTTGGTAAACAGAAAAATAGAATATCGCACATATTATCAACTTCTTCTAATGTTACACCGTGGGGTATACATGCTTCTGGTCGAATATCATAAACCATAACTTGAATTTCGACTTTATGGTTTAAACTTGGTTGTTGTTTGTATATAAATGGATCAAATGCACTACCAGGTCTATCATTAACAAGATCATTATCAAGAATATCATTCTCACAACAAGGCATCATTTCAATATCTGGTAATCTTGTAAAAAGTTGTGTTGCTTTACCAACAAATCCATTACCAATAATACCAATTTTCATTATAGTAATTATTATTAATCTATATAAACATCTTCTTTTATATAGATTTATGTTACGTTTCACTACTATGTTGCATTTATGTTACATTTGAATACTATGTAATATAAATAGACCGAAGACAATTTACATCTACATTTATAAACTACCAATTGCATGGTGAAATACCGTCTAAAAATGATCGTCGTCATTATTTACGTCTGGCCCACTTTCTATTGAAAACAAATCAACCACGATGTCAGTCATATATTGCACATAACTCATGTTTGTACCCAAACGGGTTCCGATCGAATCCATAATTGCTACAGTGAGTAATAATTTGTATAATGAACGTTTGAATGCGAGACCATATTTATTTAATATATAATTTACAGTATACAGCTCGGTTACACCTATAAATTTTATCTTAGGGGCTGCAAATGTAACAAATACTGTGTGTAATTCATTACATAATCGAATATAATCGTCGTCTTTTAAATATTTTTTCACGTCATATACTTCATTTGTTTTTTTCTTAGATTGATCTAGTAATTCTGATATGTTGAATACAATATAATTTATTATTTTTTTGAATTTTTTCTGATAAACCATTTTTGTTAGATTAAACATGATTTCTTGATCTATTTTCGTCATATGCCCAATAATTCCGAAATCGAGTATTCCTATTTTATATTTATATTCATTAACTAGTTCTTCGTGGTTTTCGTTATGCGGTTTATCATCGTGATAATAATGATAAATTGGTTCTTTAATAAATAGAATATTCCCAGGGTGAAGATCGCCATGATATAGACTATTGCAAAACGCAGCCTTCGCATTAAAAGATGCTAATAATTGGCCAAAATGGTCACAATCATCACGATCGATCTCATCAAGTTTAATTCCATCGATATATTCCATAATAATAATATTTGGATTCACTTTTTCAGTAAACTCAGAATATACTAGTGGAATTTTTATATAATTGCAATCTTTCCAATCATTATAATATGCTTGAATATTTGCAACTTCTTTACGAAAGCAAATTTGATCCTTTAAACAGACAATATTCTGAAGAATTACATTTTCGATATTTAACGTTCGTAAGTATGGAATCTTTTTAGTAAATTTTGCAAAAATAACCAAATTATTAATAGATAAATTAAACTTGTTATGAATATTGTTGCGTAAATATTTAATAACTATAGGTGTGTTTATTTTAGTTGTCGGATCTATGAGCACACCTTTGAATATCAAAGACATTAATCCAGATTTTATTGGCGTGTAATCATTTTCTATTTGAAGTTGCTTGAATGGATAGTACTCTGTTGAAACTCGCTCTATTTTTTTTATTTCGTCAACGTCATATTCTTCACTCGTATATTCAACATTATCAGTATAATTCGTAAAAAACTGATTCAGCTCATCATTTAAAATAGTACGGTTTGTTGCATATGCCTGAAACATTTTAACGTATAACATATTTTTGGCGGCGAGACGTTTCGCAATATCAATAATCGAATTTGTTTTAGTTTTCCATCCAATTTTATATTTTAAATATTCAATACCGCAAATATAGCATGAACTAATTGTAAAAAATGCTGCAGATAAAAACTCGAAAAAACCTAATTGTTTATAATATTCGGCTGTCTTAATATCATATATATCCTCATCAGTAATATTGGAACTATCTAAACTATTAAATTTATTATTATTGTTCACAATTTTTTGGGTTGGTTCTTCTTCCTGTTCCTGTTCTTGTTCTAAAAACTGCATTAATGTGTCTTCCATCGTTAAATCACGTCTATATGTATTTGAACTATAATTCTAAATACAAATTAATAATATGAAATAACCGCATATTGTATTGTTTCATATTGTATTTATGCTGATAATTGAGTAAAATTTATAAATTATTAAATCGACAATTGTTCAATCGCGGTTTTTAGACGTAAATGCATCTTCTTAATGAAAATGCCGATTGCATTCTCCATCGTAACAGTCAATTCTTCAACATCTTTTGGTTTAAGCTTAAACATATGTATCACTTGACAATGGTTCGGCGAGTATATTATGTATTTTTGAATATAAAGTGAATATTCAAGCAATTTATAATTATTAGCGCAAAGAGTATTATGATTATGATACGGAACGCTTTTACTAGTAAATATAATTTCTGTTCCAGCATTACCATTATTCGTATATCTCGTATTAAGCTGTGTATGTGTATACATATACTTTTTCGCTCCGCCTAAATCGCCGCCGATATCTTTAAATAGAAATAAAATGAAAAATTCATTCTTATGCTGTTCGCCATTTTCACCAATCGAAACCGGAGTTATTTCGATCGATTGAATGATATCTTTGTTCATTTCAAATAATAAATTGTACATATTAATATTTAAAAGTGCACTAATGTCGCATTTTTGGTTTTGATATTGGTATTCTAGTGAAAATAAATTCATATCTGGATTTTTTCGCAGGAGCATATTGTCCTTCCCACAAATCACTTTAAAATTTTCGGCCTTTGATGCGGTCGATTGATTTGACGGATTTGATGACATTTCTTAAAATGAGTAGTAGTGCCTAATATGTATATAATCAATAATAATAATGTTTATATTGTTATTGATTGTAGTTAATTACTGTAGTTATTGTTTGTAGTATTATAAATCTAAACTAACTGTATTTTTATCGGATCTAACTCTACGTTTTGATTTATGAGGTGTTGAGTCAGCTGGAATATCCCCCAAACTGCTTAGACTAATCGCGCCATTATCGAGATTTTGATTGTTATCAGAACCAGTCATTCCTGATAGAATGTTTTGAAGTGTCGAACTTGATGCACTATTATCCCCACCACTATTTCCTCCAGATGGTTGAATATTAATCGTTTTTGTTTTAAGACGAGACATCATATCTGATACGTCAGCAGTTGGACCTTTCATTTCGGGGCGTTTAGACCTTTGAGAATTATCATTCGATGACGAATTAGGATTTACGTAATTGTCTCGAACATCTATACCTCCTCCATTATTACCACCATACATTCCAGAATTAAGGTCCGGTCTATTATTTGGCAGAGCGCCAGGCCTAGAGGGGGGTGGAGGGGCAAGAGGCCCCTTTGTTGCGATAGGTGGAGGTGGAGGACGTTGTTGCATGTAAGTATTGCCACCGCCACCTCCTCCACCCATTCCACCCATTCCATTTCCACCAATAATATCACTCATGAAATTTCCAAAACCAGAATTTCGTCCACCACCACCGCCGCCTCCACCGCCTCCACCGCCGCCTCCTCCCATTCCACCACCAGACATAGATGAAACTGCTGCTTGAGTAAATTGCTGCATTAATTCAGGATTTTGTCGCATAATATCGTCCATTCCAGGTAACGCCGATTTAAACATCGTATTCGTCATATGAAGCATAATCGCGCTACCTCCAAGTTGAAACAACAACTTTAATTCCGGCGACATCTTAGCCTTTGATTTATACTTTTCATGCAATTCTGCGAAAATCTCGTCATATTCACCCACATTTTCATTCACTTGCTCGGACCAACCGTCCAACTTCAAATCAAATGGATCGAACTTGTTATTCAAAAACTCTAATCCTGTAATGCAAGCAAGAAGCATCTTTCCCTGGAATTTAACACTATTCTGCCTCTCGCGCTCTTCAATTTGTGTATCATATTCACCCTTCATTTCGGCATAAGATGAGTCCATCGAATATCGCTTTGTAAGCTGCACCCCCTTTTGTTCCAGTTCTTCCAACTTTCTGAGAAGTTTAAACTTTTCTTTCACAAGTTCATCTTTTGACAATTGCGGTGTCGGATCAACATTCGAATCAGGATCTAATGGAATATCGTTAAATTTTCCATAACCGTCCCATGTACGAGAAGCATTATCTGTTTGGTTTGTAGATGCACCCAAATTACTTACACCACGATCATTACTGTCGTTATCTGTTCTATTTATATTAAAAAAGCTGCCAAAACCACCTCCGCTTCCACTTTCATTACCGCCACCAGATGACGAATTATTTTCATATGCACTTGATGATGATTTCTTCGGTACATTACTTAGATCATTCAATTCATTTTCAAGATCAGCTAAATCTCCTAAATCTATATCACCAGATCCACTATTCTTTCTACCAGAATCACCCCCTTTAAATTTATCATTCATCAACAACTCGATTCCACCTCCGAAGTTTGAACTTGAGCCACGTCCGCCGCCACCACCACCACTTCCGCCGCTACCACCAAGCGTAAACGTTGGTATCGAATCCAAATTACCTAAGTCAATAATTTCAGCCATTTTATTTATTCGTGTTTAGATTACAGATAAAACAATCTTTATACTAAAATTAATGCGAAATATTTAAATATTATTGGTTGATATGATTAAAATAGACAATAATATTGTAATCATACCGCATATAACGATTGCAGCATTATATAATTTCTTTTAGCTTGTATTTTTTTCGTATATTGTTCGCATGTTTTATGGCATAAGTTCCCTGATCTCTATAAAATTTCTTTTGATTTTGTGTATATTTTTTAGTTTTTCTAGATGATTTACCTAAATATGATTTACCAAGTAACAAATAAAATTCGTATTTCTCTTTTGGAGCCTGATCTCTTGGGTGTATCGCATTTAATTCATCAAAACGTTTATGCTCCTTTCTAGTCATATTACGTTTCATTATTGTATTCCGTATTGTATTCCGTATATAATATTTATTATATTATTGTCCAGTCAACAAATAGACACGCCATAGTCCCTGTAAAAAACAATCTGCCAAGTCGTCCTTCTTTTTGTGTTTTTCAAACATAGGTACCCATGTCGCGTAATTAGTAGAAGTTGTTGAACTATCTACACCCAACGCTCTACATATTGCAATACCTGATTTTTTTCGATCACTATATGTACTCGCATCTACGTATTTTGATACGTCAAGCATCGAATCTGTAAATAATTTTAATTTACATGATGCAGAAATAAATTCAATATTTGGTACATTTTTCATAATAAAATATTGTGTAATCATGCCTTGCAAGGTTTTCATTCTTGTAGCAATCGTACTTATTTGGTTTTCAATAATCATCATATCTATTTGGATAGGTTGCGGCTGATTATATAGTATAGAATCTAAATGCTTCATCATATTTCGACCATATGTAATCATGTCTAAATCATGTGCATATGTATAATTGACCTTCGTCTTTTTTGTTCCGTTTGTCGTTACATTCGAAGTTGTATTTGAAATTGCAGAAGTATATTTATGTTCGTCTAACGGTTCTAAATAATCTCTCGACAATACCATTTCTATATCTTTTATTTTATCAGCCTTTCGTATTTTCTTTTCTTCTTCCCCGACAGGGCTCGCAATATTTGTAAATAACAGTTTGTGTATATCTACTAATTCGTCCAATTTTTTCTTTTGTAATATTCCTGGATTTCGAATTATCGGTAAAATCTCTCGACACGGGACTTTATATTTAGATTTTTCAGCACACTTTAAACAATATAATTTGGGTGTGTCGAGAGATTGGGGGGTTATTATATCCTTACGTGGTAGATGCATATATTTCGCCTGTTTTGTATCATTATCACATATCATCTTTGGAGCAGGAGCCGGAATAATTTCTGTCGGTTCGAATCGTAAATCTATTACGTCCCACCGCTCAATCGTTATATGTTTCATTATATTGTCGAGAGATTGCTGTGAAAATGTAGAAATAGAATTTGGTTGTGTTTGTGGTGGAGTATTCAGTAAACTGTTTCCTCCACCGAGTATTAAATTTGAAATATTATCTGGAATATTCAATATGCAATATGCTAAATTTTTCATTCCAACATCAAAGCTTATTATCCTCATATTGTTGTTATTGTTACAGATTACATATAATTATGTTTATATGTAATTTACATAGGTAGACCGAATTATTTTCTTTGATTGGAAAAAGCCAATAATTGTTCCTGAGTGATCTCAGGTGCAACCATGCGCGATTGAAGTTCGTTGCGCGAAAGATACAGTTCTTTCATATCACTTGTTGTATAACCAAATGGTTGGCGATTATCCATTACGCTTGAATACATGAATGGTGTGTTTCGCTGTTCTTGTTCGATCGGATTAACTTCGAATGATCCATGACCAGATGCATTAACTGCATCAAGTTGATTGATTTCCATTATTTTATCTGCATTATGTGTTAAATATTTACGATAATCCCAATTTGACTGTATGTTTTCGTTTTTACGAATTGCGGCATTTACAGCATTACCGGGTTGCCAACCAGCAAAATTTCGACCATCACTCATTAACGGGGGGAAGTCAAAATACACATTATGGCTTGCACTGTAGTTTCTACCCCATTGTGGCTGAGGCGTAGTAGAATTCATTTATAATCTATTATTATTGTTTAATAAGTTATAATGAGAAATAAATAAATTACAATTGTTCTACAATTTGTATTAATGCCGGTTTCTTCATCTTTTGTATATCTCCGAATGCATTTAGTTTTTCAGGTTCATTCTTACATTTATCCTTAATAAGTTGACGAAGTTCACTAACAGATTTTCCAGAATAATTTAAAGTAGGAACTGATGGTTGTGGTGCATGGAATGGTGCCTCAGGAGACGGTAGAACGATCGTTTGTTCTGACGTAATTAATGTTTCTGGTAATGACTTTATTTCAATACTATCAAGTTTAATATCAACTACCTCGGATAGTATGTTTATATCATTTGTGTTAGTTACATCGATTGCTAAATCAAAAGAAGACGATGAATTTATTATATTTGAAATTGTATCATTAATTATACTTGATACTTCATTACTAGTAACCTCTTCAATAGTAATACTATCAATTTCTTGGATCGCTTTGTGGTCTTTCACTTCGTGACTTTTACTCTCGCTGTCGCTCTCACTTTCGCTTTCACTCTCACTCTCACTTTCGCTTTCACTCTCACTCTCACTTTCGCTGTCACTTCCGCTGTCACTTCCGCTGTCGCTAGAATCTTTAGAGTCCTCATCATCTGATACAGTTGTTAATGCAAGATCGTGCGATAATTCAATAATCTTAATATTTGAATGATTAAGTTGAACACTCAAATGACAGCTTTCACTTTCTGATTCGGATTCTGAGTCAGACGAATCAGTTTGTGAAGATTCCGAATCTGTTGTGGTATTCTCGCTGTCTGATGAAACAGGAATTAATCTACGATTATTAAAATTTGTAGGAGTTATTTTCTTTTGGGGTATATTATTATTACTAATAGACATATCATATATTGCGGTATCAATACCCGGCGTATGCATATCATGTACCTCTGTTAAATTCACATCGTTGTCGCGGTTATCGTATTGTTGATGATACTGTTGTTTGGCAACTAAAAATTGTTTCAAATAATGAATATCATAAGAAGATTCTTCTATATATTGCTGTAATATCACTGCTTGTTCTTTCTGCGAATGTTCTGCAAACGATAAACGTTGATTTACATATTGGTATAATGCAACAACCAAAATAGAACAAACTGCTAAACTAACAACGATCGTTAATATACTCAATTCGCCCATTCTTAAAACTTAACTACTTATTTAAATAAACGATTGATTTCGGTTTAATATATTTTATATGAATATCTCAATTATTTTTTATTTATAAAATTATCGCAATCTTGTAAACCAAAAGTTTGCATTTCAAAAGATTAAAACATAAATTTATACTTCATTTCATAAAAAAATATTCGCTTCGAATTAAAAATAAAATTAAAAATAAAATTAGAAATAAAATTAGAATTAAAATTAGAATTAAAAATAATATTAGAAACCACCGAAAATCAGATCATTCCAGTAAGGCAATCTACATATTATACTCACAATTATATTCGTGATGGTAATCAATAACAAAAAATAACAATAATATATACAAATATTTTCGTCCTGCAGCCGCACTTTTTCCCCCAAAATGGGACTTTGCCAAAAATGGACAAAAATAAATGTCCTTTTTTGGTTTTGCGCTGGAGACTTTTAAAAAAACATCGATTTTTGCACTTCTGACTGAAATGCTCTTATTTCGCATTTTTAACTCCAAAAAGTTGTGACTGACTTTTTTTGAGGACTCGTTTTGCCGGTTTTAATCTCGATCTAAAATAGGACAACGGCAACATTTTGTCAACAAAAGTCAACCGTTTAGCAACAAGATTTGTCCTATTTTTCATGCCTAATTTTGTCTGTGAAAAATGCAACCTGAAAACGCAGTACAAAAAAGATTATCTTAAACACCTATTGACACGGAAGCACCAAAATTGTAAATCGGCAACAAAAAGTCCTAAAAATGTCCTAACCGCATATACCGTCACAAAGTCCACTCAACATGCATGTAAATTCTGCAGCAGAAATTACGGCGATAGAACGGGGTTGTGGCGACACAACAAGAAGTATAAGGATGGAACATGTTGCGTAAATAATGGTGGAGTAATGACAGATAATATAACAGGTGCAGAGGCGGTAGATAATATTCATGAAGAAGCAGGAAATACGCATATAGCCGATGATTTGAAAACGATGATTGTTGCGATGATTAAGATAAACAACGATTTTAAGACGCAAATGTTGGATTTATGTAAAACGAATATGGTGGGTACGAACCATAATATTACAAATACGAATAACATAAATTGTATCAACCAGACGTTTAATTTGAATTTGTTTTTGAATGAGCAATGTAAAGATGCGATGAATATCCAGGATTTTGTGAATTCGATACAATTAAACGTTACGGACCTAGAAAACGTAGGTAAATTGGGATATGTTGAAGGGATCTCCAATATTATTATCGATAATTTACAGAAAACAGATATATATAAACGTCCGGTCCACTGTAGCGATATAAAGCGCGAGACATTATATGTGAAGGACGATAATAAATGGGAGGTGGAAGGACCAGAACATTCTAAGATGGTGAATGCGGTTCTTGCGGTTGAACACAAGAATGTAGGATTAATGGGTGAATGGGCGAGTATTCACCCAAAATGCATGAATAGTAATACGAAGGATAATGATCAATATTTCAAGTTGTCAAAAATAATAACCGACGGTGCACAGAATGGAAATATTTCAAAAGTAATTCGCCGTGTTGCGAAAAATGTGATTATCGATAAGACGCTTATTTGAGTTAATTTATTATAATGATTATATTATTATAATAAAACAAAATTGATACATTTTCAACTTATAAATAATGACAATATCTTTCTTGCTGCGATCGTGAGTTGTTGTATTGTATTGTATTCATAATGGATTCCGAAGATAATAAAGTCATTATAGATTCTACTGAAACTATAAACGTTCATCGTATTGTGCAATTATTTGCTAACATGATGAATTATTTAAATGTTTCATTTTATGAAGGACGGTTTACTTATAACCACGAACAGGCGCGCATGAGATTGAACAATCTATATGACTCTGTATCCAAGTCACCGTCTCTTGCACCGTCTATGGAAGATATTGTTGACTTTTATAGAAACGTAAACGATCTAAGGAATGTAACTGAAACAGATGATCCGGATTATGCTAGTTACATGCGTGAACTGTATCAGCATGTTCGACTATCAGAAAGTCGTAACTTGCAAACGCAACGCGACGACTGGACTGAATCTATCCGAATGAAAAAAATGGGTGGGATATAATATAGTACACACGTTTATTACGAATGGTGAGTGAGCGGACGTTTCGCGTAATACGAAACTACACCTACTATAATTACAACGGTAATAATAATTCCAAAAAATATCGCAAATTCGGCCATGATTGTATATGTATGTGGGTAGTGTGTGGGTGTTATTGATCTGTTACGAATTGAGTTGTCGTATTATGTATATTGTAAATGAATATCATAATCAATTTTTTCTCTCGATAATAAGTCTGGCATTATCTAAGATTTCCACCGGATAGTCAAGGTCATGAAGCACCTTTAATCCACCTTTGATTGTTGAAATTCCATCTGCGATTTTATAAAGATACAATCCGTCAGATGCAGTAGACATATGAAGGTTCATTATTCTCTCATGTTTTGCGAGAAGTTCGCATAATTCAATATAATGTGTTGTGAGAATCAAATCTACATTCGGTTTTTTCGATATAAAATCGATATAACCATAAGCTGATGCGATTGCTTCATACGGATTTGTACCAGAATACAATTCATCGAATATGCAAAAATGACGATCATTCGGGTGCTCAAGCATACAAGTCAGTATCTCTTTACATCTACGTGACTCCGCCTGAAACAAGCTGTCCCGACCAGAAGTGTCTGGAATATTGAGGTAGCAGTGTAAATATTCGTAAGGGTTAATTTGCGCGGTTTTATAGAATCCGAAACCGATTTGTTGTGATAAAATAATATTGAATAATGTGGCCTTAATGATTGTTGTTTTACCTGCTGCATTTGGACCTGTGATGATGAGTTGCTTATTAAGTGTAATATCGTTTGGTACCGGCTGTGATGAAGTGGTACTTGATGTTAATGGTGCATATAATTGTGACGTTAGCTTGGTGGCAGATTTTGTATCATTCGTAATATTAATGTGTGTTGGTTTTATCTTCAAGGACGCGGCAGCGAGTTCGGTCTCTGCTTCTTTTTCAGGTTCGGTTGCAGGTTCTGCAGCAGTTTCCGTTTCAGTTTCCATTTCCGAATCTGAATTACCATCATTATCTGAGTTTGTTTTCTCTGTATTACCCACGCCATGTTTACTAGGTGAATATGGGGGAGGAGGGGCGAGGTCACTTTCTTGTTTTTCCGCTAGTGCGGCGGTTGCGGTTTCTGTAATCTTGGCAGTTTTAACATATTTACATTCATTCAAACTTCCACCGATTACAAGTGTTCTACAAGCAGACAAATGTTCGATATACGCATTAAAACCAAAACTATATTCAAGAAGCTCGTTCAAATCGGTTTGCGAAAAAAGCGCATAATAATTTTTCATAACAAAGCCGATTTGTAAGAATTTTGAAATAGAAGGTGAAAATGGAGTAATATCAGAAAGCGCACGAGTGAATTCTGTTAGTAGAGTATAACGATCTACGAGTTCATTCTTAAAAGACTCATATGTGGTCAAATGGTATGTTTGTATCAACTGTATCATATATGTCATATTTACGCCGGTTACGGTTAAAAATCCGTGAATTGTATTTAGATGAGTATGAACCAATTTAATATTGTTGTAGAATCGTACACAAGCCATCATATTTTGGTAAATCTGAATAAAATAAAAAACAATCGACATTAAAATGTACATTTTTTGTTCGACTGATACCGTATCAAAATTAGTGAAAAATTTGCCGATAGAATGTTCTGCAATAATTGTTTTAAGTATTCCAATATAGTCATTTACTGTGATTTGTGTTCCACGCATCATCAAAATAATAAATGGAACTATGATTACTATAATTGGAGTTAATAGTGTGATGACAGGTGATGAAATGTTATACACGGTGAGGAACTGTAAAAATGGTGATGACTGGTTAAGTTTTGATAAAATTGGGGTTTCGACATAGCTGAATTTTTCTTTAAAATCGTGCAGTTTTCCACTTCCGCGAAATGATTTCCATGTATCTTTCATGGTAGAAAACGCTTCTTCATGCGTTTGTTGTGTAGTGTTTTGTATAATTGCGCGAGTTAGTATTTCATTATCATACACTTTTAATAACTGTTGTGTCTGTGTTAGATAATCGATGTCGGTCGAGTAATATTTACTCCAGATGGGTAAATATTCGTTACCGTAGACGGAGGTTGGATTGAAAACGTAATGATATAATCCCTTAATTTCTGTATCCCCGATGGTTCCTGATTCCGATTTGGAATTAGGATCTACTACGAGTTTGGGTTTTGTAGATATCATTTCGAGATCTTCAATAATAGATGTTGGTAATTCATGGAGTTTTGATGAATCGATGTAGGTTATTGGGTGTTTAAATACACTAACTGTTGATGATTGCGGTTGCGCTGATATTGGTGGGATTATTTCTGAAGTAGGTTTATTGATAGAATTCAGCGATGCCGCTCCGCAAATATAAGCGTCACATACACTATTGGTAGTATCTGACGAATTTGAAAGTATATCTGTTATTCCTAAATGCGCCATCAATACTGTTTTTAATTCACCTGGTTCTTTTGGTAATGTCTGTATTGTTTCGCGAACATCTGTAAATATCGAACAAACGTCAAAAGAACAAGCCATAATTAATTAAAAAGAATCTAATGTATAAGATGAAATAATTATTTCATTTTAAACTAATTCATTTGCGTAATGTACCGCGCCTTTTTTGTCTTTTATTGGTCTTACATCTTCTTCCGCCGGTTGGAGGAGGATTTACGTCCTTATTTTTGCGCGAAAAGTGTTTTTTCCACCATGATGGACTCTTAGATCTAGACCTAGATCCTTGAGATCCTTGAGATTTTTTACGACACCATGGCCAGCAGCCTCTTTTAGGCGATTGTGATCTACTTCGGGTCGAAGCTGGTGCTGCTACAGCCATAGCCACTTCTAGAGGAACAACTGGTTTTGGATTTGAAGCCGCAGAAGATTTCGGAGACACTTGTCGTCTAGGAGCTACTCCAGCACCGGAATCTGAATCTTCGAGAGAAGCAGCAGAAGCAGACCTATTCGCTGATTTTTTTGCAGCGCGTTCTTCTGCTTTACACCTAGAGCATTGCTCGGGGTGGGGGCAGTCCATACAACCAAGTCTGGTTCGTTGTTGATATAATACAGCAGCAGCACCAGCACCAGCACCAGCACCAGAATCATCACCATCATCATCAGAATCATCTACAACAACAGCGGCAGCGGCAGCGGCACGTTGTCCAGCAGCGGAATGCTTTTTTAATGTCTTTAACATTTTAAGCAACATCCTACCAGTATTATTTTTTATTCCAGTTGTATCACTCATAAGTTTTCTTAACCTACGCGTTGCTTCTAGAATTTTGGTTAATTCACCTTTTTTCGCTTTTTTCTTATACTCAGGTAACCGAGAGAATTCAGCAGTCATGGATTTTAGTCTTTCTTCATTTGCATCAATTTGCGCAGTAAGTTCAGAAATTCTACTTTTAGCATTAAGATATGCAGTGCGTAATTGTGCAACCGATGCTTTTAATTCATCGATATTTTTATCTTCTCTACTCTTTGACATAATAAAAAATAATTCTATAAATATTACAAATATTATAATTGGTATCTATGTATTTCTAAATGTGTTGTATAAAAATACAAGACATTTAACTAGTCATTATAAATTATTTACGCGATGCGCAGCGTTTCTTATATGTATTCCTAGTTTTAAGTTTTCTGGTTTTAGATCTTCTTCCGCCGGTTGGAGGAGGGTTTCCGTCCTTATTTTTGCGTGAAAAGCATTTTTTCCACCATGGTGGACTCTTAGATCTAGACCTAGACCCTTCAGATTTTTTACGAGACCATGGCCAGCAGCCTCTTTTAGGTGATGGTGAACGACGTTGAGCTGAAGCTGGTACTGCTACAGCCATAGCTCCTGCAGGAACAGCTGGACCAGCAGCACAGGCATCACGAGAAGAAGATCGAGGAGACGCTCGTCTAGAACCTACTCCAGCACCAGAGTCATCATCAGAATCATCGTCGTCGGAAGGAGCAGCAGCAGCAGCAGCAGCCTGTCCGGCAGCAGCATCTAATCTTAATGTCCTTATAGCTTTAAATAAGAGCTGTCTTACGTTTTTTTGTTTTCCGGTTTCTTGAGCTAAAATCACTTCTAACTGTGGCACTCTTTGTTCAAGTCTTTCTAGTTCACCCATTTTGGCCGTTTTTCTACTCTTAGGTAACGTAGATAATTCACTCCTAATATCAGTAATTTTTTGTTTCTTGTCATTAATTTCCGCTGTAACTTCCGCAATTCTACGTTTATTATTGTCGTATACGCGTTTTAATTCTCGAGCAGAATTTTTTAAATCTTGCAGCTGTTCGTCTCGACTTTTTGACATAATAAAATGTAATGCTATAAATAATATACATATTATAAATATATCGGTTGCTGCATCCTAAATGCCTTTCATAAAATTAGAAGGCGTATAAGTTATCGCGTAATAACTTTTAATGAAATGGGCTTTTAAACGAGTAAAATAATCTAATGTATAAATTATTTATGCGATGAACTGCGTTTATTATATCTAATCTTGGTTTTAAGTTTTCTGGTTTTATATTTTCTTCCACCATGATGTGATGGTTCCTGCTTTTTAACGGATTTTCTTGAAAATGGCCACCAACCTTTATGTTCGGGAGATTGAGAACGAGCGAGTGACGATTTTGCCGCAGACGCAGCCGCTTTTGCTTCTCTATCGGCTTGTGCTGCTGTTTCTTTCGCGATTACTACCGCTATACGCAAGGATCTTTTTATACGATCAGTTTCTTTGCAATCGTCACACTGTCGGGGGTTTCTTATGCAATCTAAACAACGATTAGAAGAATCCGTTTCTTTGAAAACTCCAGCATCAGAATCGTCATCGCGGGCAGCAGCAGAACCATTATATTTTTTTAATTTGTTCTCTTGATTAAAAAACGTTGTCTTCACACTTTGTTTATTTATTAATGTTGAAACTATATTATCTGTTAATGATTGTACCCTTCCTGCAAGCATTTGTAGTATGACGAATCTATTTGTTTTACTGGATTCACGTGTTGTTTTAATTTCTTGGATTATCTCGTTAAGTATTTCTTCTTGTTGATTCAGGTAATCGTTAATACGATCTAAATTTAATTTTAAAATTTTAACACTCTCTTTCAATTCACTAATAATATCTTCTTCGCCCTCTTCGACAATAGGTAGTTTTGTCTGAATTGATTTTCGGGACATAATTTATTATATAATAAAAAACTGTTATCTTTTATTATATATATATATATATATAATTATATAATTGTAGATTATAAACCAAACTAATATTAAATTCCTTCCATAAAATTAGAAGGCAGTTCAGTAATCGTTGTCGCATAGTAACTTTCGATTTCCTTTTTAATACGCATATCTCTCCTTGTTACAAAATTGATACCGACACCCTTTCGACCCCAACGCCCAGATCGACCAATCCTGTGCAGATAAATATGCACGTCCTGCGGCATATCAAAATTAATTACAGTAGACACTTGCTGAATATCAATACCGCGCGCGGTTACATTCGATGAAATCAAAACACGATGATGACCTACCTTAAATTCAGTATATGCCTTGTCTCGATCCGCCTTGTCCATGCCGCTATGAATACAGCAAACAGGAAATCCGTCAAACAACATGGCCTCGTGTAAATCTGCAACGCGCTTCGTTGAATTACAGAAAATAATACACTGTGAAACAGAAATCGACTTAAACAAATCCTTCAAGGTTAGATATTTCTGAACATCATCGTCCAGCGCAACATAATGCTGCTGGATACCTTCAAGCGTCAACTGATCTGCCTTTACCTGAATATTCACCGGATTACGCATGAACTTCTCAGTCAACGAATACAACTCCGGAGGCATAGTTGCACTAAATAAAGCAACCTGAATGTCAGTTGACATATATTGAAAAATATTGTAGATCTGCTCATTAAACCCGGCAGAAAGCATCTCATCAGCCTCATCAAGAATCAACATCTGAACACTCGACCCATGAATATGGTTTCTCCGGATCATATCAAATACACGTCCAGGGCAACCAACGATGATATGTGGAATATTCTTACGCAATTCAGAAGCATCGTCCGTAGTTGACGTGCCTCCAACAAGCAATCGCAAAACAAGTCCCGACATCATCGATCCAATACTTGAAATTACATCGTAAATCTGCTTGGCAAGCTCGCGAGTTGGAGCCAATATAAGAATCTGAGTCGTCTTCTTTTCGACATTTACTCCCTGAAGAGCTGCTACAGTAAATGCGCCGGTCTTACCTGTCCCGGATTGAGCCTGTGCAATAACGTCGCGCTTCTGAATAATTGACAAAATAGATTTTTGCTGGATATTACTCGGTTTTTCAAATCCGTATGCATAAATACCTCGGAGCAGATCGGGCGAAATTTCGTCTACGTCCTCCCAATTCTTGAATTCAGGAATAGAAGCATACTCGGAAACCGAGTCGGAAACCGAGTCGGAGGCGGTGGTGGTATCGGTTTCTACACGACTTGTAGTCGACGGAAACGTCGGAAGACTATAGTCTTCATCATAATTATCGTTTGTTGACGGTGTTGACATTTTTTAGTCGTAAATAAAGTAACTCGAAAAATAATATACAGGTATGTCTAATAATAATATCATGTTATATTTAAGTCGATTATGATAATGTGTGTAAGTGAAATACAAAATATAACAACAATAATCAGAAAACCCATTATATAAAGGGCATTTGCTTATGTCCTACAATTTGAAGCCTGTGATTCGGAACGTAACCGAAAAATGTTGAACATTCCTGAAGTCATCTATATCTATTCAGTAAATCTATTCTGATACACGTTCGACATAATCAGTTGAAAAGCAAACATATGTTTGTATACTATTTATAAGGTACGTTTTACATACCCACGGGATCTATGTCTACTTTTGCGATGCATTTTACGTAATTTTACACTTTTATAGGTTCTCTTTTTTTTATTTTTACCTCCTCCTCCGTTTGATTTAGTTGCGACTACAGAACCAGCGGGTGAAGATACTGCCGTCCATTTTTCAAATAGGGGATAATGCATTTCTATTACATCTGTTGACTTAAAATCGTATTTGGTTTTATCATAATCTTTAAATCTTAGATTGTTCAAAATAAAAATAGGTCGTGTGGCCTTTCTATTTTTAAACGTTGGTTGGACAAATGAATCACCATACGTTTCCTTCAATATATGAATAATATGAGAAAAATTCATAGGATATGTGTCTTGTGTAAATGGAAGTATGATTCTATAACCAAATCCTCCAACGAACACGCCAGAATAACGAACATCAATCATTAAATAATAACTAGTCGCTCCAAGAGTTTTGCTCTTTTCAACCGCAGTAACTAATAAGCTATTTAGGTGATCTTTTAGTTCATCTTGTTCGCGCTGTATACGTTGTTCTGTTATTGCTGGATGATCATATGTAGATATTTGTCTGTCAGGCTCATAATAAAAATATTCATAATCTGGTGATTTGGGGTTTTCATTTACATATGCGACATATTTACCGCCATATTTTTGTTGTAATTCTCGGTTCATACGTGCAACTTCTTCGTATCTTTTGTTAATTATTTGGACGAATGCTGCTCTTTCTGCTAAACGTCGTGCATTTGTAAGGTTATAATCAATATATGAACTTCGTCTGGTTTGACTTATTGCCTCAATATCATCGCGTTGTAAAAATTGATTATCTCTCAACTTTAATTCGGTTATTTGTCTTGACATTTCTAGAGGCGGGATATCGTACGCGTGTCGTTCAAGATAATATTTAATGAATATTGGATATAATTTTGCTTCTAAATGTCGAAAAGGATTTTCAAGGGGGTGTGGTGGAGTACCCATAGTGGGTTGCCCCCAAAGCGTGGCGCGTCCTCTAAATGCTATTTCGGTTTTCTTTACATCATCTGCTAAACGCTTAAGAACATCATCAATAATTTTATCCGATTCATCATCAACGTCTCCGTGTGCCAACTCCGACAAAAAAGCCAAGCATTTTTTTTCAATCTTTTCATACACACTGATGAGGGCGTCGTAGAATGCGCCAGCAGGTTCTGTGTGTGGTCTTGGTATTTTAGCGTGCTCTTCTTCTAATTTTATTAATTCGGCGTTAAGTGTATCATAGAAATCTTGATCTGTTGGGTAAAGAACAGACATTTTATGTTGAAATGGTAGTCTTATTATTATTATTATTATTATTATTATTATTATTATTATTATTATTATTATTATTATTATTATTATTCTTATATATTACTGTTATAAAAACCGTCCTTGAAATACTCAAACATGCGCCTGTCCGTTTGAAATGCCCCCCACTTCGTCGCCTTCACGACCGCCCGAAACCGGGATGAAGTAAGTGCACACACTATCGCCTCCCCCTGCTCCACCGACGCCACCGGCAATCCGAATGAAAATTGACCCATTCCATATTCTCCTGATATATCCAGATAAGGGTACAGTTTTTCGTTAAAATTCAGGATTACTTTCGGAACCCCAAAATGACCGCGAGTATTCGTATTCGAATACCATATTCCAAGACCTCGTTTCGTCATGGTATGAACAACCGGATAAATAAATTCGCCGGCAACAAATGTAGGCGACATATTTTTTGTATCGCTTCCATACGCCATTCGATCATAAATTACGCGAGATGGATCAGGTTTGGTATCAAGAATACATTTAATGGCGTCAAATTCACCGTTTGGTAGAAACGGCCAATCTCTCGGTTGAATATTATTATAGGTGACAAGATCATCAGAAATAAATATGCAACGATCTGCTGCGTTGGGTGATGATGATGATGTGGTGGTATTATTATGCGTGCATTTTATTACAAAAAGATCCATGTGTTGTTGAACTTGCATTTGTGTTATTGCAGTTTTTTTGTTTATATTGCGAATAAAGAGGAGCGAGTTATTTCCGGTAGTCATTAATGGCCATAGTTGATGATATGGTTTTCGCCAACCAGGCGGAGTGATAAAGCAGAGAAATCTCTCGAACATACTACTTTTACCATTATTTTTTTGTAGAATATCGAGAGATGCACGAATAAATTTGTCCCAGAGTATCTGGCCACCTTTGCTACTTATTCGCGCGTGATCTCTCGGCGTTTGAAATGGCGGATTCCCTATAATAATATCTATACTGATCTTATTCTGAAATAACTCAACCGATATTTCGTGTGATAAAAAATCTGCACATATAATATTTGCATCGGCTCCGAATAAATCTCTCGAAACATCAATATTATCTTGATTTATTTCTACCATATAGAGCATATTTTTTATGATATGGTTATGTCGAATGTGGCGATTCGGAAACTCGGTAGCAAGTCCATTCATTAACCTGCAATATATCACGACACAAAAATGACCGATTCCACTAGATGGTTCAAGCCAGCGGAGAGAACTATCGCTCCACACATATAATGGAAGTTGATCTAAAAGTTCGTTGATATATGCGAGAGGTGTAAATACTTCGCCATATTTATTCTTTTCAGATAGACGTATCGAGAGATTATCTAGTATATGACGAGAGATTTTATCCGGGTCGTTGGATAGTTCAAAAATACACGAAGATCCTATTGTTATTTTATCCATTTTAGAAGATATATATTATATTATGTTTTACCTGGAATCCTGGTTGATATTTTGATATATATGTATTACATTTAAAAATAGTGAAGGTGAACGATATATATAGAAGATGATATAATTCATTACTAAAATTATATTATTAGATTGATTACATGTATAAAAATTGATATAAAACTTATATATGTAATATTATAGGCAACTTGTGAATTTGTATTTGCATACTATAAAATGGCTGCTATTACGCATCGTTATGACTTGCCCGATTATGCGGCGTTTATGAATATGGGATTTGAGTTTAAATTACCAGACGAAGTATTGAAATCTGTATCTGATTTGGCAGAGTTGGTTGGTGCGCCGACATATGTGAAAACCCCGGTATTTCCTGTGAGAAATGGATCAAGTAATAGTGGAACATGTGATTGGAGTGATATATCAAGTCAATCTTCGGGTATGGCGTATCATGTTGCAGGCAGCAGCGCTAATTCATTTCAAAGTCATATGGGTGGTGGTGGAGGTAGCGGCGGGGGAGCTTCAAGCGAACAGTCTGCGATTTTATCGTCGTTTTCTACGGTGAGACAGAGCGGTTCGAAGATGCAATCAAAGCCACAGCAAATTCCAAATAGTGAATGGGACAATATTCTAGCATTTCAGAAAACAGAACTACAAAAGAAGGAAGGTATTGAGGCTCGCATGGATACGATAAGGTCATATTTGAACAAGCTTACGGACAAGACATATGATGTTATGTTGGATAATTTGAAAAAGGAATTAACTGAGATATTTAAGACTACAGGTGATGCAGGAGATGCATCGAACCCGGAAGGAGATGCGCCAGATGAGCTTAATTCAGTTGCAATTATGAATCGTGTGGCGTTGTCAATATTTAATACAGCCAGTTCGAATGCATTCTTCTCGGCGATTTATGCGAGATTATTTAAAGATTTGATGGGTTGTTATAGTGTATTTCGCGACGTGTTTGATAAGAATTTGACGTCATTTATGAATTTATTCGACACAATTGAATATTGTGACCCGAAGAAGAATTATGATAAGTTTTGTGATATTAACAAGGCGAATGAGAAGAGGAAGGCGATGTCGTTATTTATCGTGAATTTGATGAAGATTGGTATTGTTGATAAGATGCATGTGCTTATGATAATGAAGCAGTTGCAAGAATTATTGTATTCTAACCTTCGTCAGGAAGGTAAGACGAATGAAGTGGACGAACTCTCTGAGAATCTCTTTATTATTGTTAAGAATTGTCATGTAGATATGAAAAACCCTAAGAATGAGCCTGATGTAGTTGAAACTTTTAGTCGTCGCGTGGATCAAATTTTGGAGGTTTCAAAGTTGAAATTAAAGTCGAAACCGAGTATTACAAATAAGACGATCTTTAAGCATTTAGATATGATGGACGAAATTTCCGGAAAATCAAAGAAATAGAAAATAAATATATTATGATTTAGGCAGAATAATGTGTATATACATGCAAAATAAGACGTTGTATGTATATAAAACGAATTTTTTATCGAGAATTATAGAAACGAGAAAATGTTTGCATTCGAGTATAATGACAATCATTCTAAGCACGATATAAATAATAGAGACGATGTAATGGAATGTAATGATATTACCGATGACGACGCATTAATGATTGTAATTGATATAAAAAATCCTCATCGTGATCGCATAATAAGTAGCGAATGTGAAGAAATGTTGCGTGATTTATATGACGACATTCAAGAGATAACGGTGAATTGTAATAGTGACGACGTTGAAAGTGACAATAATAGTAATAATAGTAATAATAGTAATGTTATGACAGACTCGTTTAATCAATCACAATATGAAGACCATATGGAATATCATTCTATAAAAAGTGCGATGAAAACGGATTATGAGTGGAATTATACGATGCCGATTCTAACTCATATTTGTGGGTATTATGGATTAAAAAAGCGCGGAAGCAAAACTGATATTATTAATAGTATTGTTGATTTTGAAATTAAACCTGAGAATTTCGAAATGGTAGATCACCGTAAAAAGATATTCGAGTTTATGCGGCTTATAAAGGAAAATGACTATATGAAGAAGTTTATTATTTTTCCTTAATTTTAGTTAGAACGTTCCGAATAAGTCCGATTAGATATATACCATTTACATGTATATTTTCTTTTGAAATCGGGTTTCTATCGCGAAAACGTCCAGTATATTTGTCTGGTGTTATTTCATAATATTTTTTACCCATTAAACCACATAAATTATGAAAATCAGCCTTATGATAATGGCTGTGAATAAGTGAACCATTACATTTTGTATCGAACGATATTTCTTGGTTAAAATGTGCATCGCAAACAGGGTCACAGAACCAATATTTTCGAAAATTTATTTCGATTAGCGGTGTTGAAATTGGTGTAAATATAATATTTGTGCATGCTGCGCCGTGCATGGAAATGAAGACGGCCGCATTTGAACATATTTCATATTGTTCTTCCGGGTTCATGTCATCGAAACAACAATAACGAACGGGAATTTCAAAATTATATTTAGTTAAGAAATAATGTATAGGTTCTCCAGTAGATGTATCATACACGTATCGATTATTTTCGTGGCGTTGATTTATTAATATATATTTTCCTTGATTTTGTGGTATAATATTTTTAAGCATGGTTAATAATGTCGTTGAAACTTCATTTTTTACATAATGTATATGATCAAAAGGTTGTCTCTTCGGATAACTATATACAAATAATTCATTCGTATATTTTATTTCACTCTTAAAAATACGATGAAGAACAAAACGGCGCCACTTTTGACAGGGGTTATCAATATCAATAGGATTATGTAAATTATTATAAATATACACTTCTCTAATTGTTTCATCATAATACATCATTAAATCATAGAAAATATGAAATATGTTATTGTCGGGTATTCTAGATACTAAAATACCGCTATTGGATTGATTGTCCATAATAATAATAATACCTTTCTATTATTATTACCAACTTTATAGTTTATATTATATTGTATTGTATTTCATATGCAATACAATATAATTATTGCATAGCAATAATCACACCTTAAATATTACATAAACAAATTATTATATTTAAAATATATCTATTCTAATCTGAAGATAACATGAATAATGGTAAAATGAAATACATAGTTTCATTTACAACTAGTCCAACACGAATCAGTAAATGTCGCCAGATGATAACCAGTATAGTTGATCAAACGCGCAAAGCAGACTTGTTTCTATTGAATATTCCGCGTGTGTTCGAGAGAACAGGTGAGGAATATGATATACCTAATTTTGTATCAAAAAGGGTAATTATAAACGAAGTAGAAAAGGATTATGGTCCAGGTACAAAAATAATACCGACGATTCGTTATTTGAAAGAACATGGCTACGACCCGATGAAAACTAGAATAATTTATTTAGATGATGATATTTTTTACATGTCAAAAATGATCGAAACATATGAAAAAGTTATTCCGGATAGAGATAATAATGTATGGACTGCAACAGGGTTTGATTTTGTAAATATTCAATTGAACGGAAAACGACAGCATAAAGACACCGCAACTATTGCAGAAGGATATGGCTCGGTTTGTGTGAAAATGTCGATATTTGAAGATGATTTTATTGATTATATTGAGCGATATAATCATGATAAGGATTGTCGTTTATCGGACGACATTATATTGAGTAACTACTATCATAAGAAAAACATCGGAATTTTTATAGTGAATATTCCGAACAGTCATTCTATCCACGATATGTGGAAAAACAATAATATATTGGAATATGGTAATAAAGAAGACGCATTACATAATGGAGCAAGTGGATCATCATTAAATAATGTAGATCGATATAAGAAGGTGATTACCAAATTAAATAAAGGAAAGGAGCGTCACTTTAATATGTCATTTATTCAAGATAATGCGATTATTTATAGGTAATCAATCGTAAAATAATAATAATAATAATATTATTTCTATTATAATATTATTTATAATATAATATACAATGGTGAAATCAAAAATTAACGAGAATATAAATTATCACGAGTATTCGCATTTAGAAAAAGAAGATTTTAATTATAATACCCCGTTATATAATTTAAAAATATTGGGTATAACAGTAATTATTGGGGTTGGGCAATTAAATTATAGATATTCAAAGCGATATGGGGTAGTTTATGTACCGATGTATCTATTTAATGCAAATTATGAGTTTATAAAGCAAATCGGATTATACGAAATGTCGACTAATGAAATAAAAATGGATGAGTCAGGCGATATTGAAATAAACAAATTAAAACCGTTACTATATTCAACTTTTGTAAATACGACATTATTACGTCAATCACTTGTGAATATGGCGGATAAAGACCGTGAAATTAAACCTGCATTAACAGCTGCCGAAAATAAGAAGAAACAGGAAATAGATAAAAATACGGTAGTCGAAATAAAGAAATCTCTAGGAAAATCGACAACTATTATTACTGGTAATGAAGCAGATGATAGTGATGATGATGATCTAGCTAGTGGTACAGGTACGGGCCCGTTGTATGGCGTTGATGCAAAACAAGCACAGATGTTATCAGGTGCAACCATATTACCGCTTCAAACAAAAGACCAGTCTGAACTCGAGCGTAAACAGTACAAATATAATTCAAAGGATTTATGGATACAAAGATTCTTGAGAAACAAATATTTTAATTTTATAGATAACGAAGGTGGAAGTGACAGTTTATTTGCAGTAATTCGTGATGCGTTATTGACGCAAGGTCGTGCAACAACTATAAACGAATTAAGAAAACAATTATCGCAAGAAGTTACAGATGAAACTTTCAAGAGATATCGAGAGAAATATGCGATGTATCATGGAATAATAAAGACACAAAATGGTGAATCCAGAGATAAAATCGAACAGTATAATGATTATAAACGTCGTATATCTACAATACATGACCGTGCACAACAACAACTAATGATAGCCGGAGCCAAGAAATTGGCAATCGAACATAATATGAAAATCGATGAAATAAAGTATACTAAATTATTATCCTCACAATATGATTATATGAAAGAGGTAAGGAATATCGACCAACTCAAAGAGCGGATTCAAACATCTCTTTATTGGCCGGATAATTGGGCAATTTCAACGCTTGAACGCATATTGAATATGAAGTTTATATTTTTTTCATCAACGTCATTTGATGCAGGTGATATTGAAAATGTTATGGAATGTGGTGGAGTTGATATGATTGATCCTTTGATATTGAAAAAATCCGTTTTCGAACCAACTGCATATATTATAATAGACAAAGGATTGATTACGCCGATTTCATCTTCTAAAACACATAGTTTGACTGCGTCAACAACTACAAATAAGCACATGTTCCGTCTAATAACGTATAAAACGCACGGGATTTTCGCATTTTCAGAGGTACCTTATGATATTAAGTTATTAATTACAACAAAATGTCTGGAATCACAAGCTGGGGCATTCTGTATGATACCACAGTTTAAATTATTTCAAAAGGAGCTTGGGATACGTATTGACAATAATAATATGGGTCATCAATCGATTGATGATATAATGGAGGAGATTCATATGGATTCATATGGAAATGGTACAAAATCGCGTGCAGGTCATCATTTATATTCGCCAGATATAGTATTTCAGTTTTATAACAAATCGAATCCAAATGCATTACCTGGAATGGGTTCAGGAGAAAAAATACCGGAAGAAGATAAAATACACTTTCAGAGATTGGCGTCATATGATAATTGGCGGCGTAAATTATCGAATTTTTGGCAAGAACCATTTATGCATGATAAACATATGTGGCAGAGTGTTGAACATTATTATCAAGGTAGTAAATTTAAAAACAATAATCGTGAATTTTACCTCAAATTTTCGCTTGATTCGCGGTCTGAATTATCTAGCGATCCTATCATCGCAAAGGCTGCTGGGAGTAAAAGTGGTAAAATGAATGGCGCTTTTATTAGACCATCAAATATTACGGTAGATCCGGATTTTTTTAGTCATGGTCGTGGTGAACGAGAGATGTCTGACGCAATATATGCTAAATTTTCGCAGAATAAAAACCTCAAGGATATGCTGTTGGCAACCCGAAACGCAAAACTTGTTCAATATCTCCGCGGCACCCAACCCAAAGTGTTTCATAATTTGATGCAAGTTCGGCATAAATTACGCACGAATACCAAATAATGAGACTTCACCGTCGTCGTATATTACACGAATGTCGCGTCAAACGTCAAACGTCACATACACTAAGATATGACGTAAATCCGCCTTGTAGGCATGCAAAAATAAACATGATTATTATAATACGCTCCCAGTCGATATAAGATGGTATAGATAATTGTATGTTATGATATGATATGTCATGATTTTTACCAATATTATAATGAATCAAATTTTCAATAACATTTAACACTATAAAAATTAAAAATGAAAATATAAATATATGAAAAGTACCCTTTTTGAAGTATTTTTTATATATTAAGTGAAACATTATTGTAGTTTATTATTATATACGTAATATAAAAATGTATGGTGGTAATAGAATCAACCAACCACCTTGGATCGAAGACAACGTAAAAAGGGACAGTAATATAATTAGGCAAACTATTTCGAAATATACTCAAGAATATGAGCATATTCGTTCAAGATTTGAAAGTACAAATCCAGTATTGCGAGAGAATAAAAGTGAGACAACCGAGTTCTTTGCCGAATTCTTTAAAATGATAACCGAGAACGAATTGGACGTATACAATCATATTACGATGACAAAATGGAACGATGTATATAATAACTATAATCAAACTTCAAGTGGATCGGGGGGTGGCCGGAAAAAAATATTTACATCAGAAGACAATTATATCGAAAATTTAAATTTCAAAATCGAGAGAATTAAAAGCGCTGGCGATTTACCAAGACCATCTATATTAGAATCCATTCGATATCAATATGATAGTGGTCTTGTAAATAAAAATACAAATGATACAAGTGGACCTTATAAATTTATGCCAAAACCAATTTATACATATATTCGCGAAAAAGCCGAATGGTTGCTTCAATTCAAATATCGCGTGAATGATCGAGACATAACTCTACATTTTATTACATTTCCAGAATCTAGAATCACCGTATGCGATAGACCTAATATCGGCGGCGGCAGCATCAGCAGCAACGGACACCAGAATCAGATGTGTGCACAAGAGATCGCAATATATCAGACATATGCATATAAAGTATTTTTGTGGCTTACTATTGTTTCAAAAATGGCAGATAGTGAATGTTCTGGTGAGTCACTAAATATATATTTTTACATGACTCCATTTAAGAAGAATATTCCGTCTGCTACACCAACAACACGTGAAGGCGACACACTTTCCGCTATACATGTAAATACGGGTGTTACTCGAAACTGTCAAGAAAACGGCGAAATTATTATATATCGTTTTGAAGAATGGTTCAAGGTATTAATTCATGAAACGATGCACAATTTTAATATGGATTTTATCGAATCGGGTCTTTCACAAATGAATAATCGGCTGCGTGAAGCCTTTTTCATTCCACAAAGAGATGTTCTTGTTTTCGAGACATATACAGAAGCATGGGCGCGTATTATATACACGATGTTTGAATGTTATTTTGATCCAGATGTTCGTAATCAATCAACCTTTATACATCATGTTCGAGAGAAATTGGAACAGAATGCATTTTTTTCAACACTACAATTAACAAAAGTATTAGAACTTATGGAACTCAAATATGCTCACATAACAATACCATCAAAAGAAAATGTAATTTTGTGTCGAACACAATACAAAGAGGAATCAAATATATATGCATATTACATTTTAGGCGGTATATTGTCTGTATATGCACTACCATTTATATCATGGTGTATTCGCAATAATAATCATAATTCTTCAACGATAAAAAATAATTACAGGCGCAATCATATTATCGACTCGATCCGATTTTTGAATAATAATAACGATTCTTCGTTAATTAGATTAGCCGACTTTTTGAAAGAGTGTTCGAGAGATTCAAGATTATTAAGTATGGTTGCATTTTGTGAGAAAAAGTTAAATCATATTATATCGTCGTCGAAAGGGCGGACAAACAGAGATGATATGCGGGTTGTTACAACATTACGAATGACTATTTAAACACTAATAAATGATGAAAATTGATATTAAAAACAATATTATATCTTATTATAAGATCGCTCTCTCCTTGTTGTTGTTGTAAAATGAGTAATTCGAGTTATAATTTGAGAAATAGGAATACTAAGACAAACGGTGATTCGCATGTGTGCGTTGCGAATGGACAATTGGTCTCTTTGAATATTGAAGGTCCTAAACAAAAGGAGACGCCTATTCCGGTGTCGCCATCGATGCCAGCACTTATTCCAGCATCTTCTTTGAGGAGCAATTCCGGTGTAGCATCACTTCCGTGTTTTGATGATGTTTGCGAGCCTCGAACAATATTCAATAATAACACTAATACTAAGATAGTAACAAATGAAAAGTCGAGATCCCTGATGTCAGATGCTGCGCATAATGACGAACAGACGATGTTGTGGCAAAATATCGCAAAGCTTTTTGTGAAAAGCGAAAACAACGAGTGCGAAATTACACACATGCGTGGTGATTACGACCAATCGATTAAAGAGTTGAAGGAGTTCACCGTTGAATTGTATGCTCGTCTACAGAGTTGCAAAGGTGATGTTGCTCACGTAAAACAAAATACAAAGAATAAGTTGAAGTCATTTAAGCGGTTGTTTCAAAAAAAGATCAAAAAGGTGAAGCAAACTGCGGCATGTGCGGCAAATGATGCGGATATGGAGGTATTCAAGTATATTGACACACTTCGTATTCAAATTGATGAGTTGCGTGAGACGACTGAAAAACAAAACGCGAAGATCGAAGAGCTTAGTCGTGTAAATGCAACTTACAGGTCGTCGAATAACAATTTTGACGATGTTGACATTAACGACCTGAAGTATAAGATGAATAAGATGCAAGAAGAGATTGCGGATCTTAACGAATTGTATGATGACGACTTTCATCGGTTTTGCAGGCGAGAGGACGATTTGAAGGACAAAATTGCAGCTGTTCATGATGAAGCATCAAATGCGCACACATTTGCGCTTTCTGCAAAACAGAATTCAGATGAGCGTATTGATGCCGCAGTTAAGGCGATCGAGACTTGGGGGTCTGATATTTACAGGATTGAGCAAGAAATGAAGAATATGAGTCGCGAGATTCGTGATGATATGGAGACAGATCAACAAGCTACAGAATATTGGATTGAACGCGAGTTGAAGTCATTTGATGTCGAAAAGCAGCGTATCAATATTGAAATTCAAGGTGTAAGATCATACATCGACACGGTGGTTGCCGGGGATTTGCGAGAGGAGTTTGCTCGTGCAATTTCACGGGAAGTTGCGTTTGAGAGCAAAGTTAGTGCGGAGTTGGTGCAAGGAGTGCATAATGAGCTGACGGCAAAGACACAAGAATTGCACAACGAGCTTATCGATATGATCACGCGTTCGAATGAAATTCACACAGAGCGTCATTTTCATGCTCTGGCCGAAGTCCAAAAAACCAAGGAGGACGCCACAAGTATGTGTCAGGCACTTAAGAACAGTATTGGGTATGTTGATTGTGAACTGAGTGAGGTTAAGGAAACTATTGATTTTGTGAAGGAAGATATTGCAAGTTTGAATATCGAAATTGAGGATCAAAAGGAGAGTATTCGGGGTGATATTTATGCTGATATGGACGCAGATTATCATGATTTGAAGAAGTACATTTATAATAAGTTTAAGAAACACATGAAACATGAACACTCGGAAGTTAAAGAGAGTGACGCGGCAGCAGCAGCAGATGGCGCGAAGAATGAAGAAGAACAAGTTATGAATAATACTGACGGTGCTGATCAAGAAAATTTGCAAGTTTTGTCAACAGAATCAAATGAAGATGTGGCGGCAGAATCAAATGTTGTGAATGGTAAGGATACTGATATTGTAATTATAATGGACGATGCGAGCTATCATACTAGTGACGATGAGTAAGTAATACTGGATATACTAATGATCCATGTTTATACATGGCTCTATGTTATTATTATCATAATAAATAATATTTTTTTTATGATAAAATTGAAACAAAAAAACGAGATATATTATTAATAATATTCCTGAGTAAGTATTAAGATACAGATATTCATTTGAAATGGGCGTTCGATTTTTAAACAGATTAATTCAGGAAAAAAGCCTAGGATCGATTAAGAGAATTCATTTCGAGGATTTGCGAGGAAAGAAAATAGCGGTGGACATTAGCATTTATATATATCGGTTTTTGGCCGATGGAGCGCTGCTTGAAAATATGTATTTGATGGCGTCGATTTTTCGGTACTATGATATCAACGCGATTTTCGTGTTTGATGGCCCTCCTCCTGTGCAAAAGACGGACGTCATCGAACTTCGTAAAAAGAAAAAGGAAGCTGCAAAGAAACAATATGCTTCGATGGAAGTTATTCTTCGAAAGAAGAAAATGGAGACACGAATTGACAACCATGAAATATTTGAGATTGAAGAGACCATGACGCAACTCAAGAAGCAGTTCATTCGCATTCGTGATATCGACATTACAAATGTAAAAGATTTGCTTGTTAGTTTTGGTTTCACGATTGTTGATGCCGAAGGTGAGGCCGATGCGCTATGTGCAAAACTGGCAATCAAGCGACGAGTGTTCGCCTGCATGAGTGATGATACCGATATGTTTGTTTATGGGTGTCCAGTAGTATTGCGACATGTTAGTCTTCTCAATCATTCAGCCGTTAGTTATAATATGGCTGATATCTTGGCGGATATGAAGATCACGCAAGATGAGTTTAAGATGATGTGTGTCGTTAACGGCACAGACTATAATATTCCGACAAATCCGACAACTGATCACGATATGATGAAAAATCGAATTTTCACTATTTACGATCAATTACTTGAGTTTAAACAACTCAGCGAGAAAGAGCGAAAAAAGTATGAATCTGGATTTTACGAATGGCTCGAAATAAAAAAGAAAAACAAGATGAGTGTTATATCACTACTTGAAAATGAAACGATGTTTGATCTCTCAAAGTCGGGGTCGTCTGACCATTACAAACAATTAGTCCTATTGAATAGAAAAGATATTAATAAGAGTCGAATTGTCGAGATTATGATGAAGGAGGATTTTATATTCATAGAGTCAAAGCCGGACGATCACAAGATAATATCCGCATTATCGCGCGGTAGTGGAACAATCACCTCATCGCAGGTATATGGTGTCGGACCATGGGACGCCAACTCACCGCCGTCACGATTATCTATTTCGTCCTTAGCATCAAGGAGAGTTACTAGTAGTGATGCTACAGCACTATTAGATGCAACATCAGCAGTTAATGCAGTTGAAGGCGGAGATCTAACTGCTAAATCAGACGGTAACAAAAATGATGAATGTTCCGCTGAAATAACACAAGAATGCAAGGCTGCTATTTTAGCGACTGAAGTCTACGGTGTCGAAGCCGCTTCTTTACACGAATTAAAACAAAAAATCAACAGAAGCAAGCCAATACATATCCGCAATAAGAACCGAAATCACCGGAATGACTATGAATCACCGGAATGATCATGAATCACCGGAATATATACCATAGTATAAGTATTTTAAATTTATAAACACAAATAATATTTTTTTGTGTTTATAAACAATTACGCATATTCGGTTCCCCTCGCCGCGTACTGTCTTTGTTTTTGATTTATTTAGGCCTTGACAGCAACACCACCGGCGGCAGGAGCAGCACCAGGGGCAGCAGGAGTCGACTTTGCGAAGTGAGCAGCCATGAACTTCTGGAGATTGAAGTAGGTAAGCTCGTCACCCTTCTTCAACTTGAGAAGCTTCAGAAGCTTTGCATCAGGATTGATCTTGCGACCGTTGTCCTTGTCCTGAAGCTTCTGAGCGCGAATGTAAGCGTTCACCTCACGAGTCACCTCGGTGCGGGCAAGAACACTTCCCTCGGGCCTGCCAAGAAAAGCAGCCAACTCGTTGGAAATCAGAGTAGGCTTCACAAAGCCAGAAGGCGCGCGATTAGCGTTGGTCTTGCGACGCTTGTTAGCCTTGTTGGCCTGACGAAGCTCGCGGGCATGCTGACGCTTGAGCTCGTTAACCTCTGCGCGGATTGAAGCCATAAGGGACTGGGCACCCTGAAGCTTGCTAAGAACGCTGGTGTAAAGACCAGCAGAAACAGAACCCTCGACATCAGCAACGGCAGCGGAGGGATCGGCAGAAGCATCAACCACATCAACAACCTTAACCGGTGCAGAAGGGACAGGAGAAGGAGCCGCAGCGGCCTTAGTAGCCTTAACAACCTTTGCAGGAGTAGCAGCGGGGGTTGCGGCAGGAGCAGCAACAGGAGTAGACGCCGTAGCGGTAGAAGAAGAAGAAGAAGCAGACTTGGCCATGATTGTGTTTGTTATACACTTATATATAAAGTCTTTTTAAGTCAGTTTTCGATGTACAATTTATTTTATTTTAATATTAACAACACGATTTATGTATTCGTTTATTTTCTGATTTTTATATCATAAAACTGCTTCATACAACCAAGGTAGCGCATTTCGCGCATCTTGATTAACAATAGTTAATGTAGCAAGAACGTAAAATGCCCCAAGACACTGGTCTTCACGATGTACTCCACGCATTATCATTCTCTCGATTATTGAAACAGAAACGGTTCTTAATTCTGCTTCCGAAAACAAATTAATAATATTAATGTTTACATACGAATTATTAAGCATGAATGGATTTCCATTTGGAGGGCAAATACGTTCCTTTGTATCTTGTGTTAAATTTGCCCGGTAACTCCATATATCATAAATATTCCGAATAAATCGAATGTAATCATTTCGTCGAAGTGTCATAAACCACTCAGAATCCGAATAATTTCCAAGTGTGTTGATATGTTGAAATAATCCGACAATAAATAATTCTTCTTGTTTTTCTGGTGAAATTTTAACGGGTACTTCTTCATCTTCATCTTCATCTAATTTAATACTAACCTTTATGTTTAGCAAAGTTCCGTATATCAATTTATCATAGACATTTTGAATTACGTGCAAAGGTATAATATTACGATTATATGGATTTGTAATATCCGGAAATGATGAAATAATTAAATTATAGATTGATGCAATATGAAACCCATATATTTTACCGTCATCGTCTCTGAAACTAAACAATTTATGTGGATCAATATCCGTTAATGTATCAAATGTATAAAAATCCGTATCATTAACACAGACTTTCGGGTTTAAAAAAGCGGGACCATTCAGTTTTTTATACTGCACTGCAATATAGTTTCTAAATTTTCTCTGAATTTTAACAATCAAGCATGATTGTTTTAAATGAGTGTATATTCTAGAAACTAAATCTGGTTTTGTGCCAGATTTTTTGATACCATAATGTCCGCATAAGATTCGTAGATCATTTAGACTGTACTTACCTGTTTTAATTTTTTCAAATTCACTTATTTTTAGAATAACTATATTTGTGGGCTGAATTTCATCTTCTACAGTTGGCCCGCTTGTATTATTTAGTGCTGCTCCTGCAGATGACGATGTAAGTAGTTGTAAATGATGGTCTATATCGGGTTTTGGTGATTTAGGAGATACAGGCAGTTCATTTATTAACGGTATTAAAGTTGTTGGTTGAGTAGCTTGCATCTGTTTCATTTTACGACGTATAGAAACATTATTGTTGACAGTACTATTTGTTTTTTTTGTTCGATTCATTCGGTAATATACTTTTTCTGTATTATCAGAGACATTAAATCGAGATAAACATAAATATATTTTATTAAAGTCTGAAGAATATTGTGATTTATTAGCCATTATATTAATATTAATTGTTGTAAATTACGCTATAATATATATATCATATATTTTGTTTATTTCATTTTATTCTTAATTCATATTATCATATTATCATATTATCATATTTTATATACTAATATTCGAGTGACTGTTTGATTATATCATATAAAGATTATTTTATAGGATATATTATATATACCATTTTTATGCGAACGTCGTCATTTTTGTTCTGCATTCTTTCGATTTCACTTGTTAGTGGAATACCGGTTGCGTCCTATAATGATTTCGCTATTTCGGCGATGACCAACGTGAAAGGTCCGAGTAATGATTCACTAGTGGCTGAAATACATTCACAAAATGTATCTTCTCCTGTAGGCGTAGATGCTATTCATAATGAAACCAGAAATGATATTCCTGATACGCCGAATCGTAAACTATTGAGGTTTTTACCAAAACTGTTTTCGAGACCTTCGCCAAAACCAGCGCCAAGACCAGCGCCAAGACCAGCGCCAAGACCAGCGCCAAGACCAGCGCCTCCTCCGGTAATTGTTATTAAGCTTGCACCCAAGCCTGCACCCAAGGCTGCCCCAACACCCGCACCAAAGCCTGCACCCAAGGCTGCCCCAACACCCTCACCAAAGCCTGCACCTAAGCCTGCACCCAAGGCTGCCCCAACACCCGCACCTAAGCCCGCGCCAACGCCCGCACCTAAGCCCGCACCAAAGCCCGCGCCAACGCCCGCACCTAAGCCTGCAGTAGTTGTTAAGGTCGATCCGAAACCAGTTATTAAGGCATCACCTTCAATTGTTCTTAATGTTGCACCGAAGGTCGCGTCGACTCCTGCACCGACTCCTGGACAAAAAATCGATATTTCTATGACTTGCGATAATGAATTTCATTTGTATGTTAATGGTGTTAAAGTCGGTCAAGGCAATAGCTGGACCACTACATATAAATTCGCTCCGACTATTAAAGAAGGTGATGTGATTGCATTAGATGGTATTGATCAAGGTGGCCCGGCAGCATTTATCGGAGTCTTTAATGGTAAAATAACAAAGGCTGCCGACTGGAGATGTTCTACAAAGGAAACAATCGGTTGGAATAAAAATCTTTTTGATGATTCTTCCTGGACTAAACCAGTTAGTTATGGTCGTAATCAAGACAATAATATCTGGAGATCGGTTGGAGGAGGGTCTAGGCCAAATATTCCAGGAGAAGCAGAATGGCTTTGGACCTCAGACAATAACAATCATAATCGTATATTTTGCAGATATTTTCCATTTTTGAAACCTGTTGTACCTGTGGCTCCTCCTGTTGTGGCTGCAAAGACTGTTGTCGCACCAAAGACCGTTGTTGCTACCCCAGTTGTCGCTGCACCGGTTGTTGCTGCAAAGCCAGTTGCTGCTACCCCTGTTGTCGCTGCAAAGACTGTTGTTGCTTCAAAACCGGTTGTTGTTGCCCCTACTAACGCACAAAAGAGCGTAGTCGACGAGATTATTAACAATAACATGAAGGCGAATGTTCATATTTCAGCATTTCAGACAAAAATTATTAAAATAATAACTGAAAATAACGACCAACAGAAAAAAATTCAAGAGGAGAATCGCGATTCGTATAATGGCGCAAGTGTTACATTACAAAATGCTGAAAAGAAATTAGCAGATACAAATAAGGACATGAAAAAGTTATATGATGAGTCCTACGCATTAAATATGACTATTCAGAGACATTATAAGAAATTAATTGCGGATTCCAATTACCTTCATTCTTTGGACGTTCTAAGACCCACATTTTTTAAGTCTCTTAACGATTTGAACTCGCATATAGCGGGTATTAAATCCACAGTTGAAACTAAACTGATTAAAGATGAATACAAGGACGAAATGGTTGGTTTATTGTCGGATATGAAAGTGAATACGTATAACGTAAGTGGATATCTCTCTAATTATTTTGTACAACATTACAATAAATATAAGGCGTTACTTAATACAGAGAATACGAATTATGCCGATGATTTAAAGAAATTAAACGCTCTTGCAACCAAATACCGGATAGACGCACAAAAATCAGCAGATCTCTTGTTAGAGCGAAATAAATTAGAGGCGATTGTTAAGAAAATGAAAGAGACATATATCCTTACTCTCGAACAGCAAAGTGAATTTGATTTATTGGTCAAACAGATAATGACTATTTTCGATAATAAAAAATGCTAAGATCATCACTTTCTAATAAAATTAGTATTCAACTATAATCCATCATAAAAAATTGATTTAAACATTTATGATGAATACATATATCATCAAGTCAACAACTCGTTGAAGTCTCGTTCTCGCTCGTCGTTTATTCGTTTATATTCATTCAAACTAAAATGTCCGCTGCTGATATGGTTATCCCCGGTGCTTCTTTCAATCCAGCTACCGATATGAAATATTCCAAGCCCAAGGTCAATTCTCTTGGTGGTCGAAGTGTTGGAATCGTTAATGCGAAGACCAGCACCGTACTGAATTTGTCATCTCCTCTCATGCTTACTTGGGGTGTTCAGTCATTTACTGATGACAAGTCGGGAAAGGTTACGTATGATCTCGCACTTCAGTTTCCAAGCGAAGGCTATGAGACGCCAGCTGCAAAGAAGTTTCTTGCAAACATGACTGCATTTGAGAAGCGCATCAAGGAGGACGCAATCACTAACTCCAAGGAGTGGTTCAGTAAGCCGAAGATGACGGCTGATGCGGTGGACGCACTCTGGACGCCGATTCTCAAGTACCCCAAGAACAAGGACACTCTTGAGGCCGATTTGTCTCGTGCGCCTACGATCAAGGTGAAGCTTCCTTTCTGGGACGGTGAGTGGAAGGAGTTGGAGCTCTATGACGTTGAAATGCGGTCGATCTTTCCCGATCCTTCGAATCCGTCTCTTTCGCCAAAGGATCTGATTGCCAAGGGAAGCAATATTGCTGTATCGATTCAGTGTGGTGGAATCTGGTTCGCAAATGGCAAGTTTGGAGTTACCTGGAAGTTGTTTCAGGCGATCGTGAAGCCGAAGATGTCGCTCAAGGGAAAGTGTCACATTCGCCTTGATGATGACGAGAAGTCGAAGATTGTGTCTCAAGTTGTCTCAACTGATGTTGATGGCGATGGTGATGAAGATGGTGGTGACATGGTTTCTGCAACGATCGAGGATTCAGACGATGAGTGCAGCACGCCAGCACCCGCTCCGGCGCCAGCCCCCGTTAAGCAAGCTGCTCCTGTTGCAGCCGCTGCAGTTACCGCCTCCGGAGCAGGAGGAGATGCAGCTTCTAAGAAGAAGATTGTTCGTAAGGTCTAATAACCGTAAAGTAAATCAATATTTCGGATAGGATCCGCTCGGATAGATCCCGCTTGGATATTATTAAAATAAAAGGTATGTTGTAATTATTAATGAATCATAATAATAAACTAACACCCATTTTGCAGGTATTCAAATTTCATTTTTTTTATGTAAATAAAATGAAATACTAATTATTGCATAATCGTGTTTACCGATCCTTACGAGTTTGTAACAAGTCGAATTACTGCAAAAACGTTCGCACGCGTTGTAACATTATATATATCCTGACTATTTACACACGCTAATCCATAACTCCCATACAAACGAACACGTTGTCTAATGTCGGAACGAAAACAAACATCGGTTGCTCGTAACTCATAAATAAATCCGCGACTTTTACTTGTATCATCAATACTGATTAAAATATGTTGGTTTTTAAATAATTCACATACGTCAACATCAATATCGTTAATATAAATATTGTTATTTTCATCGATTGAAACGTTTTCTGGTAATTCTGGATTACAAAGAACTATCATTTCAGATTCTTGACCAGCAGATGTTTGCTCGGTATCAATATTATCATCTTTGGTCGATTGAGTCCCCGTATCTTCGCCGCTGATCACAGGTGTAAGATTAAAATGCAATTGGCTATGCCATAATGGAATGTAAAATGAACGATCGTTTTCACGTAATATGTATACTTTATCAAGCAACATATCTGTTATTGATGGATTCAGATTTATAATTGTATCATTTTTCATTTTAGACTCCACAATATCATGCAATTCCTTTAAAATCTCTCGAGATATAGAAAATAATTCTTGATTTGCCGAAAGAATATCATAAATTGATAGACAGGATTGTTTATCCATATTGCGAAATAATAAAACCGCTGATTGAATTCCTTTGTTTAAAATTGTTTGTATAATCGAATTAATATTATCCTCGTTGCAATATCGCGACGAAACACTTGTTTTTGTTTTTGTTAATTTTAATAGAAGCGATTTTACAAATATTCCAAATATTGAATTATATGTGTTTCCATTACTAGATCCACCGATTCCTTCATCTGTTGCATCATTATTTTCTCCATCGAAAAAATATTCCTTCACCAATTTATGTGCACTATTTATATTTTTGAATGTCTCGTTGTCGTTCATATTTTTATCAGGGTGGTGTTTTAATGCCAGCATATGATATCGCTTATTAAGCTCTTGTAATGTTTTAGGCACGGTTGTTTCGAAACCAAGCGTCAATAACGCATTTTCTATATCAGTTGGATGGTTTGACATGTGTTTCTTTAGGTTGAATGTGTTTATATCCGTGTATCTTGCATATTAATATTAATACAAAATTCTCTAAATGGTATATCGGGCGATAGTTATTATTGAAATACTGCAGAAAAGTAAACATTTTAATCATTACATCGTCCATATATTCTCGAAGAAGTACGCCGTCCTGAATTAATTTATCTAATATAAACCAAATACATTCTTGAATATCGACATCATAGATGAGTAAATCATAGAGTAAATCCCTTAAAACGTCATATTTTAAATGGGTAGTTGGTGTTTTTATGATCTGGATTATGCTATTGCATATATTTTCGTGTGGAACTAATAATTCGGTTATATTCGCCTTTAAAGACTTGATATTTGTAATATTATGCAAATGGAAATCTTCAGTCAAACAAATAGGTGTTTTTTTGATTACTTGAAATATGTCATTTGTTTGGATATGTGGGATACTTATCTGCGTAGTCGGTTTATACATCATAGCACAACCTGATGGTTTTACAATTATGTTTTCTGTAGCATATTTTGCAGTAGAAGATAACATATTTTCATCAAATACGGTAGAGCATGATGGAGATGTAGGTGCTGTTGTATCCGCGAGCCGTCGTTTATTATATTGGTCTGAATTCGAGGGGTTTGTTTCAAAGAGGCATTTATTGTATGCGGCGATCGTGGGTCTTTTAAAATTTATAATCTGACAACGCTGCGTAATATTATCCGGAATGAAACTCACATTATCAGTAATGATTACAAACTTCAAATTAACATATTCAATATCATGCATATAACTATAAAACGTCTCTAATAATTCACTATGTATTTTATGGAAATTTTTACACATAACGATCGCGGTATTGTTTGTACGCGAACTAACTATATCGATAATCTGATTGTATATTTCATTCCAAATATGTTTGGAATTACACCCTAATAAAGCCATATCAACTTCAAAATGAACATCACTTATTTTCACGAAAAATGTCTCCTTATTATAAAGGACCGCAATTCGTTTTTCATATTTTAACTGTGATGGGCTATATTTTGAAATAAGATAAAGTGACTGACTATACTTACCAACTCCTTTCGGGCCATATAAAATTACATTTTGTAAATTATGTATACTTGTTGGAAATGTCGAAAATAGTTCATTCACTTCCGGATGAAGTGAAAATGTCTCGACTTCTTTCACATACTCGTCATAATGGCTTTCAAAAAATTTCATATTGTATTCGTTTTATGTTATTTTGTAATGTTATTATTATTATTAAAATATAATTTGATGTTGCGTTTATATTGTATTGTATTTGTATTGTTGTGTATTCTTAACTAAAAAAAGTAAAAATCACCAAAGTAACTTATCCGCCAACCAACCGTTTGACCACTTCGTATGGCGGTCTTTTTCGTGCCGCATTTTATAGAGACGCCGTCTTGTCTTTGCAAACGTAAGTCCGCGTTTTTTAATATAGGTTGGAAAATCATTCATACCATTTGCACCAACACTCGCGATTTTTCTACTTTTTCGGAAGACATCTATTTTTTTTTCTGGATTCGTCGAAGGTTTGACCGTAACGCCAATTTGCTTCGCTTGTTTTCTCGTGTAATTTGTAATTATATATTTCATGAGCTAACTTGGATAACGTATGAATACGATAATTACTTAAATCGAATACGTATACTTATATAATCGATAATAATTAATATACATAGATGAATATTGTTCTAAATATACCAGATTTCGATGAAAAATCTATTTATTTCACAGATACAAAAACAAATACGCATTTACCGAATAGCACGTTTAATCGAATAACATATTCGTCCGAAGACTTTATGATGTCGGGTATATATATACATTTTGAATTATACATTAAACATAATGAAAAGAACTACAATAATAATGTTTACATATACTACTTCGACCCAAATCACGATCACAATAAGCGGGTAATAAATTCATTTATTCAAATTGAAAACAATATATTGAATAAATGGACAAATGTGCACAAATCACACAATAATACGCGTATTAACGAAATAGAGAAACATTTTTCGGAAGGGGCGATAAGCGTTTGGAATCAAGACATTAATATCACAGATAAACCGGCATTTCACACGTTTATTATTAAAATTGCGGGTGTATGGGAGAATGAAGCTGAAAAGGAAACAGGACTTACGTACAAATTTATTTGAAACCGTGTATGAATATGTTACATTTACCCTATCTATCCATCGGTAATTTCAGTACGCAATATCCATTCATTCCAACCCATAAAACCAAAAGATAATATCGCGAGGAATAAACACACATAATGAAACCATTTTACTATTATTTCATTACGTTTGCCGTTTGTGGGACACATTTGTTCGCTTATATATTTGTATATTAATGTGACTTGTATAATGAGTAATACATTTACCGACAGGTCGATCCAACCATATTTACTCGGCGCCTTACCTTCATTAATAATTTTGTAGAAATTTGTATTTTGATATATAATCCAACCTAAAATACCGATAACGAGTATTAGTGGATAAAAATTCGTGATAGATGTAGATACTGTACAACCACCGGTTCTACTTGCGATTGCGTAAATATTGACCAGTAAACAAAATGCCCATACTAGAGTTAAATAATATAGAACATATGTTTTATAGTGAAATTGCGGTTTTACAGCGCTTGATTCGCTAAATGATGAATCATTATACGCGTATTGAAATAATACTTTACAAAATATCGTAACCGCTATCAATAATGAAAATATTTTGAATGAAGGAATAAGATCATTTGCAGATGATGGTACTACAATTTTGTTAATTATCTTTTTACCAAGATCTACCGGAATAGTTGCTCCTTTCTTATCTAATGTATGTGCGGTATCCTTTGCAAATCCTTCTGTTTGAGTCAATTTACTCATGATTCGACGAGTTTAATTATATATACGTGATATTATTATATATAATATACATAAAACTAAGTATATTATATGTTACATAAAAGTATGAAACATATTGTTGTCACAGGTGGTGCAGGATTTATAGGTTCGAATTTGTGCGTTTATCTTATAAACCAAAGTGACGCCAATTATGTCATATGTCTTGATAATATGATTACCGGTTCTCGAAATAATATACGCGAGTTATTAGAACCACCGCACCCTAGATTCAAGCTAATCGAATATAATATATGTTGCCCGGTTGATTGCACATTATTTGGCGAGGAAAATATTGATGAAATCTATCATTTGGCATCGATCGCATCACCTGAAAAATATAAGAAATATTCTCTAGAAACGTTACTCACATCAATAAATGGTACTCAGCGTGTCTTAGATTATTGTGTTTTGTACGGGTGCAAAATGTTATTTACCTCAACATCAGAGGTGTATGGCGATCCGCTTGTTCACCCACAACCGGAAGAATATTATGGTAATGTAAATACGGTTGGAGAACGTTCATGCTATGATGAAGGTAAGCGTGTTGCTGAAACGTTAATATATGAATATAGGAAAAAATATGGACTTGATCTAAAGATTGCGAGATTATTTAATACGTATGGTCCAAAAATGGATTTGTGTGACGGTCGTGTCATAACAAACTTTATTCGTCAGATCAGAAATGGCGAACCTGTCGAAATATACGGAGATGGTAGCCAAACACGATCATTTTGTTATATCGATGATATGATACACGGTTTAGTTGCATTTATGGCTTCTGGATCAAATATTAGCGGTCCTTTGAATCTTGGAAATCCCAATTGCGAATTTACGATGAATGAGTTGGCTGCAACTTTTATGAAAGTATTAAAAATAAACGATAAGAATGAAGGAGAAAAAAGTAATGACTTTTCAGTAAAATATTTACCAAAAACACAGGACGATCCGATGTGCCGTAAACCAGTTATTGAAAAAGCATTAAATTTAATTGAGTTTAAATGTAATGTCGAATTAGAAGATGGTATTCAAAGAGTATGGAATTATTTTATAAAAGTAGATGGACAAAGACAATAATTATTATAATAATCTATTATCGTTTGTTAGTTTTATTTTTACGATTTCGATTAACACGTTTTGTGCCATTTACTTTATATGAATTATTAGATCTTCTTCGAGTGCCTTTGCCACCACCCTTACTTTCCGGTGATTTTCTGCTTTTCGACGGACTTTTCGACGGACTTTTCGGCGGACTTTTCGGCGGACTTTTCGGAGACCCCTTCGAAGGACTTTTCGGACTTCCATGACCTTCTGCAGACGAAGATTTTCTATGAGAAACATGAGTAAGATCCAATTCTACTAAAAATCCAAAATCTTTAAGTTCATCTCGTCTATGTCTAGCAGTTTTTTTTGAATATGAATCAACACTCGTATCGGATACCGAAAACGGTAGTCGTGGAAAAGTCTTTAGATCAAACGCTAATTGCGGATTTAATCTTTTCTTACCATATTGATCCATACTACAATAGCATCTACACGGACGAGCATCGACCGCACTCCATTCTTTACCACAACCTTTACCAACAACACATTCATAATCACTATCACCATCACTATCATATTCATCATCTTCAACACATTTAAATTGAGGTAATGCGTCCAAAGGAACTCTTGATAATAACCCAGCGCTTCTCGCTAACTCACAAACCGGAGTTTTGCAAGTAAATGCAAAAACTGACCTATCTTCTAAACTTCTTGGCAAATGATTGTTATGTAGACCATATGTAGGTTTCACAGCCATAAGATCTGTAAGTATCGACCTTTTCAATTTGTTTGAAAATGTTACATCTACCGCTTTAACTAATGTCTGTTGGTTTGATCGAGATGATAATGTAAAGAGTGATCGCCGTTTAGACAATTCAACCATAAAGGTGTCAGACATACCTAATCTGTCAGATAATTTCTCGATTACTATAGCATATCGTTCATGTACCTTCTTTATAACATGTTCTGCAAATCTTGGCGGCAATACGAATTGGCTACCGCTCAACAATAAATGAAGATTTCTTGTCAAATTTTTGACCGTACTATCATCTTCTGCGTCCTTAAAAGGAGGGGCAAGAATTTTACGATTAAATGCCTTACGAAACATATGAAGTACTACATCTTCAAAATAACACACCTCAAATGCCGAAATAATATCTAGTATAATCTCATGTTGTTCCCACATGTTTAAAAACTCGTCACTTTCAACAACAACAGCTGCTTTAGAACCATAATGACGATCCTCGTCCGTTTCATGCCCTCGGCGAGGTTCTTTTGTAGCAACATTAAACGGGGTAGAGAGATCGATGCATCTTAAACTTGGAGGGTATACACATCTCAAATTTTCAGCCAATTGTGTAAAGCTGCTATATCTACTACTTTTTGAAGCATATGATACAAAGGGGTTCATTCCACTTGTAACCGGAACCTCAAAAGATTCAAGTGTTTTTGGTAATTTAAAACGTGTCATTACTGTATTTAATGCGTCATATTTTGGGCGTTCTCTATATTGATCAAAAAGTGTAGCATTTGTAAATCGAAGTCTTCTCAATTTCGCTAATGCTGAAGCGTCCATATGGTCTACTTCTAATACGGTGTGTTTTAGTTTTCTATCTAACAATAATGGAGGTTCTTGAACCGATAATACTTCATCAGGCATGAAATCAATTAATAAATCAGTTATTTCAGTAAGGTTCTTAATAAACGGTGTGGAACCTCCATATGCGCGTGTATCTAATATATTTTTATTCACTCTTAATACACGAACCGATTTAGGTATTAAGAAATGTGGTAGTAAATCGTAATTTTCACGTTTATTAGCACTTTCATCAAAGGAATGGTCTATAATTGTCAACATTTTAAGATTTGGGAAACGCGACCATAAGTCAAATTGAAAATAGGTAATGCTAAAAGATTCTTTCATATATTCAAAAACTGTAAAAGCCCCGTGGGGATTATTTCGAGGACGCACATTCACATTTTCAATTTCATAATGTTCAACTAATCGTCGTTTTATTTCTGCCGATGCTTGTTCGGAAATTTCTAATGTTAAATTTTCGACATTTTCAAACTGAATACTTGGTGACGGAAATGCAGGTCGATGAAGTGAAAACAAACGAGAATAAGGTTCGAAACCATCAAAATGTTCTCTCTTCAAAGTGCTAAGCATTTGTGATGCCTTTGCACATGGTTCGCAACCAAGACGACTACCGTGAAATAATATTCTCTCTCCTTCTTTTCTTTTTTCACATAATTCAACAGTTTCAAAAAATTCTTTAATTTCATCAGCATGTTCGACTGCGATAGGGTCGAGAACCGGTTGTGGAATAACCAACATTTCTAAAAAAGTTACCAGTTCACATATTTTATTTTTTTCTTCTTGCGATTTGGGGTGTTTTAATGTTACAAACTCAACATTTGCAGCACTTAATTTTCTAAATATAGCATCTTCATGTTCAGGCGTATGCCATTTACAAGAAATTTCGCTTGGTTGTATAAAATCACTTTTAATTCCACAACCAGGACAAGGAAGCGTTGATTTTTGGTGTTTTTTAATTTCTTTCTTTGAATGGGACGCGCCCATAGTTATAACTTTTTATATATAATATTATCACATTATTTTTTTTTACGAGATACATCAATCCATTCCTTTAATACGGTAATATCGCATTTACCATAATCTCCATATTTTTGTGCAAACCCCTTTAATGCAATAAATTCAGGTTTCGACATTTTGGGGGTTTTGTAAAATATATACGGTCCAAACCGCCCATTTCGAATAGATGAATGATCGTCAATTACGCGAACAATTTGACTCGTTGTTGTCGTCTGATTACTGTTATTTGCAGAAGACAACGATGAATCCTCTGTAGGTGTATGTGTCACTTCGAATTGCGATTGACTCATAATAAACGTAATGACATCTTGTAACGTAAGATCAAACTCGGATTTCGCCTGTTTTGCTTCTCGTTTTGCATATTTGCAGGTTTTTGTAGAGGATATCCCCAATAATGATCGAAGCGAAATATTCTGTGTCCCCCAATTTGCATACGGACCATACTTTCCCGTCTTGATTATAATATTATTACCCTGGTAGCTACCCAAAACCCTACCACCAGACGTGGCCGTGGCTGTATCATTCACAGAACTCGAAGTCATAACAACCGTTGATTCTCCCGCAATCGTTTCATTACCAAGCATATATTCGAGAGAATATTCACCTCTCAATATCTTAGCATAATCCAAATCCTTACGAACCGGTTTAAATATTACTGTCTGCTTTTTATCTGTATCGGCAATATCGCCGAGGTCAACATCGCCAGTTTCATCTTCTTCATTCACTTGCTCATCGGATTGTTCGAGAGATTTGTGTATCTCTGGCGACACAACGCATTTAATAACCGGTCCAAACTTTCCAATTATATAATAATGATTATCGTCGATGCGGATCTCTTCTTTCACAATACCGCGCTGTTTTAACTCTTGCAATTGCGTATTTACATCAAACCAGCATTTGTAACATAATTCATGCCAAACCATTCCGTCGTTTTCAACTTCATCTAACTGTGTTTCCATATTTTTAGTAAATTCATATTCAATTAATGGTGTAAAATGTTCGAGTAAGAACTCGATAACAATAATACCAAGTGGTTGGATTACGAGCTTCCTATTCTCGCCACCAATCTCTCGGACTTCTGTTTTCTTTTCTATTTTTTTGTCTTCATGAAGAATATATTCTGTACATTCGAGAGATTTACCACGAACATCTTGAACCTTTACATACCCTCGTTCTTGAATCTTATCAATTAGACTTGAAAATGTAGAAGGCCTACCTATACCAACCTTCTCAAGTGTTTGAACCAACCCTGCTTCGGTGTAATGTGACTTTGTATTTCTCATAGAACATTTCGTGGCTATTTTCTTATATGGAAATATCAATCTCTCGTTTGACGCAGACATAAGCGACGCAAAATATGTATATTCCTTTGCCTCCTTATCGTAACCAGATACAAGTTTCCAACCGGGTGTTATGATCTGTTCAGCAGTATACCGATATTCTGTATCGGACGGGTAGGGTGAATGAATAGACATAGTTATAGACTGACATGTCGCTGCAGCCATTAGACTTTCTAATGTATTACGGTGTATCATCGCATACAATCTATGTTCTCTCGGGTGACAGGATTGGGGGAGTAGGGTTCTTGATATATCGGTCGGCCTGATCGCCTCGTGGGCGGCAGTAGCGGTAGCGGTAGATGATGATTCTTTTGATGTTTTTGATGTAATAGATTTGGTTCCAGAAGTGAATGTCGAGAGATTTCCAAGTAATTCAGACAGTTTAGATTCTTGTTCACGATCACCAGCACCACACCATCTGTTTTTTATATATTCAAATGCTTTATCTACAAAATCTCTCGAATATACCTTACTATCCGTTCTCATATACGTAATATATCCCTGTTCATATAATTTCTGCGCAACATTCATCGTATCTTTCGGGGATATATGTAATTCGGAATTTGCAGCTTGTTGAAGAGTACTTGTGGAATAAGGTTTAGGTGGCGCCTTCGACGTTTTTTTAGGTTTAGAAACGGACGCCGTAAATGAGGTACTTGGTGCTTCTGACGTTTCTTTAAGAAATCTCTCGAGTATCTCTATACTTTCCAATTCTCTCGAGAGATTAAATATCAAGTTAAATTTTGTGAAGATTCCAGTAACTGAATAAACCATTACACCTGGTGATGATTCTATTTCTTTATAATTGTCATAAACCAGGCGTAAAGCCGGAGACTGACAGCGGCCTGCCGAGAGATTTGTCCTTGCAATATATGTCCATAAAACTGGAGAAACCTTATATCCTACAATCATATCTAATACTTGTCTTGCTTGTTGAGCGTGAACGGTGGACATGTTTATAGTCCGAGGTGCGGCAACTGCGGATTTTAATGCATGTTCTGTTATTTCATGAAATATAATACGTTTAGTAGTATCGATCGAGAGATTTAATACCTTACATAAATGCCACGCGATTGCTTCACCTTCACGATCGTCGTCAGTTGCAAGAATGACTTCAGAAGCTTCTGCGACTGCTGCGCGTAATTTAGAAACTTGTGAATATTTCGACTTCATGATTGCAAATGTAGTTTCAAAATCCTTGTCAACGTTTATTGATTTCAACCCGTTTTCAATCTCTCGAACATGCCCATAACTAGCCATACAAATATATTGTTCTTTACCAAGATAACTCTCGATCTTACTGCATTTAGCTGGCGATTCTACGATTATTAGTGTCTTGTTCGTGCATTTTTTTTGGACAGATGGAGCGACTGCGCTCTTCGGTTTATAGGCGCGAGGTGGCATGAGATGATATAATAGATGTATGTTTTTATATTTATATATTCAATTTTATATTATATTACCTAATATATAAAATGGAAAGGGACGAGAGATGGTATACTAATATTAAAAAATCAGAGTTAACGCCTCCAGGCGTTATATTTCCATTTGTATGGGGTGTATTGTATATTACCATTATAATTTCAGGTATACTTTATTTGAAAAATGGCGGAACGATCCGAAACACCGGATTCATATATTATATTATCGCATGGATATTAAATTTATCATGGAGTCCATTATTCTTTACATATAAAATGACGGGTGCAAGTTTTTTCGTTATATTATTAATGGTTCTATTTATATTTTTAACGATCAAAGAATTTTATTTAAAATCGAAACTCTCTGGATATATTCTTTTACCATACTTATTATGGGTTTCATTTGCATCATATCTTAATGGATACATTTATGTTAATAATTAACATTTATGTTAATAATTAGAAATTACTCATTCTTACTGAGTTGTGTTTTCTTGTATTCTGCCCAACTTATTTTTTCAGCGGGAGCCTTTGCAGGCTTTTTCTCTCGTTTTTCTCTCACAGCTTGCTCTGCGTCTAAGTGTTCCGATCGTTTAAGAGCACTATCAATATATATCTTCTTTAATATTTTCCCAACTTCAAAAGAACCCTCATGTTGATCTACTTTACCGTCTTCGATTGCCTTTAACACACTAATCAATTGAAAAAGCATTTGAATATCAATTTCATCGCGTTTTAATCTGTTGTAAATATCGGTATAATACGTAAAGAGAAATTTACATCTAGAAACGCAGATTGTGTCAAATTGCGTAGGATTTGATTTAGCCAGTCGCGCATAATCCTTTTTTAACTTTAACATCATGAGAACATCTGATGTTATGGGTTCACTATGTTTAACACGGCGAATCACGTCAGTATGATCCTCGGTGTCATTTGCCTGGATCATCTTCTGAAGTTGGATTTTCTCCTGTTCGTTCATTTGATATGAATAGATCGAAATTAAAATAATTGTTTATAATATATTCTATATATTATTTTTTAACTTATATTTCTATCTATTACTTTATAATATAACTAAAATGCCTGCGCCGGGAGCAGATATGGACTTTACTGCGAAACCTGTAGAGGTTCAGGCGAGTAATGCCACACCAGAGGCTGCGATGGCGAATATCACAGCGAATCAAGCGCAATTACAAAAGGTGAATGATTTAACAAGCGGAGGCGGTAAACGACGACGACGCTCATTATCGCATATACGTACATATAAAGGTCGAAAATATATGAATACACAACGAGGTGGAGCTGGAGAAGCCGCGATTGTTATACCACAAGCGCCTGGTCAGGCAACCTGCACCGAAGGTCCAAGCTGTGCTGGTGCGCAAAATGCTAATTTAACAGCTACATTAAATCAATCAAAATCAAGCTCGGCAAATGATGGCTATGTTTCAAGTGGGGGTGGTCGAAGAAGCCGTAATCGTACGAATAAAAAACGTGGTAATAAAAGTGCACAGAATAAGTCATTTTTGGATATGATTATGAGTTTCGAAATGTTCGGTAAAAAAGTGAATGTTGTTGTTGGGAATAATGAGCGAAGAGATACTAAACGCCGCTCAAGAAAATTCGCGAAACGAGCAATAATGCGGTATAGAAATAATAAGTCGCGTAAAATGCATTAAGTAATGCGAAATTATATGCAACATTATTTATGAGATATTTATATGTATGATATATAACTGTAATCGATAAATACATATAAATTTATTAAAAATTAAAAATACCAAATGAAGTTGATCGATATTTCACATGCAATATTTATTATTGTTATGTTTTTAGCCCTTTATCTTGCAAATGCTTTAGCGATTGGAATGAAACAAATAGAACAAGATTGGCCGAGTTATCGTTGTAGTCCTGCAGTTATGCCAATTGCAAGTTGGTTTGGTCATGATACCGGAAAGAATTTCATGCAGTGTATTCAAAGTACTCAAAGTGGGTATATGGATTATTTAATGCAACCTCTCAATTATATTATAAATATGATAGGAACTATTGCTGGTAAAATAGTTAAGGATACTGCTAGTGTTCGTGATTTTGTTGGAAATCTCCGTAATAAAATTATTAATATGATAAAAAGCATATTTGGAATATTTTCTAATATTATTATTGCATTTCAGAGAATTATTATTTCTATGAAAGATATGATTAAGAAGTTGGTTGGAGTCTTTACAACCGTATTATACATTATGCAAGGTGGGTTGTATACGATGCAAAGTATGTGGGGCGGTATTTTTGGTCAAATGGTTCGTTCACTTGGGCGATAGTTGTGAATTACTACTACAATCATTATATAATCATTATACAATCATTATACAATCATTATTATATAATTATTATATATACATCGTTTCGTTTAATCTCGACTAAAATGGCTACTCAAGAACGCGGGTTGGTAATGTTTGCTCATTCTGCATTTTTAGGATTTATCATATATTTTGCGATGGTTGTGTTTTTTAAACAACCCAAAGAAGTTGCTGAAGATAGATCGCTGCTTATTGCTGCATTTATAATGATTTACATGATTTTGTTTGGTCATGGTGCACCCACTACTATTAACAAACATATCACCTTTTTTTAGAAAATCTAGTTTAGGACGAATAAATAAGAAATTGTTATATATATAAAATATATCATTATATGCAGCATATATGAGTATACCAATAAAAAGTAATTCACCACAACAAAATATAAATGATTCACATAATGGGCCACCAGAGAAAACAATTTTTGAAAAAATAAACGGGTTATATGGGCCTAAAACATTCACAGGACGTTATGGTGTAGATATATTAAAATCAGCGTTAATTATATTTTTATTCATTTTGTCCTATACATATTTTTATGTAAAAAATAATATGTTGGCCATTCAGCGTGATTGGCCGGAAAATAGATGTAAACCAAATATTATGCCATTTGCTGGTTGGATAAATGCGCCAGCCGGAACAGATGCACTCGAATTTACAAAACAAAATTTTATGGAATGCAGTAAACAAATGTCCGAAAAAATGTTCGAAATTCCTATGACTATGATCTATCATATTGTTGGTGTATTTCTGGAAATATTTAAAAGTGCGTTATTGGTTATCGAAAATATGCGATTATTATTGAATCGTATAAGAGAAGCTCTTGGCGCGGTTTATCGCACAATTATGTTGAGAATACAAAATTTCGTAATCCCTTTTCAGAATTTGCTCATAAAGATGATCGACTTTTTTGAAAAAATAAAAGGAATGCTAGCTACATTTATTATGATGTTACTAGGTACTTTATGGGCGTTTTATGCGTTGATCGGGTCAATTTACGAATTAATCATAATTATTCTAGTTATAATGATTATTGTAATAATTGTATTATGGTATATTCCATTTGTTGGCTGGAGTCTTGCATTAGCTGCCATTATAATATTCCTTACACTTGCAATTCCTATGATTATGTTGGCTATCGTAGCAAAACAAATTACCAGAAGAAGCGGTAGTAGTATGCCTTCACCATAGTTATTTACTATTAATTATATTCATTTAGGGAAATACATTTTAATGATTAACGAAAAAATAAATTGCCTTATTATTTGAGACAATTTATTTATCTATTTATTTATTATAGTTGAATCATACATTTATTAATTTAACAAAACAAATGAATAATACTATATTAATATTAGTCTTGTTATTTACACTTATTATTGGCGCCAGTTTATTTTGCGGGTGCTGCAAGTATCCTATTTTCGTATCACTTAGTAATTTAATGACTGGATCTTCTGGCAAGGAGGGTATTGACGGTACTATTGATAATTCAGTTGGAGGTGTTGGGTCTAATACATCTGTTGTAGCCGCTACAAAAGATATAAACAAAATAAACAATCTGCAAAATCTGATTCCTCAAGAAATAGTAAGTGCCGCATCTTTAACACCGGCATCGAGAGATGGTTTTATTACTGAAGGCGCTTCAACTTTAGGCGCGCCTTTAAATGATAAAAATAATGGCGATCTTGCATCAAGCTGGATTTCGAAGGCAACAACCTTTGCATCTGAGTTTGGTTATGGTGATATAAATAATACAGGAACTGCATATACCGGAACTCCTGTTCCATTACCTGACGGCGAACTGGTTATTTTCGCTCAAAACAAATTTAAACCAGAGTGTTGCCCATCACCTTATTCAACTGGATCCGGTTGTGCATGTATCACCCCTGAGCAAATAAATTATCTGAATACTCGTGGCGGAAATAGAACAAGTGATTCTGGTGTTTAATAATAATTCGCGATATTCTAATACGTTTATTCTGTTTGCTCTTATTCTGTTATTATGGTTCATAGTTGATAAACCATAATAATTTATAACAAAAATAATTCTTGTTTATTTGAACCGTTGTAATATTAAACTACAACAATTTACCTTTTATACAGAATGCATATTACGTTTTCTACTCTTTCTACTCTTTCTACTCTTTCTACTCCCTTTACTCCTGGAAAATACTCTTTTTTTTCTAGTTTCGTTTGAAAGCATTTCTTTAAATGCATGTAATCTATTCGTCATAAATACACCATCAGGTTTATTTCTTTCAATACGACCTTGAGACATTTTTCTATCTTTTTTATCATCACCAACTACTCTTATTATTTTATCATTCAAAGGATCATTTAATTGCTGTAAAGCCCTTTTAACCCTTTTATTTCGCGATATTGTATCACTATTTTTGTATAATGGGTCAGCCTTTCGTTTCTCTTCCGCGTCCCGGATAGTCGCTGACGTGGGTGACAACGGATCGGTGTCATTTCGTACTTTACCAATACCTTTTCTCCTCATAGAATCGGGTCTATAACTTCTGGTGCTTTTATTTTTAACAATACCATCATTTGCGGTTCTCGATTTGTATTTATAATGATGAGAGCAATGCTTTTTAACCAGGTTTTCAAATACATTTTTTTGTTTATTTGCGAGTTTTACGGCTTTATAACCTATTGTATTTGCGACTCCAGAACGAGATTTAGAATTTGTTAAACTAGATTGAACCGCATCAATTTTGGTTTTTATATCATTTAATGAGTATAAAAGCGGTTCTAAGTAGTTCGTTTTAAATGCATATAAATGACCGAATAAATATTCAACTGCGTTACCAACAGAAGAAAAAAAATTAGGATATGATTGTCCGTTAAATACCTGGTCACTTAAACCAAGATCTGGTAATGATTTTTTCCATATTGGAGTTGATTTATGGTAAATAATGTAATCTGATTTTAATTTAAGTTCAGTATCTATAAAATTTATCACATTCTCAATTAATCCATTTAATTGTTTAAATATTTCCTCTGATAAATAAATTTTAGTTGAAAATAACAATAATTCAAAATCATCTACATCTAATCTTGATGTAAATATACTCGTACCATTATGAGATAACAATAATAAATCATAAAAAAGATAATTAAACCCATATTCAGTAGTATTAATAGTTTGTAATAAACTCTTACTGAATAAATGATTAATTATACCAGATATCGTATTATATAATTTTTTAATAGAATCCTCATCATTTAAATAATATGGTTGATTTTGGGTAGTTTTAATCAAATATTCGAATTCACCTGACATAATATTATACAATATAGATTCCAGTCTATTTATAAATTCACAACCAGTTTTCAGTATCTTTATTGGTTCTACGTACATCGGTCCTTTATGATCGCTTAATAAAGCGGCATCATGTCTATAATAATATGGCTGAGAAGATGGGTGATTTGCATCAAATGGATCTAATGGTCCACTACACGAAAATATAACAATATTTAATCTTTTATTCATATGCTGTGCAAGTGATAATATATTATCAAATAGAGAAATTCGTTCGAAATTAGCTCCATCTGGTGCACCTAGCCATTGTGAGTCCTCGTATAATTTAAAAGTTTCTAGTGCATCTTTTTCTATATCTGTAATATTTGGATTTTGGTCAAATTCTGCCGGTCGAACCGGTTTTAATAAAGTCATATAATCCATACCCCCCACCAAGGGAAATGTTGCTGGAGTATTACGATATAAGTTTACTATGTCTATATGTCCACAAAATTTACGATCATGTGTTACATCAACTAAATGAACAGTATCTACTTTTGTATTTGGTGTAAAAAGAAACATTTTTATTTCTTTAAAAAAATTCCGTCTATCTTGTTTACCAAGTGATGAAGTAGAAAAAAATCTTTTTTTATTAGAAGAAGTCAGTTTATCATGAATTTTACTAACTAATGCTTTTTTATCTAATGGACAAAAACTTTCATGTGGAGTTGAAATTTCTATAATTCTCAAGTAATGATTAATTTGTCTTTGTTCGTCTTGTTCTACTATTTTGTTTATACCATGAGAATTTTGAGGCGCTCTTACTAACTCTCCTCCACGAAGACGTCTGCCTATTTCTCCATGTACTGGTAAAAATAAATATTCATTATCTGCATCAGCGTCTAGATTTGGCAAAACAGTATCTCTACTTACTATATTTGGTCGTCGTGTAAAAAATGGTTGATTATAATATAATTGTGGAATAACTTTACCAATAGCGTCTAAATATGCTGGTCGTGGACCAGGTGGTTGAGGAATAATTTGTAGATTTGGCATCTGGTTCGGAGATGGTTGTTTCGGAGATGGTTGTTTCGGAGATGGCTGTTTCGGAGATGGCTGTTTCGGAGAGGGTTGCGTTTGTGCAACCGATTTTTTAGGAGAAGAAGGTCTATTTTGTTTTTGATTTACCTGAAGTACATTACTACTGCCGGTACTTGCATTCAAACTACTTGAATATGGGGTAGTAGATGACGTATTTGGTGATTTATCCGCAGCAGACATTTGTTAACTATATACTGTAAATATTTATTTATTCTAGTATTTTTCATGATATGATGGTTTTGATTGATTTCAGAAAAAATTGAAATGATTAAATTGCAATATAGGAATTGATAGTGCTCCAGAAAACACAACTACAAGCAATCAAAATGGCCAGAACTTCATGCAACGTCGACCTCAATTCCAAAATTGAAAATGTCTTTCAAAACAATCAACACGCATCTGCAAGTGGATCAAGATCAATACTCGGCGACTTTTACGCTGTATTCGAGCAGCTTCACAATCAAATGGTGGCTGGTCTTGAAGCCCCACAGACACAGTTCACTCACACGAAGAATTGCCGCAGCGGACACGAGGCGCACGTTTCAGATCTCGAGGATTCGCACAACGAAATGCGAAAACTTGCCCATCTTCTTCACAGCGACTTGATCAACCAAACGTACCTCGCACTTCAACAATTCGAACAAACGAGAAAGGCGCTCATCAACGCCAAGCGCATTCGAAACACCATGATCAATCGTCTTCGTGAGCAGCTTCGCCACCTTCGAAATCTCTCTACGATTCCAGATGAACTCAAAAACACCAGCGGCGAGGGCGAGGCTGTTTACGCCGGTCAGTCCAGTCTCATGACGTTGGCGAAATCGTCAATCAAGGACATGATCCAGCAATTGAAGGAGAACTACACGCACTCTGCGAGACATCTCACCGCGCAGCAAAAGTGGAATTGCGCCGTCATTCAATACCTTCTCACCCAATTACAGGACAACATCGACACTCAACTCACAACCCTCACACAGAATGCCGCGAGCTGCAAACAAGACGACGCCGAAGCACTCGAGATGGCGCTCTACGAGTTCTCTGTCGAGCTCATCTCCGGAAGTAACGGACTGCCTGGGTCTGTTCACGTCGAGAAACACCCCAAAGGCTACTTGCTGACTCGTTGCTCGATCTACGGATCAATTCAAAACCAAAGCATCGTCAAGCATTTCACCGTCAATTCGCACACAACCGAAGAAACCAGAGCAGAATTCGCGGTTGCACAGGAAATGGCTCGCCATGGAATGGTGTACCGCCACGGTGGACTGAATCACGACAACGACGATGAGAGCCACGACAACACATGGCTTCTCGAATCAGCGGCGAGCGGCGAATACGAGGACGACAGCTGGATTCAGAATCTTCCAGCTAAAGAAGACGACGAGCTGGTGATCGACCATGACGAGTCCGATGTTGGCGACGAGACGCCAAAAGCATCACACAAGACTTCTTCGGGTGGCGGACAAACTCGCGACAAACATGTGCACTTCTCTTCAAAGAAAAAGTCAAAGGCGAAGAAGCAACCATTCAAGCCGTTTCAGCTGTGTGAAAACACGAATCACACCACAGGTTCACTTGACCCCGCAGAATGCGTCAGCAAGCTCACACATGACGCTTTCAAACAACACGTCAGCAAACAAATCACCAAGGAAGTTTCGAACCGCGCTCGAAGCGGAACCAAACGCAGCGGATCATGCGACAAAAATGTGTGTGAGCGTTGGAACAAGACACACGCGGCCAAGAAGATGATGTCGCAAACGGCAATCTCTTTGGGATACGAGTAAACCCAAACCTCGCTGCTGCTGCTCGGACGACACGGACGGGACGACATATAGGTAATTAGGTAAGTTTTTTTTTTCATATTTATTTTATGTATATAGTGTAAATCGTATATACGTCAAAAATGGTATTTTTATTTCTATTAGACGCAATTACAAGCACCGCATTATACATCACATTAAAATGTGGAACCTGGATTGCATATGGAACTGCAAATGGTGTATATTATATATATAAAAAAATAAAACCATCACCTCCTACTTACGATGAAAATGCAGGTTCGATACCCTTAATACGTATAGACAAGATTGAACGTGATGATGAAGCCTCCAACACCAACGATGACGACTGTGTAATACTTAAACGCGATGAATATGAAAAATTAATGCTTCATGTGAAAATAGAATAAAAATAATGGTTTATTTATTTTTATTTATATCACATACACACGCGCGCGCAAACACACATACACATACTTACAAATACAAGCTCAGATTCGGGCGCTTACCATCGCCAGAGGGTTTGATTAGTTTGTCGATCACTTCATTCGAAACCGAAAATGGAAAGGCAACCTTCAAAGACAACTCCTTTTCGAACAATTGCGTGTCTGGCTTGATGAGACGATACAGGTTGAGCTTTCGGTAAACGACTTCAAGGCAACGCTTCAAGTTGCGAACACCTTCCTCTTTATCGGTGTAGCTTTCAACGATATGCTCGATCACCGAATCAGGAATGACGATGTCGCCTTCACGAAAACCGACTTGTGTGCAGATCTTTGGAATCAAGTATTTTTGCGCAATTTGCGTCTTGTCCTTCTTGTTGTATCCAGCAGTATTGATCCGATACATTCTATCCAGCAGAATCGGATTGACCTTGCTTTCGTCGTTGTAACTGAAGATGAAGAGACACTTGCTCAAGTCAAAGTCGATCTCTGCAAAGTAGCGATCGTGGAATTGAGAATTTTGACTCGTGTCGGTCAAATGAGTCAGAATTCCGACGATTTCATCGCCTTTAGCAGTTTCGCTGATTTTGTCGAGCTCGTCGAAGTAAATGACCGGATTCATCGAACCACATTGTATGATGATTTCCACGATCTTACCCCAAGTACTGCCTTCGTAGGTATACGAATGACCCTCCAGAAAGCTGCTGTCTGTAGCACCACCCAGCGCTATGAACGCAAAGTCTCTGCCAAGAATCTTGCTGATCCCCTCCTTCACGAGGGACGTCTTTCCAGTTCCCATCGGACCCTGGATTGCAATCGCACTTCCCATCGCACCTGGATTTGAGATCCACTGACCGACCATCTGCATGATCTGCAGCTTTGCGTCGTTGAGGCCATATACTGCCTGATCGAGCGTAGCCTTTGATGCTTCCATGAACTCGCTGCATTTCTGGAGCCCATCTTCAATCGTAAGAGGCAAGTTCTTTCGGCGATTGAATGGAATCTTCATGAAGGTGTCAACCCAGTTCTTCACTTTGTAATACTCGCCACAACCTGGCTCCATAGTACGCAACGAATTGATCTTTCGCATGGCAATCGCTTTGAAGGCGATAGGAATGTCGGTTTCAAGCAAAGTCAGTCTGTATGGCTTCTCGATAATGCTGACTGCGTGGATCTTCTTCAAATCCTGAATCACCTTCTTCTGCTCATCTTGTGACATGTGACGACGGAAGTAGCGCAAATCGTTGGTAGAATTCTTCTTTCGCAAAAGAGTCTTGAATTCCGTGACATTCATCTTGTCACGCATCTTCTCGTCTGTGCGAAGTTGATGTTCGATGGTTCGCTGCTGGTTCTTCATGTCTTCAATTTGCTTCTTCATGAACTTGTTCGACGTCATCGCATCGCTTGAGGAAATCTCCGTCATCTTTTGAATCGCATCTTTGATGTCGCTGAGTTTTTGACGATTCTTAGCACAGCGCGCTTCGATGTCTTCTTGTTTCTTTTTCATTTGCTTTTGTTTTCGTTCATCTCGACCCTCGCTACTGTTGTCGTCACTTTCGCTGTCGTCGTCGTCGTCGTAACTCTCATCATCGTCATCTTCATCGTCTTCGTCGTCATCGCTGTCTTCGTCTTCGTCGTCTTCGTCGTCTTCGTCTTCTTCGCTGTCGTCTTCGGTATTGTCTTCGTCGCCACTCTCATCGCTTTCATCATCGTCGTCATACTCCTCTTCATCGTCAGTCAACTCGGGTTCTTCCTCGTCGTCTTCATCACGACGACGCTTTCGAGATGCAGTCTTTTTGTTTTCAGCCGCAACAACTGCAGAAATAACAGACGAAGCCAAAGCTGATGCGAGTTTCCCAACAACCATTTCGGTCATAGAAGATTTTCCGCGTGACTTTGACGAGACAGCTGTTTCTGCATTCTTCGATCTTTTTCCCGTGAAATGTTCTTCGTCAAGTATGATGAGATTGCACGATTTAGACGATTTCGACGATTTACGACGCGAGATCGGAGATGCGACATGAGAGTTCTCGGACGAAACTGAACCAGAACCGGAAGATGATACGCTCGAATTGTCGTCGTCAGTTTCCGGTTGAGGACGATTTGGATCGTCTGAGTGTTTTCTGTATTTGTTCCCAAGAGAAGATGAGAATAGTGCATTCAAACGCGAGATTCCATTCTTGCTTTTAGGCGTTTTCTTGATAATAAAAGGGCTCATTATAATCTTCTAAGCTGTCCAAATGAATCGACCATGCATTTAGAATATTGAATGAATTTCATTTCAATTTTTTTTTCAGTTTAGAGGACAACGATTCATCGACCTTGAAAGTATCGATTTTCAAACTCGATACTAACGACTCGCAGAATATGTAAGCTAGTCAATAATGATATAATTCTTGAATAATATTATGATTTAAATAATAGGTAAAATATAAAATTGAAAACAATCTAAATATTATAATAGTTATATAAGAAGACCACCGAAAGGTTATTTCGTTAGTTTCAAATTAACAAATTTGTTTAAATGGCCGATTTTCAGAGATCAAAAAACCCCGCAAATGTATCAAAAATTATTGGAATTCAATTTAGTATAATGTCTCCGGAAGAAATAGTCAAAGGATCCGTTGCAGAAATTACAAACCGAGAAACATATGTCAATAACAAACCCGTAATCGGTGGGTTATTTGACCCGAGAATGGGCCCCCTTGACCCCGGAATGATCTGTCCAACAGACGGGTTGGATTATATGAAATGTCCTGGTTATTTCGGTCATGTAAAAATGGCTAGACCAGTATTTTACTATCAATATATCGGAACGATCGTGAAGATTTTGCGATGCGTATGTATCAAATGCAGTTCGCTGCGTATTAGCAAATCTGCAAATAAGCAGTTACTTACACTTTCTGCGGACGAGCGTTGGGCGCAAGTATTTCGACTTGCAAGCAAGATTAAGCGTTGCGGTGAGGATACAGAAACCGGTTGTGGTTGTCTTCAGCCGAAGCGTATTACAATCAAGGCGGGTCTTGGAAAAATTTACGCAGAATGGGACAACGTGAAGGGTGTATTAGAAGAGACGACACTAACGACGATTGCTGGAAGCGCAGCTGAGGCCGATAAAGACGGTTCATTATCCATGAAACTTACACCCGAGATCGTAATAAAAATTTTTAGAAGAATCAGCGACGAAGATGTTGAATTTATGGGATTCAGTCCCATATTTTCTAGACCTGATTGGATGGTCTGTCAGGTTCTTGCGATTCCTCCTCCCGCAGTTCGTCCATCTGTAAAAATGGACGGTTCGCAACGAAGTGAAGACGACATTACTCATATTATTGTCAATATTATCAAAGCAAATACGACTCTACAAGAGAAGATGAACGAAGGTGCACCGGCAAATGTGATTGACGGTTGGCATATGATGTTGCAATATTATGTTGCAACCCAGGTAAACAATAATATTCCTGGATATGCACCAGTTGCGCAGAGATCTGGTCGACCCCTCAAATCTATCCAAGAACGCCTGAATGGTAAGCAGGGACGTGTTCGTGGAAATTTGATGGGAAAACGTGTAGACTTTTCAGCACGTTCCGTCATTACTCCTGATCCAAACTTATCGATTCGCGAATTGGGTATCCCTCTTAAAATTGCTAAAAATATTACGAAACCAGTTGTAGTAAATGACCGCAATAAGAAATTCTTGCTTCGTTTGACTCGAGCTGGTCCTGATGAGTATCCTGGTGCTAAAATTCTGGAAAGAAAGACCGGTGAATCTATATCACTTCGTTATGCTGATCGTGCAAATATTATGTTGAATAACGGCGATGTCGTTCATAGGCATATGATGGACGGTGACGCAATTCTATTTAACAGGCAACCTACACTTCATCGCATGAGCATGATGTGTCATATTGCCCGCATTATGTATCAAGGAGATACCTTTCGTATGAATGTTGGCTGCACCAAGCCATATAATGCAGACTTCGATGGAGATGAAATGAACCTTCACATGCCACAAGATGACGAATCAGAGATTGAGTTGCGTCACTTGGCTGCGGTTCCATATCAGTTAATTAGTCCTGCAAATAACAGTTCAATTATTGGAGTCTTTCAAGATTCGTTGATTGGATCATATTTATTTTCGCGGGAAAATATCAAATTTACTCCGAGGGAGGCGATGAACTTGTTGGCGGCATATCCTCGTGTGAACGAGACGCTATTCAAGAGTGGCGAAGATGTGAGCAACTTCGACGTCCTTTCGCAAATTCTGCCGCCACTTACGCTCAAGTACAAGAAGAAGGCATTCGGCGAGAAGAATCCAAATGAAGATTATGCAACATCGAATAATGTGGTTGAAATCCGAAATGGGCGAATGATTCGTGGTCAAATCGACAAGAGCGTGCTTGGTGGCGGCGGCGTTGGTCTTATCCAGCGTGTTTGCAACGATTTCGGAAATATTGCAGCGGCTGACTTCATCGACGGTCTCCAGAATATCATCACAGAATACATGAAGTCGCATGCGTATAGTGTTGGCATCAGCGATCTTATTGCGAATAAGGCAACGAACACGCAAATCGTGGATGTCATCACCAAAAAGAAGATGGAGGTGAAGAACTTAATCGACCAGGTCCATCTGGGGATTTTCGAGAACAAGACCGGAAAGTCGAATGAAGCGGAGTTTGAGGCGAAGGTTTCAAATATTCTCAATTCGGCAACCAACGATGCTGGCAAAATCGGTATTAATAGCTTGAATTCATCAAACCGGTTTGTCGGGTTGGTGCTGTCTGGTTCGAAAGGAAGCGACTTGAATATTTCGCAGATGATTTCATGTCTCGGACAACAGGCGATTGAAGGTAAGCGTATTTCCTACGGATTTGATAGCAGAACGCTGCCACACTTCAACAAGTTCGATGATGGACCTCTGGCGCGCGGTTTCATCGAAAGTTCGTTTATTTCGGGATTGTCGCCGGAGGAACTATTCTTCCATGCGATGGGTGGTCGTATTGGTCTGATTGATACCGCTGTTAAGTCTGTTACATGGGAGACACCAATCGTTGTTGTTGAAAATGAAATATCAAAGTACGTTAAGATTGGTGAGTGGATCGATAGTCACTTAGATGGTGAAAGTGTATCTAGAATTCAGTATATGGAAGAAAAAAATATGGAATATCTTGAATTGTTACATCCAGTTAAAATAGTAACGATGGATTATAATGGAAATATAACATGGGAAACAATCTCTGCAGTCACGCGTCATGATCCGGGAGAGAAGTTGTTTGAAATTAAAACCAAAGCAGGGAGATATGTTACTGTAACGGCAAATCAATCGCTTCTTATTTGGAACGATGAACTAAAACAATTTCGCGAGAAATTTACTGAAGAAGTAAAACTTGGCGATTTTGTTCCTGTTGCGAAGAATGTGTGTGATTACAGCAGCGGCGGCAGCGGGAGCGACAATCTCAACGCGGAAGCGGAATTTATGCGCGGCAAATGCGCAGGTGCGGCGGTCAATGTCCAAATCCCAGAGGAAGCGTATGTCGCTGGAAAGGAGTATATCAGAGGACTTCTTACTGCGTATATTGAACCACGCGTGGTTAGGACATCCACTGGATTTGAACTGAATTTCGGTAGTAATGTCCGCCTTACAGAAGACGTCGCATTTCTGTGTTCACGCCTGAATATTCACGCCGAAATTCATCAATCCGCGTCCGTGTCCGCGTCTCTTGTCATTCGCGGTTCAAGTGGAAAAATGGTCGCATCATTACTAGGTTTGTCGGTAGATGACGACGACGTGGTGGCTCACGGTGACGACGCGGTCCGCACCCTCAATGACGTAATCCTCGACGAAATCGTTGAAATGACGATGGTGGACCCCGCACTCCATCCCAAGATGTATGATCTCACTATCCCTAAAACACTCAATTTTGGATTAGCGAATGGTCTTCAGGTGCGTGACACTTCCCAAACCGGATATATCCAGCGCCGACTTATTAAGGGTATGGAGGATCTCAAGGTTGAATATGATATGACTGTGCGCAACGGAAAACAGCGAATTATTCAGTTTGCATATGGTGATGATGGTATTGATACGATCAAGGTGGAGAATCAGACGCTCCCTCTCGTTGCGATGAGCCTTGATGAGATCTATGCTCACTTCCATATGCCTATGGACAACTCGAGTGATACCGAACAGAGTTCAATTACGGCATTTACAAAAGTAGCTTATGCTAAGATGAAGAAAGAGAAGGCATCTACGATGCATAAAATACGCGATCTGATTGATTATATGATTGAAATGCGCGACATGATCATCGACCGGATCTTTGGAAATCTTGATAACAAAAATGTTCAGATGCCGGTTTCGTTTACCCATATCATAAATAATGTTCAATCACAACAGCAAATCAATCAGAATTCGATGGTTGATATTACACCAAATGAAGCGATGGATATGGTTTCAGACGCATATCGTCAATTGGAAAATATTCATTATGCGCCACCTACACTATTATTCAAGGTGATGTATTATTATTATCTGTCGCCAAAGGAATTGTTACTTATTAAGCGTTTCAATCGCAGCGCACTTACAATATTGTTGAATATGATTATATTGCAGTATAAGAAATCTATTGTTGCGCCCGGTGAAATGGTTGGAATGGTTTCAGCACAGAGTATTGGTGAGCCAACCACACAGCTTACGCTGAACACATTTCATTCTGCAGGTATTGCCTCTAAATCAAACGCCACTCGCGGTGTTCCACGTATCGAAGAAATCTTGTCTCTTTCCGAAAATCCGAAGAATCCGTCAATTACGATTTACTTTAAGAAGGACGATGAGGGCACGCCAGAAAGGGTGCAGGAGTTCATTCCGATGATTGAGCATACGAAGATGGCTGAGGTTGTAGAGTCAGTTGAAGTATGCTTTGATCCGGACGACATGAACACGTTAATTGAACAAGATCGTGAAGTAATGACTCAATATCAAGAATTCGAAAAATTGATTGATGAGTGTGTTCGTGATGCAGCGCTTGTTACATCGGGAGAGGGCGCAGCAGGCGGTGGTGGTGGTGGAGAGGCTGCCCCCGAATCCAACGGCAACAAATCAAAATGGGTGATTCGCATCAAGATGAATTCTGAAGCGATGCTTGATAAAAAACTTACGATGGACGATATTCATTTCGCGATTAAAAATAGCTACGGTAATGAGGTGTCGTGTGCATTTTCCGATTATAATGATGATAATTTGGTATTTCGGCTGAGAATGGAAAATATTACGCAAGCCAAGAAAACAAATAAGATTAACCCGCTTGATCAATCTGACCACATTTACATGATTAAGTCATTTCAAGATCAGTTGATGAATAATGTCGTTCTTCGTGGAATCAAGGGTATCCGTAAGGTGATGCTTCGAACGATCAAAAATACGCTTACAAAGTCTGAAGGAGTATATACTAAAAAGGAAAGCTGGGTGTTAGACACAACTGGTACCAATTTGTTACACGTATTAGGGCTTGAATATATTGATGCAACGCGAACGGTTAGCAACGATATTCAGGAGGTGTATCGCGTATTTGGTATTGAAGCTGCTCGACAGGCGATTTATAATGAACTTGCAGAGGTGTTTGACGATTCACCCATTAACTATCATCATGTGTCTTTGCTGTGCGACAGAATGACTGTATCCTCATCGATGATTTCGATCTTTCGGCATGGAATCAATAGTGATGATATTGGTCCAATCGCCAAGGCGTCATTTGAAGAGACACCTGAGATGTTCTTGAAGGCTGCAAGACATGCAGAGCTTGACCCGATGCGTGGTATTTCTGCGAACGTGATGTGTGGTCAAGAAGGCTACTATGGTACAAGTGCTTTCCAAGTAATGATTAATATGGAGGAAATGATGAAATATGAGTCTGTTGAATATAAACATACCGACGATAATGAAGATATTGAAGAGGCGTTTAAGGCTAACGCGTCTGTCGGTCTTGAGACGGATAAATGTGGAATCCCGAAATTGGCGATTCAATCATGTGTTGATAATGTTAAGAAAGTTAGTCTTGGAAAGATGGACGATGACTACGATATCGGGTTCTAAATACGATAAACCCCACTAGAAATAAAAAATAATATTTGCAATAATGAATGAGCAAACGCGGCAACTTTATTTTTATTCAGATCCTCTCACCACGCGGTCTTGCGAAAACAAGACGACCCACATAAGTATTGAAAAATGTTTCGCTGACTTGCGATTTAATCCAGTTGTACGATTCTATATCTGATGCAACGATCAGTCCGCCCATTTTTGTGAAGGTTTTCTCCCGATTGTCAAGTTTGATGGCGTGACCGTCCTTTACATTTGAAAAAATATCGTCGATATATCGACGCTCTTTGGAAGTCATTTGATTCTACTTAACCGGAACGACTTCTTTATGTGTGTTTGTATTTCTAATAATTTCAATTCAATTTTATTAGAAATAGTGCGATTTTCAAGAAATTACTTGCGGGTGGTTTTACGGCGTCTGGATTGATTTTTCCTAGATTTACGTTTCTTTTGTTTTATTCTGGGGGTATTAGACCGACGACGCCGGGTTGATTTTCCGGCCGTTTTGATGGGTTTTACCAAGAGTGGAGCATTTGCAGATTTTCCCAGCTGAACAGCACGAGGCATCATTGGTTGGGGTTTCGAATCGGAACTGCTCTTTTTAATTGTATCTTTTCCAATTACAGATTTAATTAGAGGCGTAGAAATAGGAGCACGAATATCACAAGATTTACATAAACTGAGCAACTGTGAAACATATGATTCAATTTCTGATTGATTAAATTCAAGTGTAACTGGCTTAATTTTACTACGATCATATCTTCCATTTCCATGTACAACATCTCCACATTTTACGTAACTAAGAACATAATTTATATCTGAGCGTGCGTGTTCTTTATAATAAATATGAATGTGCGGATATTTATTTCCATTATGTAGTTGTGTGATACAACTTCCAACTGGAGGGTATAAATAAATATTTTGTTGAATAGTACTAGTTTGGATACCGCCTTGTACATCATGTGTCTGAATTTTATCTACCCTCCAACCTTGCTTTATAGCATTATCAGTTATACTTTGGAGAAAGGCTTGATTTGTATCCGCCATTAAAAATAAATTATATCGTTATAATAACATTCTATTTTTTTTTATATGTTTGCCTATATTTTCCGCGATAATTTCGCCTAGTTGCCTTTCTACTTTTATATTTTCGTATTCTCGTTTTTGATTTCATTTTTGGAGTGTCATTAAATGCACCAGCAGTTTTTATCGGTAACGAAAGTGTTGGATATTCTTTATAAGTGTGTGTGTATTTAATATAATCTGAACTTGCCCAGTTGCGCCCTCTCTCCGGTGCAATTCGCCAACTATGATCGTATTGAATATCTTTTTTACCCATTATTCTATAATTATGAATATATACTATTATAATAGCTAAATAATATATATTTACATCAGGATTATGCCTTATCGCGACTTCGCAATTTCAAAACATACCGTCACAACAATATACAAATAATAATATTAAAAAAACGTTACAGCGCCTATACGTAAGAATGATACATTTACACGATAGGTGCTGCTTGCCCTCAACCGCCATGCTGCATTACGTGCTTATAACTACGACGACTACGCTTAACCATCTTCTTGTACGTTTTACGGCCTTTTCCTCCCTTCAGAGGATTACGCGCCCTTGACCGATTTGTATTTGACCTTGAACTTATCTTCTTAGAGTTAGTAGACATAATAATAGGTATTACTGTTTATAATATAAACGCAGAAAATAAGCATTTGAATTATAATGCAGAAAATGCTCGTTGCGGGGCTCGAACCCGCGACCTTGGGCTCATAAGACCCACGCTCTAACCAACTGAGCTAAACGAGCTAAGACAATCGGACAAGGCACTACATACTCCTTCTCCGATATACTATATTTATTTTGTTTTAAGTCGTTTTTTTCGCATATCTTATAGACAGCATATTTGCTAATATAAAAGCAAATATGATGAAGAATAATACCGGCAACCCGTTTCGATCGAGTGTCCTCGGGGTTATGAGCCCCGCGCGCTGCCGCTGCGCCATGCCGGTTAAATGGGTTCTTTGGTTTAAAGTCGCTTGAAGATATGACTACTAACTTCTAAAAAGTTAGCGAATTGAAGAATACCTCCTGGGGTTTTTGATCCCTGCGCTCTGCCGCTGAGCTAATGAGGTTTAGAATGCTGTGTTTCTCGTCACTTAGCTATGACGTCCTGGTTCTCTAAACCAGGCGAACGAATAAATACCGGCAACCCGTTTCGATCGAGTGACCTCGGAGTTATGAGCCCCGCGCGCTTCCCCTGCGCCATGCCGGTTAAAAAGTTCGACGCTGTCAAGTTCCATTTACATTATGAATCAATAGTCTGCTGAATAAATTATAATAGATAATCATCACTTAGCGGACCGATCACCCTAAAGTGCGGTCAGTTAACAAGTAACGAAAGGGTGCAGAAAATTGATTAATACTATGAATAAACCCAACATGTTCGTAAACAAACATTCGCGTCTTTGTGAGAGATATGAAAATCACATTCTCATAGTATACAAAGAAAATATATTTAAGTTCTTTTAATAGATATTGATAATTTTATTGATATTATTGATAATTATTCATTTATAGTTATTGAATATCTTCTAATGATTTCTTCTTCCTAAAACAACCAAAAAATTTCCTAAATACGTCATACCATTTTCTCGATGCCAACGGACATACTTCAATCCTAACCAATTTAAAACTCGTATCTAATAATCCAACCGCCATTACTTCTTCCTCACCATCTAACGTAAGACAAAATACCGACTTTAAAATAAAATGTAACAGAAGCATAACATGTTCCTTTGAAACTGGAAATTTATATATTTCTCCATCATTTATTTCATTAAATGCGTGAATAATAAAATATACGAGTTGAATGAATTGAGGTGCATCATTTATGTCTATCTTTCCATCGTCCATTATTTTTTTAAATGAAATATCTAATATATAATTAAGCTTGTCGCGTATCCCTTCCACGCATACATATTTTTTAATATTTCCTAATTCGGTTGCATTTAATTCGTCTTTAAAATCTTCAAATTGTTTCTCTATTTCGTTGTATGCTAAAGCTGGATTATTTAATATTGGCTTCAGTTTCGATCGAAGATATGGTATTGTTAAAATTAAATTAAACGCGATATCCTTAACAAAATTAAACAAAGAGGTCTTAATTTTCTTTATTTCTTCATCATCATCATCATAATCAATACGTGTATCTTTGAGTTCTTCATCATCGTTTATTTTAATTTTTCGTTTTTTACTAACTCTTCTGTGTGACGTAACTGTATTGGTATCATGTTTCGCATTATTAATAATATTTGTTTTTACGTTAGCACTCACACTAACACCGGTGCTTGAACTCGAACTTGAATTTGCACTTGGTTTTGTAATTACTTTTGAACTCATATTTACCGGTGTTGTTATCGGTGTTGAAAATGGGTGGTTTGTATTATTATTTGTATTATTATTAATATACGAAGACAAAAGATTCGGTTGCTGTATATTTATTAAAGAATTATTGGGTACTGTCGCCGTGAATGCTGATTCAGATGATTGCGATGATAAAACATTTATAGGGATAAACGCATTTTGTATTTTACTAGCTATATTATTGTCTTCGGAAATAGATAAAATAACATTATTACCGCTGTTGCTGCTATTACTGCTAATAATCGGATTAACTACACCGGGTTCTGGTATATCAAATACAAAGTCACTTACATCAATATTTGTTATTTCGGGTTCATTCGGGGCAACAGTTATTGTCCGAATTATACTCATATCTGTATTATTATTGATCTCATTTATAACACCTTTGTTTGATATTACAGTATCCGCTGTAATTGTATGTATTGATGACATAAATGTATTTATATTATCAATATATTTTGTTTTATTTCACGAGTATTTATGTTAACTAAACATTAGTTATTAAAGGAGCGGTGGTTTACCAGGAACTTGACCTCCACTTGCACTAGATGCTACGTTCGGCAAACTCATAGAAGCCGCTACAGGTGCCTCATCTTCATTTTCTTCTACATCAGCCAACGCCGCGGCTCCAGCCTCAGCCTCAGCCCCGGCCGCAGACGGCTCTATAGAAGTTTTTACAAATACCTGCTTTGGTTTATTCTTAATATTAGAGATTTTAAACGTTGTTATGAAACGCTCCAACGTAAACGGTTCATCAGCATCAATCTCTCGATCAATCATTTCCTTTAACTCTTTGGTTCCAGCAGATAGAGGTATTCTAAATACCGAATGTTCCTTGTCTACTTTCAATTCTAATAACGCGAAACGAGAGATTGTACCTTGAGACACGCCAAATGGGTGGACAAAAAAGTATGTCTCGATCGATGAATCACCATATAAGAGTAGTAAATTTTTACCGTTTTCAATAAGTAATGACTGTGAAACAAACACAATCGGTATTTTAAAATACCTAGCTAATATCCATATATCAACATTCGTTAAAAAGTAATTTTCACTCTGAATAACTGTTGCAAATGTGGCCTTTCCTTCTAAAATTAAATTCGCATATTTTTTCATTCCATACCCATTTAATATCATGTTCAACTTTTTATCGAATGTTGGCATTCTTGCAAACTCTTCATACGCATCTATTAATATTTCTTTAATCTTGGTAACTGTCATTCCGCCCAACTGATCCACATGCTGATGTTGACAATTATCACACACAAAATAATTACAGGTAGTGCATGCAAATTCAGTTTCACCAACACCAATATTCGAATGACATCTTTTACATTCTGCACTTTCGTCCATTAATCCAGACGCTATATCTGCTTCAGCCGATGCCTCTAATGATGCAGATATAGATTCTGCAGGTCGAACTCCAGCGACTCTTCTCTTTGAACGATGACAAGTATGTCCACTTGGGCATTTAGATGCAGATTGAGCTACCGATCTCAGTATTGTTAGCATTACATCAAACGAACATTCCTCACTCTCATTCGAAAATAATATTTCATACGTATCTCTCGGAAAAAATAAACGTTGCATCTTATCCGTAACTTTACGTTTCGAAACTTGATTGCAAAAAGTAAGAACATGATCTATCTCACTAATATTAAATAATTCAACACCACTAGCTTTTATCGCGACCGCTTCAGCCCGATCTCGTATTTCTGCAGAATTTACACGCACAACCTGTGCGCCAGAGCCAGATTCAACCGCATTTAACGCTTTAAATGAATCTATATATCCCTTTCGATACATATTGTCATATGCTTGAACTCTTGCACCATCGGTTTGATTGGGGTTTACGGTATAAAAATGTGTATTTGTAACAAATGGATTTGGGTCAACAGGATCTAAATTCTCAAAATATTCTTGTGTAATGAGAGATTCTAATAATATGATTTCGTCATCGTATAAATTATACTTTGTTTCTTGGAATGTGAGATATTTGGACGGCTCAAACATAAATAGTTTTACACGCTCATATCTAATAATTTCATCTGTTAATTTACCGTAATATGCAATTGAATTATCGATTGATTTGTACATTAAGTTTTGTTGCGGGAGAAGCAATTTACATAATCCACCTTGTTCTTTAATGCAATATTTCTTAGAACTGCATGTTTTATCATCTTTATACACACACCCCGATACTTCTCCGATTGTTTTAAGAGTTTCCTTGCTGTATTTAATAAATCCTACATATTTACTAAGAGTTCGTTTCATAAGTTCTACTATTTTTGAAAGCTTATTCGAATAAATCATAAATGTCGAGTTTAATATTTTTTCGACCTCGTCTTTTAGTGCCTTATTTTCTGGTTTATTCATTATAATGCGCGCGGTATTTCGGAATACGTTATAAAAATTCGTTTCCAATCGAACATTTCTCACGTATTTCTCTCGAACCTTGTCTACACTTCCAGGCCTTTGTGTCGTAATTATCTTCTCGGCGATAAGTTGGTTTCCTTCTGTTACAGTAGGAATTCCGTCATCTTGATTTAGTTGAGCGTCCTTTTCAACATTTATTTGTAGGAATTGGTTGGTTTCAGTAATAATACCAATTACAATACCTTCTTCTATCACTTTAACTTTGGGTCGACAATTTATAACTTGTTTTGTCATTTTTTTTACATGGTCCGCTACCAAATTTAAAAATTCAACCTCTTCCTGATAGCTGTTTAACCATAATTCATCATCGTCCATCATTACAAATGGATACTCATACATCGCATTTTCACGTGGTTCGGACGATGCTTGTAATCCTTCAGCTTTTTGTGAATCTAATGCTGGTGTTGCTATACCTGCATTTAACTCTGTCTTACTACGAGTAATCGGTGCAGATGGCGCAGTCGGTATTACTCCAGTATACATCTTTCGTAGTGATGATCTTTTAACAAGTTCCGATGGTGTTATTTTCGTAATAGTTAATGTTTGTTTTATTTGAAGACCAATAACCTTACCGTTATAGTTCATTACTTGCGATAATATCTCAAAACCGGAATCTTTCAACATTTTTGCGATCTGCTTCGCCGGTTTATTCATTACATACTTATATTGACGCGGTTGACTAGAATGTAAACGACAATAACTAAAATAAATATCGCGAATTGTTTCGATGATATGCTTTATTTTTGGCATAATCGTCTTGCTTTTTATAGCGAACCTCCCAAGAACGTTGAATTTCCCATTTGATTTACTCTCAAACGAATAGATCGGTTCGTAATATTTGTCACGTTTCATTATAATAATCGTTTTTCTGTTAGGATCAAATGAATCTCCTGAGTATGAATTTGTTGGACAAATTACCTGCACATTATTCGTTATATCATCGTCAGGAATATTAATAAGAATAATATTATTTCCGTTATCAAACAGTTTTGGGTTTGGTAATGAAACAATATCCCATAAGTACGTATGATCCATAATAACATCATCATCACTCAAATAACTTATGAAATTTTCAAATGCATTACACATTTTATGAAACATCACATTCGTGTTTTCTGGTGAATGTTGAAGCTGTAACTTTTTATATATTTCAGAAGTTTTATACTTATTGATATCCCTCTCATGTATTTCATTCTTACTATTATAGAATGTATCTACCAACGTTCCATTTTGTAAAGAAATAAATCTGTCAAGATCGAGAGATTCCTTAATAATATTTCTCATATTACGTATTGTTGGTACGATATCGCTTAACATCTCTTGTGACGATGGCATGCCTCTTGATGATACCGCTGCTGACGCAGCTGCACCTCCAGGTGCCCTTGGAGTCATCGGAATCGGCGTTTCATCATCGGAATCATAATGTTCCGCCAATCCTCCAGATGCGGATATTTCACTACCTTTTTCGACCGCTGAACTCATTTCTACAATTGATGGATTCATAACTGGGGGTGTTGCTACTTCTTCAGAACTTGATAATACAGCACCACTTTGTTGTTTTAATCTCAACGCATTTGCTTCGATCGTTTTGGTAAGCATAGATAATAACTTTGATGAGTTAATCTTACTAGTTCCCTGCTCGGACGTAGAGACATTACCACCACTTTCTAACGAAGAAGTAGACTCTTCAATAATATTTTTTATAACACTTCCTTTGCTTTGTAGTGTAGTTTTGGCGTCCTGCGGATTTCGCATTTGTGATATGTTTGTTTCCACAGATGTTTTAATTTTCCCCTTGTGTTCCATATAATAATATGCGATCACCGATACAAACGACTGTTTATCATTTGCTTCAACTCCGCGTCGTAATAAACAGGGAGTATCCTTCTTTAATGCGGTATTTTTTAGACTTACTTGACAATTACGATTATCAGTAAACAAGAATTTTTGTATTTGTATCGGAAGATACCCCCATCTATTATTATCCAGCGGAAATTTATCGGAACTTAAAATTCTGTCGTCTTTTATCTCTCCCATTTTTACAATTTCCGAGTGATTTTCAACTTTCGGTTTTTCAGAATCGATTGGTTTTAATGGTTGACTGGCCGGATTTTCTTCGATAATTGCAGCAACAGAAGCAGCGTCGAGTACCGGATTCTCAATAGAACTAGGTTGTATATCACCACTATTCGCTGATATTGCAGCGGCGGAAGCAGCAGAACCAGCCGGTTTCTTGACTTTTGTTTTTTCTTTTACCTTTATTTCCTCGTGTTGTTTTAATTCACACTCTTCGCGGCGTTTTGTTTGAGACGGCTTATCCCACTGACTAAAACAACAAGGAACACACAACCCCTTCGGGTGGACGTCCTTTTTTAAAAATCCTGGATAATGCTGTTTGTAGTTACCTTTTTCATCAATATGATATTTATCGTCCGTGAACTCGAAAATGTTTGTTCCAGGAGGTATTTTTTTTGACTTGTGTGGTATTATTTTTCCAAATTTACCGGATTTAACTTCTTCTTCAGTAAGACTAGTATTATGTTTTAAACTCCAATAACGTGGACAAATATAATTATACTGATTTTTCGGATTAGACCCATATTTTATACTTTGAGAATATGAACCCGGGTGCTCTTTATCAATACGAGCCTTTTCATCATCTGTAATAATAACTGGCTGTCGGCCATAATGACTTGGACAACTACGCGAATATGCATTAAATTTGCCAACATCTTCATTCAAATGAATATCTGGATCACGTTCTTGTATCCGTTTAGAAAATGGATTTGGATTAGCAAGTTCCATTCCGGTTATATCTGACATATCTTCGAGACCACTTTCGAAACCACCTTCGACATCGCTTTCTCCGCTGCTATCAGCTGCACTAGCCTTTCTCGATTTTACAACACCACCTTGCGCTTTTGGAAATTTATCTTCTTTTGATTTTCCTCCCCCACCAATTTGTTCTTCTTCATTTTCCGATTCATCTTCGTCCATTAAACCGAAAAACGCTTCATAATTTTCCGCACCTTCGCCACCCGGTGCCGCCGCTCCAGCAATATCTTCTTGAGCTGCCACTTCAAATCCAAATACCAATTTCTCACCAATTATCGCAGAGGTAACACTTTCTGTATATGGTTTTCTAGTAGCCGAAGTTATATCAGCCACTCCGTCGATTTCTGCTTCTTTATCTTCTCTATTCACTTCCTTTGTAACCGCTTTATTTTGCGATACCTGGACAAAGGTTCTCAACTCTCCGCCATCTTCGGATAGTTGGATATCCGATGGGTAAGGTTCTGGAGCGGCGCTAGCGCTACCTTGAAGAAATATGTCTGAAGACTCAGACGAAAACACATCACTTTCCGCTGATGCTGATACACGACTTGCGACTTTTAAAGATAATGCCTGCTTTTTGGTAACACCACTACATAATTTCTCTATTTCAGAATAGGGTACATCGGTAGATCCAGGATCTTGGTATATTCTAATAATTGAATCTATGTACATTTGTAGTATTTGCAAAAACATTATATTATTGATACTCGATATCTCCACCGATATAATATTATTAAATTGTCCCTTTGTTATTTTTGTTAAAAACCCAGGATTATTCTTAATACGTATTGTACCACCCCTGTATCGCGAAAGCTGTTGAAGTTGTATTGAATTCAGTAATGCAGCAATCTTCATTTTTGCGTCCTGTTCTTCCAACATGTAATTCTCTCGTAATCCATCAATAATCTCTCGATCTGTATGTCTTTTATTCATCATTTCTACGATGTATGCCTCTTGACTCGTCATATCATTATAATTACTTACCCGTTTATACCTCAGCAATATTCCCTTTTTCAAACTCCCCTCGATTTCATTAAATACACTCGAAATACACTTTATCATCGTCTTTATTTCGATGTTTTTACTGATCGATAACTGTGAAAAATATTCGATATTTACTATATCAATATTATCATCATTAAAACTCTTAAATAATTTCATCTCATACCCACTTTGTTCAATATATGATTTCACAACCTCTAATACTGGGTTCACGGTTGCGATTATAATATCGTTCACTTCCTTTACAGAAAATGAGAACGTGAAATATGTTTTTACATGAATTGACCCATCTGCCTGAATTTCGCATATAACAGGAATCGAGAGATTATTCGCCTTGTGTCTTGGATTCTCATTATTCATATACGAATAATGAATGTATACTGCAACACTCTTTTTACGCGCACACGTTTTCATTAGTCTGAAAATATCACTCTTCGGTAAAAACGGTATTTTTTTACCACTTTTTGAAGTTCCCGATGTAAACAATTTATATATATTGTCTAACCGTTTTCCAGGATTCAACTTAATAAACGGAATATTCTCATCACAGTGAATCTTTTTAAACAAAGCGTCGAGAGATAAATTATATTTTGTTTCTGGGTGAATAATAAGTTCGATACCTCGAATACCATCGTCTATATATTCATGCTCTTTTGTTCGTCTCTCGTATATATCATATAACAGTTTCACATTCGATGTCTGTCTCATGAAATTTTCATTCATTATTTTATTATCCATTTCATGTAACTTTTCTCGATGCATTTGCAACGTCTCGAGAGAATGTATAGTCGTTAAATCAGAGTCCCCTTCGGACGATGCAATACTTCGCTCTGCTAACGAAAAACGCTGTTCATCTCGAAAAACCGCCAAATACGGGAAATATAATTGTATCGCATACTTGGTACTCATTACACGAGAATTCGGAAAACTAGCAACTCCTAATTCTGCCTGAACTTCTGGTTCTGACAAAGATTCCGTATATCGCAGAACATCTTCTGCAGTAGTTAAATATATTGTATTATTTAAAAACGGTCCCACATCTAGTAATACCTTTTTATTTGTCGTATTTATAATTTCGCTTATATGTGATTCCAAAAATGGATCCATGTATACCGCATCAAACGGATTAACGGAATAAGGATAATCATGTGAAACTGAACTAAGTTCTTGCCCCATCACTACATTCATAAATCGCGGGGCTTCTTCTAATTTTAAATTCAAAATATTTGAATATCCGTAATTTCCTGTTTCTGGCGATGGATCTCCCAACTTAGTAAAATCAGTATATTGTCTTGCAACATCTTCTGATAAATCTGCACCACCATAATCAACTACTTCTTTTGGGTGGTTGTCTATATTCAACAGAAAATTTTGTATACGAATTGGGGTTATTTCCATTTTCCCGTTGGAGGTAAGCTGATCGTTTATGTGAGTACTTTTAAGATTTTTCACTTGCTTACAAAACATATATAAATCACCATATGTGAGTCGAAGTGACACACGCGTGTGAATTAATAATTTCTTTTTTATGGTTTCAATCGAATCATCCGGATATATTCTTTCAGGCAAAAATACCACATTAATATTCGTTTCTTTTATAGAATTTAATTCATATTTACTAAATATGTTTTTAAATATTTCATGTTTTGGATCACTTTTAAAGTGTTCATTTACATTAATCGTTCTTGTTTCGTCGTCTTCTGTAATATCATATTCAACTTCTCCAAAGAATACGTATAATGTATTATCTGAAATAGTTAATAATGGTTGTGGTACCGATGCCGAACTTCCTGCTTCTACTCCCATTCTCATCTCCGGCTCTTGTACCGGTGCTGCATCTGCCGGTCCCGGCTCTGTTGTGGATTTGGCACCATAATCAATAGGTTTGGGCTGTTGTATTTGTTGTAAACGTTCAGATAATACATCCTTATAATCGTTAGGCGAACGAATATGACATATTTTATATATCGGAATCTCCCTCCTTTGCATACGATTATTATATATTACCTACTAATCTAATATAATATATAATTATTTAATTCATATTGTTATTTATATCTATGATTATATTAACATAAATATAAATTCATATAAATTTATATAAATCACAAATCATTACAAATCATTACAAATCATTACAAATCATTACAAATCCATAAAATGAATCATGTAACCGAATATAAAATGATTGTTGCATTATGCCGTGGTGGCGGTATAGGTTTTCGAGGTTCTCTTCCGTGGCCTAAACTAAGTCGGGATATGCGATTCTTTGCTGAAATGACAAGTTCTTCTGCGGTACCAAATAATAGCGCGGTTATTATGGGGAGCAAAACCTGGAATAGTTTACCTCATTCATCAAAACCACTTAAATATCGCGATAATTTTATTATTTCAAACAGTAAATTTATTTCAGAAATTGTCGAGTCTGATGTATTTACTTGTAGCCCTGAGGTCCATTATATTAGACATTTGAATAAAATACCAGAATATACTTCCAATTATGATGTCGCATGGATTATCGGTGGTGCATCTATTTATGAGCAAGTAATTTATAATAATACATTCAGTATTTCTGAAATATATATCACATTTGTAGATGAACAATATGAGTTTGATACTATATTTCCACTAACGTACCAATACGATACAATCGATGAAATTTTGCAACTTCATAATAATTCACTTAATAAGAGAATTTGGCCTTGGTCTGATTCTGATAACATTCCAAAATATATATCTTTTAATAGTGATAATAATGATGAATACTACTCGGTAGAAGATGTTGATCGAAATATTATTTCACGTTTGACACGCGATTCCGATTTAATCGCAACAAAAGAACGACGTATCCCAAATTTGCGGTTCTTAAAATTAAAGAGGTTATTGGTTATATAAATTCGGTTTCAGTTTGTTGTAATTTTTATTATTCAATTACAATATATTCTTAATTATCATAAAATGGGTTATCGTTTATGGTCATTCCACAATATTCTTTTGGTTTTAATTTGTAATCTTCTGGCGTATAAACCTTTATTTTTTGAGCTTCGTCAATAATAAACCTAAAGTTATTCCAAAACTCATCTTTGTGCCCAACACTTTCCGTCATAATATGACTTAATTCATGAAGAGCGACAAAAGTTAGCGTATTTTCATCAATCAGCTTATTCCCCTTTTTTGTAGTATTCACACAAAATGCGAGTTTTTCACCCTTATTCTCACTATATGCAGTAAATTCACTTGTCGGTAATGTTTCACTCACTTTTTCAGGATTGAAATTGGTTACTAAACGTTTTACATTATCACGTTCCGGGAATGTTTCACCCATATGTTCTACAACTTTTTTCATTTTTTGGGTAACAGTCGCTAGCATATCTGCGGCTAATTCTAATTTGGCGCGCTCGCGAACACAATATTTATTACCGTCCACCTTTGATACGATACATTTCAATTGAAACGCATCTGATTCTTGGTAGATTTTCAGGCAAATTAATATTATGAATACGATAATAATATACCCAAATATACTTGTTTTAAACATGTAAGTGATGTATTTTTGATCTATTATTTATATATTGCTTATATTTTATTTTGCATTCGGAAACAGAATCTTGTCAACTGTCGTTCGAACGCAAAACAATCTATGAAAAAAGATGCCGAGAATGAATAATACCAACACAGGTTTCCATATTGCAAGGTCAAGCCATCTTGCGATTAAAACACCGCCGATTATTGTAAATACAACATCAACGATCGCTATATTAAATATGCGAAACGAATGCACACCTTCATTTGGTTTGCCAAAAATATCCTTATATTTACATAATCCGAGAGATTCAACCATTATATAATAATACAATATAACCTATTGCGATATTATATTATTACTAACTACAATTTATTGTTACAAGTTATTGTTACAATTTATTGTTACAATTTATTGTTACAATTTATTGTTACAAGTTATTGTTACAATTTATTATAATGTATCCAACCAAAACCTATGCTTAATTATCTTGTATTTTGCATATATAATTAAAATTAATGCTATAATAACAGGAATCGGTATATTGTTAACATTACCAAGAATATAGTTATGTTCTGCCTGTTCCGCCGGGTTGTCGCGTTCATTCCAGCGAATCACTAAAAGCGCCACACATAATAACACCAATATGAATAATGCTGAAAAATTAGAAAATATAGTCAACACGACTTCGCTGTTTATAAGAGAAAATATAACCGATATTATAAATGTCACTATAATTGCATTTGTGGGAGTATTGTAATCACTCAGCTTCTTCCAAAAATCGACATTACTTATATGGTTTTCCTTTCCAGTAGAGTAAATAAACCGCGACGCAGATAACAAAGATAGAAATGCGGTATTAAACATAATCAGTAAACCTGCGATATATGTGACTATTCCAGCATTTTTACCCGCCACTTTTTCGTATATCTTTGAAATTAAATTATACGTTGTCGATGCTGTCTTAAATTTCAATACGCAAATACCTGTAACAATAATAAGTAAGTAAATCGCTGAAGTCATTATAAGTGTGTATATCAGCGCATTTTTGTTGTCATTTGGATCGATTGTCTCATCACTCACCTTTACGATGAAATCATACCCATTAAACAAAAATAACGACAATATTCCGGATAACACGATAGAATCCCATGGCATTTCTGGCATGGTTACTACTTCATTCACGCATAAGCTTGGTGCACCCAATAATATAGCACCACCCAATACTGCCAACATCAATACAGTAATACTAATCGCAACTAACTTTGAAAAATGTATACCTAAGTAATTGATTGCACACATCAGCGTAATGATCACTATACCAAAGAGAATCTCAAATGTAACATTTTCACCCAAATGATATGAAAAATATTGGCTTTTGCTTATGTATTTTGTCATAGATATCACAATTGTTACAGCAGACAAAACTGCAAAGAGATAAATTACATATAGCGCAACTTTACCCATATCATCACCCATCGTATCCTTTATTGCAGTATACTCCATTATATTACTCTTATGTCGACTGTATATTTCTAAATAGACAAACCCCATTATAATCGAAACGATCGCAACAACAATAAATGCGGCTATTGTATGATTTCCTCCATAAAGAATCGACTTTCCAAGAATTACGAAGACACCTGCACCAACTACGTTACCTAAACCCATTAAAGTCAAATCCATAAGGGAAAGTTCTTTTTTTAAAACTCCGTCGCTGGCATCTTTGTCCGTTTTTATATCTAATAATGGGTTTGATAAGTAACCTATCGGCGTCAAAGGCTCCATTTTAATATTATCTTGTTGTTATGATATTGTATTGTTGTATTGTTGTTTTAATATATATGTATAAACAGATGTTAGTTTATAGATATAAAGTATATGACTACGCAAATAAATAATATCTTTGTATAATTACTGACCACCGCAACCAATCTCAAGAGGAGTGCGCATAAGATCGGGGGCAAATGTGCTCTGGTTCCAAGGGCCGACATTCAACTGTGGGTTAGGTGGCTCAGAACGAAGCTGAAGGTTGGCGTTCTTCATCGTGTTTCCGATAGTGTCGATACCGGTCAAGAACGTTGCGGAAAGCAAATTCTGGCTGGTAAGATCTCCACTTCCGGCAGGGTTCAAACTGCCCCACTGATTGTTGGTGTCGCGAGGAAGAAGATCGGAAGGATTCGCAACTGGCATATTGACGCCACCTGCGGGAACACCACCTTGACCGGTGGTAGCATCCACAACGGCGTACCCACCAGATGCACCAGTAGCGACAGGCATCGCTTGCTCACTAAAGGTTACCCTTGGGCGATTAGCGGGATCGCTCTGCATGGCATTCATAGGAAGGACCTTTTGCTCGGAATAGCTATAAACTGCATACACAAGAACAACTGCGCCTAAAATCACAAGAATGTGATTCGTGCGAAGTGTTTTCTCTAAATCAGACAAAAAACTCATATTATAATTTAATTGTATATAAAATAAATGATAAAATAATATATTTAAAATCATAGCATATAGATGCATTTTATAGATACATTTTATACATGACTACCTACGATTGATATACTGTGTATTCATAGAGCTATTCAACCTGTTCCCACTCCCGACCCCATTCCTGATTCCGATTCCGATTCCGATTCCGATTCCGATTCCGAATCTTCTAAATCATCTAACATATAAGCAGCTTTAATCTCTTTTGCTTCTAAATATGCTCGAATTGCAATCTTTTTCGCATCTTGTGCTTTTCGCTTTGCTGTTTTATACATTTCATACAACACATCTTTGTGTTTTTTTAATGTAAATGAATTGTCGTTTGATTCATTCATATTTTTCCACGCATTCGATGATTCCATTTTGTTGGGTGTCTGGGTAACTCCACCATTATTGCTAGATTGAGATCTCACCGAGACATTATTTTTATTATTAATATTATTTGCATCTAAATTAAATGTAGGCTGTTCAACATCGATTGTATTCGGTATGTTATGAAAATCAATATCAACCTCAGTTAATTCAAAATGTTTTAATGAGTCTCGATCATGCCCAACTACTTCATGAAGGGCCGTTTCTGTACAATTTAAAATAGCATCACTAATGGTTCGTTCGTCTCGACATACAATATTTGATGTATGTTCGCCTAAATATTCTGCTGTTTTTATTATATCGGCACTCTCATCTCTAATAAAATTATCATTATTACCATTATTACCATTATTACCATTATTACCATTAATTGTCTCTGCGTTTGCTGTGTTTGCTTCATGTTCAATAGTTCCACCGTTTTCATATTGTGACTGAGATGCGGTATAGTTGTTCTTGATAACATTTGGTTCTGAAATAATACAGGTTTCAAATAACGGTATATCTGGTACCACTAACACCTGACGAAGTATCAACTCTATTTGAAAATTACGTTTTGTAAATTTTATTCCTTGAAATTCTATAATGGATATAATTTGATGGTCCGATGTTACATATTCTACTGGAGCGATTCTTCTATTTTCATCGAACACCTTACATAAAAAGGGTTGATTGTGGGTTGACATTCTATTTATTTCTAAATTAACGCGAACCAGATAATTTTGGCCACTCTTGAATGGTCGAATCGGCGGTGTAAACGAGTTTTCTATATCATGTTTATCTAGCTCCTCCGTAAACCATAAATGCCTTTTTTCAAATAATAGATCGATTGAATATTTTTCTAAATTGGCGATCCAATCTATAAAATCAGAGTCATCATTTGTTATTAAAATATCTATATACGCCTTTTTACCTGCAACGACAATACCTTGCTTCGATCGCGTTTTATTCGTTTGTATATATAATGGTGTTTTGGTACCATTATATGAATATTTTGTTAAATATGACCCACCCACGATACCATTCGGCGATGTTAGTGTGAGTTTATCAAATTGAAATGTCTCGTCTGCTTTATGCACGTCCATTTTATATATTCAAATTATTTCAAGTATCAATTAGTATGAATTGAGATAATTTTGATCACTCGATTACGCTTATTTACGAATCTTTCACTTTTCATTTTGTGTCTTAAGGTTTATCCTATGTTATTTATTTACTAAATATCTCGACCACAACTGATTTCATTAATAACATTCAAAGACTGCCTGGACATATACCAAGTTCTTCACAGCCCTGATCTGCGATAAATTCACCTACTTGGTCTAATACGATTGGCGCAATATTAACTGCAGCATTCATGCACTCAGTTTGCACAGATGTTGGTAAAAATGTACAAATCTTTTCAATATCGGTTGTAATGATTCCTAAAACCTTTGGATTATGAAAAAGTGTCGTATTCAATTCCGTCGCTACATATGAGCACATCTTACATTCAACTTCTCCATTTGCGTGAGGCTCGTAATGGTATAATATATCATGGAGATTGTTTTGATGATGAGATGTCGCATTTAATTCAAGGGAGTGTGCGTTAACGAGGGTCAATCCATGTTGAGAATCGGATATCGGAAAAAGTTCAGGCAACAGAATTGCTGCCAACATAAGAGAAAGAATACGTTGTGGAAAAATCATTTGACTGTGTATTATACTAATATTACATAAATTATTTTAATTTAGTTTAGGATATTTTCGTTGTATATAATATAACAAACATAATGGCAAGAAATAGCAGAAGCAGCAGGAGCGGTAAGAGAAGTGGTAGGTCAGGTCAACGGCAAAATCAACGCGGAGGTGAGGCAGAGTATGCGAGCGCACACTCTAAATTACCTCTCCAGACCGGAGGTAATACAGAGGGAACCATTACTGGAGCCTCAGACGGTAAAGTTGTAATTTCCCCTGAAACGATGGCGCAGGCAAAAACCATCGCTGAGGGATTGTTGCAAAATTTAGGAAATAGCCAAAAGGGTGGTGGTGAGGTTTCTGCTTATGAAGCAGAGAAGGGATTACACGGAAGTACGCTTTCTGGCGGCGCAAGATCTCGTAGCCGCGCGTCTCGTCGGGGTGGAAGCAAGAGTTCGCGAAGGCAGCGTGGCGGTATGATGCCCGGTGTTATGACGGCAGTTGAAACCGCTTTAGTTCCTTTAGGATTGTATCTTGGCCAAAAGGCACTTCAGTCTCGAAGCGGCAAAGGTAAGGCGTCATACAAATCATTTAGCAATAGATTTTCTCGCCGTAGCAATCGTGGCCGCAAGTAAATATTTTATTAAGAAGAGAATATAAACATATTTTACATATTTATATTATCAATAGTCATATTAACGAGTTCATACATAAGAACCATAATCATGAGCGCAACTGGTAACAATAATAAGCCCGCACCTGTAAAATCTGTATTGCATACTACTCCGCCGACACTCGAAAAGAAAATACAAAAATGGGTTGAATTAGACGACGAAATTAAAGTGGCAAATGAAGAAATAAAGGATATTCGCACAGAACGATCAATCATCAACGAGGAGATTGTTGAAATCATTCAAGAGCGAAACCTATTAAAGGCGACAGTTAATATTAGTGACGGTAAATTACGGTTTGTTACTACAAAACAAACTGCACCACTAACACTAACATACATCGAAAAATGTCTTAAGGAAATAATCACAAATGAAACTCAGGTTGAAACGATTATGTCTTATATTAAGAATAAACGTGAAACAAAAACAACTACAGAAATAAAACGTGTCTATAATGAAAAACCGTCTCAAAAAGAAGGAATCCCAAGTGCTACCGTCGAAAATAGCGATTCCGATAGTTAAAATACATTCATGCATGTAAAATGTCCAAAATGATAATATATGGTTATTTCAAGTAGTTCAATTATAATTATTTGTAATCTATTAGAAAATGAGTCAATCGCAATATTTTAATCCCGAACATCATTTAGTATTTCATAAAAATAAGGAGGGCCAGCTCATGAGTGGTGGATATCAAATCAGTAATTTATTATTTGAGAACAAAGTTCCATTATTTGCAAAGGTAGGCGGAAGTGGTAATGATGATCGAAATAGTGACAATAATATCACCGCAAACTTCATTCCTGAAAAATTTAGCGACTTGTTTCGGGATTTAGCTGTACCAGCGGGTCTTTTTATGATGCCTCCCTTATATTCTACACGAAAATACGCATACGAACCACGCGATGATGAACCTAAGAATAGTAATGAAAATGATGCCGATTCAAACTACGACGACGATGAGAGTGACCACGAGAGTCACCACGATACTTTACATGAACACCCCACAAAATTTGCACCAACAGATATTTTTGATAAATTACTCGCACTTGTAACTCCGAGTGAACGAATCAAACACGATCATAAAACTAGAGGCCGACACCCAAAAATATCTAATAAAAATAAGGCTAAAACGCGAAGACGCCGTAATAACAAAAATTTTTAAATTGCCTCAAACATTTCACAATTACTTACTCATCGATAAGCATCAACGCCATAGCTGCATAATTATGCAGATCCAATAATGTGTCACGTATTTTTTCATCATTTACCAGATTAACACCGTTTTTAGTGATAGAAACCGACCTTTGTAATTTATCTTCTATTCGCATCAACACCCCAATCACACCATATTTCGCAAATGCATCACCATAATCTGCATTCTTTCTAGTGAATAATTCTAATCCCTCCTCCTGGATTTTCTTCATTTGTTCGACTCGCAGATTAGCCATTTGTTTATGTATAATATCAGTTAATTTACTAATATTGTATTTATTGTATTTATATTCATTTATACAATAGATACATCAATTTTACTAAAAATAGTTTTACAATAAACTCCATGCACTTTTATTGAACGGTGCAACTACAATATTATTTATTTTACCACGCATCTCATTTATACGTGCATCATGTAATGGATCGATCATTTTTCCCGCTTCATAATTTTGAATATTTGCCATTAATTTAGATGACGATTCATTCATCTCTGGTCTTTCACCGTAACAATTGACGCCGGCCTTCATACTTGCATTATCCATAAATCCGCCGTTTATACCTGGACGACCACAACTATTCTTTTTCTCAGGATTTTGTTGAAGGGAATCCCACGTAGACTTTTGTGTAGGATACAATATCATTTGATTATCTGACCAACCATACGAACACCATTCAGCGCCAGATTTATGCGCCTCCTCCATTTGATCGATATTTGCTAAGTTCGCACCGTATGCCTGGCAAAGAGCCTTTGCATTATCATAGTCATAGACACTCGCTGGAATGTGAAAGACTTGTTTTCTCATTTTTGATCCAGGAGCACTTCCTAAATCACCGCTTGCTGTAGGTTCAGCTGGAAAATCATTTGTTAAGGTAATTTGTGGATTTGATGAAAGCAAATTCGAAACTTCTGTCGTAATACTCGTATTAAAGAAATACTGAAACCCGTTCATTATTACAATAACAATAAATATCGCCCACAACATTATCTCGATAATAGATGCGTTTCCTGTAACCGGATTTGCACTATCTTCACCACTATCACCACCGAATCCACCTCCTAAAGCTGTGACAATAAAATAGGACATGGCAATCACTACAATTATTATAATCACTACCCGAGGGCTTATTAAATTAACATTTTCATCCACCCAATCAAAAATTCCACCTATTTCATTAAAACTAATTTTCGGAGTAGCGGTCTCCATATTATTCTGTACATTATTTGATCCGGACATATTCTTTCGAGTATTTAAAACTACTTAATTATTTATTATATATAGTTTCGATATTATTGTTTTCTAATATCGAAACTACCCAACAGAACAAAATATTACTAGTTACACCCGTTTACGATAAAATAAACAATATGGCATATTACTTGTTATTTTATCTCCATTCATCGCAACCGGTTTTACATTCTCGTCGTTAAAATTAAACCATAAATTATCTGCGGTTCGAATTGTTGCAGTATAATGCCCACCCCCACTACTATTACCATGATGATTGCATACTGCATATAGATCATATACATAGCTTTCTTTCTTATAACCATTTACAAATTCACTCATTACCAAATTATCTAATGGAAGCTCTACCGGAATCGTAACCTTTATCGGCCCTGATTCCGTATACTGAACCCGTTTTAAATCTATAATCATTATATTCGGTAAACTCCAATACGAAATACGCTTCTGGACGGATTGATACTGGCCGGTTTTATCGTTAAACCATGCATTTGTACCCTCCATTTTTTCACCATGACAATAATGTTTAAAACAATCATATAATGATGGAACCCGCGTTTTACCTGTTGAAATATCATGCACAAGTGGAATCGGCATACTTATAATTGAAAATGGCTCCGAGGATAAACTTAATACGTCCTTCGATGTAAAATCGTCCGGCGCATCTATAGTTGTTATCACCGACATCTGAATTCCATAAAATATATTCAACATCTCTGAATAATTCTTTGTAAACATCTGCTTCATCATTTCATAACACTTTTTACCAATTATATCCTTATCATTATTTATATTTCCCGTGATAGTCATATTCACTTCTCTCGATAACGCCGTATGAAACGAATCCAACATAAACATCAAGAACTCTTGTACATCATTTTGGGAATTTTGTGTGAAAAGCTCCTGGTTTTTTAGTCTCGCAATCTGTTTCATCGAACTCATAAACCCTCCAGGTGATACTACACAATTTTCACTCCACATTAACGTTCTCAGTTTGTCCCACTCATTCAATAATACGGAATCCGGTTTTTTAGTTAATTTCTTTTTATACGTTCCGTCTTGCAGAAATCGGTTCAACTCATATGTATGCGAAAGCGCCTGAAGACATGAATTCACAAAACATGTATTTCCTAAATTCATTAACCCGGTTTGTCCCATGCCAGCAAATTCCTTAAATCGCGAGGAAGCCGCCGGTAATTCTTGTTTCGCTGATTGTGACGTCATTAATATAAATTTTACAATACTACTACTTACTTCACAATTTATATTTAACTTGTTTATCAGATAATCATATAAAATTGAAATTACATTTTTAATCAATACTATATGCATCGACTCTTGCGAACTGCATTTAGAATATGGTATTAATGGGAGAAGTTTTTGTAATGGGGGGTGCATTCATTACGATATTTGCAATATTGATATGTTGTATTAATGTCGCCGATGATACCAGTAACAGTAAGTACAGCCGCGCCCGTGCCCGAGCCCGTCGTGAACGACAACTTCGCGATCGTCGTCGTGCTCTAAATTGATGAATACACTTACCCCATCTATAAATAATTGCTGGTTTATAGATTACACTTTTTATTCTATACAATAAAATTCTGTATCAAAAAGCAATATAAAACATACATGTATATATCTATTAATCAGATACTTATTATATCAATCAAATGAGTGCTCCAAACGATAATATACGACCGGACCAAGGCATTAGTCCTCAAAATAGTGTAAACAACGAAAATGTTCAACCTAATACGCCGAGAAGAGAGGAAACCAGAACTGGTCGAAGAAGAAGTGATAGATATTATTCACAATTTCATATTAACCAATTTTATGATGCAGCTGATGACGAACAATATTATACCGAGGAATATGTATCATTTATACAAAGATACGGACAATTTGTTGCAAATAGTAATGCGATGTTTGCACGGATCGAACAAGGTTTACGAAATAACATAACCCGTAGTATAACTAGAGAATATTTTTACTATAATCGTTATCATATTTTGCGCGGTCAACATTCAACTCATCTACCGTCATCTGAAATACCCACACGCACCCCTCCTGAACACGATAGTCCATCTGTTCGTGAAGCCCCAGCGGCCCCAGCGGCCCCAGCGCCACCAGGAGAAGAACTACCATCTATAACTAGAAGTATTACTACAGCATTACTTGATATTATAAATCGAGCAAATAATACACGAGTTTCTAATGATGACGAAATCAATCACAATCGGCGAAACAACAACAATAACCACGCCAACAACAACAATAACCACACCAACAACAACAACAACCGAGCAACTGGACAACCACGAAACCGAGATCATTCCAATCCAAGACAGCCATACGCATTTTTCTTTGATTTAACAGCCGGTCTCGATGGGAACACTATTGTCAATAGTTTGTTCAACGAGAGAGATACAAATATACCAACCGAACAACAAATTCGATCAGGTACAGTAAATACTATTTTTTCACGGATACCGCCAACACCACAAAGAAATACGACTTGTGCAATTTCACACGAAGAATTTACAGATACAAGCGAAGTCACTCAAATTCGTGGTTGTTCACATATTTTCAAACCGTCCAGTTTAGCACGATGGCTTCGAACAAATTCTACATGCCCTATGTGCAGATATGATATTCGAGATTATCAAAATGTTTCTCCACCATCTACTACTACTGCTACTGCAGAAGGCGTCGCTTCAAATCCAACAAATATTCCAAATCGTCGTCCAGATTTAGCAACCATAACATCAATACTTACTAATAATAATAATATTAATGATATTTACAATAGAATTATCGATAATTCGAGCAATTTTACTAATGCTGTAATCGAAAATATAAATGATGATGAAATTACATTTTCATATGATTTGCCATCGATGCCTCACGCTCGCTTCAACCGAATGATTGAAAATAACGAGAACGACAATAACGAGAACGACAATAACGAGAACGACAATAACTATAACGATCTTGATTATAACGATATTGAGGAAGTTGATTGATTATAATAAAATATAATATTATTGTATAAACTTGATTGAAATGGATAATATTTCAGAAGATAGTAAACACAATAGTGTTAAAAGTAAAAGTAGCACGCGAGCCTCGAACAGTTCGCGGCGCAGCTCTCGTTCAAATGAAAGTGCAAAGGGTATGAAATCAATAAACCTTCTAGACTTTATGCCGTTACATTCGAAACTAGCAATAGATATTACACTTCTTGCACTTAGTTTAGAAAAACACGCGATTAATAATCCCAAAGATGATATTTATAACAAAATCAAAGACAACAAGACATTTAAAATGTTTTTCAAGGCACTTGATCACAGTTTTAATGGAATTAATCAAAAGCTTTTTTCATATTTATTTATTTCTATGATTTTATGCACCTCTAAAAATATGGATTTTTCGTTTAAAGAATTTGGTTTTGTTGAATATGATGGTGAGTTACAGAAATATACAAAGGAGTTTTCATCGTACGTTTTAGAAGAACTATCGTTCGGCGTTGTTGAAACTCCGATAGATAAACAAGATACTAATGTATCATCAAGAAGGTCCTCCACTAAAATACACAAACCAGGTAAATTAAATAGTACAGTCAACAAACGCAAGAATATTTTCGGCGGGAAAAAAACATCGAGGGTTCGGTCACTAAAATATAGACAAACCGGTGGTTGGATCGATTTATTACTTACTTTGTTAGTCACAATATTTGCTCGTTATGGGCCAACCCGTAGTCGTCGTTATCTTCGCGTTACCTTACCGATTATGTTTATGTACTTTATGTATTCAGTTTTTAGTGTATGGAATAACTACCGTCACATATTTAGTCCAAATGGATTGTTTGGTGCTGATGAAGCCGCAACAAGTTATTCCGGTTTAATGGGTACTACTTCTGCCGCATTAGTTAATTCGATGTCTCCACAAGATCAACAGCTTGTAAGAAGTCATCTAAGTGGAATCGGTAATAGAATTAATGCGCTTCCTCTCGAAGTTGAAAGATTCATGGGTAATCGCCATTTTGAACCATCTATTGGTCAAATACTTGGTATAGTTGTTGGTTTTTTCGGGTTGCGTGAAGGAGCAATCGATCAGATCGCTCCGGTTATTAATAGAGCTTTGACTGAATTCATGACTTCAGAATATTATACTGTTACAGTTCGTCATATTCAACAGTTTGCGTCAGAGATCGCGCAAAGATCGACCGCTTCTATTGCGCGAACACGAACCGCTCCTCAATCTACAGGAGTTATGGGAGTTGTTAGAAGAATATCTGGAATGTTCGGTTTTGATATTGCTGGCGTTGATGATCAATTAGGCGATGTTTTGTATAATACTGTTAATGCACAACAAATTTCTAGTGATGTTCTCCAAACTATTCTGCGTAATTCTCGAATTGCAATCACTCGACTTACAGAGGATTTTACTGGAGTCATCGAGATGGAAACAACGCGTTTTAGAACTAGATTAGACCGACACGGGTTCGGTCTTCGTCATGCTTTAGTCGGTACATTTATATCAGGTTATTGGTTATATTTATATTTACAATATTGTAGAGAAGTTCGGCGTAGGAGGAAAGAACATGGAACTGTCGGTTCCATATTTAAAAAACACAATAGTCGCAAGGACGACGACGACGGCAGCGGAAACGGACATAAAAGACTTGGAAACGGTGGCGATGGTGATGATGACGGCGATTGTGGTGGTGGGGCATGTGCTCCTAGACAATTGACTATGTAAATGGATCCATAGCATGTTTAAAATAAAATAACATTTAAATATATAACCTATTTTGTTATTTTATATATTTAATGAAAATACGTAATCGTTCTTCTAGAACAAATATGTTTAAATTAAGCCATAAGAATGGAGGAGGAGGCAGTTCTCCTTCAAGAAGCAAGCCTAATAGCAGCAGGAGCAGCAGCAGCAGCAGCAGCAGCAGCAGGAGCAAGAGCAAGAGCAAGAAACCTCATTCACCCACTAACAATCAATCACATGCAAATTCTAAAGAAAACCCAATTCCGTTTAAAAAGTTTTATCCTGTGGATTCAGCGTTATCATTAGATGTTGTGACACTCGCGACTTATCTTCAAGTTTCAAGCCATAAAAATCCGAAAGTTAAATTTTATGACCTTGTGAAAGATACTCCGACATTTAACGCATTTTATACCTTATTTAATAAATTAACAGGCGGTTTAAACAAAAAACTGTTTTCATATTTGTTTTTTGCGGTGGTACTTCATTGTTCAAATAATGATGACTATTCTTTGAAAGAATACGATATGATGTTTCCAGAATTGGGGTTTAGCGAGGAGGCAAAGAACATAAGTAAGCTGCTTCATGGTATGTCGAATCAGGTTCTTAAAGAATTGTCAGAGTCGCATTCTCATAAAAAAACATCATCGTCGCCGTCTAGATCTTCTTCGTCTAGAACTTCTCGAGTTTCACACTCTCGCAGAGTAGTTAAAACTGGCGGGAAACGCTTAAAAAACCACACTATGAAATATAACCAAACCGGTGGATTTTGGTATATTATAATCGCATTTCTTATGAATGCGGGAATCGCGTTGGGTCTTCCTATGAATATTGGTGGACGCGGTCTTCGCATAATTATATTAATGTGTGTTGTATTATGGGCACTTTTAGGAATTTGGAACAACGTACAACGAGTATTAAACCCAGATGAATTATTTAATCGGGCAGTACACGACGAATTACTTCCACGGTTAGCTGATGGATTTACTGCTGCATTTACTACTGCACGTTCTCTTGTTCCTCGAGAAGCTCGTGAAACATTTAATACGGATCCAGCAATAGGAACATTCAATACTACTGTAGCGCAGCTTTCGGATAATTTTAGATCGTTTACTCGTGCCGAGAACCCAAATGTCGGTTTGTCTTTTCCCGAATTAGTTCGTGTGATGGCCGGTAACTACGAAATCATTCCCCGACAACAATCCAGACTCGTTCAATTTTTTACAGGGTTCACACAAACTCGCGAATATTTGGCCATACAAGGACATATAACTAATGCATTTGAGAATGTTAGAGCATCGTTTTCTGCTATCGTGGCGAACACACCACTACGCCAAGTACCTGCACACAACGAACAAGAATCACTTATTGGTTGGCTAGTATCATCAGTTAGAAATGCCGCCATTAACCTTGCAAATGGTCAAACCGTCGCAGACGATTATGCATATAATTATGAAAATTCTCGAAGAATCGCGGATTTTGTAGCTTCCAGATCAGGTCAAGCATTACAAGAAGCATTTCGTCGTATGAATTATGATCTTCATGAATTTATTACGGAATCCAGCGCTAGATTTGGTGTCATCGTCGAGCGACAAATATTCGGAATTCGCCAAGCATTCTTTCATCTTATCTTTGCAGCGATGGCCATTTGGGCTCTGCTATAATCTACGATAAAGTACGATAAAGTACGATAAAAAATAATATTCGTATACACTTACTCTACTCGAATATTATTCCATTATTTCCGTTTGAACCAATCCGTTATTGCCTTATTTCCTTTATTTAAATTTTCTGCCTTTACCAGAAACTCGTCAAACAATAACGCCTTTACTTCTTTGTATCTCAAATCTGTTATCTTCTTTTCCTTTTTTATCGGATCTTCTATATTATTCGTCATCGTCTCCAGCATATCAGTAAATCGCGATCCTTTATATTTCTTCTGAAATGCCGGCAACTGTTCCAACACCAATCCAAACAATTGCTGCACCGGCTTCATGATTTGATTTGTAATATAGAACGAGTAATCCAATTGTAATTTATGTTTTTGTATATATTCCGGGTGTTCTATCTTATCTCCTTGAAGTGCTCCCTTTGCACTATTATGTATGTAGGCATATGGCATACGATCCCCTGTATTCGGCTTATTTCCAGGATCTCTTACACCCATTCTATCCGCCAATACCTTATGCGCAATTTGAGCGGGATTCTTATAATCCGAACGCAACGATTTCGTAATTATCAACTTTTCAATCGGACATTTCTGGTCTATCATAAACTGCAACTTATCCCGCAAAAACTGAATCGCTCTATCTATATTCTGCTCCTTCATTAGAATATCGATAATCCCACCATAAATCTCTTTCACAATCGGAGCGTTGTCTCTGCGCTTCAACACAATACCCATACTCTTCAATTTTCCCTTATTCGGATTCTGTTCATAATACACTCCAACATATCCCTTCTTCCTTAGTAATGCAAATGGGCAAATCGTTTTTTCGTAAACCCACCCATGCGGACCTTTTAAGAATCTCGACGCATAATCGCCCACCTGTTTCGCCAACTCAATCGTTATTTCAATCGCGTCCTTTCCTCGAATCGGAACTCCTTCCGGTGTCTCCAAGTTAAATGTAAAGAATACACTATCCGTATCACCGTAAATATATTCTGCGCGGGAATGCACCAAAGGATACGTCGCGTGACTTGTCGTAAGCATGACATCTCCGTATGCTTCTTCCACTACACGACGAGCATAAGTCAAGAGTTTACGCCCTGTTGCTGTTGTTGATGCCGCCACGTCCACCTCGTAAAATGTACTCGTTTTTGCACCACACTGACCATATAATGAATTCGCCGTTACCTTATAACCTAACTGTCGCTTATCTAGGATATTCGCCATAAACGCGTCTGTTTGCTTTTCTGCTAGCTTTCTTGTCGTCTTTCTCGCAAGGAGTAACTCTTCCAAAATAGACGGCATAATCCCCTTCTCTCCATTCGGAAATTGCGCGAAACGACAAACCTTTGTCCCACATTTCACTTTTACTGCCGCCGCCGCCATCTTCGTCTCTGACTTAGGTCGTGTCCATTTATACATATCATATGTAATATCCACGTATTTATATCCTGGTAAATTATCATACGCTGATTCACCTGTCTCGCGCATCAGCTCGCCATTCAAATCATATTCCTTCGTCCATACTTTACTATCATGCGACAAATTCTCGCTGATCATCGATGACGGATATAGCGACGAATAATCATTACATGCAACCGGGTTATCCAAGTACAATCCACATTTTGGCGGAAGAACAATCGCGCCTTCATATCCGGATTCACTTGTATCTTTATCGATCACCGGCATCAACGTATCCTTTTCACGACATTTCATCGCGACATAACTTGTCAACTTTATTCCTTGACCACGCATGACCAGAAAACTAATCGGGACGCTGCAAATCTTCGCCATCTCGACATATCCGGTTATAATATCGATCTTGTTCATCAGATGATGCACCAGGTTACAATCCTGAATACAGTATTTCGCAATAATCGATCTCTCCTTCGGACCCTCCTTCGTCATTCGGAAAATATCTTGCGGCGATACATCGTCTTTCGCAAGACCCCATCTTACCATCATTTTCATATCAGGTGATGCATACCCTTCGACTTCAAATGACCCAGATACTACACTAACTACCTTGAATTTTTGACCTTCTTTATATAAATCCGTTGAATGATTAGTTTGCTCGAACTTAACAAAATTACCCACACACAAACCAACCAAATTATTCGAATATACACGTGTCGTTTTAGTCGTCTCGATGTATTCCACGCTTTTTACTCCATCTCCGATGAAATAACTCGACACATCGTCTAATTTATATGAGGATAAATTGAAATCACGACGCAAATAATTAAATACATCGATCTGTAATCTTCCGGTCATTTTAATAAAATGCAGATCGTATTGACCACTTGCGAGCGCGATTTTTGTCTGTTCAATCGCGACATTATCTGATGTTATCACGGTTTCCTTAAATCCACCACCGCCACCACCGGACGATGTACCACAAAACTCGTCATTATTTCTCGACAACTTCAGAAACTCCGTATAACATTGTGTTTCTACCGAACGACGAAACATAAATTGGTAATCAAAACCAAATATGTTATATCCAATTATAATGTCCGGATTTTCTCTCTGAATCAAACGCGTCCATGCAAGTAACACCTCCGCTTCTGTATCATAACTCTCAAGCTGGGAATTCGGAACTTCTTTCTCGATACTATCACATGTATCCAGCGCTATACAGTGATTCAAATATGGTCGATTTCCATCTTGGCCATATTTTACAAACGTCGATCCAATAAACGTAACTTTATCTCCTTCCACCCTCGGAAATATACTTCCTAATGTATCGCTTATTAATGTTATCTTGGTTTCTCGCGTCTGCAATTTACTATTCAATAAATCAACCACCTTTATCGACAAATCAGGTGTACCATCGCCTCCTGCACCACCTCCGCCAACACGATTCTTTGGGGTGGTTTTCTTCATTTTTCTATTTCCGCCGCCGCCACCGACACCGCCTGTTTCACACAACCCAGAATCATTCTCCATAATATCATTCATATGCTCACCACCAACACCACGGTCGTCATGATCATCGCCATCTCCGCCATTTTGTTCGTCTTCTTTCGTATTTTCTTTCATCATTTCAAACATTCGTTCGATTGTATTTTCGTGCTGGATTATTTCATGCTTAATCAAATGCCGCAACTCTTTACCCATGACGATTTTACACAATCTCACCATATCTGCTTCTTTTGGCCTCCTCTTCGGATAAACAACCTCGATATTCGGATAATTTGGCAATCCTTTATATGAATATTGAAATGCCGTATATATCATGTGTGTTAGTACTTCATCGGTGACTTCTTGTGACTGCGACTGCGACGACGGTATTTCCTGTGTCGCTGACGAAACATCACGTACCGACTCTTGAGAATACTGCAATTTAATCACAGCGTCCACTATATTTGTCGCCAACTTCTTATACGTTTTCACCGGTATCGGAAAATCTCCATGACTACTACTCGCTTCAATATCAAAACTACATATTTTATACGGCACAGTCGTCTCTTTATCATTCAAAGGTACTATATCTTCATATGATATACGATACTCGTAGTTACACGACGTTGACGGTGCATCTATTAACCTCGTTTTTTTCAAAGAAAACTCGATCCAACCTGATGGACTTATTTTCTGTATGTGAAAGAAACGTAATACCGGCGGTATATTCGCTTCGTATATTTCTGTGTTCGTGTTTGCAAATTCATATCCATTCGGTTTTAGTCGGCGCGTTTTTCCATCACGCGCCGTATATGTATCTTCATACCATAAATTCTTCACACGATTCATTACTACCGTATTCTTAAACACTAACATCACGAATTTGTGGTTTTTACCACCATCAAAACCATATAACTTCTTTTTTTCGACAATCTCGCAATTTTCATGAAGAATACTCGATTCATGATATTTACCGATCTTCTTTCGAATATCTCGAATAAATGATGCCTTAATCGCATTTGTCCAATTTTCGGACACTTTCACATAGAAGAACGGGTGGTAATCATCTACAAATATTGAACAGGTCTCACCTTTTTCATTTATTCCAAACATTTGAATCCTAAATTCCTTGTTATCCTTTCGTTCCACGCCCTTATTATAATTCGTTTTACTGCCACCAGCTCTATCTGATTTCCCTGATCCAGATCCAGCAGATGCAACCGATGAATCGTCGCCACTTCCACTTCGATTGTCACTCGCGATATCTTCGTCGCAGACATGAAAATCTATTAAGCGAAACGACTCTTTTAATGATGAGTCCACCACTTCAATCAGCTTTTCAGGATTCACCGGTTCTTCTTCTTTCTTCTTTACTATTTTGAATTTTCTCTGCATATTTCCATTTCGATTATTTTCAGGCAAACGACGAGGTTGTGTAGATAATGACGACATGTTATTCAATTCTCTTCTGTTTTTTATCTTGTTGTTTCCTTGACAGAACTATATGTTATTTACTTGTTTCTTTATGTTTAGTTTCAATTTTCAAATTTAATACTAATTTATTTTATGAAATCTATCCGTATGCTATATTTCATAAAACTACGTTGTTATTAAAATAACTCCTTTTCAACCTTTCGGATCTCTTCAAGCGCAACTTTATCATCTTCCATCATTTTCTTCAATTTCGGATCAGCTGCTACCAACTCGGGTTTTACGAGTATAGTTATATATCCGATTATTGAAAGCGCTAAATATGTTACAATCAACCACGAAACCCATCGATATGAAAAACACGTTTTGTTTGCAATCCACACAAATAATACCGAGAATAACACACTTAATATCAATACGATTACAGTAGTTCCGACCACATATATTTCTAGAATATTAACCAATATTACGCATATTAAAACAACCGTCGCCAACGGGCAAATTGTAAAATGCAAATTCATACGATCGAATTATACAATAAACAAATAAAAATATTTTAGATTATTGTATTGAATATATTGTTCGAACGATACTATCTTAAATATGATGGTATATTATTAAAATTTGCCGGAGTTTTTGTTCTATTTGTAACACTTCTTACTTTGTTATTATGCTTACGTAACTCCTTATGCATTTGCCGCAACGTGTCTCTATGAAAATATTTAAATTTAGGCTTTGCATTTTTTATTATTTTTTTTATAGTCGACGATCGCTTCGTCGTTTTTGATGCCGTTCTTGATGCTGTTTTCGATGATCTTGTCTTCAGTTTACTATCAACCTTCGAGCTTGAACTTTTTTTATGTATCGGAAAATTATTATTGCTTATCACCCAATTCAACATTTCAGGGTATTCACGTTTTCCATTATATTCATCTATGCGCTTTCCATTTGATACAAACATTATCATCGGAACACCGTTAATGTCTTTAGGTATATTTTTTAAATTATTCATAATTTCATCATTATTATCCATACTTTGAACCTGTATATTTATGATGGTTAATGTGGCATTAGGATTTTTACACTCATAATTATGTGTTAATTCTTTTGTTATTTTTTCCCAGTCTTCTTTCATCGTTTGACAGTGTCCGCACCAATCCGCATAAAATTTAACTAATAAACCATCTGTATTTGACCCTTCTTTCGCTTTTTGTGTAAGAATATTTAACGCATTAACATCTTCTACTGTTTTTACTTCTATATTTTTTATCATCGTATATATTATATTATTAGTTAATAATTAATCATTATACAATTCATAATGTCTGATTTTTTAAAAAGGTTTTTTCCAAAGGACGGCGTGATGAGTGATTTGAAAAATATAATTATACCTGTTTCCAAATATAGCAATATAATCCGCGTTCTAGTAGTTATAGTATTATTTTTTATCGGCGCGTATATTACGTCGATTACACCATCTTCCGTTAAATTACCAGAAGGATTTGTAAATGCTGAATCCATGACTCGTGGGCGTGCAAACAAAGAAGGTTTCGAAAACGAAACCACTAACAGCGGAGATAATGCTGATACTAGCCCCGCTATGGGTATGGATATGCTTAATGGTCAACGATGCCCGAATATTCTCGTGCAACACGGCACCGAAATCTTTCTGTATAACTCGAAAGTCGCTAAAGTTCCCGGTGTAAATCCGATCCGATTTAAAAGTTTAGAAGATTATGGCGAGTTTATGGACTGGCTTCATGGCCGCGGTATTCGTTGCCCTATTCTATTCCTTCAATATTCATACGACACCCAAGGTAACCCCGTTTATAAAATTCGACCTTCTCCCCTTGATTTACAGGGCGGTCTTTCACCGAATGTCCCTTACTCGCCTGCTCCCGCTGCACTCGTTCAAATGATGGACGCATCTCGCGATAATCCTCCTTTTAACAACGAAATGTATGCCGGTTTTGATCCTCTTAATTTCAACATGGGCGACCATACCCCGCTTGATGCCGCATTTCGCGAAAAAGAACTCACTATGAAATACAGCGATAACCCTATGGACGCAAATTGGGGAGGCACTCGTTACTCTGAATCTGTTGTCAATTCTGGTGTTTATGCCGATCGAACACGCCCAGACGGTAAGTCCAATACTTCCGCGCTTTTACCTATGAATATGTCTTCTGCGCCAAATATTCGCTATTCTTCTTCGCGTTACGCCAGCGATGCAGTTTCTACAGGACAAGGAAATGAAAAAAAATGGGGACAGCCTGAACCTATATTGCCGGCATCGCGTTAATATTACATCATTATTCTTTTATGCTATACCGAATTATAGCATAAAAATAGTTTGTTATATTTTTGTATCAATACAGACAAACCTTAGGACGAATGACCAACGAAGAAATAGAATGTTTTCGGATTACACCAAACGATACCAATAAAACATATGAATACGTTTATTCTACTCGAAAAGTTTTTGAATATATTCCTTTGTTACGCCGTAAGGATTGGCATCATTATACCACAAACGCATATCAATATGCTGGAAAATGGTTGCGTAGTTGTTCAACCGGCTTTGGAGATGGAGCTGATTACTGGGAAGTATTTTTACTATATGATGGAACTGAAAATATTGTTTATTGGGATTATAATGCAACGTTGTGTTTTCGCGAATGTCGTTATTCGGTATAAAATGTTATTGTTTCGCATCGCCTGGAATCGTATGTACCGGCGGATTACTTCGTGTCTATATATCTACTACACTCTTCTAATGTGAGTTTAAACTTATTCATGGTATTCAGCTCGTTCATGTGTCGAATAATGTCTTCCATGTTTCCTTCACCATGAACCTCTTTTGATACATTTTTCAGCGAATTTACAATCTTCGCATTCACCCACTCGTCCATATTATCGATGATCTGGCTATAATGATTATAATGCTCGTCCATATTTAATGATTTTTGCGTCTTATCAGCCATTTCTTGCTGCCGTTTTGCAATCGTTATTATATCTCCTTCATTCTCGTCATCAAGAGGACCGCCGCTACCGCCGGTTTTATTCTTGTCTCCCCGTCCGGTCAAACCTTCAATCATGCCTATTTGCGTTTTAAAAATATACTGAATCGCGAAAAATAAAAGTATCAATATTATTCCTAAAACAAGGTATTTTACCATTACATCTGTTGAATGATCCTTTGCAGAAGGAACTAATGACTCCATTATACTTATATATATTGTTGTATACTTATTAATTATATTTACTTTACTACTGTGAAATATAATTAGATATTTTATTTACATTATTTGCGTATTGTTTTACTTCAGTTTTCTTTGTTTTTTACGAAGAGTTCTCTTTTTTCTTGGTTTTAATTTCATCGATTGTATCTTTCTTTTTAGTTTTGATTTATCAAATAATGTTGATCGCGTCTTTGATATTTTGTATAACGATTTTGAAATTTTCATATTTCGTATCTTACTAGGAATGCCGTAAATAAAATTATTTCCAACATTAGAACCTCCTCTTTTTGCGGATCTTGCTGCGGCTCTTTCATCTCTTGCGGTCTTTGCTGTTGTGATTGCTGGAGCAAATTGTACTCTTGCTGCTGCTGCTGCTGCTGCTTCTGCTGCCGCTGCCGCTGCTTTTGTTTTTGCTCTTGTTCTTGCCGCAATAGGTTCTGATGCTGATGCTGCTGCGGTTGCATCTGATGCTGCTATTGTTGCTCTTTCTGTTGCTATTGTTGCTGATGCTGCTGCTGCTGTTGCTCTTGCTGCTGCTGCTGCTGCTGCTGCTGTTGCTGTTGCTGTTGGTGGTTGTGCTGGTGCTGGATTTATTACCAGATTATTTTGCGTTAGACCAGGTACTGGATCATTATCAAAATCAGTAACTTTAACAGTTATATCTGCAACTTCAGTTATTTTTAAACAATCATGGCGTTTATTAACGTCAATAAATATAGTAGAATCGAATTCTATAATATAAATAGCTTTAATTTTATTTTTTTGAGTATTATCACTAAAATATACGTTATTTACTTCATAAAATATATAATAAAATCCACTCTCATAAGTTTTCTTCCTAATGAACAAGTCACCAGTATATTTGAATAGAGAAAAAAGTACGTGGGCTAATCCTTTCATTAAACATGTTTTAACAACATTTAACAAATTACGTATTCTATTTCCTTGTGGGTCTGATTTTAATCTATCAATTATATCTATTATATCAAAATTTATTATTTTATAAATTCTAGTTATATAATCATTCAATATAGTCCAAACATCTATATAAAGTGACGTTTCTAATTCAGAAAGAGAATCTTTGTTTAGGAATTCATTTATTTTATCGAAAATAACATCTAGTTCGCCATTAGGCGATGATTCAAAATTATCTGGAAATATAGATCGGATTGTTGTAGTTTCTAAGTAAAACAAATCTACATAATCAGTAGTTGTAACGATATCATCAGTAAATTTTTTTTTGGACTCAGTAACAAGCCCGTCAAATAACCCAGCCGGGTTTGGCCCACGCTGTTCTTGTTCGTTTAATAATGCATAATATTCTGCAGCATTTTTATATATTTCGTACTCAAGACTTGATTCTAATAAATAGTCCAAAGTGCCCATTAACCTTATTTTATAACATCTATAACTATCATTATCTAATTCAATAGAATTATCGAAAAATTTCAACTTTGTACCTAAGAATTCACATATTTTATCCCTCATCCTCAACCACCAACCAGCACCTCCCACCATATTTGAATAACTACTGTTTCTACCTCCGGTCTTAGGTTTATTTTGTAAGTTAAATATTTTTGCATAAAGACATAATCTTAACACTAAAGGATTAAACATTTTCAATTTTAACTCATTATCTAAAAGTTTTGTTGCAGGTGTACTTTTAACTATTTTATTATTTAAATTATTAACACATGTTTGCACACATTTTACGGTATTGTTGAATATTATTTTTTTAGCTTGATCGATACCACCACCACCACTAAGTAATGATAAATATGTTTGCATATTTCTATAACCTTTCATACCATTAACTCTGACGTCAAAACACATAACTAATCTTGCAAACTCTGTTATCGCTTTTGTATTTACATAAAATTCTTTAGATGCTGGATTCCAGCCGACGAAAATAGTAGGTTCCCCTTTTTCAGATGCCGGTACTATTGATTTATTTACTTGTATATCACTCTTTATAAAGTTACATCTACAACAAGCCATTTCATAATTTGATCTGTATAACTGTTGAAAATATTTTAAATCGTCTTGATTCTTCGCTTCACCAATCATAATTCCTGTTATAAGAAACATAGCACCAAGTTCAATTATATGTTCACATGAAAATATTGCAGGTTCAAATCCATCTATAGGTTTACCTGCTGCTGCCGCTATTCGATCTGTGTCAGTTTCACTATATCCACAATATGAACATGAAAATTGTTTAATGTCGAAATCCGTCATTGCATATTTGCATTGTGCTTCTATTCCAGCATATCCCAAATGTTGTCCTTGTTCGACAAGTCCTCTAATCCACCAAGCGTTAGGTAATATGGTTTTAACAGTATTACCAATAGACATTCCTATATCTCTCCATAACTTGAAACCTTCTACCTTATCAAATAATTTTCTTCTTACTTCATATGTTTCAGCCGAAATGATACCTTCACTTATTGCTTTATCAATTAATGTATCATTATTTAATATTATTTCTCCTTTATCATTTATACCTAACTTGTGAAACACACCACGGAGATTTGCAGCATTCTTCCCAAAAAGATTTTTACTTTTTCTTATATAATCAACATCCCAAAATTTACTTTCTGGTGTTTGAGCCATCTGTAATACTTGTCTTTGAAAAGTATATACCTATATATTATCATTATAAATCTTTTTTAATAATGATAAAATATTACTAAATATTACCTATGTTACTTACTTCTGTTTTTTACGAAGCGTCCTATTTTTTCGCTGTTTCGGTTTTGCCGATTGTGTCTTCGTTCTCGTTTTCGGCATTCTTCCAGTCGGTGTCCTTTTTCCCAATAACGAAAACCGATTCTTTCGCGTTTTTCTATTCATATTTGAATACTTAGTTGAATTCACTTTTCTGTTTGAACCGCCGAAACGGTATTTCTTTTGATCTGCAAGAAACAGTCGGCTTTGTATATCAACAGGATATATTTCATTGCTGCCGACATTTTGCATTACAGGATGGCCGCCAACATTTCGCTCAGCAACTGTTTTCGTTATTCCTTGCGAAATAAAAGAATAGCCTCTCTCGAACGGTCCTGTCGGCAGCCCTGAGGTGTTTGGAATCATGTTAACTCGAGTTGATTGCACCCTGTTTGTTCGTGCATGTACACGATCAGCAACTGTCTCCAAATCATACATTACTTCCCTGGAAATAGCATTCCCCAGATTTCCAGCGTCCGACTGAATAATTGCATCGAATAGTTCCGTCTTTATATACTCATCCTCAGCCACCGCCGGCCAGGTACCTCCAATCATTCTCTTATATATTTGTGATGATTTTTTTTTCTTTGAACCACCTATTTGTACAACATTCGCAGGTGGCGGCGAATCTATAGCATGTTTCATATTTATTTTTTCTTCCTCAATTTGGTTATTAGTTGCAGCATCTGCATTTTGGTTGTATAGTCCAAGTTTTGCCGTAACAGCTTGAATCCACTGGGTTCGTGTCTGAACCGACTGGGCATCTGCGGAGGGGTAAGCTTCGAGGGCCGGATTGACCCATTGTATAATAAACTCATTTTTCAACGCCAATTTCAACATACCTTTATGCGTATTGCAAGCAGGTATTATTACTGATTCGTCTACGTCATCCCCTCCGGACTTGAAGACCTCCGAGATGATGGCGTCAGTATGTTTTTGGCGGTCTTCAATTATTTTTTGTCTATAAAAATCAAAGAGTGACTTTTTTATAGCCGGAATCGATTTTGATCTCAAATCTCGACCTGCACCATATTTCATTTTCAATGCTATAGTAAATAATTCTTCAACAAAAGTAGGATTAATTTCGCCCAGCGAGGTGGCCATATTTCTTTTACCTTTAATTTCGTCGATAATTGGTTTAAACATATCTTCAAACATTTCATCAAAAATAGAATCAGGTTTGCCAAATTGAAGTATTATGAAAGTAGCTGCGTTGTCTAATGTACGCGTTTTTGTATTCACTACGACTTCTGTTTGGCCATTAATAAGAAAATTAGCAAGGCCGGGAATAGATACTCTTAATGCGGTTATTTGTCTGATACGAATAATTAAAGGAAACAAATCACCCCATTCTTTTTGTTGATTGTTAATTAATGTTACTAGTGGTGTTAAAAATAATCTTTTAATTTCTTCAGCTCTAACATTAACAGTAAATCTCCTATCAACGTTCGGACAATCATGAGTGCTCGCGCGTTTAATTTCGGTTAATGTACTTTTTAAAGCAGCATCATCAATTTCATATTTTCCATTATTATGACTATATGTAATCCATAAATCATCGCTTTTTACTTGATTGCAACATTCGTGTGATTCTGCATATTCATGTCTATGAAACTGTTCAATTTCAGCGTCATATACTTCAGGTAATTTTGCTGTTTGTATGAGACCATCATATCCTAGAGCAGTAAATGCGGGTAATACATGTTCACATTGACGTGAACTATGTGGATGAGTTCCGCCGTTGTTACCTGGTGATCTCGGATTATACCGATCTAGTATTTCAGTTCCACATATATAACATATGTTCCAGTCAATAACAGGAACGAATCTTTTTTCTACTGCAGCGCATTGCGATGTTGGGGATATACGTTCGTAGAGGTCCCTTACGGTTTTCTGTTTCCCCCCCGAGCCCGAGGTGGCGTCAACAAGTGACAGACCAGCGAAAAATTTAGATATAAATTTACTAGGAGATAATGTCATATCTGAGTCATTCCATGTTATTTTTTCAACATTTTTTTTAAATTTCATAAAGAGGTCGGGAGTTACAACCGCTCCAGGAATTTCGGGTTGAATCGCCGCCTGCGCCAAATTGTAGTATTCCTTTTCCAAGGCTGCCATCGCTACACGCCAATAAGCATCGACCGGATTAGCATTATCTGGAGATATGCCTAACTTGCCAATTTCCGCCTGAAGTTGCGCTGGTTCTTTAATGGCTGCAAGATTTAGTAAATCGACATCTACTTGGTTTCTGTTTTTAGGCATGTTCAACGATCTTTATATATATAATGTTATAATATATCAATATAAAATATTCTAACTGTTATATTAAAATATAAAATATCTCTAACAATTGTATCAACATAAATATTTATAAATCTTATCAATCGTTGCCTTTCCTATTTTCCGTATTTGATGTTTATCTCTTGAATTACTACTACTTTCTTTTATTGCTTCCTTGCCTAAATCGACAGGGTCCATATTTCCTTCTATTCCTTTCCCGTCTTTATTCCCATATATTTCTATATCTGCAAAACATTCCGCTAATATTTTCGATGGAGGTGGTATCTTATTCGTATTACTACTACTTTCTTCAAATATATCATTCTTTCGTTTCAAATCATGTAAAAACTCAAACATCGAATTATTATATTTTTTCATAATTGCCGCCGCGATCTTCGGACTTACACCTGGTATATTCGACAACATTATTTCGCCTATATTTTTCGGCGTAATAAAGTCTCTTTTCTCCTTCTTCACCGCTACTTCCGAATATCCATCATCACCTTCTCCTATTATCTTTCCAGGTGCTGGTGATGATACTGATGCCATTCTACGACGATAATATCCCAACCCTCCGCTGCGCTCCATTTCAGTTTCATTCTTATTGCTACTACTACTATTACTTTGTATCTTATCTGCAAAATTCACAATAAATGCCGCCGTTTCATCTGTATTCATCGTCCTATACACCGAAAATCCCTTATAATAAAGTAATGAAACCATCGCACTTTGTATCGCCGTCTTACTTATCCCTCCTCTCCTTTCATCATATTTCGAGAGATCTCCCTCCACAATATACACAATATCATGATTATGCAATATCGTATTTTCTAGCCGAAATGACTGTTCTTTATATCTACCATCTTTAATACTCGCAGCCAAGTCATATAACGTTTTTCTCTCGAACAACACATATATACCAGCTTCTGCTGGTGCTGTTGCTCCTGTAGCGTCGGTCGCATCACCGTGGTTGTTTTCGTTTTCCCATTCAATCGACATATCTCCTATCGGCATTCTTGCGCTTATTATTTTATGTCTACTGACTCCGCCTCCAACATTATCCGTTATCTTATCTTTTTCTTCAACTTTTTCTTCATTTAATTCTTCATGTTCGAGAGATTTTTCTCCATGTCCACCCCCATTCCCCCTCGAACCTTTTGACCCTTTCTCCATACTCGCAGGTATTGGAACCTGTATCGTCATTCCATCACCTAAATCCATAATATGAAACCTCGGTGCTGATTTGGTTTTCGTAGCTGTATTCAGTTTTTTTGATCCACCACCTATCTTATCCGTTGTCGATACGACATTTGTTATTTTTGTATATATCTCCTTCTCTCGACAATCTACTTTTATTAACATTTTATATCTATAATATCGAGTCTCAATTACACGTATAACAGCTTTCTTACTATGATATATTATTTTATTACTACATTTTACGCCTTATATTCTTTTCCAGAATACACTTGATTCACCTGATTATTCACACGAATAAATGTCGTGCATTTTGGAATATCTTTTATTCTCTTTGCCCCAATATATGTACACGTCGAACGAATTCCGCCAAGAATATCCAACACCGTTTTTTCAACCGAACCCCGATAGGGGATTTTTACCGTTTTACCTTCCGCAGATCGATGTGATGCTACTCCACCATTATACTGGTCCATCGCAGTTGAACTCGACATTCCGTAGAATATTTTATACTTCTGCCCAGTAGATTCATCAATCACGATTTCTCCGCCAGATTCATCATGTCCAGCAAGCATTCCGCCCAACATAACAAAATCAGCACCACCACCAAACGCCTTTGCAATATCAGCAGGCGTGGTACAACCACCATCAGATACGATAAACCCGTTCAATCCGTGTGCCGAATCCGCTGATTCGATTACCGCTGATAATTGCGGCATACCAACCCCGGTTTGCAAACGAGTAATACATACACTACCACTACCAATACCGACCTTCACAATATCCGCTCCACAATTCATGATCAGCTCTTCCACCATTTCTCTCGAAACAACATTACCACAAACAATAATAATATCAGGGTACTTCTCTCGAATTTTACGAATAAATTCTACAAATGATTTCATATAACCATTCGCAACATCAACGCAAACAAATAATGGATTCAATCGGGTAATAAGCGCGTGAAGTCGTTCTTGATCACCGTCGGTAATACCACTACTTACCATGTAATAATTCCGATCCATATCCAAAGGATAGTCTTCAAGTGCGTAGTGTTTATGAAAACACGTAATAATTTTATGACGATGCATCACTTTATACATTTCAAAGGTCCCGACTGTATCCATATTAGAGACAATAATAGGAACACCTGTCCACTTATATCCATTCTTAAATATAATCTCTCGAGTCAAATCAACTTCGCCTCTCGACGAAAGTGACGAACGCTTTGGGCGAAATAATACATCATTAAAATCTAGCTTAATATCTGTCTCGATCTTCATGTTTAACGTGGGTGTTTAATGCAAGCAGTAGGTAGTAAATACAAGTATGTATAACATAGTATACTTGTGTTTATATTTGTTATATTTATCCGCCTAAATAATATACCATTTTAACCTTTTATAACTTGGGGCCGGAATGCCTGGCGGGGCTTAATCTCTCGAGGAACTTAAATATAAAGTCCTTATTCTTTGCTGGTTCGGAGATAGTATTGCGCATCGCAAAACTACGCATCTGCCCGGTACCAGAAGGAATCGATCCACCTTTTTTATCACCACCGCCACTTCGAGTATCAGACCCTATGCCATTCGTAGAACTGGCGCCGCCAAATAAAACACGCCTTGCAACCTTGGAGTTCGCCATTAAATAGTAATAATGTATATATTATAATGAATATTTAAAATATATACTGGATTTTAGTAGCGCGGAATACGTCGAATTTACTTATTTGAGCAATTCTTAGTCCAGACCTGTCTACCAGTTCCACCGGTCAACTTGCAGTTGAAGATAAGATTCTTATCCTTCAAATACTGATACTGTTGAGCGCAAGTCTGATATTTGATCTTACCAAGGCAATCGCACTTCATTCCTCCATTTTTGTAAGCAAGAGAAATAGCGGAACTACGACCAACCGATGGCGCAATACCAGGCATACTGCCAAAATGGCAACCGCTGCTTGTAAGTGACGCGACTTGACGAACCCGCTTAGGAGCGTTTGAAAGAACCATTTTATTTGCTAATGAATTATAAATATTATAAATATTAAAATTTTATAATTGAATATAATTGAATTTGCTTAAATACATTTTTATATAGTATATACCTGAAAGAGTTATTGCTCTTCTATTATTTCTGCGAATCGCCCTCGATTATATTAACGTATTTACATTTACATCGACATCAAGATGTTCAGAAAACGCCAACAACAACCACTATCACAGCCATCTTCTAATAATACGAAACCGATACAAAATACTTCATCATCTTCATCTGAAACCGAATCAGATGAAACCGAAAATATATTGCTAAATATAAGCGAGAACGGACAGTCTGGTATCGAAAATGATCAATCTATATCGACCGGAAAAAATATTTATAATGACGATGATATTGTACGAGTTGAAGACGGAAGATACGTGTTCAACCCATATAATACTGAAAATATCGATGTAAATATTGCAGATGTTGAGACGATTCTTGCTAAATATGGTGTTCCTTCGCAGGTTCATAATATTGAGTTATATCGTCGGGCATTTGTTCATCGTTCTTATACGAAACGCCCTAAACTGCTAAATGAACTAGAAAACATTACATTATTGGACCAACCTGAAGGAACCATGCCACTTCGTACGAAGTCGAACGAACGTCTTGAATTCGTGGGTGACGGAGTATTAGAATGTATTACTAAATATTATTTATATCGCCGATTCCCTAAAGAAAATGAGGGGTTTATGACTGAAAAAAAGATCGCAATCGTTAAAAATGAGACGATCGGTAAATTTGCGCTTGAAATGGGTTTGCATCGATGGTTTATTATATCTAAACACGCGGAGGAAAAGAAGACGAGAACCAATCTGAAAAAATTGGGGTGTTTGTTTGAAGCGTTTATCGGTGCATTATTTTTGGACTTTAATAAAGTATCGATACGTGACGAGGATTGTTGGTTTGAAAAGATATTTACGTGTGGACCCGGATTTCAAATCGCGCAGATCTTTATTGAAAACGTCTTCGAGCAACATATCGATTGGGTCAGTTTGATTAAAAATGACGATAATTATAAGAATATTCTCCAGGTTAAGATTCAGAAAGAGTTTAAAACGACGCCGGATTATATAGAATTGGCGCGTGATGCAGAAATAGGATATACGATGGGATTATTTTTATGTTTAGGACAACCGCTTCATGAAGTGGCTGAACGTCCAGAAAATGCGATTTCATTTCAATCGTTGCCAAAAGGGTTTGCCAGTATTCATCAAATGTTAGAGATGAACGGAAAGGCATTTATATTCTTTGCGCAATCTTCACATAAAATTAAGAAGAAGGCCGAACAAGTTACATGTGAACTGGCTATAAAAATGATAATGACGCCCAAATTGTAATTCGGCGCGTTGGATTGTATGTTATTATATTTTATTGTATATATAGTATAATAACATATCATGCAAGGATCTAAACCTGCACTATTTTCAAAGTTAGAAAAAAAACCAAATACAGAAAGTCTTGTTCCAGCTAAAGATAATGGAGTAGTATTTAATATTAAGCGTGCTCTTCCCGCTTCGGCGATGAAAAGGCCCACCTCAGATAAAATGAAGGATTTTAAAAAATCACCAGGGGCTGCTGCTGTTGCTTCTGCTGCTTCTTCTGACCCAGGTGAATCAGCCGATGCGCCTATGATGCAACAAAAACAAGATACTGGCGGTGAAGAGGATATTCGCGCCAGAGCATTAAATGCTCAAAAAAAAGTTAGAGCATCTGCCGGTTTTACGGATAGTCGGCACAAATATGATGTTAATCGCGATGATGTATTAGCCAAAGCAAGTAGTTTACGTGTTGCCCCGGTAATATCTGCACCAGCTACTTCCTTGAAACGACTAGATCAATCCGAACTTGTTAGAGATGAAGATCTTGAAGATAAATCTAGATCGGCACAAAACCTCGCCGAAGAACAAGAACAAGACGAATCAGCTCAGGCCGTAAAACTATCGAAACGAGGAATATTAGAGAAAACTTCTGTTATAACAAAGAATAAAGGCGTCGCCGCCAGTTTGATAGAACAAGCAGAACGAGATCAAGAAGAAGCAGATGCAGAAGTGTTAGAGGATACGGGCGCAGGCGCAGGTGTAGCTGTAGCCGCTGCAGCGGCGGCGTCATCTTCTAGTTCCGGCCAAGTAGAAAAGATTCTCAAGGTTCGACAAAGAAAACCCAAATCTTCTTTACAAAAAGAACCGGTTATTCCAGTTTCCGCCGCTGCTGCTTCCGCAAAAGAACAAGTTGCAAAAATCGCCAAAAAGTCAAAGGAAGATGCAAAACAAGATGATAAATATGCATTATCGTTGGCGATTAGAATCGGAGATGAAATCGTAGCAGAGAGATTGCCCGCGAAGGTTGAACTTCCACAATTACAAGCCTCTAATTTTTACATGAATAATCGTGCCAAATTTATTCAATATGTGAATGCATTATTTCATAATTATCGCGAAGAAATCACGTCGGGTGATAGTGATATATCATGCGAAGCATTATACGGCGGGGACGATTCTGCGTCGGTATCTTTATTGGTTCATCAGAAAATCGTGCGCGAATATTTGAATATTTATTCTCCCTATCGTGGATTATTATTATTTCATGGTTTAGGTAGTGGTAAAACATGCTCGTCGATCGCTATCGCTGAAGGGTTGAAAACATTTAAAAAGATTATTGTTATGACTCCCGCGTCACTACGTATGAATTATATGGAAGAAATGAAATCAAAATGCGGTGATCTCATGTATAAAAAAAATCAGTTTTGGGAATTCGTCCAATCACGCGGTAATGCAGAACTAACTGACGCATTATCTGCTATTTTAAATATCAATAAATCATTTATCAGCAGACAAGGCGGTGCTTGGTTAGTAAATGTGAAAAAACCGAGCAACTATGAAACTGAACTCACCGCTGGTGAACGTGTTATGGTAGACAAACAAATCAACGAAATGATACGCGAAAAATACGAATTTGTAAATTATAACGGTTTGCGTTCAGACTATATTAAAAAATGGTCAAACGATTATACTCAAAATCCATTTGATAATAAAGTCGTTGTTATCGATGAAGCACATAACTTCGTTAGCCGAATCGTAAATAAACTTAAACGACCTACATCGATGGCGTATCGTTTGTATGATTTTTTACTTAGCGCCCAAAACGCCAAAGTGATTTTATTAACCGGAACTCCTATTATTAACTACCCCAACGAAATCGCAGTTTTATTCAATATACTTCGCGGAAATATCGATAATTGGGTCTTCACCCTCGATGAATCTAAAAGTGCACCTGGTGCTCCTACTAAAATTTCTATTGAAACATTCAAGGATATTTTTGGGTTAACGAACAACCGAGGTAAGGCACCCACAAAAGGTGCAAAAGCCTCGGCGGCTTCTGGATCTGGCGCTGGATCGGGTTCTTTTGCCACAGGTGTCGGTCTTTCCTTCGATAATATGGAATATAATGCTAGAAATCATAAATTACTTATAACTAGAAATCCATTCGGATTTGTTCGTGATTATGATCCAGTTACATCTCAATATAAAGGTGTTATACGCCGCGGGAACCCGAATGCTGCTATAGAAAATACTCCTAGCAGCGCGGAATCTGGTGCTGGTGCTGGTCCAGTCATTTCGATCGATGATAAAACTGCTACTGAAAATGGTGTATTAAGCGATGCCGCATTCGAAAAAGCGATTATACAAAAACTTGCAGATAATGGTTTAGTCGTAGCTCGTGCTTCTTCAAACAAACAGTCTCCATATACCGCATTACCATCGAATAAGGACGAGTTTAATAGCTTTTTTATCGATCCCCAGACACTAAACCTGAAAAATCGTGACCTATTCATTCGACGAATTTTAGGTCTTACTTCATATTTCAGAAGTGCACAAGAAAAACTACTTCCGTCTTATGATCCGAAAACGAATTTTCATGTAATTTACGCTGAAATGAGCGATTACCAATTCGGCATTTATTCGCGCATTCGCGATATCGAACGAAACCAAGAATCACAAATGAAGAAAAACGCTAAACGCGGCGGGCCTGGAAAAGGGAAGAAAGCCGGCGCGGAAGGAGACAATACCGGCAATATTTACGAAGACGTTTCATCTACGTATCGTATTTTCTCTCGAGCATTCTGTAATTTTGTATTTCCAAAAGGTATTCATCGACCTTTACCTGGAGATACCGAAAGTGTCACCGGGTCTATTTCTAAAGCAGCGGAGCTCGGTGGAGAAATCGCACCCGAAGAAGATCTTGCAAAACGTGTAACTCGCGTGTTAACAAAAGGTGCTGCAGGTGATGCAAGTGGTGCTGCAAAACGCGGTAAAAAACCTAAAGCTGCCGCTGCCGCCGCTGCTGGCGGAGAAGATGAATCCGAAGTCAAAGAATTAGATGAAAATATGATCGATGGTGTCGAAGTAGACGAAGATCATGAAGAAACAATCATAACTGGCGAAGTGAATGATGATCTGCCAAGAAACCTCGAAGTGGACGAATCAGAATCCGGCGCCGCCGCCGAACCCGAACAAAAATTAAGTAAAAAGGCATATGTTCTTCAATATCAGGCCGCGATTGAAAAGGCGTTGCGTGATCTCGAATTACAATCCGCCGAATTTTTAACCCCAGATAAACTCGCAACATACAGCCCCAAATTCCTCCATTTACTTCAAAATATTCTTTCTACCGAAGACGATGAAGCACGCACAGGTCTTCATTTGATTTATAGCCAATTTCGCACATTAGAAGGTATTGGTATCTTAAAATTGGTTCTTGAAGCAAATGGATTCTCCCATTTTAAAATAAAACAATCTTCGCTTGGAGATTGGACGATTGATATGACTCCTGAACAACGTGCCCGCCCATGCTTTGCTCTTTACACCGGAACAGAATCACCCGAAGAGAAGGAAATTATCCGCAACATATTCAACAGCAAATGGAAAAATGTACCAAGAACAATACTTGATGTCATCACACCCAGTTATTCCAATAATATTTCTGGGCAAGTTATTAAAATACTTATGATTACCGCATCTGGTGCTGAAGGTATTAATTTGCGAAATGTTCGTTATGTTCATATTACTGAACCTTACTGGCACCCTGTTCGTACCGAGCAAATCATCGGCCGCGCTCGTCGTATTTGCAGCCATATCGACCTCCCCGAAGATCTTCGAACAGTTGATGTATTCTTATATGTATCCCGTTTCAGCGGTCGTCAAGTCGCGGTAGATAACGACGAATCTCTTAATATTCGTATGAGCGATAGAAGCAAAATCGATAATGTAACACCTTTGTCAACCGATCAATCTCTTTATGAAATCGCAAACATCAAGTCCCAGATTACAACACAGATTTTAACTGCGGTTAAAGAATCTTCGTTTGATTGTATGATACACTTTAATCCAGAATCAAAGGAAACTCTGAAATGTTACTATTTTGGATCTGATACAAAGGAAGAAACACTTGCATATAAGCCAGATATAAATACAGAAGAAGACGATAAAAGTAGTAAACTTAATAAAAAAACAGTCAAAATCGCATTACAACAAATAAACATAAGTGGCAAGGAATATGCATATGATAAAACCACGAATTTAATTTATGACTACGATCAATACAAAATGGAAAATCTAGTAAGGTTAGGAAAACTAGAAATAATACCTGCCAACCCGAAAACCGGTGAACCTATGAAATATAATTATATTCCTGATCATTAGTACGTGTCGCTGTCGATACACTATTAACTATTAAATTTTGTATAATTTACATATGTTGCAAATCTCTCGAACATCTCATTTTGCCTTCTATTCATTTCGTCAATTTGTACCTTCATTTCATTCACCGTCTCTTGTAATTTTATTATTATTTCGTTATTATTAATAATATTGCCATTACTATTATCTTCGCTCGGGTTGATGTTGTTTGTCGCCGGTTTTCTTTTTAATCTACTGTATATATCGTCGATATCAGGTGAATATTTCGCGGGTGGTGGTGGTCGTAGTGGTTCTACGTCTGCATCAGAGTCTAAATCTCTCGTCTTTATTACGGGTAGCGCTAGCGATATTTCGCGAATATCATTATCTTCTGCTGAATGTGTACTTATTTTGTCTGAAAATCTCACCTTATTTACTGTTTGAGGGGCAACTACACCCGTATTCGGTAATGGTGATGGTAATGGCAAAGGTGCCGGAACCGGTGATCTCATTATCATTACGTCTTGTTTTCCCAGATCCTTTGGAATAATCCGGTTGGTTATTTCTGTAAGATCACGTTCTCGTGCGGCAATTCTCTCGGCAATTAGCTTGTCCATATCCTCCCCAATCGGAGAGTCATTTATGTCGTCGTATTGCGCGGGTTGCGAATTTACATCTAGAGCAATTTCATTTGCATTATTCGGTGTTGGTTTATTTAATGTAATCGGTAACGTCATCGGTAACATCATCGTATCGGTTAATGAAGACGTAATATCCAGTATTTCTGGCGGCTGATTACCTCTCGATCGTAGTGGTTTTATATGTAGTCCCTTATCTGAAAAATCGATTGCTGGTGGTGTCGGCCTTTCTAAATATGCGCGACTTTCCGCCTCCATCTCACGTAACTTCGTGTCTATCTCGTATCTCTTCTGATTTCGGATATCTTCGGCTGTTATTATAGTTTTTCTCTCTGATTTTATCTCTGGTATAATACTTGCGAGAGATTCTATCGCCACTCTATTTAATTCTATTAAAGACGCATTAGGCGATGACGTGTTCGAGAGATTATATAACGTTGCCTCAAACACTCTCTGCACTTCTGGTAAAGAGACGTCCCTTGGTATTGTATCGAAAATACCTTCTTCCATCAAAAGCCCCCATAATAATTGCTTGTTTTCTTTTGTTCCGAGAGATTTTGCCATTACTATGATCTATATAACTTATATACGAATACAATTTATATAAGTTATTATTACGTATTATATGCATTATTATTATTCATGATTATTAAAATGGTACAGGTTTGGTTGGAACAGGGTCATCTACGTTAAAGAACTTACGCCTGAATCTTTGCATATATTTATCACTAAGTTTCTTGCTGCTGTCCAGGAAATCATGTACTGTCATTTTACCTGTAAGCATATGAATTATCATAAATAGTGAATATACACCGCATTCTGTATCATTTTTTTGATGAGGAACGTCATTTATGTATACTTTGAAGTCTATACCTGTTTCGGTACCTTGATCCTTTACCATTTTTATAAATTTTTTTATACGAAGTTGCGGTGCATCGCTTGTACTATCGAAAAAAAAGATTATCTTGGCGCGAACATCTATAAATATAGATACCCAATGTGCCCCTGGTTTATCATGTGTGTCTGTATTGAATATCACTCCTATTTTATTCTTTCCGTGTTTGATATGGCGCGTCAATTCAAATTCGCATAATTCATTCCATACACAGTTGCCATATTCTACGATCTCGTCATAATCAACTGGCGATGGACCTATGAATACAAACGACGGAAATGCATGCTCATATTGTTTCATAGAATTTGCAATATCTACACTCGATAACCAATCATTCGGATTCTTCTTCCATGTTTCTGGTGATTGCGGCGCAAATGTATAATTAATAATTTCTGAATCTAATCCACTAGATGCGAAATTTTGTCTTAACCAACACGCCTCTGTATTGCATACATTATTCATATTCGCTTTTAATTGACCCCATATACTTCTACTGTCTGTGTCTGTTATTTTCTTATCTGGGTGTCGTTTATTCCAAAGATTTTTAATTTTTTCGAGAGATTTTGACGAATAACATGAAAAATCATTTTGATCTGTATCTTCTTTTTTGGGTGCACAGGTTACATCATGAAACTTTTTTGACATATTTTCGGTACTGATTTCATCTACGGGAGCTTTCACGTCAGTTAACATATTATCCAACTATTAAAATACTATTATATATACGACATTATAAAAAATTGAACATAGATAAACGTGAAAATATATTCTTCATAGTTCCTTTCGTTCGTTTATTTCGTTCGTCCCTCTTTCGCTCATTTCGTATATTACTTCATAATGGTTTTCACTCGTTCTGCCTTGTCTTCTGGATCTACTAACGTGTATACCACGCCGGTTGCGTCTAAATCTACCTCGTCAAAAAAGACATCACCCGGCGTTCACGCACGTGCTCCTCGTAAACCCCGGGTGTGTTATCGCAAATACTTTGAAGACGATGAGGTAGAGGTTGTCTCGCATAATCAATCGCATTCCTCCTTTTCTACGCCTCCTGCTGCTGCTGCTAGTGCTTCCGCTGCACCCGCAGCACGCTCTATATTTACTCGATCTGCAAAAGAGGCTGCACTTCGAAACTATAAAATTTACACGCCAAAGCAAAAAGCGCCATCTACTAAGCAACCCACAGTTTGCGTCGAACAAGAAGAAACCCCTGTTTTCGTACCTCGACGAAGCCCTCGAGTCTGTCGTAAGCTGAATTATCAAAGCGCATTTGATGAGAATGACGACAGTAGCGTCTCTTCCACAAATTCTGAGACAGTTGTCGGACAACAACCCGTAAAATACTCTTGTCCGTATTACTCGGGTGAAGAAGATGATCAGGACCAAGAAGAGGTCTATTGCGACGAAGAGGCCTACGATGCCGCAAATACGTTGACGTCGCTGAACTCGTATCATGAAAAAGCTGCGTATGAAATTACGGAACGATGCATCAATCCGGTGACACCATGTGTTCGTTACGTCTATCGCTTCAAAGCAACATGCCCCCAAAAATCACAGCATTACGTAACGTGTTACATTCTTTACGACGAAAACACCAGGCGTTATCATTTGCTCAACAAGCACACCCTTCTTACTCCAAATGATGGATCGACTGATCCAGAAGTACACAGCTTGACTCAGGACTGGTCATTCCAGTCAAAGTATGTCTCTTATATGCGTGATACCATCGAGAAATATGTTATGAATGTCCTTATACACAAGTCAGTCCAACATGTTATTACTGCCGATTTCATCGGTCTTGTTATCAACGACGCTGATTACAAACGACTTTTCGACGTTGATGCGTGCTTTTACGACATCGAAAACCTCTTCACTATACAAAATTCGAGGCAGACAACTTCCGGCCATGAAATGTTTATTCTAACACCGGAAATGTACTATACCGAGAAGTCGTACGAAGGACTACAAATTCAAGATGCTCTTTCCATTCTCTCCGGCCAACACTAATATTATATTATTCATCTAATTATTATTACTATTACTACTATTATTATTATTATTATTATTATTATTACTATCATCATTATTCACTTGTTTTTTTATCTTCTTTTGTTTCTTTTCTGCATTATTCATCATATCTATATTGAATTCTTTTATTTGTGGAAATACCACTTGCTTTGGCGGTGGTTGTACATATAACTCTCCTGGTTTTTTTACTTTGACAAAATTATCCAACGTCGAGCTACGTCTCATAAATATCTTATTTGCATTATCTACGGTTTTATCTTCTTCGCCCGGATCATTATTATCCTTCTCATCTCCAGAATGATCGTCCTTGTTGTCATGACCTGTATTGTTATCGATACGCTTATTCAATTCTGACTGTGCACGCTTTAATTCTATTTCAGAATTAATATCTTTATAATCATTTTGTATCATCTCTGATACATCTTTAAATTTAAGATATTTTATACAACGTTTTAAATACTCGTTAAATGGCTCTGTAATGTCCTTGTCATCTTCAAATTTTTTATTATATAGATCCTTCGTAAGTGCAATTATTCTCTTTTTATAATACTTCTTTTCCTTTTTGAATGTCGTTGCGTAATGAATACTATGACCGTCGTTTACACTTACGTCATGTTTAACAGTCTCGCCATTTGGACCTACTTTTGCTTTTATATATTTACCATAATGGCTTCTATTCGACATTAGCGTTAGGGTGTATTCATCAAAATCATTCCAAGTTGATGATAGCGAATGCGATTGCGATTGCGAATGCGATTGCGAATGCGAATTTATTTGAATATTATCATTTTCTTGTTCGTCGCATTTACTTGCTTCGTCGCATTTATTAGTACTAGTACTAGTAGTAGTAGTATCATTCATTATTATTATATATGATGTTATGAATACACTTCATAATATATCATACGATATTTACTTACACTTTTTTACTGCTATGACTTATTTCGGCGCTGTCGCATCGTTAAATGCTCTGTAGCCATGGATTCGGCAGTCGCGCGTGGAATCGAAAATCCTTCACTCGATGAATTTCCATTATTTTTCATTTGTTCCGGTTTTTTACCCGAAAAACCCTCCTGTTCAAACTGAATATGTTGTTTCTGTCTTTCCTTCTTTTTTAATGTATCTTCTGGGATATAATTTGTCGGCGGAGCAAGAGATGGGCCACCTTCACCTGTGCAAAAACCATCATATGTGCAATTGAGTGTTCGTAATTGAAACCTAGTAGAATTCTCAAAAGTCAATCTTCCTAAATCATGCGGATTTGGGTTCATCGGTGCAAAATTATCTGCGCCATTTTCAAATAAATATGGATTAGGCTGCGTTACCTCGCGAGTATCTATCGTCACTTGATACAAATCACTCGTTGAATTCGGGACATAAACTGCCCGATCATTTCTCTGTAATGCAAAATACTGATTACGAAGAGATGATTCTAAATTCACTCGCTCTGCCCAACCACGCCATGGCGCCTTGGCATTACCTGGATTAAATACAGTTTCTGTAGTAAAATGCTGATATGGCGGAATACCTACAGATGGTACAGGTCTTTGCTCTAAAATAGGCATCATCGCATATTTCGACGATGTCGGACGAACACTATATGCCGGCTGTAAAACCGCCGACGGAATACATCTGTCCCTAATTCTATCATTTATTTCACCAAGTCGTTCATGATGATTCGAATATACCCCATTTACAACACCGTATAATTCCATTTTCGAAAATGTTCGTTGACTATTATATTATATTATATTACTATTGTATAATGTGAAAATATATTTATGTTTCCATTTTCGCTTTTCAGCGACATAAAACCAACAATATTATATTAAAGATATATCTATACTTTATATACTCTCATTCCTTACTGAGTTATTGCTGTATCATAAACGCTCTATACCATGTGTGGAATTTTCTATTTTGAAGCAATCTCTAAATTATCTATCGCTCAGTTAAAAAATCTACAGGAACAATTCGTTTTAACTAGCCACCGTGGACCAGATAAAACTATTTTCGTAAATGATACAACTCGCGCATGGGGGTTTCATCGACTATCGATTAACGGTATGGACTCCAGCGCAGATCAACCGTTTCAATTAAAGAATTGTCGTTTGATTTGTAACGGAGAAATCTATAATTTTCGATCTTTAATTGCCGAATTTGGATTGGAAAGCGAATACAAAAGTGGTTCTGATTGTGAGATTATTATCCACTTGTATCGAAAAATCGGAATCTTCGAGACGTTGCGCCGTCTAGATGGCGTGTTTTCCTTTGTGCTTTATGATTATGACCATGATAAAGTGTTTGTAGCGCGTGATCCTGTCGGTGTTCGGTCTCTTTATATCGGAGTCATTTCTCATGACAGCGGTTATGGCGCACAATACAGCGATATTATAAGTTCTTCCTTGAATCCAGATCACTACGCCATGTGTATTTCAAGCGAAATGAAATCAATCCATTCAATCTGCGACACTATTACTCAATTTCCCGCCGGTTGTTACATGGAATATAAAGCGTCTGATAACGGTGAAGTATCATTCCAGCCATATTATCAGTTTGTGACAATCGACGATTGCACTTCCGATTCTACACTTCATACGACGAATAGTCAATTTAAAAAACTGTCTACCCTTGAACAGAAAATTAAGTCTATACATCTTACATATTCATATCCGCCTATAGATAATCCATTTCAATCTACCGTTAGCGATTCTCTCTTTGAGAAAGAGATTTGCAACCGTCTTCGCGATTTATTCACGTCCGCAGTTACGAAACGCCTGATGAGTGAGCGACCTGTTGGTTGTCTTCTATCTGGTGGACTCGATAGTTCGCTTGTTACGGCGATCGTAGCGAGAGAATTGAAAAAACGCGATCCGAATATGACGTTGAATACATATAGTATTGGATTGGAAGGATCGGTTGATCTATATTGGGGGCGTCGTGTCGCCGAACATCTCGGTACAACTCACCATGAAGTTGTAGTCAACGAACTTGAGTTTTTACTCGCAATCAAAGAAACGATCGAACAAACCGAAAGTTATTGTACTACTACGATACGTGCGTCCGTCGGAAATTATCTCGTAAGTAAGTATATCCAAAATGCAACAGAAGATGTCGTTATTTATTGTGGAGATATGTCCGACGAAATTTTCGGTTCATATCGCGGGTTCTTGAAAGCACCGTCTGACGCTGAATTCCAATCCGAAAATGAGAGAATGATCCGCGATGTTCGGTTTTTTGATTTACTTCGGTCGGATAAGAGCATCAGCGGTGCGGGATTGGAGGCACGCGTTCCATTTGCAGATAAAGAGTTCTTGACATATGTTATGCAAATTCCTGCTCGCTTCAAACGGTTTTATGACGGCGACGGCGGCCGTATTGAGAAATATTTGATTCGAAAGGCATTTGAATATGAGGGATTATTGCCGAATGACGTTCTTTGGCGGAGAAAGGAGGCATTTAGTGATGGAGTCAGTAGCCAAAATGGGCGAACATGGATTCAAATGATCAAAGAATATACTAATTCGGTGGTTCCTGATTGCGAATTTAATAATACGAACCATGATCTTTACAAATTGCATAATCCACCATACGACAAAGAAAGCTTCTTTTATAGACGCGTATTTGAAACATATTATGACGGGCGAGGCGATACAATTCCTTATTATTGGAGACACCCATTTTGCGAGAAGGTGCTCGATCCAAGTGCTCGATTGCTTGATTTCTATGTTACGGATAAGATTGAAGGACTGAATGACTGAATGACTGAAGGAATGAAGGATCGCGCGGGTATTTCATATACGCAAATAATAGTATCCACCTACATTATATGATGGATACAATTAAAAAGAATGCAGAAGAAATAGCAGTTATTATTATCTCGGGAATACGAAGTGTCTTCATGCCATTTTTTGATAAATATTCTGGATTTTACAGATATATTAATTATATATTTTACACGTCTTATGCTATTATTTTATTTGGATTTTATCATACTACGCCCGAATCAATCCCATTATTGAGAAATACAATATTATATATCGCCGTATTCATATTGATATTGCGGTTTAATCAGCTTTCTTGGAATAATCCAAAGTTTGCAATTTTAGGAGGAAATAAATTTAGCGAATTCGACCGAAAACTTATTTTTTCGTTATGCACGTTTATTTTGTTTACACATATCGTGAGTGACGCTGTCGGAGAATATGCGAAAGATAAAATAAATAAGGCCATTACACAACCAGTAAGCAAAACTGTGATTCAACCAATCTATCAGTATATCGATACATCTGGTGCTGTAGATAAAATCCCCGCACTTAAAAATATCGTTCAGAAGAAAAGTATTGATTCAGCCGCGGAGGCGGGTACTCGAATGCCTATATTACCAACACCAGGCGTTCCTACCGTAAATTCTTCACCCCTTGAATCATTCTCATCAACGTTTTCTATCTTTGATTCTGGTGACGTAGCACCGGCATAAGATGCGAATGCGATGATCATCATGGCTATTATTATTTTTGAATGAGATGCAATTCATATCATTCAAAAAAATCGAAATGTTTTTTCTACGAAATAGAAATAGTACGTTCTTTATCAGTCAAGATCAAACATCATCATAATGTCTCAAGTAGAAAACATACAAGAGTTACCCCAAGACGTTCCTGTTCAACCCATCGTCCAAGCACCACCACCATCACTTCAGGATAATTTAGATGTGTTAATGGGTGTCCTCGAAGAGAACCAAGAACGTATCCCCGAAGGAGAATATTTGCGTGGAATGAATGCACTCGGTTCTCTTCATCGAATGAAAAATAAAGCTGAATTCAAAACCGGCGCTCGTTTCATGACCCACGAAGAAGTATGCGAGGACGACGAAATGTTCGAGGCGGTGATCGATGTCGCTGAAGAATTGTTAATGGAAATTTGTGGCAGCAGTCTCGAAGACGAAGAACGTCTCGTAGAACAAGGTGAAGAAGTTGACTTGATCAACCAGATTATCGGATATCGCCCAACCGAAGGACACCCTGGATTCGGAGTTGAGCCAGTTATATTGCACCATGCAATACAATTGATTTACAGTCGAATCATGTCGGACATGCTGGAAGAATTGGACAATATCCGACAAGCCACTTGTAAGTGTGGTTGGAGAGGAACCCAAGGAAATTGGGAACGCCATACCAGAAACCGTCGCCATATCCGTTGGGTTGAACAACAAGAAGAGCTACCATTATCGGTGTCGCCGACTTCTCCTTGGGATCGTCTTCGCATGATCAGATCGGCAAACGACGACATAGTGACCCCTTTAATCACCACAGATCAAGAGACTGCACACGAATCATCGCCAACTCTACTACAACCAACACTTTCAGGTACTAGTCATTTGCATCAAATATTGGAGAATGTCGCATCTATTGGAAAATAACACGTATATAACCACTAAGAAAAATCTTATTTTTTATCTGAAGAATGTTTACGCGTTTTTTCGCGCTTGTTTGCGGTTGTTTCATGTTTAAATGCATTCAACGCAGACTCTTTGTTTATAACGAATACACGTTTTTTTCCAATCGATTTAGATATCATAGATTTACTAACCTTTCTTGTTTTATTTCTGGAATTGGTATTCGATGTTAGAACATTAATTTGTGGCCTTACCTCCTTGAAAAATAGTTGTAAATGAAATAATATGTATTTGCTTATGATTTCGTCTATTTCTCGCGGATTTACTCTACTTAATATTTTCTTCGAATCATAACGATTCATTTTAACTCTCTTCATAAGCACATTATTCAATTCGATTGCTGACATTTGTTTATGAATCTGCTTATTATTTGTATTTGCCAACATATATTGACCCCCGGCTGTTAAGCATGGTAATGATGCAAAATGTAGTTCATATAATTTACTATTTATAAACCGTGTTATAAACTGTTCAAATGGTATATATGAATGGTAACTCTGTAATTTAATGTAATAAACCTTCTCATCGACCATTTTTTGATGTAACAAATCGTCCAAAAAACAGATTTCAACATTTGGTGATAATCGAGAACATCGCAAGAAATCATTTACTGTTTTCTCATGTGTTGTTCGTTCAATACGGTCTGGATCATTCTTGGTACTATCTAATACATTAAATCCGCCGATAATTCTATCGAAGAACGGTGGTGGCGTCGTCGTTTTCACCTGCTGATGCAGTAACCCTTGATCATGTTCAGCGAGTCTTTGCTCTAGATAACTACGTATATGTTGAACCCATTTAGCGGGTCCTTGATTATTTGTATATATCATGACCTTACTACACACACCACTTTGTTTCTTTTTACGAATGTATTCTAATATACGCACAATACTCGTACGAAATACTTCTGGATATAGATCGATTAGTTCATTAAAATGAGAATATCCTATATTCGCGTTATTAAAAAACTCGATTAATGATTCAAAAAATATACCAAATTGCGCAAAACAACCTAATGTTTCATCTAAATCAAATACGACAACTTTAGGTTTCTTATCAGGTATAATCAGAGTAGACGACATTTATCGTCTATTATTGCCAATTATGTAACCAATTATATTATATCAATATTTTATATTATAATATTCTCTTATTATAGGTAAAATTTGTGCGTCAACTATGAAAGATAGTATTCATGTAACAAATTCAGAATATAATATAGATTCTGAATACATCGATAATGATATTGATGAAGATATGAAATTAACCCGCGATGATTACATTAAACTACTTCATCATTATCAACAAAAGGACTATCCTAAAAAAGAGAAACCGTCACCTATATTTGAAAAACTATCATTCAAAGACCTTGAAAATAAAGCACATAATATATTAAGTCGTAAATTTTGCAAATGCATAAACGGCGACAAACGCATGAATAACAAAGATACAATTAATACAAATGAACGACCACGCCAATATCTTTCAAAAAAACGTATAATATCGTATTGCACACGATCAATATTTAATAACCGAGGTTTAAAACGCCACGGATTTAAATGTCGTAATCGAACACATAAACTTACACAACCGGTAACTAAAACGCAGAAAAATCTAATATTATAACTTCACATCTGAAACATATTCTACTGCACGTAAAATCATTAACTCTTCTTTACTTAACCTTTGAAACATTACATTTAATTCGAATTTAATCTGATAGACGAAACCTTTAACCGTTCGTATCGTTACCTGGTGTAATCCATCTGTTATATTTTGTTTTATATTAAATATAGTTCCTCCAAGAGTTAAATATGGCTTTTGCGAAAGAGATCTTAATGGAATCCATCGCAATAGCTGTCCATGACGTAAATCATTCGGTCGTTCAATCACTCGATACATCTTTAATTTAAAGGCAAACTCTTCAAATTTTTCAGTAGCTAAGTCCAACGACGAGAGAATTTCCAGTCTACGCGATTCAATATCTTTAAATGTAGAATTCGCAATCGTTGCATTCTCATTCTTTGCCATCGCAGATAATATCGCATTTACGTCTAATGGAAATGTCGGTTCGTCTAATACCGACTGCAGTAAATCTTCGTCCGAATCGACTGCGTAATCACTATCACATGGCTGATACACGTCGTTAGACACTTCTTTGGGCTTCGAGGCAACCATTACACGATCATGTTCATCATTCATTTCTATATCGTCTGATTGGGAATCGTAGTCGGTTTCCGTCTCTGTCTCTGTCTCTGAACCTAAATCATCATCGCTACCATATTGTTTTCTACTACGTTTTTTTGGTTCTGGCGTCGGTCGCATATATTCCAAGTCGACAACGACTATTTTCTTTCTAGGCGCTGCTGATGCCATCTTTCATGTATTACTTGTACTATATTATTTATATTATATATTAAAAATGTATAATATACACACCATTTATGCAAATGTTTGATACATCTATCTACACAATATATGTTATGACTGAGATGCGATATTTTGACGAACCCGCGGACCGCCTTACTGTAGTGCCCGGCTATATATAGCATTTTCATTTTTAAAACTCATTTTTCAGTCACAAATTGCGAAAATGGTCGTTTTTTATGGTCCTACCCTCCCAAAACATGCAAAAAACACGTTTTTGCCCGATAATGCTCACAAAACACGAAAAAAGGGTCATTTTCTTATGGTCACACCCCGCGGACGCAAAACGCGTTTTAAAAGTCAAATGGCAAAAGTCGTTTTTGGACATTTATTTTTGTCCACCAAAAATCGATCGGAAATTGTGAGCATAAGTAGCCGTTACAGGTTTCACAGCCTTACTGACTATGCTCACAAAGTAGCAATTTACACTTTTGCGCACTTTTGCGCAAATTGTTTCGGCAGTTTTAGGCCATTTTGGGCCGTTTTTAGGCATTTTGTGACGATAAAAACAACATTTTTACTATAAAATGCTATATTGACCCCAAACGATGGTCTTAAAGTAGCCATGGGCCTATGCAAAATATACACGATGCTCACGATTAAAAAGAATATAGAAATTTATATTACTATATTATATCCTGTACTATTTGAAATATTTTCTGTGTTTTTATTTGAAATTATACTTGAATATTATTTGAATTATATTTGAATATTATTTGAATTATTTTCTAGGTATTTGTATCTTTTTTTCTAATTATATCTGAGTTTTTTTTGTATTTTTATTTGAATTATATTTGAAATATTTTCTGGATTATATTTGAATTTTATTTGAAATATTTTCTACAAAATGTCGAGTATTTTGATTAGTACAACAAAGTTATCTGCCCCGAATATAACAAATTTAAATAAATATATATGTGTTTGTAAAAAATCGTATGCACACCGGTCAAGTTATTATAAACATACCAACACATGTCTTACCTTTCAGCATCATAAAGTGCATAAAAACGATGAATCTATCACTGCTGTCGACGACGAATGTTATCATATGACTGAAACTACAAAAGCGCCGCTTGTTGCACCTAAAAAAAATAAGTCATCTCGCGTAAATAAAAAGTCTACAACCGTTTCAACCACTGTTACTGAAGATCACAACATGAACAGTAATAATAATAATGAAACTGAAGAAGAAATAGATTTCTCACCTCCCACATTTCCGTCGTTTGTATTACATAGCACTGATACGACTAGTCAAAAGAAACAAGTAGAACCCCGGAATACTGGAGGAACAACAACAAGGATTACACATAAAGATAAAGACAAAATATTATGTGAAAAAGATATATTGGATCATACGATGAGCGAATTATTAACAGAACAAAATGAAAAAATTAAAGAATATATCCAACAAATGATGGCGGTTATTTCAAAAAATAAAAAACGAACAGATAAATCTCTCGTAAATTCTCTCGTATTTGAACTTTTAGACCAGAATAAAACCCTGCAAAAACAAATTATAGAACTAAGCAAAGAACGGAATATTGTTGTTAATAATACCAATAATAACCAATTTAATTTGAACTTTTTCTTGAATGAACAGTGTAAAGACGCAATTAATATGACTGATTTTGTGAATTCTCTCGAAATCACACTCGACGATCTTACATATACAAGAAATCAAGGTCTAGTTGAAGGGATAAGTAAGGTTATGATAGATGGTCTTAAACAAATGGATCTGTATAAACGACCGATACACTGTACAGATCAAAAACGTGATACCATTTATATTAAAGATAATCACACATGGGCGCGAGATGAAGGTAATATTCGAATGAAGAAGGCATTTGTCGATATAGCAAATAAAGAATATTTTGCGATTAAAATGTGGATGGATTCAAATCCTGAATGGGAAAGCAACAGTACGTTGCAGGACTTTCATCATAAAATGGTGAAGAATGTTTTACATGAAATTAAAGATGATCCGGTTGGAGAAAGACGTATTCTGAAAAATATAGAGCGTGAAACGTTTATTGAGAAGTAATATATAATGTGGGTGTTGTTTTACAGTTTTTACTATTTTCAGAATCGGAATGTAATAAGGAAGTATTCGGTTTTAATCCCTTCGTTCGCAATAGATTTACTACTTTACTTCTATTAGAAAATCCTTTCACCATCAAAGGTTTAAATTTCGATCCGTATATAAGATAACAACGGGATTCTAATGAGGACATAATTGATTATGATATATGATTATAATATATGATTTGAGATATTATAATTATAAGAAACACGGTTTTAAAACTTGGTTCCGATAACCTCGTTTGCAGCCATAGGCTCAAAAGACATCATGCCACCGGGCATACCAGCTCCGACATTCTGAGCATACGTGCTATTGAAATTTTGTGTTTGCTGTGAAGCTTGTGACAAGCCGTAGTCAGCAGTACCGGTGTTACGGCCAGTAGTTGTTAACACCGGATTTGGGGGTGCCATACCACCACCGACCATACCACCGGGCATTCCCCCAGCATATGGTTGTGAAAGAGGTTGAGTTACACGAATAGATCCGGCGCCTCCTGCGTTAGAAGATGCACCACCGGCACCGCCGTTATAACTGCTCTCTCCTCCAAGAAGTTCAACTGCGCGTTCTACTAATATTTGCACCTTTTCACCTAATTTGGTCTTTATACTAAGGAGAATCATTAATATTCCTAAAATAATAGTTGTAAAGTTGAATTCGCTGTAACGATATCCGGAATATGTGGGAATAAATGTAATGAGTCTATGGATGAAATAGATGAAAATAAACATGTATAATATTTGACCGACTATTTCTGCTAAAATAAGTAATGTACCTTTGTGATCATCGGGTTCAGGGACATATGTTCTAACCAGGTACAACATTAATATGATTGGAACAATACCGATAAGGGTATATTGCACGATATTAAGTAAAACACCCTGCTGCTGCTCGTCTAAGCGAAAAACATGGTCAACAAAACTGCTTCCACGCTTAGAACCTTCCTTTACTGATTCTTCGAATGCTTCCATTTCAACGATATTATATATATAGTTGTTAATATTATTATGTGGTGAAAGTAATTAAATAGAAGAATATAGAAGCATATATAACATTATTTATTTATACATAATTATGTTGAAACGATTTGCAGAACTTAATAGTCGCCCCCACTATGTTAATTCGTCAACTACAACCACGGACGATAAAGAAGATGTTCCACATGAAGAATATCAGTATTTGAATTTAATACACGATATTATTAGTACGAATCAAGTTGAAGAAGGTAGAAATGGAATGACGTTGTCTATTTTTGGAGGTGGAATGGTGTTTTCATTAGAGAATGGTCAAATCCCGATATTAACTACTAAACAGCTTGCATGGAAAACATGTTTGAAAGAGCTATTATGGTTTATTAGAGGAAAGACCAATAACGCATTACTTCAAAATGTTGGTGTTCATATTTGGGACGATAATGCATCAAGAGATTTCTTGGAAACTCGCGGATTACATAATTATTGTGTTGGAGATTTGGGTCCTATTTATGGGCATCAATGGAGGCATTTTAATGCTAAATATAGTAATTGTTATGCAGATTATTCGGGTCAAGGTATCGATCAATTAGCCAATATTATCAAGAGTCTTAAAGATCCATTACAGCGAAATTCGAGGCGTTTAATAATGTCTGCCTGGAATCCATGTCAATTAGATGAAATGGCACTTCCTCCGTGTCATATATTGGCGCAGTTTAATGTGTCAAATACCAACCGATTGTCGTGTGCATTATACCAGCGAAGTGGTGATGTGGGATTGGGTGTTCCGTTTAATATTGCTTCTTATAGTTTTTTGACGCACTTGCTTGCGAACCATTGTGGGTTAATCGCACATGAATTTGTATATCATTTAGGAAATGCGCATATATATGATGATCATGTCGATGTATTGAAGCAGCAATTGGAATTAACGCCGTATGCATTTCCTAGATTAGAGATATTAACGAGAAAGGGCGATATTAATGCATATGAATTGGAAGATTTTCGGTTATTGGATTACAAAAACCACCCATCGTTAAAAATGAAAATGCGAAAATAATATAGAAATAATGTGTTTATACAGATTATAATATTTGTTATATCTTTTATAGTTTAGGAAGTTCAGTCTTTATTAAATTTTATTAGCGAAATGAGTGGAACTGCTGCTTTATCTGCTGCTAGAAAGCGGCGCGCATCAAATGCACCTGGGGCTATTCCAAATATAACACCTAATTCGTTTTCTAATACACCAAATCCTTATTATACTTCGTCTCCGCAAATACAGCCTCCATCATACGGTGGTGGAAGTGGTGGTGGTGGTGGTGTAGTTAGAGGCCCACAAGGCGCAGCAAGTGTAGTACCACCGAATATGACGATTCATGAGAATATTGCGCTTATTAAAATGCAAATGGAGCAACGTCTGCAGTTGATGACAAGTCAAGGTCGTAGCATGCCTCCGGAGAAGTTGAAAATGTTGCAGAAACAACAAGAAATACAGACGCAAATTTTAAAACAGAAGATTGAACTTGCACGAGAAATGGAAGAGGAAGAACAAGCGCCACACTTTCCTCAACAGGTTTCAAAACCAACCCACCCATCGCCGGTGCCGGTAGTCGATGCTCGAATGAAGCAAGTGCAACCAACGAATAAGGGTACGGGTACGATGCCGACTGCAACATTAACGCCTTTTGTTAGTATGACTAGTGCAAACGGTGTAATTCCTCCGCCGATTGTTATTTTAAAGAGTCACGACGATAAGATTGGTGAGCATGATGCGGTATTGAATGATTTGTCTAATCGAATGAATTACATGCATAATCGTATTGATCAAATTGAGAGGTCAAGTATGTCTCCTCGCCGTGATATGGTGGAAGCAGCAAGACAAACGGATAATGTGAATTCTGCAACGAATGAAGTTGGTAATGATGACCACCCAGAAGATGAAGAGGAACCTACATTATTAATGGAGGAAGTGATTGGCGATTTATTGAATAGTCGTGATTTCATGCAAGGTGTGGTTGATAAAATTATGAATGAGACAAATTTGGCAGATGTTGTGTTTAAGATAGATCCGATTATAAAAGAAAACCAGGAATTAAGATCATTACTTCATTCACAGCAGGAAATGCTTAATCAAATGAATACTATGTTATTGAAGTTCTTGAATTCACAATCGCAAGAAGTAAATAACTCGAATCATTATGATAATATGTGTGCTGGCGAGGAAGTGGTTGGTGATGTTTGTGATGCAAATGGTTTGTATAATGAAGTTACGGCGGAATCAACATATGTAGAGTCGACCGTTGAGACAGAACAAGCACATGCACAGGCAGAGGTCGAGGCAAGCGATACAGTAGTCGAGAATGAAGATGTTGAAGAGGTGGTTACCGCTGAACCGATTGAGCAGGAGGTAACTGATCTTGTAGTTGAACCGGTTGAAGAACTGCATGTTCAAGGAGACGAGACCGAAGTAACAAATAATGACGAAGAGCCAGAGGAAAACGATGATGGAAGTGGTCCAAACTTTCCAGACGTTAATCGACTCAAATTATTAGTTAGTGAAATTGAGGTTTCGGAATTATAAATAGTTAATGTTACATATTATTGTATGAATATTTCAGCCGAGAATAATATGTAAAATATGATTTAAGTATAAACTCGTAAATATTAGTATGTATTCATAATAAAAATGTTAATTATTTCTATTTTCGTGTTTTGTTTAGTACTGTTTCTATATATTCACGTATATTTTCATTTAAAACAAAGTAATGATTTAGAAGTTTATGAGATTGATCAGCCATCAAAGCAAAGATTGGAGGAAGTATGCGACATACGACAACCAACGACATTTTATTATAGTAACGACCAATTATTGTATTTAGCATCATATAACTCAATATATAGTAATTATCGTGCATTTGACATACAGATGCGCGATATTTCAAATTCAGTTTCATTTTTAAACGATAGTCAGATAACGACAGATGCAAATGAATTATATATACCGATCGCATTAAAAGTTGCGAATGAAGCATTTAAAAATGATAAGGAATCCAAATATTTAAGCGAAAATAACTCGGAATTCATCGAAGAAACTGGCGTTCTTAAACTTTTCCAATTAAACGATGAGTTTCTAAGACCATATATGGTCTCTAATTGTTTCTACGATTATATGTTTGCATCAACCGGGACACATACACCTTTGCGATATGAGGTGAATTATCGTAACTATTTTTTGGTTACACAGGGGAAGGCTAAGATTCGATTAATTCCTCCCAAATATAGTAAATATTTGTTTCCGGTGAATGATTATGAAAATTTCGAGTTTATATCACCTGTGAATCCATGGAATGTTCAACGAGATTATCAAAATGAATTTGATAAATTGAAGACGTTGGACGTAGAATTAACAAGTGGAATGATGTTATATATTCCTGCATATTGGTGGTATAGTATTAAATTCGTGGATATGTCTACGAGTGTGTGTTCATTTAAATATCGCACATATATGAGCTCGATATCTATTCTTCCGAAGTTGTGTATGAAAGTACTACAGAATCATAATGTAAAAAGAGAAACAATAAAAAAGCATACTTTTATCCCAACACCAGGTGAAACAGTTATGAAATCGACAGATTCTTCTAGTGATATGTCCGAAGAAATACCAGAAAAATCAGGTAGAAATAAGCAGCAGCAGCAATCGACTGTACACAATTACGAAACAAATGATGGCACAACAGATATTTCATCTTTAGAGTTTTCTCAACAGCCACCACCCCAATATGGAGAACAATTGTTACCTTCTTCACTACGAAGTACCAACAACCCATTTAGTGCTATGACGAATACTGATGGAATTGGTATATCTCCGGTAATATCTGCAGCCCTTTCATCGCCGTCGTCATCGATAAATAGTAATATTGTTGAATCTACGCCATTTGTTTCGAATCAAACAGAAGTAATTCTAACAAATGATGCGATAAAACAAAGTGATGATGGTCTAGTAGTACCGGCAACGTCTTCGTCTTTGTCGTCGTCTTCTTAGAGTACAATATAATATTACGAAGATTATACTAATTATATTGTACCAACTTACTTTTAATAATAATATTATTCAACCGGTCCTTCACTTCGGTGATCGATATAGAATCTGGTGTAAGTATATCTTTTAATAGAGATCTGATATCCTTATTGCTTATAGTTTCTATGACTATATCACAAACATATCCCTTGCAATCAAAAAAATATGGCGGGAATTTATAATAATAAGAGTTAAATTTTCCATAGATGTAAAGGGTTATAAATGCTAGTCCGAATGACCAAACGTCATGTTTTTGTTTGATTTTACCCCATCTATATTTTTCAGTATCTCTTATATCACGGATATTACGAAAATCGGGGTGGCAATACGGTGTGGTTCCACCGGTTCCTACTGAAACATTTTCTATACCTGATAGTCCAAAATCAATCAAGTATATTTCAAAGTTTTTATTTTTGTCAGAATGATTAAGTTTAAAATTATTCAATTCTTTAAATAAAATATTATCGGGTTTAATATCACCATGAACAACATTTTGTAAATGAAGAATTTCGATTAAGCACGCACACTTATAAAAAATATTAATAATAAATGTATTTCTTATTTCAAATAGATTACTATGAATACTATCGGTTATGTTGTCACCTACCCAATTTAATAATGAATCTGTATTCTTTATATACGGCTGAACACTAAATGATATGTTACTGGATACAAACAATCCGTTTAAATGATCTGAATAGGTAATGCAGCTATGTTCTATATTTGTTGGTATTTTACAGTACAAATTATCAAGCTCTATCTCATCATTCGTTACTGTCTTTTTTTCAGCAACATTAATATAACTAATAAACGGTAATACAATATTAGGTTCATTACATTTTAATTTTCCGACAACTTCCATTTCCGATTCGAAACTATGATGTGAATCATCGATTCTAATAATATAATTATCAAAATGGTAAACTCCTAGATGATAGTTTGATTCTAATGAATTGTATTTTTTTTTGTTATTAAATATATTATTGTGTAGATTGTTCGCGATGATAACATAAAATAAACGCATTTTTGTTTTAAAAATGTCATGGTTTTTTTCTTGAATACGGTTGTCATTTTTACAGCACCTATCTAATTCGGTTTCAAATTTGTCGTCTAAATTTAAGTTGTCAATATTTATATTTTTATCTAATAGACAAGATTTTAATTCAAATAATGAAATATCAAACTCTATGTCACTTTTATTCAATATGGATGAAAAGTATAATACATCTGATGAAGTATCTATTTTATGTTCAGTTACTAAAGTGGTATCTGTATTGTAAATAATACCCTTATCCATATTATGTTTTCTTTTATATATACCGTTAGTAGTATTATTGTTATTATATATATTATCGAATGTTTGTAAATGTATTTTGGGGCTGAAAAAATTGCGTATCTTATTCTTACAACGTGCAAAAAATGACGTCATCTATCATACAATATAATAATTACACTTTAAATATTATATTGATGTATACTAATTACCGAATGTGTTTTCTTGACAATATGTCACGTATAGAAATCCGTCTTTATTTTTTTGTTCGTCGTATAATGGACCAACGATCGATGTAATCGGATATATACGATTATTAATAAACATAAATAATGCCTTTTCGGCAGGGAACTTGATTCTTTTACGAATAATTTGCTGCAATTGAACAAGAGTTAAATCCCTTGGGGTAATATATTTGGATTTATCAATTGGATAAGACGCTCGATCTGACGGAGACGGTTGAATAATTATAGGAACACGATCCGGATATTTTTCAAGTATTAATTGCGATTTTTTCAACTTTTCGATATACTCGTTGCCGGCAGTTAAAGTAGTAGATGTAGAATTTGAGTTATTCATTAGTGATGACGATAACGTAGTATGAATGACGGTATTGTTTTGAGTTGTGAATACTGGTGGTGTTACTGTTGAAAACGACGATGTATTATTAGCCATAAATTATATCAAGAGTATAATATATTATAGTAATTAAATATATTTATATTGTTAAAATTGATTGTGAAATTATAATGATTATATGATAGTAGAGACAATAGAGGTGTTATCGAATAACATAAGAGAATGGCAAGTCCGGTTGATAATGTGAAACGAATAGTTACTAAAACTGGTTCGTTAAGTATAATGAATTTTATGACAAAGATTCCAAAGACGACGATAATAACTACTGCTGCAGCAAGTGATGATTCTGACAGATATAATACGTCATCGTCGTCGTCGTCATCGTCTACGGAATGTAGTGAGATAACCACATCATCTGGTTCTGAACAAGAAGAACATACACCAATACACCAAGCCGCATCTACTATCTCTGAAATGCGTGTAATACAGCCGGTTGTTCCAGTATCTACAATAGAAATGTCGCCAGAACAAGAACTGGCGTTTACTAAATATAAAGCTGGTGAAAATGTATTTATAACTGGTCCTGGTGGAACTGGTAAATCGGCCTTAATACGTGAGATATATAATTTTGCGCAACAAAATGGTCATAATATACAGGTATGCGCGTTGACAGGTTGTGCTTCTGTGATGCTGGGTTGTAAAGCAAAAACAATACACTCATGGGGTGGTATCGGTTTAGCAAATGGGGATATTGATCGAATTGTTGATCGTGTAGATAAAAACTTCTTCAAAAAGAAGGAATGGCGTAAAACGCGAACACTCATTATCGATGAAGTTAGTATGATGTCGAAACGATTGTTTGAAATCTTAGATACGGTAGGAAGAACCGTTCGTAATTGTGCATCTAGACCATTTGGTGGAATTCAACTCATATTTTGTGGCGATTTTTACCAATTGCCGCCGGTTGGATCAAATACTGAAGATCCGGATAATGCAAAATTCTGTTTTGAAAGTGATAGATGGTTTCAAACATTTTCAAAACAGAACCATATTGAATTAAAACGAATATTTCGTCAGAATGATCCGATATATTGCGAGGTATTGAATCAAGTGCGTGAAGGGAGAATAAAGCGGCGAACTGATGAGATATTAAAGAGTCGTGTGGGAGCAATATTGCCGGAATTTGCAAGTGATGGTACACCACAAACGAAGCCAACTATTTTATGTCCCACACGGAGTCGAGCAGATGAGATCAATCGCACCGAAATGGATCGTCTTGGAACAAAAGAAGAATCTAAGGAGTTATATTCTTATAAATTAAAGAATGTAACTGATTTGCCAACAACTGATAAAGAGCGGCATCAGCGCGATACTCAGACCAAAGAACGGATTCAAATGGAGCTAGATATGTTGAAAAATAGTATTTTGTGTGATGAAGTTGTGCATTTAAGGGTTGGATCTCAAGTAATGTGTGTTATAAACATGGAAGAATCCATGACAACTGCAAATACGCCAATTTGTAATGGAAGTCAAGGAATTATTGTTAGAATGACTGAAATGACGCCACGATTGCCGGTGGTTCGTTTTAATAATGGGTTGGAAATGACGATTAATTATCATACGTGGGTCAGCGATAATATACCAGGAATCGGTGTATCGCAGATACCACTTATATTGTCATGGGCGATTACGATCCATAAGAGCCAAGGCGCAACCCTAGAACGATGTATTATTGATATAGGTGATGCAGTATTTGAAGCCGGGCAAAGTTATGTGGCTCTTTCGCGTATTAAATCGTTGGAAGGAGTTAGTATTAAAAGTTACGATGTTCGAAAAATATATGTAAACAAGCGAGTTCGCGATTTTTACGAAAGTCTGAAATAATATTAGTACTAGTAATAATATAATTTGTAGATGAAAGTATGATAATAATGAGAAATAATGAGAAGACCTGCATACATACAAATGCAACAGATGTCTAATTTTTAGTGATATTAAATGAGTATAATATAGTTTGATTTATGTCCCAAAAATCGGTTTTAACTGTAGTACCATCATCAAAAAAGGTATGTGATGAAAAACCAGTAATAATTTTACTCCAAATACTTTTTGCATTATTTTTTTTGTGAGGTTTTTTATCATCATGCAAATTAACATTAGAATGTCCATTCGCGCCGATCATTACCATTCCTCCCGCACCTGTAGTCATATATTTTTCTTGGTCGTTTATAGAATAATGGTCTAAGTTATGATTGTGTCCATTTAGATACAAATGAACACGATTGCTGTCTAGTAATGTTTGGAAATCTTCGGTGTTTATTTCGTCGGCTTTATGGTGACCGATTACAAATACCCATTCATCTGGGGAAATATTTGATAATGTGTTATTAAACCAATTCAGTTGACTAGTGCAGTCTTGTGCAATTATATTTTCATGAAAAAAGCATTTGCCCTGCGCAGGAGCACAAGTAGGATATTGAACACCGCACGGATCCCATTTAGCCCGATCTTTTCCTCTGTAGTCATTAATACATGGATTTGTATCTAGTACAATTATATTTAAAACAATCGATGTATCGTTATTGTCTTGGTTACCGGATTCTAGGATCACACGATTATGGTAATATCGATTATCCATTATCCAGTTTGGTAATGTCTTATTCAGCTCTAACTGTGCATCAGGATTAAAACCATAATCATGATTACCCAAAGCATTATACCAAGGTATACTAATATTGCCAAACAACTCAACATAGTCTGTACTGACTTGCGGATCACTAGTATTTTGAATCCCGCAATAATAAAAATTGTCGCCGGTATTTAATACAAGTTTTGGGTTATATTCTGATGCATATATTTTCATGGCGTTTGCCGTATTTTCAGCATTTTTAAGATGGTACCCGCCAAGTGATGCCGACCCCCAGTCTCCTACAGAAAGAATACGGACATTTGTAGGATTATACTTTGGTGCTGCTAGATCTATGGGTAATGCAATAACGCTTGTTATTGAAAATGATGTATAAAATAAAAACGGAATTAAAAGAGAAAAGGGGGTATATTTTTTCATTTATCTAAACAAAGAAAAGTATTTTTGGGATAGAAAAGTAATATATCGTTAAAAATTATTACGACGGCTGAAAATCTACACCTTCCTAATTAGGAAAGTGGATAGATAAATTTTAATTTTTTCATTTTCCGAGAAGAAAAAAAATCATGATGTTGATGCGAATAGTGAAGATTGAAAAAAATTGAAATGCTTTTCATCACATTCATCTACCTCAGCGCATCGTTTCAGAACAAAGCAACCCAATCTACAAATGTCCGGATCTACTGTGAATACCCCCACCGCCAATACTACCGTCGCTGCAAAGTCCATGATCGTCGAGCGTCTTTGTCTTGTGTTCGGAAAATCTCATGAAGAAGTCGTTCTAGCGATTCAAAGCGAAATGACCGCGATGGAACAAGAGTTCCAAAGCTGGAAACTTCAACTTGGAGAGCGCGGCGATGACAACAAGAAAACCGAATCCAAGCCCAAGAAGGCTCCGGCCAAACCTCGTGCCAAGAAGGCCGACGCTGATGTTGCCTCCTCCGCTGTCGTGACTGATGGCGTCGAAGGTGCTGAATCTGCTGTCGATGCTTCTGCGAGTACCGCCGCAACCGAATCCAAGCCCAAGAAAGCCCCTGCCAAACCCCGTGCCAAGAAATCCGACGCTCCTGCTGCTGACGCTACCGAATCTGCTGTCGTCGAAGAAGGTACTACTACTGAGGCTGCCGAGCCCAAAGCCAAGAAAGCCCCCGCCAAACCTCGTGCCAAGAAGGCTGATGCGGTGGCGCCTCTGAACGTGAGTGCTGAAGAAGCTGCTGTGATCGCTGTTGAGGCTGCCGAGCCCAAAGCCAAGAAAGCTCCTGCCAAACCTCGCGCCAAGAAAGCCGCCGATGCTTCTTCTGAATCTGCTTCTCCTTCTACCGAGGAACCCAAAGCAAAGAAGAACGCCGCCGCCAAGCCTCGTTCAAAGAAAGCCGCTGAAGTTGTCGTTCCTGCTCCTGCCGCTCCTGTCGTCGAAGCTGAAACCGAGACAACACACGAGGAGACCACCGAAGATCAATTCGAAGAAGTCGAAGTTGAAGTGGTTGAATTCGAGTTTGAAGGTGTTCAATACCTTCGCGGCAAGGCAGACAACAAGCTTTACGACCCCGAAACGAGCGACGTGATCGGCGTTTGGAATGAGCAGTCAGGCCAGATTGACGAATGCAGCGAGGAAGACGACGAGTAAACAACCCGTCCAGAAAATGTAAGTACGCAAGGTAAGTTGTGTTATGTGTTATTGTTGTTATTGATTGTTTAAAACCAAAAAAAAATATAAGATTTGTTTGTTTTGTGATTTTTTTTTAACATATACATCAAATCATATAAAAAATTGATATGATTTTTATATGATTTATTATAATGCATGAACGAAATGAGTGGAATTGAATTGTTGTCTACTGGTGCAAGTGCGAAAGGGGGTAACTCATCATCAGATGAAGAAAAACTAGATATTTTGTCTCAGAATGCCGAAACGACAGATCCAGAACAAGCCGCAGTCGCAACAACGACGTCTCCAGTAGCGCGAACTCTCAAGATTCGTCCTCGAAAAAGAAAATCTCGAGGACCGGAACCCAAAACAATAACGATACTTACAGAAGAAAATCCACAAATCAAGGAGGTAGAGTTTATTTTATGTTATTTGTTGAATGTGATATGTCATGTTTTTGAGATTATATCGTCTGTAACTGACGGTGTATGGGACGGTGCGTTTGTCGCAAAAACAAATGTTCCACACATTAATGTGGAAATTCGCCTTGTAAAAGGTTCGGGTAGTTTTCTCGATTACATCGTTTATGATCATGCACAACCAGACGTGAATACATCGGTGCCTGTTCTTCTTATGGAATCTACAAAGACAACTGACGCAGAGTCTCGAAATACTGCGATATATCAAAGAATTACAAAGTTTGTTGTTGCGAAACTATATTATCCAGACACACCACTTGTCCTTTATTATAATACAGCACATCATACAAGTACCGCAACAAGTTTATTTGGCCGCCGCATGCTTGCAACACTTGATGTGAAATTGTATGATGTGAATGGTGCGATGGACATGACGGACTCTCCGCCGTTTACATCGGTCGAAGAAGTCATGAATGAAAAAAACAAAATGACCGAAAAAAAAGGTAATATTTCTGTAAAGATTACACAAAACGAACCCCATAACTACGGAATTACTGCAAAACTATCGAAGGGAAAGCATACTACTATTTGCAACGACCCGAATAAGGGTCTTGTTACAGGAATCGCTAGTGTAATATTTACTTTAGACAAAGAAGCAACGTTCACGATCATGAGTCATGGTGTTGACGTTCAAAAGCTTAAAAACGTAACAAATGAGAAATTCTGGTATGCAAACTCGTTGTATGAATTGAAACTTGATGGTTGCGAACTCTCGTCCAAAGGAACTGTTTGTCCGGATACATACTGGCTTATGGATACACAAAGTGAAAAGGCTTCTACCATCAATTACCATAAACATATGGAGCAAAACGGTTGGCATACAATCTATCATAATCATAGTAGCAGCGCAAGAAGTAACTTCGTCGATGAAGATGGAACAGAACATCAAGTGCCAAAAGATGTAACCATACCCGATGTTGTGGTGGGAAACAAAGAACGAAAGGTTATTCAGATTTGTGAAGGAAAAATATTCAAAGATCGTTTAATGGGGGTAAAGCAGCTAGACGAGCTGACCGACTTTATCAAATATACAAATGACCATTACAAAGGATACACCATCGAACGAGGACTTTGCCTTTACGCGGAACGACTATCGCAAGTACATAGTCTAAGCACACTTACATATCCGATCTTCTTTGCACTTGATTCCGCAGGTTCCATCTACATTAGGAAGACAAACGATCCGTAACTGATTTGATTCGGTCGTTCGCTATATCAAAATATTTTTTTTCAACTTCATAACCAATAAAATGTCTATTTGTCTCTATACACGCGACCGCTGTAGTTCCTGATCCCAAACAACTGTCAACTACAACATTATTTTCATTTGAAAATGTATTAATTAAATATTTAATAAGTTCTAATGGTTTTTGTGTTGGGTGTTGCGTTTTTCCTTCGTTATTAAATGTTAATATGCTTCTAGGATAATTTGATGTAGTTTGTACATAGTCATTTTGTGTTTTTCGATTTCCCCTATGTTCGGTTGTTCCAGTTTTTCCTTTCATAATTTTGTTGCAAGGTATTGTTCCTTGCGGGTTATAAACCATTTTATTTTTGGCATTTTCAGCAGTTTTTCCATAGCTGAATATTAATATATCCTCGTGTTCACATAAAACCTTATATGGTGCTTGCGCAAATCCACCAGGTTTAGATTTTTGCCAAACTAGTGAATATTTAAACATATCATAATTACTGGAAACTAATCTACTCGTAAACGGTTGTTGACCAAATAATATAATAGTCCCATATGGTTTTAATATTCTTTTATATTGCTCCCATAAATGATCTAAATTGATTGGGGTGTCCCATTTACATTCGGTTAATCCGTACGGCAAATCAACACATATTAAATCTACAAAGTGTGATGGTAATTGTTTCATTCCATCAATACAGCAACTATTGTATATTTTATCTAGTGTAAAACTTGTAGTATCAGTCTCTGAATGATCGTCATCACCACTCGATATTATAATTGGGGCTTCTCCTTCTTGATTCTGTATGGTGGTTTCTTCTACTATGGGCATTATTATGTTTTCTGGTTTCGACTCTTCATCATTTGATTTTTTTTTGATTAGAATATGTAAATATTCATTAACGTTTATAGCGTTTGACGTGTCGTTACACTTAAAGCGTTTTACCATTTTAGTTTTGACAGAATAAGATCCATATTTTGTAAATAAACACTTTATTTCATCTAATGTCAATATACCTTCGTTGTTGTAACTCATAACAATACATTTAGATGGAGTATTTGCAATAACATATTCAAGTTCTTTTATGCAATCTTTTTTATTGCACCATTTTGACCGTTTGTATTCTTTTTTGGTTCCGGTTTTATTGTCATTTAATTGTGGATTATTATACAGAGAGATAGTTTCCAACACGTGGTAATACATGGAATAATCTCTTTCATTATAAGGCGGATCAATATATAATATGTCACAGTTAATTTCCCCAATTATTTCCCGGATATCTTTGTTATATGTTTTATGGTTATTTGTTGCTAATAGATTACTTACCATGTCTTTGTCTAATACAAATGTTCGAGTTGAACGAGAATCCCAATTTGTATTAAACGCGCCATACGTTCCCGGTATGTTGGAATACAACGATACACTTTCAATTAATAAAGCTATAAGAAATATATATTCGTTTCTGGTTATTTGTTTGTTCGTATACCATTCCTCTATTTGTGTCCTGATTCCATCAATAATTTCGGCGTTGATATTTGTAAAATATTTTCGTTCAAATTTAAATTCTACATTTGGTGAATAATTATAATATACAAACCCCTTATGTTTACAATTATTTAATATTGTAATAACACTTTCTATGCTACCACCAAGTCCGATGAATTGTATATCTTGTTTCGTAATAGAATTGCGACAATAACATAATTTATAACTATAGTCGTTCATATCATTTGAAATAGTCTGATAGTTATTAACGTTTAAAAACTGTGATACTGTACCCGTACCTCCAAAGGCATCAAATATGATTGGATTATTGTTATTTATCAACCGAGCACACTCATTTAATGCAGAATAAATAAACTCAAGATGTTTTGTTTTATTTCCCAAATAACGCATGGATTTTATATTATACTTAATTTCTTTAGTAGTTTCTTTCGATGCCGGTTGGATTTGAGATTCTTCTATAATTTTGAATATGAATTCTTTTAATTTTCCTTCAGTTATACACGGATTTTTCCGTTTAGTATGCTGAGTATAATGAGATTTCTGACTGAAAACCTTGCCGCATTTTTCGCAACTAAAATTAGGCATTTTTAGGTTATAAGTGTATGAGTTTATAGATATATTATTGTTTGGTGCTTAAATCAATTTTATACAATAAAACCTTAAAATAGTTTTTTTAGTTTTCCTAAATGAATTTCGCGGTGGTCGTAATAATAGTATTTCATATCTTATCTAGTAAAAAATTGATAAAAAAGAAGGTGTCTGGTATGTCTGAGTAGTTTACTGTAGTGTATTTGTGGTTATATTACTTGATATGTCACACGAATCTTCTTCAGCGGAAGTATTATTTGCAACGACAAAATCTGTGATGTTTGAGAAGGAAAACATCACGATTGTCATGAAAGAGGCAATAAAAACCGAGAATGAGAAGATTAGTAAAAAAACGCGTAAAAGGCTTACTGCGTCATCGTCGTCAGCCACTAATGATAATGCGATTCAGATGTGTATTTCGTCATTATCTCCGAAATCGAGTTCTGTAGATACAAGACAAGTAAAGGGTGCGTTAGATTATGGGAATAACGAATTACTACCAGTAAGTGGAACTAACGGCGCAACGGGAGTAGCGGGAGTGGCGACAGCGGCAGATCATCAAAGATGCAAAGGTGAAAAGAAGAAGGGGGGTAGGTGTAGCCGGAAGGCTAAAAATGGCGAATATTGTGAAACACATTCTACAGAGAGAAAAGAGATGGAGCGAAAGATAGAAGGTGGTATTTACGTATTTAGGTGTAAGAATGATTTATATGATATAGAGGAAATATTGAGACGTGGAATGAATTGAAATGAACAAACTAAAATACCAAATCGATAATAATACGGTAAGAAAATAACAAGGCAGGAAAGAGGTAGTTTTTCTTTTTGTTTGAAAATAAACAAAAAGAAGAAAGAGAAAGAAAGCCGGAAGACAAGAGTTGAACTTGTGTGTTGTCGGAGTAAGCGACATGTACTGACCGTTAACTACATCGGCGTAAAAAAAAGCCTCGGGACGAGTTTCGATCTCGATCTCAGGTGATGAGCCTAATATGTTCCAAACCCGAGGTAAAACAAGCTGCTGCATTTAACGTCGGAGCTGGACGGCCGATTTCTGTAAAGAAGG